AGTTGTCTTTTGTTGGAAGTTTCTTTCGCTTTCTCTAGGTCACCCCTTGCAACTCCACTGAACCTATCCACAAGCGTTTGTAAATGCTCACCATTAAGGTTCCAGTCGTACTCATTCACATGGGCATCAGATGCGACATATTTGAGAACTTTATTTAATTGGAAAATAGAGTTTCCGTCATTCAGTTCTCCGTCAAAATAAAGTCTTGTCACCCCAAGAAGAAACTTGCATTGTTGAAGTCTTGAGTTCGGAACATCATTTCTAATGGCATTGAGCATTTCCTGCCTTTTTTCTGGCGGATATCCTTTTGCTTCAAGGTACCTGCGAGCCTTCTTTATGTTTGTTCCCTCGTTTTCCAACAAAACTTTCATCTGCTTCATCTGTTCCTCAGTTATATACAATGTTTTTTTCTTTTTACCCGTATCTGATTCACGAAGAGAGCCATAACTTTGCTCCAGCTCCATGCCGTCCCCGGTCCAATCCGCATCAAAAACCCCCTTTGTGGTATAAATTCTGTATTTGAAACTACCATCAAAGCTTTCATATGGCTCACATTTTGAAGCCATCGGGAGAAATGTCTCAGCCATACCATTATTAAACCATCTCACAGGCATAATGACTGGGTTTCTTGGATTTTTGGTCCAGAGGTCGACCATAACCTCTCCAATATTAAAATATTCATCGGTATCTTTCTGTATTGATTGTAAGGCCTCTATACAATTATTATAGATATGTTTTACGCTGTCACTGTACGAATAAAAACTAATAACCTTTACGTCTTCTTTAGACCAAAATCTCCCGGTTCTTTTTTCATCAACTTTTAATTCGGAAGGTTTTCCATATTCATCAGGTGTAATTATCCCGTCACTATAAAGTGAGAATTGAAAATTGCCATGAAGCCCACCTTGCGGTCCAACAAAAATAGGCCCGGAGGAACCGTCTTTCCGAAACAAACTAATAAACGGAACAGCATCCTCGTCATAGCATTCAAGGTAGTAGTCACTGAACTTAACACAATCAGTGCTTTCATTAACGTGATAATACCCACCGCCGACAGGGGCATCTTCCTCACGTCCAATTACATACTCCTCGTCTTCTGGTTCTGCAGCTTCCATCATTCCACCATAACAAACCCCGTCCATAACACCGGCATTCACCCTGTTATGGACCTGAGCCATTGCTGAAGGCCTTTTAGTTTTCTTACGTCTTTTCTTTTCGTCAATCATTTTTATTCTCCACGAAGAACTCTCGGGTCAAACGACTTGAAATCATTTCCGACAGCTCCGAGTTTCTCAACAACAATATTTGCCGTTGAAGGCTCCATTTCGTCCTGAACTGGTTTTTTCTCGACATTATTTACCTCAGCCGCATTTGCTACATAATTGAAATTAACAAAATCAACGCCGGTCTTCTTAACATTCTTTTGTGCTGCGAGAGGAGTAGGTATAAACTGCCTCTGCTCTTTTGTGTGTTTAACAAATTTCATATTTATTATCCTTTTGTAATGATAAATAGTCAATACAAAACAAAAAGGACCAGCTTTCGCCGGTCCTCAATGTAGTTATGAATAAAATTAAGCAGATTTCTTTACTGTATAGACATCATGTACAACGCCATCGATTTCTTCGGTTGTATGTACGCTTTCATAACCATCAGGTACGAAACTTGTGCCTTCGCCCTCAGCGGTATTGTTGGCTGGGTCGAAATCATAGAATTTACCACCCATTACAACAATATTTGCCTTTCCGCTTCTGTAGTTTGCATCATAGCAGTTGAGTAGGAATTTCTTATCCGCACCCTCATTCTTAAAAATGCCGGCATAGATATTGATGGTTCCAAGGTAGCAATAGATAAGCTCACCACCGCTCCTGTCTGTTACATAGGTAGGTTCCGCGCCAAAGAAACCGGTTGAACCACTGAGATTGATTACGCTGTTCGTTCCGTTTGCCTCAATAGCAATACGACCATTAGCATCGAATGTACCTTTTCCAATGACTGTAAGCTGCTCAGAGCCCCTTGTCATGATACCAGGGTTATTTACGGTTGTTCCGGTGAATGTCAATGTCTTGCCATTAAGGTGCAGTGTTGTGACATTCTTTGAAGTTATACCGCCAGTGTATGTAGCACTTTGAGTGTCTTCAGAAAGTTTTACGGTACCGCTCTTCTTTAATACGTCGGTGAGTTTTCCATCACTAGGTACTAAGTACTCGACGTCGCCACCCATATCACCAACAATGTCCTTAAGTTTCTTATAGTCTGCGGTAACGGCGCTGATTTTTTCGTTCTGTACGGCATTAACCTCTGCAAGACCAGCAAGTTTGGTACCAACGGATTCAAACTCGTAAGAAGTATTCTCTGATAAATCTTCCACTGAACCGGAAAGGGTTTCAACCTCGCTTTGAACATTTTCAACGGCGCCGGAAAGGCTCTCGATGTCACTTTCTATACCAGAGAGGTCCTGATGCTCAGTGATGAACTTAGCGTCAGCCTCGCTCTTTGTATAGACATTCTCCTGTACTGCGAGTGGAGCGATAGCAGCCTCGAGTGCCTCATTCTTTACATAATCTGAAAGGTCTATTTCGCTTCCGAGCTTCTCCCAATCACCATCAACATAAACGAATTCGCTGCAGGTGTCTTTTCCTTCATCCTTAACGAGATAGATGATATCCGGCTCACCTTCTTCTGGAAGTTTTTCGACAAGCTTCGTTTCAAAGGCCGGAAGGTTGTCAATTCTTCTATTTATAGCTGCGATTTCGGCTTCCCTTAATCTGGCCTCGTCAATGATTGCTGCTGCGTTTTCCTCGATTGCTGCGGCATTTTCTGCTATGGCTGCTGCATTTTTCTCTATTGCAACAGAATTACCACTTATTGCTACTGCGTTTTCCTCGATTGCTACGGAATTATTGGCAATAGCCGCAGAGTTTTCTTCTATAGCTGCAGAATTGTCAGCAACGTTCTTCGAAAGGTCTCCGAGCTCGCCCTGAATTTCTTCGATGTCTTCTTCTACTTGTTCGTATTTTGCCCCGATAACGGCTACGCGAGGGACAAAACCGACGTTTGTGTTGTACTCAAAATCAAACATACTTTTTCTATTAGTAATCTATATTATTTTTTAAATAAATAGTTTTTACTAATAGAAAAACCGGAGGAATTTCTTCCACCGGTAAAACTTTTTAATATTTATATTCCTCGACTTTCCCAGTTCCCGTGTCAAGGACGAATGGCCGTCTGCAATCAAGGTCCATAACCCACTCGCCTATGACCGGCTCATTCCTAAGTTGTGTATGACCACAGATAAATACAACATTCTCATAATCATTTTTCAATTCGCCAGCTACCTTGGAAACATATTCCTTGATATCAGCCCACACAATCGAACCGTCAGGCCATCCGCTCCATCCTCTGTAAGTTGAATAGATACCAATTGCGGTTTCAAAATCATGGGTTGATTGCTTATCAAAATTGCGACGGTCATCATAAGCGGAATGAAACAACTCATTGAAACGTTCAGCGTCAGGCAAGTTGTCGCCATCCCACTTAATCAATCTATCCTTAACCCATTTGTCGAACCATCCCTTTCTTACACCAGCATGCGAGAAGAAGTATCGTTTATCATCAATTTTAACTTCCCAAGCAAGGTCAAAGAGTTTAATGTTATCAAAAAACATTCCGTTTATCAAGCCCCAGTTAGTCCAGTCGGTACGGCATTCACAGATATTGCTGTTAATGTAACTAAAATCATGGTTTCCCATCAACAAGACAACTTTATCGGGGTTTTTCTTTTTGAAATCCAGGACCTCATTAAAAACATCTATCGCCTTCTTGTTCGTAATTTCCTCATGCGGATACGGGGATAGATAATCGCCAAGAAATACAATCTTTTCAAATTCGTCTGCGTGGTCAAGGCATGGCGTCTTCCAAAACTGACGGCCATGACAGTCCGGAATAATACATATCTTTCCCATATTCATCACTTTTTTATATTTCGAATTTCCCAAGCCAACTCGTCCGCCCTCCTTTCAGCCTTTTCAAGGGCGTCATGGAAACCCTCATCATATGCTGAATTATAGATTTCATCGCTCCAATCAGTGGCGCTTTTGCCGGTAACGCGTTTAAAAACCTCATACATTGCAGAAACTATCCTTTTATCCGTGCAATCAATACCGTACTCAAGACAGATATCTTGTATTTCCGGCACGCGAATAAAAACCAAACTAGGTTTTTCGAAACTAAAATTATTCATACTTAATCATTTAAACTAACATGTGTCTTCTTAAAATATTTTCGCCAGTTCCACTTATTTTCGTGTTATCCCTGACAAATGCTATATCATCAACGGAGGCTTCTGTCATTGCTGCATCCCGTTCTCTGTCACTTTCAAATCCACCGACAGTGTTTTTAATTTCTGGGTGTATGTTTCTCGGGGCTTCCAACATATGATAAACGGTAATTCTGTCTGGCTTAACCCCAAGTACATCAACAAGGTAGTTCTGGGCCATAATATCAACCCCATAATAATCGCCAACGACGAACCTGCAGTCCGGCACTTCATTAACAATGCTTTCGAGGGCCGGTTTATAATTCCTTTCAAACTCGTCCTCGGTGATGTTTCTGTGACCGGAGATAAAATAAGTGACCATCTTGGTGTTTTCCCTGTCCATAAACTCCTGGTATCCCCGTTCGATGTATTCCTGTGATATTGGAGTTATTTTTTCATATTCATAACCCCTCTTCTTAACTACGTCGTTGAAAGTTTTCCCATTTGAACCGTTAAGCCCTCCGGAAACCATAAATACATAATCGCCGAGGGACACATTCTTATATCTATAGGTAGAGCCATTGTTAAAAACAACGGTAAGGTCACCATAATTTTCGTTTGGGTCTTCCACCATTTCGGTATATTTTATCATTGAAGAATTGTGCCACACCTTCTCGGTAAGTGTTTTCTTGTCATAATATTTTCCTGCGTATCCCATAACTTAATTCTTTATACAAAAATATAATACAAAAAAATATTTATATATCAAAACGCCCACGAACGAAGAACGAGTTGTTTTTTGGGGAAAAAGGGTGTATTATTGTTGTAGAAACATTTTAAACAAATAATGACACAGAACGAAAATTACACAAACGAGCTGAACAGGCTTCTTAATTTTATGGAAAATACTCTTGGCAGGGAAATGCCCACTCCGGTGCTGACCCTTGAGTATTTTATTCTTGCCATTCTGGACCAGAAAGATTCAACAGTTTATAAAATTATTGACGACTGCTGTTCGAATATGGCAAAAAACCGCATCTATACAACCTACCGCCAAATACTGCAGGGAAGGGCTCTCAGTGCGATTAAACCGAACCGAGAGATTAAATATGATGCAAAACTCACGGAAACAATAGCCGCTTCGAACACTGAAAGGGAAATGCTCGGTGCTGAAAAACTTGGTAGCGAGCATATCTTACTTCATATCCTTGCTGATGATTCCAAGGATAACAGCATTAGAAAAGTGTTTAACGGTGCCGGTTTATCATATTCAATCCTTCTTGAGAAAATCAGCTCCAATGCAAAATTGGTGAGTCAGTTAGAAAATTCAAAGAAACCCCAAAATCCCAAGCCGAACTCCATTATGGGTATGGACATTGGAGCGGAAGGCGGTGATTCAACAGTAAAAATTATCAATACCCCTGGCGGTCCGGTAATTCTTAAATCGGGCATTTTTACCGGTAATCCAGCGGATGCACAGCAGGAGTTCTTGAAAATGTTGGGTCTTGAGGATAATCCAGCCCTAAACACCCAGAAACCCGGGAAAAAGGATAAGCAGAAGACCCAGTTCATTGACCAATACTGCACGAATCTTAACCGTCTTGCAGAAAATAGACAAATTGACAAGCTCGTCGGGCGTGAAAATGAAATCAACAATATCATAAGGACACTTGGCAGGAGGAAAAAGAACAACATCATCATCGTAGGTGGCGCCGGGGTTGGAAAAACCTGTCTTGCCGAAGGCCTTGCTTATAAGATTGTCGAGGGCACTGTACCAAAGTTCCTTAAAAACAAAAAGCTGATTTCGCTTGATATGACGGCACTTATGGCTGGTACAACCCTTCGCGGTATGTTCGAAGAGCGTGTCAAGGGTCTGCTGGACGAAATAAAGGCCTCCGGCGAATATATTCTCTTTATTGACAATATCGGCAACGTTCTCGGCAACAAGACCAAGAACGACTATGATATCGCCTCAATGCTTTCTCACTCACTTGATAATGGTGAGGTCCAGGTAATAGGCACGGCAGACTTCTCATCGTTTAGGAGTACTTTCGATAAGGATGCCAGCTTGCTTCGCAGATTCCAGAAGCTCATCATTGAGGCCCCGACAAAGGAAGGTTCAAAGGACATACTGAACGGGATACAGCAAAACTACGCCGATTACCATAAGGTGGTCTATACTCCGGAGGCAATCAATGCGTGTGTTGAATTGGCAGATAAGTACATTACCGAAAGGAACCTGCCAGACTCAGCAATAGACGTGATGGACGAGGCTGGTGCGGTTGTCGGTACCCAGAACGATACTGAATCACCGGAAATCATCTCACTTAGGGAAAAGATTTACGATTATAACGCGAAGATTGAAAAACTTAAGAAAGAGGATAAATATGACGAGGCTGACGCACTTGAGAAGGAGCAGAAGCACACGGCAAATACGCTTGCAGAGTTTGTAAAACGTGAGGAGGAATACAAGAAAGAACATAGACCAGTTGTAGGCATAGAAGTTATTTACGACATAATTGCCAGCAAGACCGGTATTCCACTGAGCAGGCTTTCCTCCGACGACAAGAAAAAGCTGACCAATATCGATGACAGACTTAAGCAGAATGTAATCGGGCAGGATGAGGCGATTGAAGTCATATGCCGAGCATTAAAACGCAACAGAGTGGGGTTCAAAAAGAACGGATGCCAATTCTCTGGTCTTATGATTGGAAAAACAGGCGTAGGTAAAACACTCATAGCAAAGCAATTAGCAAAGGAGATGTTTGGAGACGAGGGTGCCTTAATCCGTTTCGATATGAGCGAATACCCCGACAAGACTGCGGTCAATAAGCTCATAGGCTCAAATCCCGGCTATGTTGGATATGAAGAGGGCGGACAGCTTACCGAGGCGGTTAAGAACAGGAAATATTGCGTACTTTTGCTTGATGAAATAGAAAAAGCTGACCCGGAAGTGTATAACATATTCCTTCAGGTGCTTGACGAGGGTTTCCTTACGGATAACTCGGGGCAGAAAGTCGATTTTAAGAATGTTATTGTTCTTTTCACCTCAAATGTCGGTGCTAAAGCCGCCAGCGATTTCGGGAAGGGTATAGGATTCAATGAGAACGAAGAAGAAAACCAGAAGAGGATATTGCTCAAACAGCTTAAGAACAAGTTCCCTCCGGAATTCCTTAACAGACTTGACAATGTGATTTATTTCAACTCACTGAATGATGACGACCTGCGCAAGATTATCCGCCTTGAAATAAGCAAACTCCAGAAAAGAATGCTCGAAATAGGATATACGATGGTCTATGACGAGGGAACCGTTGATTATATCCTCGACATAGTGAAGGAAGAAAAGGAATACGGTGCAAGACCCATCGTCAGGGCAATCCAGGACGAGATTGAAGACAAGATTACCGACCTCCTCCTTGAAAACGAATATGATGAACATAATTTCACTGTGACCGCCCAAGCCCACTCTTTGAATGTTTCTTAATGCTTGCGGCAAAAAGAAATCCCCCGGTTGTTTTTCAATTGGGGGATTTTACTTTATATGAAACTATTTATCTCTATAAGATATCTGTATAATGAAAAGAATTATTATTACGGAAGAACAGGCCCATGCACTGAGTAATGCGATAGACCAGAATGAGCAAAATAAGCTGCCGGAAAAGGCGGGACCATATATAGTCAATCCAGAAAATGTCTTGTTGGTTAAAAAATATCTCGACAGCAACTTTAAAAAGGGGCAGATTGAAAACATTGGTCCGGATGGTTTTCCGGCAAAGGTAAGGATTGCGGGAATGATGACATCAAGTGGAGATATCCTTCAAAACCTCAGCGAAATGCAACTCGAAGACCTTTTGATAGAAAAGTTCAAAAACATGTTTATTGACAAAGTTGAACGCCAGAAGTTTTTGCACCAAGTACTCAATGATTGGTTTAATGATAAGATAGGAATGTTTGGAAACCTGTCAGTTAATATATTGAAATAAGATGAAAGTAATATTGAACGAAAATCAGTTTAACAAGCTTTACGAAGAACTGTCCAAGGAGGAGATTGACCAGAAGGCAAACGAGGCTAACTTAGACCCCAGTGATGCACAAAAAGAGGCGGGAAATTACAAAATGGGGCACCTGAGAGTAAGGGGTTTCGACATTTCAATAGAAAATCCGGTCGGCAGCCGAAGATATTACGGAAAAGACAAGAAGAAATATAACGTGATGCAGAACCATTACGGTTATTTCACAAAATCGAAAGGAAAAGACGGTGACCAGGTTGATGTATTCCTCGGACCGGACATTGAAAAGTTTGAAAAGGTATATGTCATTGACCAGAAAATCAACGGTAAATTCGACGAGAGTAAGGTAATGTTCGGCTTCTCCTCGAAAAAGGAAGCAAAGGCTGCATATTTCGCTAATTTCGACAAGAACTGGCACGGATTTATGCATATAACCGGAGTATCGCTGGCAACTTTCAAGAAATGGCTTTATCGCGGAAGGAAACAGAGGCAACCATTCGCTGACTATGTTGAAATACAGAAGAAGAAGCTTAACGAAGAAAGGGAAAGGGAGCTTAATGACGTTATGGACGACCTCTCCTGGAAGCCGGTAAGAAATAAGGACGGAAAGGCAAATCTGCAAAACAAAACAACCGGCGAATTCCTGTCTCCGGAATGGTTTAACTGGTGCGGGTACATGTATGACGGTATTTCTGTTGTAATGAACGATAAGGGAAAATACAACTATCTTCGAAATGACGGCACCCTTATTCTTGACGACTGGTATGACGACTGTGAGGAGTTCAAGGACGGAAAGGGACGTGTTGCACTCGATAAAGTTGATGGCGACGAAGTCCTTACATTGTACAACTACATAGACCGTGAGGGTAACTTCCTGGGAGACTGGGAGTTAGCATAAATGAAAATGGCGTGGATTATTTCCGCGCCATTATTTTATTACCATCTTTTCTTTTTGTCAGCTCCTGGGTCGACTTTTGAAAGGTCAATTTTCCCAAGAACTTTCAGCCCGCCGTTCTTTTCTCTATCTTCTCGTTCTTTATTATCTGCCTGCGTTTTAATTTTATTCGCAGTATCCGGTAAATAACCATGACCGAGGGCCTTAGCTATCTCATAAAGTTCATCTTTAATTTCATATGGTGTCCCGTTTTTTGCCTGTAAAGAGTAATTGCAAAATTCTTCCATCATATCATAAGCGCCATCGAACCAATCTTCATCTGTAAGAATGACATCGGCACCCCCTCGTACGATTTCGATATAGTCACCGCCGAAAAATTCGTTCAATATCCTACACATCTGTCTTGCGGCTGATAAGGACCCAAGGTTACCAACAGGTTTTTCATTGGCAAAAAAAGTATCATTCCCTAATCTGTTGTAATATGGTTCGAGTTTGGCAATGACCTTATCTAAACTCGAATATTCGTCTTCCTTTTCCTTGTCATATTTACTTATTATATGAGGAAGGCTGTCAAATTCGCCCTCTCGTAATACCTTTTTCACACTCTCACTTATAATTCTTTTAAGTTGTGTCTCGTTAAGACGTATCGCATTCCTTTTCATAATACTTGTGATTTAATTTTTCTTGTAGTTATCCATGAAAATCTTATCTTTCTGCTCTTTAGACAATGATTTCCACCAATCATCGGAGTCGTAATTAAATTCACGCAGAACCTGTTTTACACTCTCATTTATAATTCTTTTAAGTTGTGTCTCGTTAAGGTGTATCGCATTCCTTTTCATAGTAATCGTTTTTCTTTATATATAAATATCTTAACTTTCATTAAAAAACGGGACCTTCAGCCAGGTCCCGTAAAACTTGTACCTATAGCACGGCGCCCTGTCTCTATAAATGATGCGCTCACCTACTATGGCAGTTTTATCAACACATAAGTATATTTCTTTATCAAAAAAGTTGTTTTCTGTAAAATAATTTTGTATATTTCTATTACCGCATTAAATGATTATGAAAAAAAGTTGGAAAGCAACCAGGGGTAATAGGACGTACGACACTGATAGATATTCATCCTATTATGTAATGACTGACGATGGCGCTTTTACAAAAGCCGTATGGCCCGAGCTTACGTACGTGGGTTCAGGAGCGTACAATAATTCGCATATCGACCTAATATATAACAATGTCCGAAACGAACGTGATAGGGTTTTAGGCGGTCCAGATAACCCCTATCATTTAAGACGTATTACTTTGAATAAAGATAAAGCAATTTTCAAACCGTAAAAAATTTTTGATATATAATGATTGATACAAAAGGATTTAAGCAAATAAAACTTGAAGATAAGACCGCAGTTGAAACATTCTGCACCAGTGACGGTCTGTCCCTCCAGAGCCTTTTCTTCGCCGTATTTAATGAATTCCCAAGTCTTTACACATTTAGGAGCGACGAGGCTCACTCAACGTACTATTTCGATACAAAAGAAATACTTAGGGAGCTCAAGACCCTATACGGAGAGGAAAACGTTCAGTTGGTTGTCTATACTATGCTGAACTTGCAAACGGCAGAAGAAGAATCCGGACTGAACGTGTATATAAAGAACAAGGACATTTTTGCGAGGATTGAGAAGTCGCCGAGTGACAGTTATATTCTGTACCGTAACGGAAACGAGACCGAGGTTGAAAAGCTAACCGAGGAATTTAAGAAGTTCTATAAGAAACCGACATTACCCCCGAACAATGTATATACGGTGGCTTATGAGAACGGTTTCTATCTTAACAAACTTCCCACCAAGGACTTCTCCGAGCTGGACATTCTCAAGAACTATAATGACGACTTTGCTGCGGAAAACGAAATCATTAAGAAATTCGTCGAAACCGATAACGAAAGTGGTCTTATGATACTTCACGGCGACAAGGGAACCGGCAAGAGTACATATATCCGTCACCTTATAAGTGCGAACCCAGAAAAGAAGTTTGTGTATATTCCAGCCAATCTTGTGAGTATGTTAAGCCAGCCTAATTTCAGCAGTTTCCTTATGACACTTCAGGGACACGTCATCATACTGGAAGACTGTGAAGAGGCAATCAAGGACAGAAAAGCTAACGGTACTCCCGCTGCCGTATCACTTCTCCTTAATATGACCGACGGACTTTTGAGTGACGGTCTCGGTCTTAAGTTTATCTGCACATTTAATGATGATGTGAAAAACATTGACCCTGCATTGCTTCGAAGAGGTCGCCTTGTTTCCAAGTACGAGTTTAAGGCTCTTGACACTGAAAAAGCTAACGCTCTGCTTGAAAGTCTGTACGGAGAGAAGTTCAGGACCGGAGAATACAAGAACGAACCTACAACCGATAAGCCCCTGTCTCTTGCCGACATATATCACTTCTACGAGGCATCTTATGAAAAGGAAAGGAGGAAGATAATATAATGGCAAAACAGGCACTTATGACTTTCGAGGGTGAAGTCACTGAAACCCTCCCAAATGTAATGTTCCGTGTGAAACTTGACTGCAACGGTGTGGTTATACTGTGCCAGGCATGCGGAAATATGCGAAGAAACTATATCAAGGTCATCGTCGGGGACAGAGTAAAGGTTGAAATGTCCCCCTATGACTTGACCAGAGGAAGAATAATAAGTAGATTATAAACATAACACATTAAAATACAAAGAATTATGGCAAAAAGAAATTGGTTTGAAGGTATCGAGAACAGAGTTCCCGCTACCAAGTTTGAGTTCAATCTTCCTGCGTTCAGAGATGGAATGAACCTCGCAAAGACCCTTTTAAAAGAGCCCTTTGATTTGGAAAATGTCAATGTGCATATCACCCCGTTTGATGATTTTATGGCGGACCTTGAAGGTTTTGGTTTCCAGGACAAGGGGGACCGCTACGAGATGACAACGGACCTCGGTGGGCAGAAAGGCGATTCCGGTACCCCCGAGGATGCGGTGAAGGTTGAGCTCACCGGCAAGAACAACAGAACAGTTGAAATTACCTACGAGCACTCAACCAGTACTGACGAGAACTGCTTCTACAGTCACTCGCAGAAGACCAGCGTTACACTCCCGGCTGATGCTGACGAGGAAACGGTTAAGGCTTATTTTGACGACAATGACAATGTTGTTGTAACTGTCAAGAAGAAGTCAAAGGAACCCGAAAAGAAGGGACCACGGTCAATTCCCGTAGGTGTAAGACTCAACGACAAGTAATGTGTTTTATGCAACCGCAGGCTTTATGCTTGCGGTTTTTTATTTTCCATCAGCTATTTATTATAGTATGAAGAAGTCTTTTAACATAACGAACAAAGATTTGCAGCACATAATAAACGAAGTGTGCCGCAAATTATCATATCTCAATGAAAGTATGGAAGAAGGTGGTGCTGCAGGTCATATGAGCCACCCGTTTGATGCTGACGAATTTACTTTTGGCGACTATAAACAACTCGTTAATGATTTGTTTAACAGTAAGATTGAACGTTTCACAGAAAAACTTGACGGAATGAATATTTTCGCCTCCGTTGATATGTCCGGGAAGGTGCGTTTTGCCAGGAACTCCACAGATTTAAGAAGTGCTGAAGGCGGAATGGACCCGGCTGGTATGCAGGAAAGGTGGGGAAGCGACGGAAAGGACCCAACCATTCTCGGTGCATACACAAAGGCATACAACTTATTCGGTGATATTGTCAGCAAGCTTAAAGACCCAGTTGCCTTTTTCAATGGTGAAGGATACCGAATTTACGCAAACTGTGAAGTAATTGCCGGTGTGCATCCAAACGTAATCCTTTACCCGAAAGATGTGTTGTCATTCCACGGTCTTGCGGCTTTTACTACTGATGGAAAAGCGACAGAAGTTAATCTTCCGGACGAGATTTTTGACAAGAAAATGGAAATACTGTCAAGGCTGCTTCCAGACGTTAAATCACAATATGGTGAGGCACAGGTTACCCCGGAGGTCGTTATTGACGTAAGGGAAAACAACGAAAAAACCATTGAATATTTTACCTCACTCATTGACCACATAGAAGAATATGCCGGGGTTGATGACAATACGACCATAATAGATTACCGTGGTAAGTTATTGCCTGAGTGGATGGCTGATAATGGCTACGGCATATTACTGAATAACAATTTCACCGAGCCGCTAATCCAAAGGTGGGTGTATGGCTTGAAAACCCCAAATCTCGGTGTAATTAAAAAGACTATCCTAAAAAGCGGATTACCAAACGCACAGGAAATACACGATGCGGTTGTTTCTTTTGAAGGTAAAAACCGAGCCGCCGACCCGGTTGCCGTCGCATTGAAGCAAATTATGGAACCGGTTGAGATGTTCTTCTATCGTCTTGGTAATGAGATTATTAGAAGATGCAAGGATTATACGAACCTTGGGCGTGAAGGGATTGTGCTTGATGAGATATTGAAACAACTTGCTGCAACCAAGGAACTAATAGCGAATTCCGGCGACCTTGAATTACAGAATAAGATGACAGATTTATTACGGAAACTGGCTGCACTTGATTTTAATTACAATTCAATGGAAGGCGTGGTATTTAACTATCGCGGGCATACTTTCAAACTGACCGGAACGTTCGCCGCATTGAACAGGGCGATAAACTTAAGGATTGACTACGCTAAAAGATATAATAAAGAAAACCAGGCTCAATAACCTGGTTTTATTTTTATCCTTGTTTTGGTATGTAAATCTTATCGGGGTCAAAAAGGTTTTCATAATCATTTACCTCATTCCACCCTCTTTCGTCTCTTTTAAAAACCCTTGTCGCCGGAACCCAAGTTCCTCCACTCATTACCGATAAAATCTGTCCGGCAGAAGATAGAACAGTCAAAGTGTGGGCTGTCTGTATATTTGTCAAATGATATATGTAATTTACCGTCGTGATTATCTGTCCCTCTTTTTCTGTCTGTACTTCTTTCCTCTCAAGGTTTCCGGTCACATCAGTTCCGTTATCAATAAGAGAAACTGTATCGGTTGAATTTTCCGGTACAATGGTCAATCGATAACTATCCCCAGGTAAAGCAACCATTTGTCCGTTTGGATAAAGTTTTGCATCAGTGTTTGTATTTGACGTTACGAAATAATATGTTACTTCGCCAAAAATGAATATCAATGAATGCGATTGACTGATATTATTTAAATCATATGTATAGTATCCAACGACCGGCTCAAGTGTTTCTATATTCGTTACCTTAAATTGAAGTGTATCGTTATTTTCACTGGTAGCATCATCTTTAGAATATTTAATATAAATTGAATGCTGCCCGGATTCAATTTCGTATGTTATCGTTTGGGGGGACGACGTGTTATATGTTGATGTATTACACGCCAATTTATAACTATTATCGGTAATTGTTGCACCGCCAGAACCAGCTGCATAGTAATCAGTACTTAACGGTATGTCAATATTCCCGAAAACGCCAAAATCATATGATGCTTCAGCATAATTTATAAACTGAATTGTCACAAGACACCTGACGGGTAAATCAAAATCGACTTTGCAAACCGCCGCACTTTTATCCACACCCTTATTTTGTGATATATAATATCCTGTGGTTCCACAATAAGCGAACCCATATGAAGCTCCCTGAACGGCTGTTAAAGCTGACGTTGGCGAGTCACCACCGTGGGCAACCAACTGGCTTGTAACATCAACACCATTATCTAATGCAAGTGTTAATTGCGGGTCGCTTGGTGTAATGGTAATAGTTTCACTGGTCCCACTTTCAACCCTGGTTGTCCCCTTTACCGGGTCTGTTATTGCATTAATTGATGAGATTGTGATTGGATAATATGTTTTGTCCGGGTCTTCTTCCGGTGGTACGATGACGTTTTCTGAGACAAGTATCGTATGGTCAGTATCAATATTATTTACGGCATATTCGTAATAATATGGATTGTTATTATCTTTATAATTGACCGTCCAGGTTATACCCCCAATACGTCCGCCGTAAAAACCAACTGTAAAACGCAAAACGGCATTATCTAACTCTGTCCTGTCCCAAGTTCCTGGGTTTGAAATTGTCATTATTTGGTTCGAACTAGAGGTAAATTCTTGCTCGGTGGATTTTAATACGTTGCCAGAATATAGCCCTATTTTTGCATAATCATAGTTATCGCCGCTTTCTTTTGCACCATAACATTTTACAGAAACAGATGTTATTATTGCGTCAGCTGGTATTGAACTAAAATCAAAAGTAAAATTAATCCACCCAGTTGCACCAGATATGTTGCTTCCGCTGCCTTTAACATATGTATAACTTCCAACCCCTGTACCGGTTTCTGTATTGGGATTTGGATTTTCGGCTGTGTATCCTATTGCCCTCTCAAGATGGGAGGTGGTTTGACTCGTTGAAGATGTATAGAACGTCACGCCGGTTGTGCTCGTTCCAGTTGTAAAATTAGATTGTGCAACACTTTCTACAACTTTTGGGGGACGCTCTTTAATAACCAATTGGTCGGTAACATCAACCCCGTTATCTTCAACAACAATATCTCCAACATTGTCGGTTTCTATTTTTAGAACACCGCTTTCACCCTGGAAAACATCCTGTGAAGACGGTTCGATGGTCGCCAAAGAGGTTTCACTTGATGCATTAATTTCATATTCAATTCCATCAACAGTGTAATTAACTGTCAATGTTGCCCCATAAAAACGGTTTGCATATGCTCGGTTGTTTGATGACCTCCTAACCCCAATCCTAAGTGCTATCCCGTCGTTAATATCTTGTGCGGACCACGATGTTCCAGACGTTAAGTTGTATGTTGTTACGGTCGTTGATGTGACTGTTGTTTGACTTCCCTTTTCTGTAGAGCCAGCAAACAACTGGAATGAACTGGTTCCAGAACTTGTTGCTGAAGCCCTCGTTCTAACCGTACAAGAAACTGAATTAATAGTTGATACACTTGGGACCTCTATTGAATTGAACAAGTAATATGCGTACCCACTACTGGTTGTTGTGGCACTAAATGTTGCATAATTTGACGTGTTCGCAGACGAATTTATACCGTTTGACGGCGGATATGACGTTCCGGTAGAGACATTAGACGTAATGCCACTGAAAGATGCTATATTAACTGTTACTGCACTTGTATATGAAACTGGCTTACTCATTGACAAACAAAACAATTTTCTATAAATATTTTTCAACAATAAAAATGGCAGGTAGATTAACCCCCGCCACTATATTATCAGTTTTTTCTTATAAATAGTGTTCCGTCCGTTTTGAGATAAACTGAGTCCGTAAAAATGTTCAGTACATCGGTTTGTTTTACCCAATTTCCGCTTATCTTTTTATAAACGGCAGAGGCCTCGTTCCAAACGCCATTTTCTTTTGTAGAAACGTCTGAACCACCGGGCGAGTCATCATATTCATATGTTACAGTAACGTCTGCACCATAAACGTAGAAATATAAACTATAACTTGCCTGAGAACTATTATTAGACCTTTTTGCGTACCACCTAATTGTGAAATCTTGTAAGCTTTCCCTGGTAAATCCGCCGGCTCCTAAATCCAAAGTGATTGTTTGGTCTGAAGCTGTCAAGTTAGAACTATATCCTTTTGTATTATCTCCAATATATCCTCTAACTTGACGAAAACTTAGTCTATTTGCAGTTCCTGAACATTTGCCCTTTGTTCTTGCGACAACAGATGTTATGCTTGCATTTGCCGGTATGGAAGAAAAGTCAAAAGTGAGATAAAAGAATGTTTCAGCATTAACACCCCTAACAAGATATACAGTTGTATAATTTGTAGAATCAGCGTCATCTAAAAATCTACTTGGATTAACCAGGTCTTCATAATAAACAGACCTACCACTGTCATAGCCAACCGGCACAAACTTTGTTGTTGCTGTAATTATAGCCATTATTCCTTCCTCTTTTATAATAAATAATACGCTTCCTGGTTATTTTCCTTTATTTAGGGATTAAAAACCCAGAAGCGTATAAATCTATTTTATTTTTCTTTATGATGTCTGTACCCAAATATCACCGTCATTACCTCCTGTAGGTGCTTGTGAAGAATAGGTAATCGTTGAAGGAGTAACCCACGCTGGAACGCCGCCCTGCATCATAAGAACCTGCCCGTTTGTACCACCAGTAGGGACGTGTATTGCACTATTGCTTGTGTGTGCCGTTGTCCCCCCTGAAAGATTATTCAAATCGGTTGTTGTCGCATAATTGGACAGTTTCCTCGTTGTACCATCTGCAACGTCATCCAGTGTCGCTCCAGTAGGCAATGCTCCAACTTCATTTGCTGTATATGATGGTTTAGACGCGGCTTTAGCCCATTCCGGCACCGTTGGGTCTGTCTCCGTGTAACCGGTAATATAGCCAGCATCGTTAGTGAATGCCGTGTTACTTGTAGGGACCGTCGGTATGGTGGGTTTATTGGTTAAATCATCGTACGAGCCGGTTTTTGATACTTTATGTAACGCGATATTTCCTGTCAATGCTTCATTTATTGCGGTACTTTGTGCTGTCGTGGCGGTGGTTGTTAATGTACCAGGTGCAGAAGGAATGGTCGGCTTATTTAAGATTACTGCCAATCCTGTTGTTGCATTCCAATCCGCCTGTACGTTACTTACCTTTGCAGCACCGGCTTCAGCATTACTTCTAATCGTTTCGAGGTCATTGATTGCGTCCTGTTTTCCGTCCCAAGCAGAAGTTTGTGCCGTTGTGACGTGGATTGCTGTGTTTGCCGTGTGTGCCGTTACGGTGTCGTTTAACGTATTTACTGTGCCGGTTGTCGCATAGTTTGAGAGTTTCCTTGTTGTACCATCTGCAACGCCATCAAGTGTTGTTCCTGTGGGCAACGCACCAACCTCACTTGCAGTATAGGTAGGTTTGTTTGCAGCTTTAGCCCATTCTGGTACTGTCGGGTCCGTTTCTGTATATCCCGTAATATAGCCGGCGTCGTTAGTAAATGCGGTATTGCTGGTAGGGACCGTTGGAATAATCGGTTTATTTTTAATATAAGACCCGTCGGTTGTTGCGGTCGTATTCCAATCGGCTTGCACATTACTAACTTTTGCAGCACCAGCCTCGGCGTTACTTCTAATCGTTTCGAGGTCACTGATTACATCTTGTTTTCCATCCCAAGCGGCGGTCTGTGCTGTTGTAACGTGGATTTCTGTATTCGCTGTATGTGCCGTAACGGTATTATTCAACGTATTTACCGCCTCTATTGTCGCGTAGTTGTCGTGTGTATGTCCGGTACTGGATTTCCCGTCAAGTACTGATTGTAAGCCATTTACTTCGCTAATTGTGTGGGTATGACCGGTATTTGATTTCTTGCTCAATTCGTCTATTGTTCCGGCAGAAAGGGCATTCACATCATTGTAAGCAGACATACCGGAAGCCGCATTTGTCCTGATTGTTGCAAGGTCACTTATCGCGTCTTGTTTTCCGTTCCAGGTTGATTTCTCTGTGCTTGTTACGTGGATAGTTGTATCTGCTGTGTGAGCCGTAACGGTGTTGTTTAACGTATTCACCGTCTCAGTGGTTGCGTAGTTGGATAGTTTCCTTGTAGTGCCGTCAGCAATATCATCAAGTGTTGTTCCTGTGGGTAATGCCCCGACTTCGTTTGCAGTATAAGTGGGTTTTGAAGGTGCCTTAGCCCATTCCGGTACTGTTGGGTCTGTCTCCGTGTAACCTGTAATATAACCAGCGTCATTTGTAAATGCCGTGTTACTTGTAGGAACCGTTGGGATTGTCGGCTTATTTTTAATATAAGACGCATCAGTTGTTGCGGTTGTGTTCCAGTCGGCTTGTACGGCGCTCGCCTTGCTGTTCCAAGCGGTCCTTTCTGCTTCCGTGATATGTATGGTTTCATTCGCGGTATGTGCGGTAGTGGCGTCAATATTTGTAGTAAGCACGGTCTGTATTGTCTTGACCGTGCTCTCTTCCGCGTTTGTGCCATCATATCCACCGACACCTTTGATATAAACATCTCCGTTAAACTCCTGATTGCCTATTAACTTACTCATTACTTTTATAATTTGTTTTATGTAAATGCTTATTATCCAATCGATTATCTATAACCTTCTATCTTGTATAGATATTTTCCGTCGGTATTCGCGTCCGTCACAGTTATATCCCAAAGATAATTCTGGACAGCCACCTTGAACTTTGTCTTGGTTGAATCGACGCAGACCACGATATTGTAGAAACGGTTTCTGTTGTTCGGCAATAATGTTGTAACGCCACCGACATACATTGTAGATACCCCGCTGCCCTTGGACTTTGCTGCGTCATCAAGGAGTATATCAACGAAACAGCCGGCAGCAAAATAGTTGTTATCTGCCATACCGAGATTGGATTGCTTGAAATAACACCTGATAAATCTATATGGAGTTAAATCAAGGTTTTCCAACTGCCACGTCGTTTCGTTCATAGGTGAGGTGTTTAGCCCCAACAAGCCCGTAGTACCATCAGTTTCATATACGACCACTGGATTGTTGAGTACGGTGCCCAGGTCATTAACGCCATATGACGGATTACCACCATTGTAACCGCCAATGCCATTAACGTACAAAGCACCCGTTATTTCACTGTTTCCCACTAACTTGCTCATAATCCACCACCCATTTTATTAGATGTTTATTATCTGGCTATTGGAAGACTGATATGTGGTCTTGAATTCGTCGTTAAGAGTATTGTGGGAAATAGTCTTCCTTGAACTCTCTGAGTTACCATTATTAACACCCTGAGCAATGGTTATGTTCCTTAATGGCGTAAAACCGGTCGGGCTCTGCGTGGAAGTTAAAGTAATATATCGGTTTCCGTTCTCTATCATAACATTCCGCACATTGTCCTTGTTAAATATGATTTGGTAGCAATTGTTCCCAAAGGTGTTGGATAAGCAGTTGTTCCCAAAGGTGTTGTGGTCGCAGTCGTTTCCAAAAGCGTTGGATGTGCAGCTGTTCCCAAAGGTGTTTGAGCCGCAGTCGTTTCCAAAAGCGTTGGATGTGCAGCTGTTCCCAAAGGTGTTTGAGCCGCAGTCGTTTCCAAAAGCGTTGGATGTGCAGCTGTTTCCAAAGGTGTTGGAGTAGCAGGTGTTCCCAAAGGTGTTGAACTGACAGTTATTGACAAAGGTGTTGAAGTAGCAGCTGCCTCCAAAGGTGTTGAAGTAGCAGTAACTTCCAAAGGTGTTGTGGATGCAGTCGTTCCCAAAGGTGTTGGAGTAGCAGGTGTTCCCAAAGGTGTTGGAGTAGCAATTATTTCCGAAAGTACAACCATATGCACAATGTGCATAATAATATGGGGTGTTTTCTGGGTCATCACTACCGATTTCTTCCCAATAGCCTAAAAAGACGTTATCATTTAAATACTGTATGCCACATTTACTATAATCATCATCAACGACACCATAAAGCTTTATGTATTTTCCCATAACGTTATCGTGGAAAGTACTACCATTTTCATCGCTTTCATGCCCATATGGTGACTCCAAAGAACCATCTTTCAAACCTGACCACGTATCGTTTGTTATATGATATGATGTTGCAGCAAACGTAAAGACCCAAGTATCTGTACCACCAGTTAAATCTAACTCCGGATATCCATTTGAAAGAGATATTTTTCTCTTAAACTGAATGTTCTTAAAGTCATAAGGACACTCATTGTTCCACTCATCTTTCATATAGTAGATAACACCACGTCCAGTTGAACCGGTAACGGCCCAATAAAATCTCTTATCGTCGTTATCAAGTGAGTATTTAATCTCCCAACTTTCAAGTCTTGCACTGGCGTTAGCGAAATATGTATCTCCGTTATGTAAAACAACCCTTGCATTCTCATTGAGTTTATCTACAGCATCAGCAACGACAATGATATCAAACTGGTGTCCCGCTGCCTGGGTATCTTCCTGTGATGTTGTTGTATTGTAGTCAGTAATCCTATACTGCTTCCCAGGAGTAAGACCACTGCTGTCACGGAGCGTCTTAAGTGCCGACCAGGTGATTTCTTCAAAGCCGTCAAATCCAGTGTCCCCGGAAAGTTCGTCAATCTTGTTATTCAAGTTTATAAGTGCCTCCGCCGTAACAAGTTCATTATCAATAACAACGCCGGAGAGTGTTTCAAGGTTATCACCGATTTCCTCCGTTACACCAGAAAGTGTTGCAAGGTCGTTTTTAACAACGATTGTACCAGCTGAAAGTTCTTCGATGTTGTCGCTGTTGTCTGCCACTACCGAGGAAAGGTTGGTTACCCCGCCAGAAAGTGCTTCAAGACCGCTTTTTACATTAACGGTAGCCGCTGAAAGCTCATTGAGACCCGTATTGCCGGAAAGTGCATCGACCCTCCTGTTTAGGTCATTCAAGGACAATGCAACGACATAGTTCGTATCGGTTACTGCACCGGAAAGTATTGTAAGACCGCTTTCAACTTCGATTGTAGCAGCTGAAAGTTCAAGTGTAGAAGCGGAAACGCCGTCATTGATATCGCCCTTTGTATAGTAGTTGTCAGGGTTGAATATGTCGGTCAGTTCAAGTTCGATGTCTTCCTTTCCGGCGTCAGTGTTGAAAGAGATAATCATACTGCCGCCAGAGATTGTGACCGCACTGACCATTCCGTCCTTAATGAAATCTGTAGCGTCGATTGAGGCCTTTTCCACGTCACCGTTCTTGAATACGATGGTCTTTGCCGATGAAACGTATTCGGCACCGTCAAAGAAATCTTCACTTGCGGTTGATAAAGCCACCGTTGCTGCTGAAAGTTCGATTGTATCCGCAGAAATGGCTTGTATGTCGGCATTGGTTGAACTTGAAAGGGTCACCGTTGCTGCAGAGAGGGCAATGGTGGCAGCTGACAGGGGTTCTACACTTCCGCCTTCCTCAAGAGCCGCAACCCTTTCGTCAAGGTCGTTAAGTGCCCCAGCCACGACTGCCTCATTGTCATAGTTCTGTTTCTGGAGTTTTCCAAAGGCCTCATTTACCGTATCGCTGGCAAGTACTACAAGTTCCTCCTCAGTTGAACCGGTAGCAAGTTCATATCCGGTAAGGCGAACATCGGCACCAGTGATTTCCTGAATGGCTTCAAGGTTTATTACCGTACTTGCTGACGGACAATATTGACCCTGTTTCACTCCGTTAAGGTTAAGTGTAAGTATGCCGGCTGTTTTTGCCGAAACGGCTGCGATATCGTGGATGGTACCGGCACTCAATGCCCTAAGGTCGGTATAACTCGCCTTGTTCCTTAATTCTTCATCCACATACTGTTGCATTTGTTCAAAACCGGTAGCAGTTGCCGCAGACAATGTCCTTACGGCACCGCTTAATTGGGTAATTCCGGTGCTTTGCTCAATCTGCTCTTCGAGGTCATCAACCTTATTGTTGAGGTCGTTTAAACCTGCGGCGATTGCCTCCTCATTATCAAGCATCTGTTTCTGGAGCTTGCCGAACGCCTCATCAACGGTATCCTCTTCCCTGAGTGTAAGTTCCTCCTCGGTGGAGCCGGACGCAAGTTCATACCCGGTAATCTGTATGTAATCCCCGGTCATATGGGTCTCGACACCGGCAACGCGTTCGTTCAAAAGGTTGATTGCTCCAGCAGTAACCTCCTCGTCCTCACGGATAATCTTCTTTACGCTGTTTATCTCGTTGGTCTTTACATTCAGTTCGTTTATTGCTGCCGCCGTAACCTTCTCATCCTTAATGAGTTCGTTCGTCAATGCACTGAAGGCATCGGCAATCGTGGTCGAACTGTCAATGTAAGACAAACCGCTGTACGTATAACCACTCCCAAGGGTTTTAGTTTCCTCAAGTAGGTTAATGATTTTGGTTTCGCCAATGAACTTCTCATACTCAGTGCTTGTGTCGGCAGAACCCATCTTTATCCAAATTGCAGGTTCGTTAGGCGTGTGTTGTACCGCTATCTCTCCCAGATATAGACTGGCTTCAGTAGGGGCTGTTGTCCCCGTACTCGTATGTACGTTAATAAGATGCTTTCTATTTGCCATAAATAATGATATACTTTACTGAGTATAAATAGTAGTTCAAAAACAAAAGGTCGGCTTAAACCGACCTTTTTAAACTCTATTTTTATATCTAAAATAATGCACCCTTTCAGGCGGTACTTGATGTCTAAGCCCGGTAGGTGTTCTTTGCAGGAAGTCAGAGGCCCATCGACCGTTGCCTATGCACATTGCGATATGACCGTATTTGTAATTATGGACCCTGTTTATCGACCAGGTGGATTCAACGACAACGACATCCCCCGCCTGACCCGCTTGTTGTGCCGGTATTTTCTGCCAACCGTTTTTCAACAATATATTATAATACTGGTATGCATATCTGTGAGGCATTGCATACGGGACGTCCAAACCTCCACGATTGAGTGCCAACCTTACGTTTCTTGCACAATTTTCACCGGAATTGCTTCCAGCGTGTGCCGCCAACCATTGACAGGCCGCGGCAACGTTAAACTGCTCATGTGCATCAGCATTTTGTGCTTTACCGTGAAGTGCTTGACTTAGGTCTGGAACATAGTCTCCGCCGGCAGTACCAGGAGCGGATGCACTAAGGGCCCCAAGCATCCATTTAAGAAATCCATTGTCTCCGTTAGCCACTTTCTCTTTCCAAGAGTCCGGGATGAGTGCGCCAGGAATACCCTTGATGAGGTTTCCGGCACCCTTAGCCACATCGCCGATATTGGGTAGCGGTCTGTCCTTTGTTCCTGGGAGGTATAAGCTGTCCTTGTAGTCATTGGGGTTATAGACTTCCATCAAGAGCATTTCCTGAATGATTTCCTTAAGCTCACTTTCCTTTATTATGTATTTCTTGCCTTGTTTTTCCATTTGGATATAATATTCATATATAAATATCCGTAAATTGTCATTTTTTGAATAGAAACGTGTTTCTTAAACTATTTATCCAAAAAGGACTTATTGAGATGAAAAAGAAAACACAGATTAAAATCAATGAAGATACTATTAAAGAAATTATCCGTAAGACCATAAAGGAACATGTAGGTATTGAAAATGCCTTAAAAAGGGGTGTGTGGTCTTCCGATGACCCAGAAGATGCCGCAGATATGAAAAGGGTTGAAGATGACGACAGACGCCAGGCGGAATGGTTCGGATACAAAGACCCCGGAAATGAAATGTCAGACCTTATGTTTAAGCGTGCCAATGGGGACGATTCCGAGTTGCCTAGGAGAAGTGGGTTCGGACTAGGTCGTAATAACGATGAAAGGATGCACGAGCTCTATGGCGATGAAGAGGAAGAGAGCAGGGCATATGATGAAAATCCTGAAGGCGAAGAAAACCTGTACTTTGGTGACCCGGACCTCGAGCAGGATGATGAGGATGGAATGACCGGTATAAACGAGATAAGGCTCAACGAAGAAAATTTTCGTAAATTTGTCTCATATTCGGTAGCGAGGATTTTAAAAGAGTCATATTACGGAAGACCAATTTTCGACAGGCACGGTGAGTATGACGGAAGTGAAGCCGGCAGTTATGGGGAAAATTCATATGTTTTCGAGCCGGACATTGAAAAATATATTGATTCTGAGGATTTTGAAGACGTTCCGTTCCCTCAGGTAAAGGTATATTTCACAAAGACAGAAGGAATGAAAGGTGACGGATATCTTCAGCCAGACGACCCAGACGAATACGAGCTTGATTCTTGGACATTGTTAGACAAAGAGAAATATCCAAGGAAGATAGTCGATGCAGTAGAAAAATATATGGAGAATGATTTCAACCTCGAAGATTCAATTTCATCAAACTTATATGAGGGAAAGAACTTAGGTGTAACCTTCCATTCAAACGGGGAGGATACATACAAGCCGGAGAATCCTTATGGGAATATGACCTGGGATGAGTATGTTAAGGCAAAGACCGATGAGCAAGAGAAGGAAAAGGAGTTCCCGGAGACCCACAGTGACGGAAAGAACCTGGGCGTCACCTTTCATTCAAACGGGGAAAGTCACGAGAAGACCCCGGAAGAGATGGAGGACGAGAAACATATGTTTGACGACGATTACTGGGTCGGCAAGATGAACTTATCCAAAGAAGACCTTGCCGAAATGGTAAATAAGTCAGTAAGACTTATCGCTGAAAGGATTAACCTGAAACCCAGACGATAATAGCAAATAAGGCACAAATTAACCCTGGACTTCTTGTCCGGGGTTTATTATATTATAGTATATGGAACAAAAGAAATTCATCATACTTTTAATGTCCTGCAACAATCCCCTATATGAAAAGGAGGAACTTGCGTGTATGAACACATTCCTAACGGACGCCGAAGGCGAAGGTATTCCCTTCTATTTCTACAAGTCCGTTTCAGAGGGACATCCTGAGCCTGATTTCGACGAGGAGGCCCACACACTCTACGTGGATGCCCCAGACGGACTTGCTGGCACGGGAAAGAAAACCGCCGCCGCCCTTAAGGCAATCCTCCCGCTGGATTTCGATTACGTCATAAAGACGAATGTCTCCACCTACCTGAACATCAAGAATATAATTGACGGAACAAGGAACTGGACGGGAAAGGATGACACGAACATTTATGGCGGGAGATATATCATCAACAAATCTTCATTGAACATACCATTCCCCGGAGGTTGTTTCCTGGTCCTTTCAAAGACGCTGACGAAGGGGATGCTCGATACGCTTGAGACGCTCACAAACCGGAGTTCAATGCCGAAGACCGACGATACCCTTATCTGCCTGGCCACCCTCTATCACATACAGAAACAACTGAATGCAAACTATATTGACAAGATAAAGCAGGTTCCGTCAGTTGCATTATGGACCAAAGACATCGTTGAGGACCCTATGTTCAGGAATGCCTTCGCGATAAGGTGCAAGGATGAAACCGACCAGGAAAACACTCCAGGAAACATATTGATGACCCACACGCTGATAAAGGAGGGAAATTCCCCAGAACTGAACTATATCCCGGCAAAGGAATACGAAACCGGTCTTGGGCTTATGAACTATGCCGATTATATCAAGGTGGATAAGGCCTTGAGCGTATTGAAGAAACTTAAGGAAATAAGAAATGAGGGAACCACGGAATAAGCGTTCCCCTTTTTTATATCCAAAAATTCTGGGAAAAAATTTTTTTACGATGACTACTCTGGGAATCAGTTTTCCATAATGGGAATTCGAAGTCCGGGCAAGTCACTTTTTGGAATGAAAAAATTCCTGGAAAAATTTTTTTACGATGCCTACTTTGGCAAGTCACTTTTTGAAATGGAAAAGTTGGGGGAAAAAATTTTTCGAAAAGTAGTACCTTTGTTTTTTGGCTCGATTTTTTGGGGAAAAATTTTTTTGACAGGGCGTTTTTTTGGAGGTCACTTTTTGAAACCGATTTTTTGGGGAAAAATTTTTGTAACAAACTGTTCGCCCTTTATAGGCAAAAAACCCCGGGGACCGGTAGGGGAGGGGGTTCAGGGGGAGTATAGGGGGGAGTACCCCGGACTACTTGCCGGGTATTGTGGTGATTTCCTCCGTTGCGAAGGTCATACCGCACACCTCTCGGATTTCGCCATAGGGTTTCGGCTCACCCAGCACCTTGAACTGGGCAAACTGGCTCTCGTCCTTTGTGGTGCGCGACCATTTAATCTTCGCAGTACCGCCACAACCGCTTTCGCTATTCCCACGATAGAACTGCGTAACGAGTTCGCCCTTTTCAGCCTGGGTTTCAATGGTGTCGGCAAGGTCGCGGAGAAACTTGGTGACGTCGTTGGGGTTGGAAGAGCCGACACTGACGAAGAAGAGGGGGAGATTTGAAGTAGTCATATTGCAACTGATTTTAGGGGTTAAACACTTACACCCTCATAGTAGCAAATTCAATGCCGGAACTGCATTTATTTGCAAAAAATTTCGTGGGTATATTAAAATAATTCTGTGACCAGGCTTAACAAAAGAAAAGCCCCCGGGGTGTAGTGGAATTTTACACCGCAGGGGCACATCCAAAGCTCCACATCCCCCGGGCCTACCAATTCCACTTGGTCGTTTCCGGCTTCATCTGCTTCATAGCTTCGGTTATTTAATCAACTGACTTAGAACCCCAAGTCCATAAGATAGTTAGGCCAGCCGAGTTCTTCACATATCCTGTCGCACTGGGCAAGGTCATCTACGGGAACGAACTTTCCTTCACGCACCATTTTGCCGTAGTACTCGTCGCTGATAAGCCATTCATCGCAGATGCCGAACATTTTGATAGTGCAGATACTAAATTTGGCGAGTGCCTCATTATCAACGAAAACGGAGAAATTGCCGGGTTTCTTCCTTTCACCCACTTTCACCCACACTTTCGGGGCGGTCATAATGTTGTGGTCAAAGTAGAGAACCATTTGTCCTTGCGCGATATTGCTCTTGTTCATTGTGTTTGTGTTTTTGGGGTTACACTACACTATATTGCAAAATCAATGCCGTACTACTTGCTTTTGACGACAAACTTGTAGATTTTTTCAAGTTCATCGTGCAGGTAGATGAGTTCGTCCATTGAAAAATCGTACATATCCATTCCGTTCCGTCCGTATTCTGCGGTACGGATGATGATATGCCCGCCCTTGTCCTCACGGCAGACTTCGGCGATTAAGTCCCAATAACCCTCACAGCCTTCAACATTCACCCACGCACCGACCATTCCAGTAGTCACACCCATCTCCTTGAAAGCCCGCATATCAACTGAGCCGGTATTGGTCTTTGCCGTAATTGTATTGACCATTTCACGGATAGAACCGCATACCTCGTAAAGTAAGTTTGCCTTGTGGCGGAAAAGTGTATCGCTCTTTTTCATATCAGTGTTTTCTTATTGTATATGCAAATCCTATGCCAGCGTGAGATTTCTAAACATCGGCTTTGTCAATGCGTTGTTGTTGCTGGCGATGATTTCAAGGGGCATAACCTTTTCAAGCACCGCGATAAGGTCTTTCTTCTTCATATATTCGGTGGTGGCTTGGTGGATGCCGTTGGCGGTGTTCAGCACCTCTCTACGCCACGAAAGCCCGGTCGTCTTAATGCCCAGGTCTTTGAGCCACTGCACCCGGTTTTCCCCAAAAAGGGTCAGCATATAGTTTGCCGTGCCGGGAACGCTATCGTCCTTGACAACTTGGATATTGGCGGAGAAATGCACCTCTTTCACACCCTCCGGGAACTCCACGAAATTGCTGGCGGGAAGAACTACCTTGTAGCGGGTTTTGTCGCCATTCACGAACCACTTTTTGAGCTTGATTTCCATATCTTATTGTTTTCTATACCTTTACTTGCAATAAGCGTGCCAAACTCACTGAGGATTAACGAATTGCCCCGGGAGCATTTAATATACCCCTGGGGTTGAATCTTACACGTAAGTCGGGGCGAAACCCTTCAATCCGTGTTCTTCCAGTGCTTGCAGTGCCCTTTGGCTATCTCCTGCGGTGCGTGAGCCGATATTGAAGTAGATGGTTGTGTCTTCATCGACCCAATCGCCCTCCTTCCAATCGTAAAGCGTGAAAGGGGTTCCGTCTTCAAGTTCGAGCTGAAACTCAAAATTGACCTTGTCGCCACCATAGCGAGCAACGTCAATGTCAAGTTTGGAGCGGATTTCGTTTGCACTTGCGAGGATTGAGTAGCGGTGATAACTTGTACCGCTGAGGGTGTGCTCTTGGGAGAGTGGGAATATCTTTGTCATATTCGTGTTGTTTATTGGTTGTGGTATAGTATGAGCAAATAGTGTGCCTAATAGTCAAACTCCCGCTTCAACCTTTTGCGGTCATAAACCTTTTTGGACTTGTGGGTGCGTGTCTTGCACATAGAGACCTGCTTGCCGAAAAGGGCGATTTCGAGTTCCCTATTGGCTTTCTTCATAGCGGTCACATATTCCTGCTGGGTGATTTTCGTTTTAGGTTTCATAAAAAACTAAATTTCCATTCGGTTGGTAGATTGTATTCTTCGCAGTAAATATCTGCCACTTTCGGGGTCATCTTTTCCGTTTCCCCTGGGGTATGCTTTTCAAACTTTTCTTCACAGGCAAAACTCTCACTGTATTCGAAAAGCACACCTAACAACCCAATTCTGCCACAAAGGGCATCAACACAGACGTAAGCCCCATTTTTCTCATCAATACCGACCACGATATATCTTTGCATTCCCAATCGGTCTGCGATGAAATCACCTATTTTGAATTTTCTCATATCAGTGCGATGGTTACGAACTTGTTAAAAAGGTAGGCGAGCATAGCGGTGTCGCCAGATGCTTTGACAACTGAACCCTTATGGGTGGCGGTTATTCCGCAATCCTTGAAGTAAGATACAAGGGCGATTGCCTCGTTCTCGTTGTCCATAGGAAATGTACTTGTTTTCATATCATATCCGTTTTCCTATATATATGCAAAACCCGTGCCAGTGGTTATAGTTCATTATAACCGAGCCGTTTCCATTCTCTGCATTTGGACTTGATTGCATTTTGCTGGGCTGCCGGGAGGGTTTCGAACTTATAGCCGAACCGGGAATAAAGTTGTCCTACCCGGGCGAAGAGGATTGTTATCCGCCTATCAGTCAGGTTGTTATACACGATGATGATGCCCTTGTCGGTCAGTTCGAACCTTTCGGGTCCGTCTTTATGTCCCCGGTCGATTACATTGGTGAGAACCACGTTTCCGGGACCGCCCAGGTTGTCGATGATGGTTTCACGATAGGCCCGGTCAAAAGAGAAGTGCTTTGTGTTTGTCATATGTCATTCCTTGTTGGTTACATCTATATATACGGCTAAACCAGCCAATTCTTACATTAAAACTACAAAAAATTATCGGGCTTAACAAGTTTTATCCCCGGTCTTTAATGTACCCCAGGAGTTTGGCACACTTATTGCATATAGTATAGGTGTTAAATCAATAAATGTTACATATTATGGTTAATTTTATCCTTACTCTTTGTGCAGTATTTGCAACCATCTCCCTCATCGCCATCGCCGTTGAACTCTCAAACACCAGAACTGCCGTTGAAGATTTGGCATCCGGTCTTGACGAACTGAACTCCGCTCTTGACGAGCTGAACTCGAATATCCGGGAATCAAGTATGTCCAAAGGTCGCAAATAGTTTGTGGCACACTTCTTGCATATAATAGGGTGTAGTCAAAAAAAAAACGAAATGATATGAACGACCTTTTCTCACAAGTCCTCGGCACTATCCGCAATGGTATGAAGATTACCTTCACCCCCGACAATGTTGCTTGTGGCGACCACTTCTTAATCTTCTCCGCCAGCAAGGAAATCACCGTTACCTTCCACACGAACTCCGTCCCCTTTTGGATTGACTTCAATGGGGGCGAACCTATGCACTTGGCGGACTGCCCCGAAAGTTTCTTTGAAAGTATCCTTTTGAATGCCAAATAGTTAGCCCGTCCGGTGGGGTATATTAAAAGTACGCCCCACCCAAGTTTAGCAAGTTTTTAAAATATTTTATTTTCAACTTTCAACCTGGGACCGGAAGTTTGGCATAGAATGTGCAATAGTATAGGTGTAACCCCAAAAAACTGAAAATTATGCTTACGATTAACGACTTCACCACCGACCACGAGAACCTTGTCAATCTCCTTTCCGTTGCTACTTATGGCAACTACTGGCCCGATATTAGGGCATACAAGAGCGATGCTGAAAGTGGCTTGTTCGATGACTGCGAGTGCTGCGAGGACAAGTGGGCAAAAGCACTGATGCACGGCAAGGGTGTTGTGGTCTATGACTGGTATGAGCTGGACGATGCCGAAACCGATGAGGAAAGGGCGTCAGCAAGACACGAAATCACCCTTGTCGATGTGAAGAGAGGGCTGGAACTGATGCGTGACAAATACCCCCGTCATTATGCCGACCTTGTGGAGGAAAACGATGACGCAATCACGGGAGATGTTTTCCTGCAACTTGCGGTTTTTGGAGAACTTATCTACGGATAATCTCCTTGTGGCACGAAACTTGCTTATAGTATAGTATAATGTTAAACCAATAAACCCTCTACGATTATGAAAACTATCGCTGAACAGAACTCCGAACGTCTCGCTGCCCTCTCCGTTGCTTTCTGCAAAATGAATGGCATTGACACCAATATGGAGGTAGTACCCGCCCTCACTGACTGCATTATGGGTGGAATCGCCAAGTGGTATGCCGAAAACGGACGTACCGACTTCAACCCCCGTACCGAACTGATTGCCGATGATGCTATCGTGTCGGCTTTCGCACGGGCACAGGAAATCGTAATCCTCGCTGCTATCTCTGCTCAAACGGGTGTGGGTATGGATTGGGACGACTAATCCAACCGCCCAACTCTCTCATTCCCGGGGGTATATTAAAGAACCTCCGGGGCATCCGTTAATCTCCAGCCCATTGACTTCCAAGTTTGGCACAGGATTTGCAATACTATAGGAAAAACGATAACGATATGAAAAAGTTTTGGGTAGTTGGAATCGTCTATGACACTGACGGCGAAAATATTGACCTCCCGGAAAGTATGGAGGTAGAGTGTGAAGATATTGAGCAGGCTATCGACCGGGTGAGTGATGAAACCGGGTGGCTCGTTAAAAGTGTTAAAAATATCATTGAGTTGTAAAAAGTTTGGCACACAATTTGCCTATAGTACTACTGAAGTTTAACCCCTAAATCTTTTTGTTATGAGCAAGCAGTACGACACCCGTTATTTCACCGCAAAAGTCAATGGCAAGGAAATCGAGTTCCGTTGCCACACTACAGACACCCGCAACGGCTTTTGCCATACCGCCCACTATGTAGGTTGGGACTATGACATCAACGACACTAAAGTGAGTTACTACAATCGCACGTGGGAGCGGTTCGAGTACGAAAGTGTCCTCAAGCGGGCAATCGAGAAACTGCCCACTGAAGTCCGCCAGCAGGTCTATGACCAAATCATTGACGGAAAGGCAGCTGAAGAGGAAAAGAAAGCTGACGAAATGGTCGAGGCTTTCCAGAAACTCCACTCCAGCCTGTCGGACGAGAACAAGGAACGTCTTGCCAACTCCGGGATTGAAATCCGCACTGAAGACGATGCCCGTGGCGTTATGGGCCTTATGGCTTTGATGAGCATAATGCAGGGATAAAAACGAAATGCGAAGGCGGAGTAGCTAACCGCGCCCGAACCCTTGAGGGAGGAAACGATAGGGCTTGGCCAACCGGAGGACGGGTTGGACTTAACTGCCAGGTAATCAAATACTTGGCGGTTTTGTTTTAACTTTAGCCCCGGAATTATTTTAATATACCCCGGTCTTGTGGCACGATTTTAGCATATAGTGTGGTATGAGCAGATATTACCATAGTTTTCCAAGGGCTTACAAGAAACGCCCCATCTACACCGCCCTTTTTACCGAGGAGGACAAAGCCAAAATGGAGTACAACAAAAATATGAGTTTCCGCAAGTTCGTAGCCGAGTGGAACGCAGATGCACCGGAGTTGCTGGGCTGGTCGTTACTTGATTTTTACAATGCCTTCAAAAAAGGTGGCGTGCAACTCGCATTTTCCTTTTAGTTTGGCACGGAATATGCAATACTAATAGTGTAACCCCAAAATGAGCAACGAAATGAAATACATTGTCAATTCCCAAGACCACAAAGCAGTCAATCTCGCAAACGTTATAGGTATTTCCATATCCAACAACTACCTTATGTTGTCGCTGACCGATGGACGTGAAATGCGTTTCTTCTATGGCACTGAAAACGTGCTTAACGACCTTTTCAGCCGGATTATGGACTTTATCGACGAGGACGGAACAAGTGTCCTTAACTGCAACTAAACTATTAAAACATTCTAAATCAGTTAATTATGAAAAAGTTTTCCGTTACCATTGACCGCACAGTTCATCAAGCCCGTACCCTTACCATCAAGGCTGAAAACGAAGAACAAGCTTACGATGCCGCTGTGGATATTTCTGCTGAGGATGATGGTTGGGACGGTACGGAGTACGACACCACCTATGAAATCAAGTTGGAGGAAGTGCCCAACGACTACATTGACCGGGAGGGAAATCCCTACGATGCGGACGATGACGAACACTGCTGGCCCGCTGGTGGTGGTCTGCATAAGGACTGCGAATACAACGCTGACGCCCTTTATGCCTACTATGTAGTTAAAGACCGCGATAAGATTTTCGCCTACCTCACCAACAAGTGTTTTTGGCTTGAAGATTGCCAGCGGGCGTTTGAGGTGTGGAGAAAGGGCAACACCAAAATCGTCTTTGAGAACTATGACACGCGTGCTGGACTTTGGGGCTATATGCACACCGAGTTAGACAAGTAGCGACCAGGCCGGGGTATATTAAAACAATCCCGGTCCCTCGCTTAAAAATCCGGAGCTGGAGTTTGGCACGCTTTTTGCAATAGTATAGAATGTAATGGGAAAGTTGAAAGTGGCGGAAAAGGCAGAGCCACGCAAAGGACGGATAAGGATTGACTAACTGCACCGAAAAGTAGTAGCGTAACACTCAGTAGGATAAACTTCAAACCCCGTCACCCATTTTATTTATAAAAACACAAAGATTATGACCCCAATTAAAATCATCAGTTCTATTTGTTTGGCTTTTTGCGTTGCCGGACTTCTCGTTGCCCTTATTGAAATTGTGATGAAGTTTGTTGGATTTATCGGTAAGTCAATAGCAAAAGAGCCGTGCAAGATAAGTATTGCCGGCGAACTTATTTTTGTTTTCATTTTTTCTTTCTTTATTGTGCTCTTTTTCATTATGTAGGCACGGGGTTTGCAATAGTATAGACAAAACACAAAGATTATGAACCGCCATCAAATTGAAAACCTTATGCAGTCCCTCGCTATGTCGCAGGGCTTCTATGGCAGATTGCTTGACCAAATCTATTCCGCGCCCGAGGATGAGCAGGAAATGTTCTGGGAGAATATGGAAGCACAGAACTTCGGCTGTGACCTTGACGTTGTCCTCTTCCTTGAAAGTTAAACCAATAAAATATATCGCCATATGATTGCAACTATCATTATCGGTCTTGGTCTTTTCACCGCCACGCCCAACATTCCAGCCACCAATGTCGCACCCAAACAGACCGCCATTGTCTTCGAGGACCAGCAGGCAATCTACAACATCCCTCCCAAGAAAAAGGGACGCAAGTAGTACGATGCTGGAGGGGGTATATTAAAAGTATGCCCCGCCCAATTTTAACGCAGACCCGATTTTTTTTTAATTTTTTCTCTTTAGCCGGATAGTGGCACAGGTTTTGCAATAGTATAGATGTAACCAAAAAACAATAAAGATATGAGACCTCTTTTCGAAATCGCCCGCGAAATCCGCAAGGACTGGAAGAATGTTTCCTACTATGCCGCCCCCTACCTCAATGCTATGTCCTGTCTTAATAGCGTTGATGACAAGTACATTATGGACTCCGGTCGCTCCATTGTCGCCTATTTCCTCGCAAATGCCGGTTCTTGGCGTGGCGAGACCGCAAAACGCATCAAGGCAGAACTCAAGTCTATGGTCAAGTAAGTTTGGCACGCAATTTGCCTATAGTAGTACTGAAGTTTAACCATTAACCCCTTTTCGTTATGAAGACCATCAAGAAATCTCTCCTTCTCCATCAGCTGGGTGCAGTCCAGTCCATCCGCAACCTCGTTTCCCCTCGTTCCTACCGCCCTGTCGCCAATCAGTTCGATGCGGTACATACCAACGGCATTTCATTTCAATCTTACAACTCGCTTATTGCGGTGCGTATGAACGGCTATCTCTACCTCACTGCTGACCACGACTACAGCAGAACCACCAGCAAATACTGCACCGAATGGACGGGTTTCTCCACGAAGGAACGCAGAGAGGGGCTGGAGTCCGGCAAGTTCATCGCAATCGTGGAGGACTAAGCCACAATGCCTGAAGACCCTGGGGGTATATTAAATGCTCCCAGGTCCTTGCGTTAAGCCCAGCTCCGGTTTGGCACGGATATTGCAATATCAAGTAATGGTACGCACTTGAGTACCTTTTGGCACGATAGTTGTTTATAGTATAGTGTAACCAATAAACAATAAAGACAATGAAAGGTTTTTACTACATTAAGAACTCCATTGACGAATTTCGCAGTGAGCCGAGTGTCTATGCTGAAACACTTGAAAAAGCAAAGGAAGCCATCAAGTATTGTGCGGATTGGTATCTTTCGAATGGAACCGGCAGAATCTACTTTCAGCCGACAGAGTTTGAGGTGGTCGAATTGACCCAGGAGCCCAACCGATTTTTGGGTGAAACCGAGCCAGTCAAGTACAAACGCATCCGTCAGCCCAATGCGAAATTCATCTGCCGTGGAAAGGGGCTTGACGAGAACGGAGAGGTAATTTTCTCCGAGGAAGAATACTAATGGCACGATAGTTGCAGTATAGATAGTGTAACCAACAAAGACAACGAGTATGTATAGCAAGAAAGCAAAGATGATGGTAGCCGAGCAGATTGTCGGTATGATTGAAAACAATGTGCTGAATGAGTGTAATATGGAGTCATTTATGGGCTGGCTTGAAAACGGAGATGCCTTCTATGACGCCGATTGCTACACCGATGAGGAGATTGATGAGGCGATGGCTTTCGCATATCAAATCGCTGGTATTGTCGACACGCTTTCTTGGCATCTTGCGCCGGAAAGAGAGGACTGATGGCACGATAGTTGCATATATCATAGTGTAACCAAAAATCAACGAGTATGTACGGAGAAGAAAAAATCATCGGCAAGAAGGTCAATCTCTTGGAGAAGGTTGGCATCTGCGATTGGAAGATGACTGATGAGGTTTGCGAAATCGTGTCGGTTGTTCCGTGGTCGCAGGAACTGAACGATTGGTGTCAGCACTATATCGTAAGAAAACCGGACGGAACCGAAGTTGAAGTCCGTGAGTGCGAGTGCGTGTTCTCCCCCAACACCGAAAAGCCTGCCGACTATATGGCACACGACTTTCTCAATGACAATGGGGTGTGGGCAGATGTTTGGCATCACTACGGAACTTCCGCCCTTGTGGTCAGCATTGAGTGGGGGGATTGGCGTCATTCCCATTTGTGGGCAAAGACCCTTATGGAATACCTCGGTTATGTCAAGGTAGGCGAGGTTGTTACGGAGGAAGACGGAAGTGATTGCTATTCAGCGGAACACTACTTCATTAAAGCGGTGTAAATACTTGAAGGTCTGGGAGTTATGGGGTTCTCCCGGGCCTCGAGTTAAGCCATCGCCCAGCATTATTTTAATATACCCCGGTCTTGTGGCACGATAGTTGCTTATAGTATAGTACAACCAAAAAAAAAACATCAGTTATGAGAGAGAACGAATACCTTATCAACACCATTCAGGAAATCACCTTGCAAGCCTACGCTTTCGGCATTTATGACTATTTCTCCAACGAAAGGGATATGTCAAGAACGCATATCTTCAAAATCTTCGTTGAGTGGGCAAAGGAGTTTGAGGAAACCCATAAAGACTTTGATTGGATGCAGGGTTCTTTCTATGACGAGGTGGATGATTTCCTCACGTGCCGTTTTGACTCAATCAAAATCGAAGACAAGGTTAGGGACGCTTTCCCCGGTGGCATCACCAAAGGTGACCACATTTCCTATGAGGGTGGCATTTTCAAAATCACCGGCTTCACTGAAAGTGGTATTTTGGTCAAGGAAATCGGCGGGACGCTTGATAGTGAGTGGGAAACAACCGAAATCGGGTTCTCACAAAACTACAAGGTGATAATCCTCCCGGACTACGAGGAAGTTATGGACACCACCAATGGACACAACCCGGAACTTGTAGCGAAAATCAACAACGCTTGGAACGAAAAACGCGAGCAGTTCTTCCCCATTCTTTGTGCCCTTTACAAGAGGGACAATGACGAAATCCTTGCGAGCGATGCGTTTGCTGATTGGAAGAAAGTCAGCAAGGACTACGACACCCTTTACGAGTATATGGAGGCGAATTGGGACATTGAGGCATACAACTACCTGCAACACATAGCGGACGATACCGACTTGGAGTGCATCCTCAACTACCTGCACGCTCAGTAAAAGAAGTGCCCGGGGTATATTAAAACTATCCTGGGTCTTGCTTTAAGCCGCCTTGCAGTTTGGCACGATAGTTGCTTATAGTATAAGTGTAATCAAAAAACAACAAGATATGGCAAAGAACACTCTCAAATGGCTTGAAACCGAATACTGCGGAAAAGCTGACACCACTATCCAACCAGTTCTCGTCAATGACATCCTTCTCTACACCCTCTTTGACAACAGGGGTTTCAATTACGTTTTCACAACCATCTATGCAATCCACCTTCATTTGTCGGGTTTTGTCAATCAGTACGAATTCACCTGCGGGAGTGAGGAGGATTTGATTGAATATCTTGAAAACTGCTAAAAAGACAAGAATATGAAAATGTTTTACATTATTTCGTGTGACGACCTTTGGGAGTTCCTGGAAGATACCGAGTGCCCAAAGGAAATAATCGAAGACACTGATTTTGATAGTGTCAGCGACGAGCAATACAAGGAAGCTGTAAATGCCCAAGGGTGGATTCTTCCGCTTGACCGCTTCGTGGAGGCATTTAACGAAGATAACGACCTCTGCCCCACGCCCTCATACCACTACATCAGGGTTTTTGACAAGGAAAGTTAAAAACAACTAAGTTTGGCACGTATCTTGTAATATAAAGGGTGTAACCGATAAAGAAACAAGTTATGACCGAAAAAGATTCCAACGCCACGTGGCAGAATAAACTGATTGACGATATGACTGACGAAGAACTCCGGGAATTCAAAGACCACTGCTTTGACGAGTATGAGAAAACCGGGTTCATTGAAAAGTTCGATTCCCCGTATGACGATATCGGTGGGGGAGAGCACGAACACAACGGAATGACTTTCAAGGTTATCCGCAGAGCCACCACCGAGGAGGTCGATATCGAGGTTATGCCCGTGTGGCTTGTCGAGTTCGAGAACGGAGATACCGCTTATTGCTACCCGGAAGAAATCTGCAAATTAGAACACTGAGTTTTGTGCAACTGCCTTATTTCCAGGTGGTTGCACCATTTGTTAAGCCGGAGCCACCCAGCATTTTAATATACCCCCAGGAGTTTGGCACAGGATTTGCAATATAGTATAGTGAAACCAATAAAGACAATGAATATGAACTCCACCGAAATCAAGACCCTCGCCACCAAGATGTTCAACACCACCAAGAAGAACCTCGCTGATGCCCGCAAGTACAACAAGGACAACAAGACACGCAAGGCCCAGCAGGTCAATATTTCCGTATATGACCACGATTATTGGAAAGGCAACACCCGCACCACCGAATACTATGCCTTCAATGTAGATGGCAAGGAAATCGGTAAATGCACTTACCGGAGCGACATTGAAAGTGTGTTCCGTGAGTTTGGACATATGCTGGATGCACAAAAGAAAGTCAAGGGTTGGGGCGGACTGAACTACGCCAACGATAAAATCACGTTCAATGTTGGGACGTGGGGCGGCTATTCCGTCAAGTTTATCCCGAAGGTGTGCCTTGCAGATGCTCCTTGCAGTGAATACAAGTCGCTGATGAACTTTATCAACAAGCACGGCAAAACCACCTATTGGGGTTCGACCTATGGGGCAGTCAATCTTGACAACTATGAACTTTTTTCCGCAGCTATGGGTGGCAAGAGGGGTGTCCTTTGGGACGAATATGGCGAGCGGGTTTTCATTGACAACAAGCCGAAGAAGTGTGCCCGTCTGCTTGAAGAACTCCGCAAGACAAGAGGGTCAAAGGACATTATGATTTGCGAGAGGGGCGAGGAGAACTACATTGACCCCGAGGATAGGACATACTCCGAAAAGTATGAGATTGAGTGCGAGGGCGAAAAGCACAAGTACCTGAAAATCACTATCAAGACCCCCACCGGAAAGGTCAAGTACGAAACCAAAATCTTTTAGAGATATGAACCCGTTTGAAAAGGAAGAACTTGAAAGGGCGTTGAACAATCCATTAGTGGATGTGTATCATATGCTCCCGCACTACACCATTGAAACCTATTCCACCGGACAAGATAAACGCAGGGCACGCAGAAAGCAGGAAAGGAAAAACAAAAAGAAATAAGTTTGGCACGTAGTTTGCAATATAGATAGTGTAACCAAAAACAATACTGATATGACAACTTACGAAGAAATGCACGTCCTTTTTGACGAACTTACCGAGGGAGAGCAGGTTGATATTATGGTTGATTTCTACTACACTATGCGGGATTCGCAGAAAGACAAGTTCCTCCGCGAAACAGAAAATGCTTAAAAACCAATAAGTTATGGCATACATAGTTATTCAGTGGCCCGATATCCAGCACTATATGGACTTGCAAGGTTTTGAGGAAAACTCCTACCTCATTAACGATGAAAAGGGAATGAACGATTTTGGCAGTTCCGCCTACTTTGTAGATGAGGAATGGCTGAACGAACTCGACCCAATGGGCATAGTCGAAGGTGTCGTAGAAGATTGCCTGCACACCCTTGAAGATGGTGAGGAATACGAATTCGAAACTCCCATCGAACTCTCCAACAACCTTATCGCTACAAAGTTTTGGGCAGATGACGGAAACGAAGATGTCCGTGTGGAAGTTTGGCAGACCTACCCGGATAAATCGTGGCGAGATGATATGTTCCTTTCCTCTATGGAAACCAAAGACGCGATTAAGGTCGCCAAAGCGATTAACGCCTATTGGGATTGTTAAGTTAAACCATTAAAAACTAAATAGTTATGGGATATGTAAAAGTTATGTGGCCCGAAAGCCAGGCACTTATGTCACTCACTGACGAAGAAATGGAAGAGTACGGAATTGAGTTTGGCGAGGATTGCTCCTATTTCGTGCCGGAAGAGGATTACGAAGAGATTTTCAATCTTGCCGAATCGAAATTTGACTGAATGATGCTGGGCGGGGTATATTAAAACACCACCGCCCTTCAAGCTAAACCCGCGTCAGTTTGGCACAAGATTTGCATATAGTATAGTGTAACCAAAAAACAACAAGATTATGAACGAAATCATCGCAAACGACCTCCACACCCTCCTCGCCCACAACATTGTTTATTTCACTTACCGCAAGGTCAATGGAGAAATCCGCCACGCAGTAGGGACACGCAACCTTACCCTTGCGGAGAACTACACTTCGCAGTTTATCGCCCGTCCCCTTGGTGCTGAACAACCGAACTCCTACTATGACGTGGAGAAAATGGGGTGGCGGTCTTACAAGCCGGAAAACCTCATCAGCATTGACCGCGTGAATGACTTTGACTATGCCACCTCAGAGCCTATTCAGCAGACCAAAAAGGGCGAACTCCCCAAAAGGGAAATCCCTATCAACAAACCTATGGGGAATGGTGGTGCTGACATTGACAAAATCCTCGGTAGCATCTTCGGTGGTTTCGGTATGCCTATGGGCGAAATCCGCAAGTCAATGGAAGATTTGGACAAGGACATCGTAATCGGTGCTCCGGCTCATAGTCCAAAAGTCGGCACTCCCACCGCAACGGAAAAGGGGATTGAACTCCCTCTCAACGGAATTTCCGTAGAGGACTTCGCCAAAATGGTGGCTCACTATGTGGTGGAGGAAATTGTTTCACGTATAAAGGGTTAATACTATGACTGTTTTAGAGCAAAGGTTTATGGAGCAAGTCCCACGCCTTTTGAGGGACGTTGCAAACGAAGTGGCTGAACTCCGCAAGGAGATTGCCGACTTGAAGGAACAACTGAAAACCGCTAAAAGCGAGTAATCCAGCACCGGACGGGGGTATATTAAAATGCTCCCGTTCAATGCGTTAAGCCGACCTGGAGTTTGGCACGGCTTTTGCAATATAATACACTGAAACAACAAATAAAGACAATATCTTATGAAAAAAGTATGGATTAGACTTGGCGGTGTGGTCACTACCGATGACAAAACAATGGACGCTATCTTGTGTGGAGATACCAACGCACTCATTAAGGCCATCCACGAAAATGGCTTTGAGGTCAATGGAGAGAGTTATATCCCCGCTACTGACGACATTGAAAATGACGTAGAGTTTGACTTTGTTCCCACAACCTTGCTGATTGAAGAATAGTACAACCATAAAAATTAAAACTATGTTTGAAGCTGTTACGTTTGGGGATATTATCCTTGACCTTTGTGTTGTGGCATTTCTTTTCGCCATCGTTTCCTGCTGGGCATACATTTTTTCTCCGGAAAACAAGGATGATGAATAGTCCGGCATGCATTTTGCTTATAGTATAGTGTAACCAATAAAACGAAAAAGATATGAACTTCGCTGACAAACTCCGTAACGAACTGAACAACAAGAATGAGGAAATCATCGCACGCGACATTGAACCGCGTAAGGACAAAATTATGGAAGTCCTTGCAAGGGGCATCAAGCGACTTGGCTATGTGAAAACGGATACCCTCTGTAACACCGGAACTTGTGAGGGTAGCGAGCTGGGCGTCAATTCCGGCAACATTGAGGCCTTCGCTGATTTTCTCAAAAAAGAGGGGTTCCGCGTGCAGAAAGCTTGGTGGGGTTATTCCTCTGACGGAAGACCGGATATGCTGACCATAACCCTTTAAGGTTTGGCACACCTTTTGCAATATAAAGAGTATAACCCCAAAAAGCAAAAAATATGCAACCTACTATCTCACAAATGAAAACTTGGTTCAATGAGTTCAACGCAAAAGTGTTTGACGGAAAACTTCCCATTGTTCCAATCAAGTTCAACAATACCTATCGCCAACTTGGTCAGTTCTATTGGGGGGTGCGTGGTATTGGCATCAAAATCTCCCTTTTCTACGACCGCACCGAAGAGCAGTACCGCAACTGCCTGCTCCACGAAATGTGCCATCTCTATTGCTACAATCAAGGGTGGAGAAATGAGCACCACGGACATCGTTGGCAGGCAATAGCCGACAAGGCATACCGCATTACCGGACTTTATATCCAACGCACCGAAGACGCAAAGGGCTGGAAACCCGCAAGCGGTAACGCCCAAAAGTACAAGGCGGTAAAGGAAAAAAGAACCGCCCCCGCTATCCTCGTGGATTTGGATTGTGGTAAATACCATTTCATCGTAAAGACCACGAAAAAGGTTATTTGGGATGCGTGTGACGGAAACGCAATCAAGGATAGCCGTGTTTGTGGTGTGTATATCAGCGACAACAAGAGGGTGCTTTCTTGGCAGAATAGCCGTTCTCTGCATCGCGGGTACAAGTTCGACAAGTGGGAATATGAGCACGATATCGCTCCTATGCTGGAAAAGGCGATGAAAGTGGATAATCTTCGCAAACTCTGTTTTTGGGGTGAGTACGACTGCCTTGGGGTTCGGTAGTTGTCATTGTGGGTCAGGAGTACGCCCTGACCCCTTTCGTTAAGCCCGGGAGCTCCAGCATTTTAATATACCCCGCAAGTTTGGCACGGAATATGCATATAGTATAGTGTAACCCCAAAATGACAAAGATATGACAAAGACCTACGAAGCCAACTGGCACAACCCGGAAACCGGAATCGACATCATCGTAGCCCGCGGAAGCAAGGACTATGTAACGAAGTGTGCCCAAATGAGCCAGTTCGTACCCTTTACAATCAGGGAGTACCAGACACCTGAAGATATCCGGACTGACTACCGGGAATGGCGTAAGGAAAACCAGAACCGCAAGCCTAACCGGGTAATCGTAAAGATGCACTGGGAAGATGATGAGAATACCGAAAAGGGCTACCAGATTGGCACTATCGGCATTATCCCCCAGAGCAAGATTGGCAACACCGAAAACATTCCCGGCGATGCCCTTATCCTCTACTATGTATCCAGTCTCGAGGAACTCATTGGACTGATGAAACCCGGCAACGGAAGTGATTTCATTGTCGATGAAGTGCTGGAGTTCTATAAAGCATAGCATTGGTACGCACTTGAGTACCTTTTGGCACGGATATTGCTTATAGTATAGTATAACTAACAAAGGCAAGAAATATGAAAACTGCACAAGACATTATCAACATCGCAAGGGGAGCACTCATTACCCATATCACTACACTTGTAAGGAAGATTGACGGATACCTTGAGTCCGGAAGCAAGCGGCTTATGACCGACCCCGGAGAGAGTGCGGTGCTGGACTTTGTGGAGTGTGCTTATGTCCCGACCATTACCGTTGAGGTGGATTATCCATGCCTTGAGGAGGTGCGTACCCTTGACTTTATTGCCACAAGCGGTGAGCACAACTTCTATGTTGGTGCGGGCGAGAACACCGATATAAATGCTGATGACCTTTCCACGGACGAACTCGTTGTCATCGCCAAGTGCCTTGAAAAAACTTATGGCGGGATGGAGTAGTTTGGCATAGAACTTGCTTATAGTATAGTATAACCAATAAAAACCCAAGATTATGACCGAGAATACCAAAATCGCTATGCAGGCAATCAACAAGTGGTTCTACTATGCTATGAACTATCGTATGGTAGAGGTTGAGGTTGCCGACTTTGACGGAAACCACAAGGAGTATCTGCCGGACTTTTTCAACGCGTTCCCTATGCACCTGCGTAAGCACCTTGCCGGAAAGTGGAACTACGGCTACGAAACCTACGGCTCACGTGCTGCCCTTATGTGGTTCTATGGCGAACTCTCTTCCAACTATCGCAAAGACCTTATATTGTGGGTGTTGGAGAACTACAATGACGAGTTGAAACTTTCTTTCAAGGAGGAGGACTATTATGAGTAAGTGCCTGGGGGTCAATGACTTCCGGGCTTGTTTAACTCCAGCCACAAGATTATTTTAATATACCCCCCGGAGTTTGGCACACGATTTGCAATATAAGAGTAAAACAACGATTATGGAAAAATGCATCACAAAAGGGTTATGGTATGCCTGCACGAAGGATTATGAAAAACTTGGTGCTAAATTCACCGCTGGGAAACTCTATAAGTGTAACGAGCACCGGGTATTGTGCGATGACCACAATGCGCCGAAAGTCTGTCTTGAAGGCCTCGGCATTTTCCGCAAGGCAACGAAGGAAGAAGTGAAAGAACATTGGGCGAAGGAACGGAGAAAGAAGAAAGAACTTTTATTGCGTTCCAAAGGCGTTTATTTAGTTTAAACTTTTTGGCACACCTTTTGCAATATCTATACTGAAACCAAAAATGCACGAGTTATGACAAAGAAAGAAATCATCAACAAGATTTTCCACCGCCTTTCCGCAAATGCCGGATATGAGGTCTATGTGCCCAGCTTGCAGAACAAACTCCGCAACGGAAGATGGGGTTTGCACGCCTATTGTATCACGATTGACGATGGCTTTATCGTGTGCCGTCCGTGGGCAGGTGCTGAAGAGAGTTGGCTCGCCCGGCTTGACCGACTGACAAAGTTCGAGCTCGAGTATATATTGGAAAAATGCCCGGAACTTTAAGTTTGGCATAGAACTTGCTTATAGTATAGTATAACCAATAAAAACAAAAGGATATGAACACCTCCAATGATTTCCGCAAGACCCTCAGCATTGTCCGCCACGAGATTTTCGATTCCATCCGTTCCATTATGGAAAAACTGGGCGGCAAGGTATGTTTCCGTATTTACCACGAAAACGACATCATTGACTTTCGCTATACCTTTTTTGAGGTAGATGGCGATGGCTACGGACGCGAGCTGTTCCTTGATACAGCAGTGCAGACCCCCGATGGCGACATCACCATTATGCTCCACGATACGGAGGATTCCTATGAACCTATGTGGGAATTGGCGGATATGACCACGACCGATGCCCTCTATATGCTGGAAGAGCTGGAGCAAATTGCAGAGTTTCACGCACAATACCCCGACAAGCCAGTTCTTACCGAGTACAAAGCAGATTTTGATTGGGAGAACTATTAGTCCGGCACGGGTTTTGCAATATAACAAGTAAAACGATAGCACTATGGAATACAAAGTTGAATGTGACCTTGACCAATTTAATGCTTGGTCCGGCGGAAAAGACACCCTTGACGTCCTTAAAGAAAAGGGTGTATGCGATGAGGTTCAGTTCTTTATTGAGGAACTATTCTGCGACGAAATCCCCACGGAAACCGCTATCAACGATTTCCTTTGGTTTGAGCGCGATGCTATTGCCCAGCACCTTGGATACGATGATTGGGACGAGTTTGAGCACGGGGACGAGAACGAGGAGGAAACCTATAAGGACATCAACGGGGTGGAACTTGCCGTCAGCGATGAGGTTAAATGGCACGATGAAGCCGGATATGACGAGGACGGCTCTATGATTACCTTTACTATTGTGGAGGAAAGAGGGGACGGCTACTTCAATCTTGCCACCGAGGACGAGGACAATCCTGAAAGGTGGGCATACTACACTGAACTTGAAATTGTATAAGATATGAACACACACAACGATTGGGAGAACTTGCTCCGCATCTCCAACGAGAACTTGGAAAAGACCGGATATTCCTTGCTTATTACCGAGGATGAGGACGGCTACTATACCTGCGAGATTCGTAAAGACGGCGAACTTGTGGAAACCTACGCCGAGAACTTCTATGAGAACGAACTGAGCGACCTTATCATAGAAGCCCACCACCACGTTCTCACCACTTTGGCACGATAGTTGCTTATAGTATAGTGTAACCCTAAAAAAGAAAGAAATATGAAAGCAGGTTTTGTAAGAGAGATTTACCTCCGTTCCACCCCCTCCATTGACCTTGACCTTGTCACAGAGCAGGTTGATTGCTGCCAGCACACTATCCCTATGAGTGTCTATGACGAACTCGTTGCCGAATACTGCGAGAGTGACGATGACAAAATGTCCGCGAATATGTTTATGCTGGTGTCCGGACCTCAACTCGTCCAGGGCTAAAAGCAAGACAAACACCTGGTAGCCAATGAGTTACCAGGTTTCGCTAAGTCCGGACCTGGAGCTATTTTAATATACCCCCGAAGTTTGGCACACATATTGCATATACTATAGCGTAACCCTAAAAAATTGTTATTATGAAAATGAATATTGAACTCCCCTTCTTCCCCGGTTTTTATGAAACAAGCCTCGAGAACAGCGACACCACTTACTGCGCTATCAAGGAAGAACTGGACTATTACCGGAAGGACTGCGACACCCCCTGCAAGGAACTCACTGAAGACGACCTTGACTTCGATTCTGAGAATTACGAGAAGGACGTGCGTGAAAACTGGGCTGCAGCTTGGAAAGACCACGCCCCGGAAATCGTGCTCTCTCTCGAGAATGTTACTATGTGGTCGCCCCGTTACTACAACTTTGACCATGACCGCCTTTATGCAGATATTGAACTTGCCGATAACTGGCAGGACGAAATGCGTCACTTTATGGCTTTGAACTATGACTGGCTCAAAGACCGCATCCACGAGGACTGGACTTCCTATGACGGATTTATGTCCTTTATGAGCAACGACATTGACGAGTGGGGGGATTACCTCTTTGAAAAACTGGACTGCCGTTATATCTCCACGATGCTCGGCTATATGATGCGTGTTGAGAACAAGGACATTTTTGACGACCTTATTATGGCTGCCCTTGACGACATTTATGAAGGTATGTATGTGGTTCTTACCGAAGAAGGAGAAGAGAAGGTGAAGAAGGGCATTGAAGATGGCTCAATCAAGGTTTATGACCCTGACCAGCTCACCATTAACTTCCCGGAATAAGCTGCAGGGCGGGGGTATATTAAAGTGACTCCCGCCCTTGAGTTAAGCCGCTGGGACTTTGGCACGCTTATTGCAATAATAAAGAAAAAACAAGATTATGAAAGAGATTTACCTTAACGGAAAAGACGCCTGCATTGACGCTGATTTCTTTGTAGGACTTGGTGCCGACCGGGACACCATCGTTGTTTCACCGGAGCGTATCAAAAATCTGCACTACATCAAGTTCCAGCTGGATGGTTGTGGCTATACTGCACATTGGTCTGATTTCAACAACCGCCTGACCATCAAGTGCAACGACCTGGAGCTCAAGGACGGGGAAGTCGCGGACAATCGTCTTTATGCGTTAAGCAAGAAAATCACCCCGGATATGTTCGGTGACCTGGTTGTGAGGAAAATCGTTGCCTGGCCTGAAGGTGATATGCCGGAACTTATGATAATCCTTTACGAGAAATAAACTTTGGCATACCATTTGCAATATAACAAGTACAACACAAGTTCAACCTTTAAATCCAATTAGTTATGATGAATTTCGACCAAGTAAATGACAAGATTACAAAGAATGGTTTCCGGAGGCACGCAGGAACGCGGACGAACTATATCGAGGAAACCAACACCACCCAGAAAGTGTATGACTATGAGCACCGGAAGAAGTTGGATATGTTTTCCGTATATACCAATGAGTTCGGTTCGGTTGAATACATCGAATATACGAAGGTGGATTTCAACCCGGAAACACGCAAGTACGCCCAAAAAGTAACCATCATCAACAATCTTGCCGACCTCAACAAGATTTTGGGTTAGTTTGGCACGCGATTTGCAATATAGTAAGTATAACCAAAAAACAACAAGAATATGAGCCATTTTATTGGATTGGTCTTTCTGCGACCTGATGCAGACCTTGAAGAAACCCTCGCCCCCTTCAACGAACAGGATGAACTCTACATGCAGTTCGTTGATAAGACGGACGAGGTAAAGGAGCAGTGGGACAAGACACCGGAAACCTGCCCCAGCGAAGGCACTTTCATCGAGGAGATTGACCGCACCGACCTTATCAACGAGATTTGGGACGAAGCGGCTGATACCCTTCCTCCGGAAAAAAAGGACGGCTTTTGGACACCTTACACGAAGGACAAGTATCCCACGCCTACCGACATAGCAAAGGACAAGGAATATGAGGTAGTGCCGGACGATACCAAGAGGGACGGGGTTCGTTTCGTTCAAAAGGCGGAACGCGAGTGGAAGTATGAGCCGAGCAAGGAAAAGTTCCCCACGATTGACAAACTTGCAAAGGAGTATTTCGGCTACCGCAAGGTCAATGGTCGCTACGGCTATATGAGCAATCCCAATGCCAAATACGATTGGTACAGCGAGGGCGGCAGGTGGAGTGGCTATCTTACCAACAAGGAGGGAAAGACCACTGACGTTGAACTGCTGACCGAGGTGGATTGGGACAAGACTGACACGCCTTTCTGCTTTGTCAATGCCAATGGCGAGTGGATTGAGAGGGGCGAAATGGGCTGGTGGGCTATGGTGTCCAATGAAAAGCCGCAAGCGAATTGGGATGCCGAGTTCAAGGCGTATGTTCAGTCCCTGCTTGCTGAGCCGGATGCCAACGAGATTGAGGTCTATGCGATTGACTATCATATCTAACTCTTTCTAACTGAATGACTTGGCTGGGCGGATTTAAAGTATCCGTTCAGCTGGGTTTTTAACGCCCGCCCTGGAGAAGTTTTAATATACCCCTACAAAAATATTTCAACAAAAACAAATCTGGCACGTGTTTTGCATAACTATGCCTGTAACCAATTAATTGCATTATGGAAAGGATAGAAAAGGACTACGGCTATATGCTGAAAGACAACTCCGGTGTGACCTATTATCACGGGGGTTGCACCGATAATGGGGTAGTGTATAAGGATTACGAGGCGTTCAAAACCGGGAACGGCATATGCTATATCAGTGAGTATGAGCTCGAGGACTTGGAGGATAAACTCGAAGAACTTGGTCGGCGTAAGAAGTGGCTGACCGCCGAAGATTATCTTGCAGAGCGTAAAAAGATTCTCGAGGAGTGCGGGGAAACGAGACAGAGCATCATTGACCAAGTCCGTGATGCTTTCGGTGACGATTACCTTTTGACTGACGAACAGGTCGAGTATTTCGCCGAAGACGTCTTTGAGTTGGCGGACTGGGCGTGTATTTCAACATATCTCGCCGAAAACTTTAACCTCGACGACCTTATCGAGTTTGACCACAACAAGGGTACCGGTATGTTCAGTGATTTCCAGTACGAGGCGGTTATGAACGCTATGTACCCGAAGGATTATGTCGGGGAATATCTCGAGCGGACGGAAAAATAGCCATATATGGTACGCACTTGAGTACCTTTTTGGCACGATAGTTGTATATAGTAAGCAAAAACCAATAAAGATATGAAAAAGACAGACTACAAGCACGGAAAGTTCACTATCTACACAACCGAGGTTAACCCCGAAGATTTTACCCGGAGTGAGTATGAAACGTGGTGCAAGGACAACGGAATTGAGCCGGGGGATGAGTACGACTTCTATGACTATTGCGCAATGGAAACGCAGGCCTATTCTGAATCAGACATGGAGAACATTGAAGATTGCAAGGCGTACAATGTGCCGGTGGTGGTCATGGGTACGCTGGGTCTGTGGTGGGGGCATCCGGAGATTAGACCGGAGCGTTTCGAGAGTGTTGCCGACGCCATCCATCGGTGCATAGACGGGGGCGATTACAACGAGATACACGCGGAGTTCAACGATGGGGTTATAACCGTGGATTGCTATCATCACGATGGGTGCAACTCCTTCACTATCAAGGCATTGTCCAAGAAGGGCATCGCCAAGCAGTACGCTGAATACAAGGACTTCGACTTCAAGCGACTGCCTTATCTTTACGCTATCGGCATCTAAAACAGGAAAAATATGGAAAAGATTAAAATTAAAGTGACCTACAACCCAGTAACAAGGAAATACATCGCCACCACCAACAGGGGGCGTTATCACCTGTGCAGTTTTTTCAGAAGCGATTCCGGACAAGTCTGGTCATTTGAAAACGAATCGATGCTAACGACTCAACATATCACAGGTCCGGAGTTCCCCATTGACTACTTCAAGTCCCTGTGCAAGGCATTCTGGTTTCTCAATTTCGGGGTTCAGGAATTCCCGGAGGTAGAATTAACGCAGGACTCAGGGAAACTGCTGGGTATCAAGTAATAGGGACTCAATTGAGTACCTTTTTGGCACGCTTCTTGCATTATACATTATTATTAACCTTTAAAAATACACTTATTATGCTTACACTTATTGTCCTTTTTGCCATCGCGGTTGTTTGTTTCGTTGCCGGGGCTCTCATTCTAAAATACACTTACGAGGATTACTTGGGGGACTGTCTGGAAGCTATCGGCTCTATTGCGGCATTCGCTCTCATTATCTGTTCCCTTACCCTCATTAACAAGGACAGGCGATTTGATGCAATTCAGGAGGAGTATCAGGTAATCTCAGTAATGGTTGATAGTTATGACGGGCAGGACTATGGTAATATGACTGCACTGATAGACGAGGTAGTTCGTATGAATACCCGTATCGCCAACCATAAAGCTTTCTATACGAGCCCTTGGACAGGTATCTGGTACTCCGAGAAGATTGCTAACCTCGAGCCCATCAAGTTCAGTAAAAATCCCGGGCTCAAAGAGTAGTCTGGCACGGGATTTGCATTATACCATATCGTAACCAATAAATCATTTCAAATTATGTGCAGAGTAGATAATATCCGGGACAACTACAACGGTCAGACCAAGTTGTATGATTTCTATGCCCAGGCTTTTCCCACTGACAAGGAAGGTCTCAAGGACATCAACCGCAACGCAACCTTCCAGGACGCCTTTGAGTGTCTCCAGGTCGGGTTCAACTTCTACGCCTTCCTGGGGGTAGATGACAGCATTGTACGGGAGAGGATTTTTGACGCACTTGCCACGCTGATGGGCTGTTCCTACGACCACGTTTATTATCAGTGGCTCAACCATAGTCAGGAACCCTTTGGGCTTCAAATGGTTACGGATATGACCGGGCTTCGTTTCAAAAATCAGGAGGCATAGCGTATGAAACCAGTTCCTTGCACTATCATCGTTAATAACCGCTGGGGATATTGTTTCCAGCCTCAGCGGTTCCATTCCATCAACCAGGCGTATCTATATGGAAAGAACTTCCTGGGTGGCTTTGCTTTCAGGATTTTTGATATCGACGGGAAAATAATCAAGTCTGGATACTGCAATCCCGATTAGTTTGGCACGCTTCTTGTATATAGTATAGTGTAACCAATAAAACATACAACTATGCACGAAGCACTGAAAAAGTTTTGGAAGGACAATCAGTCCAAGCACCTTATCCAGCCCATCACTCTCTGGCTTGGAGAACAACCGGAAGGTGATTACCGGAACGAGGAAACCGGAATCAAGGGATTTACCTTTGACGAGCACATCGGTATTGAGGCAGTCAAGGAGATTGCCGGAAAGGGCCTCTATGTCTATGCTATGAGGCACGGTGATGATTGGTGCGAGCCGGCGAGCATCGAGAAGAATGAGGTCATAGTCAATTTCTACGCGTATCTCGTTGTAGATGAACCACTTGACTTCCTCTTTGCCGAGAAGGATTGGAGCGAAGACCTTGCAGATTGGTCTATGGATTGGGGCGATGAATATTACTGGGTTTAACAACTAAAAATCAATCAATTATGGAACATATCCTCAATGAGAATGAACTGAACGAGGCTTACGCCGAAATGAAGTCCATCTACGAAAAAACCCGCGAGCTCGAGAAAAGGAAGGGCGAAATCAACCGGATGCTCATCCAGAATGCCATCAACAAGGCAAAGAGTCGGTTCCCAGGTATCGAGCCAGGTGACAAGGTGAAGGTTGTACGTAAGACCTATGACTGGAGAAATCCCAATGCAACCGAAACCGTCATCAGGTATATGGGTGGTTATTTCCGTGACCGCTATGGCTCCAGTGATTATAATAACCACGACGAGTACATCAAGCTCGAACTCTATCAGGTGAAGAAGGACGGCTCACGCTCGCTCAAAAAGGACGAAACGAACATCAGTAGCATCATCTCCATTGAAAAGGTGGAGGAATAGGGACTCAATTGAGTACCTTTTGGCACGCTTTTTGTAATATAATATGCTGTAACCAATAAAACACAATACATTATGGGACTTAGAGCAACAGTTATTAGAAAGTATGAAGTTGAATACGGTCACTCTGAAGGTTTCAACTATGGCGCTGACGAGTTGAGTGCAATTATCCGTACATTCTGCGATGACTACTTTATCGGGGATGATGGGAACTGCGGTGGAGATACTGACGTGGTCTGGGAGATTGACCGGGAGCAGTTTAAACAAATGCTCGAACAGATAAAGAGTATGACGCACGAGGAATTCGTTTCGGCAGTCCGGGATGAATATTATTACGAGGACGAGTGGGACAAGGAGTATATCGTGCAGGTCTTCGAGAACTTCCTTGCAGAAACACCGGAAGATTCTAACTATGTTCGCTTCGGCTGGCTGTAGTTTGGCACGATAGTTGCATATAATAGTACAGAACAAAACAACAATAAAAACATAAATCATTTAAAATCAATTAGTTATATGGGTCTAGATATCTACTTCAAGAAAACCACCGTCCAGTTTCACGGTGACCCCTCGGACATCAAAGATTTCGACAACTTCTGCGAGGAAGCCAGTGATGCCGCAAGAAACGACCTCCGTGCCAAGATGGAAAAGATGCTCAAACCTCTTCGTGAGGCGTGGGATGCCCTCCAGACCAACGATTACTGGAGGAATATCTACAACGACCGCTATTTCGCCTTTGTGGAACAGCTCCGGTCTCTCATAGCCAAGAACTATGACTGGAAGATTTACCCTTACACCAAGGAGATTTTGGACTTCCCGGAGCTGGAGAAGCAGATTGACGATGAGGTCAAGTCCTACTACCTCCAGTATGATGCCTACTTCCGCAAGGTGAATTTCCTCTTCGCCTACTACACGAACAAGGGCAAGATGGTTGATGAGTATTATGCCTTTACCGACAAGGAGGACATTGATGACATTATCAGCCGATGCGAGAGGGTACTTGCCGACCATTCCCTTGCAAGCGAACTGCTTCCTACGCAGAGTGGCTTCTTCTTTGGCGGTACCGACTACGATGAGATGTACTTCGAGGATGTCGCTGACTGCCTCAAACAGATGAAGAAGTACCGCAAACTGCTCACTGACGGGGTTACCGGGTTCGTAATCTTCTCTTGGTAGAACAAAGAAACCGGGGGCTAAAAAATGGAAAAAGTCCCCGGTTTTTCTCCAATTTGGCACGGGATTTGCATATAGTATATCGTAACCAATTAAAACGTACTATTATGACAAGAGTAAATTATCCTATGACGATTGACGAACTTATCGTTGAGGCATTAAAAGCTAAGAAAAAGTTCGGCGGCAGCAAGTATGTCCTTATTTCCACTGATGAGGAGGGAAACGGATACCACGAGTGTTATTTCACATTTGGTGCCGGGGAGGAGATGCTTGACGGCTTCAACGGACCTTGTGACCTTAAGCCGGAGGAGTGCGTTACCCTTGGATAAAAAGTTGTTTAACCAGTAAAAACGATATAATATTATGTTTAGCGGCAAGAGATTTACCTACTATCAGCCCGAGGCTTACTACGACGATGGCACGAATGTCGATTATGGCCCTATCCCTCCGGAACTCTATTCCTTCCAGGCATTTCCAACGAGAGAGGAGTGTGAGGCGTGGCTCGAGAACAACGGATACGAGCCCGGGGATTTCACCATCCACGAGTACTCCGACGACGATATCGAAGATGTTGTCATAATCGATGCGGATGGTAACGTTATCTAAAAGATTAATCACTTAAAGTAATACTTCAAATGAAAAGAGAAGAAATGGTAACAGAGAACCTGGCGATAGGCCTTCTGGAAACAGGCAAGAAACTCGTGTATGGTGTTCTTAATACAGCATACTATGACCTTATGGGTTATGCATTCATCGCCGGTGACACTCCGGAATGCCTGGGAGAGGTAGGATGCTCTGAGGAGGATATCGAGGCGGCGGACATAATGGAAATCGGCAGTGTAATTTACGGAGGCTGGCCAGCAGATAAAGCCATCGTCATCATCAAAATGAAGGACGACCGGCTCGAGGTCAGGTAATAGGGACTCTCTTGAGTACCTTTTCCTTATAAGGTTGATTTTTTTCCTTATTCATACTATTTATTTTAACCGGTATGTCCCTTATATTTAAATAGTGTATGTAAGATGCGGCTTAGGTTGCCGGTGGCGTATAGCTCAAACAGAAGAGTGCTCGAGTGGTTTAACCTCGAAGGATGTCAGGGGCGGTACCTGATTACGCGGCTAAGAGAAATATGTTTAATTATGCTAAGAGTAATTGTAAATGAAGGAGACAAAATCGACAGAGCCCTGAAGCAATTCAAACGCAAGGTGAATAACACGAAGTTGATACAACAGCTGCGTGCCCGGAAAGAGTTTGAAAAGCCCTCAGTGACTGCCAGAAAAGGAAAACTCAGGGCGGAGTACATCCAGAGACTTCGCAATGAGCAGGAATAGCTCTCGAAAGATAGAGCATATTCACACAGTTTTTATTGGTTACAGAAGAGGGCCGTCGTGAGATGCCCCTCTTCAATTTTTTAACCTTTCAACACACACTTTGGCACGAGTTTTGCATATATAGTGCTGTAACCAATTTAAAACAGATGATTATGAATATGAACATTATCGAGTCTTGGTGGCGCCATAACGGAATCGCCGACAGAATCCAGGCCAGTGGAATCTTTTGCTATGACGACGTGCAGTGGTTCTTCCAGAAAACAGATAACTGGTGGGATTCCCTGACAGATGACGAGAAGCGTGACGTGTATGACGAATTCTTTAGCGAGAATTAGGTACCGTGTCTTGTTAGTCTCAAAAAAAGTTAGTATATTAGAAATACCTCGGGGTGTATCGGCTCAAGCTTATACCTTGTCGAAACCGTAGCTGGTTGCACGGGGGTTCAAATCCCTCCACCCCGACAATATATTTAAAACTTCATTATGAAACGATTCTTTAACTTATCTACAGGTATAATGCTGGGTGTCATCGCGATAGCTGTTATAGTTGCGGTCCTTAGTTCCACCATTAATTGGCAGGCTGTAATCTGGATGGTTATCGCGGCGATGTGGGTCGCCATCGCACGCGTGAATGAGATGATGTCTGATGGTTGGAAAGAGCTGTACTATAGTACCAATGACGAATTGACGGAGCTCAGGAAACAGAACACTGACACTGACGCGAAGTATCAGACAGCAGTACAGGACCTGGATAACGTGACCCAGAAAGTCGAGGAGCTCACTCAGGCTCTGGAAGCGAAGAAGCCCCGCAGGAAAAAGAAGTTGGACCTGTCGGATGAAGACGTCACCAGGATAAAGATGGAAATGCGAACGGCAGGTCTGATTAAGGAAGAAGAATAGTTTTATTGGTTATACGATTGAAGCGTCGTCTAACGGCAAGACATGGGATTTTAGTTATTATAACTGAATGCACTGAGGGAAACCTTGGATGTAGAACCTCCCTAATTCGGTGAAAGCTAAGTGAATGATGAAAGTAAGATTGTACGGCGGATTCCCAGAGATGGGGAACTATGAAGCAGTTCTTAATGTATGTACACTCATTTATATGCCAATGCCGAGCCAATGTTATTCATCAATATATTATATGTCTTTGTAGGAGAGAACTGGAAAAGAATATTCCTTGCCCATTGTCGGCATAAGTTCCAGTATTGATGATAGACAGTGTGTAGAGACTATACAGGAGGAACCTAAGTTGAAATGCTTGATTACCCTACGCATGATTGACGTATAAATCCTATTATACAACCAAATCATGAGTGAGATTAAAGAAACAACTAGTGAGTAGGATTAAAGCTAGGATGGTAATGAGCTGCTTGCAAGATTTCAATATGGTTAAGATACAGTCCAGACCACAAACAAATGAATCGACGAACGTCCTGAGGGATGTACAAGATAATCGTGGCGACATTTGGTAGTGAAAGCTATAGTGGCAAGGGTTCCCAGAATAGAGGTTCGATTCCTCTCGCTTCAACAAAAAAAACATTCGGACCCTTGTTTTTTTAAAAACTTGTTTGTATATTTATATAGAGAGTAAAGATTTTCCATTTTGTTAATAAGTTTGACCGGTTAGTTTGCCAGACACGAAGACAGCTGCCAGACCACCTGTAATAGGGACTCTTTTGAGTACCTTTTTTACGCAACACACCTCCTTTCTCGTTCTTGCAGTTGGTGCCTGACGTTGTAGATGATACGGTCAAAACAAGTTCTTTGGTATATAACATAGCCGGCTCAGCGTACGTTTTCAGTGGTATCGCGGCGGTTATGTCGAACAAGGATACGTACAGCAAGATTTTTAGTATATTGAAATTACTTAAAAATCTGAGTAGCCCCACCGCGGTGATAGACAGGCACCGTGGAATGAATGCAGGGATGGGAACTGCCGTCTTTACTACCGGTTACCTGGGAGACGTTAATAACCAGGTGCCCGTATCCTGTATTACCAGAGTGTTTAAAGAGGATGGCCACAACGGTCGTCCTCTTTTTTGTTTATATCCGGTTTTTTCTGTATATTTATAGTGTATAGAATATATCATATTATGAAAACATATGGACCGAAACTAATAGTGAATGAATGGCGTGACCGTAACGGGGAATTAAAACGCGAAGAGCATAACGTGATGCCTCTGTCTGAGTCGTCCCTGAACCAGATGATGCAGCACGGTGAAACCGGTATGGTTATCATCTCGGCGAACAGGAGTGCTATCGACTCAGAGAACCCGAAACTGTCCCTGAGGCCTGATTTTGAAAAATATGTAGAAAGCGTCGGGGGCTATGATTCCATCGACTCAGATGCATTGTACGACGAGGAGCAGAACTGGCTTAAGCGTCGTAATGCCAAGGCTGACAAGATACTTCGCCGGGATATAAAGAATGCCGGCTTCTCTTACTCTCCAGTATATGGGGGCTATCACGGTACCGACGGCGTAGCAGACAGCTATGAGCCCAGTTATGTCGTATATTGTTACAACAGGGACGGCGAGCTCGTGAAGTTTGATTATCTAGAAGAGTTCGCTCTTGAAATGTGCAGGAAGTTTAAACAGGACAGCGTATATGTGCAGCGTCCTGGTGACCCTCCTGTATATCTGGACGGCGCCGGCAACCAGGTGAATTCAACGTCTTCAGACAACTTCAAGTTCAACAGAGAGAAGGAACAGTTCTACACCACAGCAAAGAGGGATAAGTCCAATCCACAACGCTTCACAGCGGACATTGTCTTTGAGAATATGTTTATCCCTCTGAGACCGGCGGATTACAATGAGAAACTCCGGAGGATAAAATCAGGGGAATACATACTGTAAGGTAGATTTGTTATTATGCATAGTCGATACCAGGTAAAATTGTCGAAATTCAGGCACTTTACCTGGTATTTTTGTTGAAATCTGGCACGCTTTTTGCAATATACCAGGTAAATACTTCTATGTTGCCAAGGCGGGAAATCCTGGTACCCAGCGGACGAATCTTTTTTTAAGAGTGCCCGACGAAAAAAACCACTCTTGCCCGCTATTTTACTCAGGTAGAAATAATTTGCATTTTTTTCTTCCCGGGATATGGTTTGGCACGCTTCTTGCAATATACTGTACTGAAAGGTTAAAATAAAAAAGTGTGTGCGTGGGACCAGACCATTTCTGGGCTCTGCGGCACTGTGTATTATTGTATAGATAAAAAAATTGTATATGTGTTTATGTAAAACCCACAACGAACCAAAGATAGCCCATCACGATATCGAGGTATGGAAAATACTTACGGATAAAGGGCTGTCGCCGTATCTGGATTACCAGTATCACCCGGGAATGAACAAACCTGCGTGTGCGAAAACAATGCCGGTCCCTGTCGAACAGCAACATATTAGAGGCGGATATCTGCATGCGTACGTATCCCATAAAAGGGCCGAGGAATATACTGTTCTTCTCCAGAAAATTCCCCCGAAAATTTTTGAAGACTATGTGGTCCAGAGAATGCTAATCCCCAAGGGCTCAATATATTATGAGGGCGCGAATGATGATATATGTGCCGAATGCCTCTATTGGCCAGAGGAAGACACCGTCCATCCCAACCCTATAAAGATTATGGAGATATGAAAAAGAAAACTGCAGATTCATCCCGGGACAGCACAAAATATTACCGGGCCACATATGTGACGTCAGACGGCGGTACCATACAGGAGGTGTTTATCGCCAGGACCTTGGACGAAGCTAAGGAATACGCTGCCGGTCCGAATCTGTACGACCGGACTCTCCAGGGAATAGAGGAGTTTAATGAATTAATTGAATCACTATTATGAGAAACAGATTTACAGACACAGGACTCACCGCGGTCTCAGAGTTCCTAGAGACGGGCAAACTTCACGGAACAACAGCCGAGGCAATCTACTGGGCGATTACAGCAGCCATAGCCGGCGAGGCCCATACAGTCGAGGAGGCACTTGTACAGGGGGCAAGTGAGTGGTATAAGTAAAAAAGCCCCGGGGAAAAAACATCATTAATGAAATAGTAAGAATATGTGTTTAGTCAAGACAGAAGAAACAGCAAGGGTTGCAACCGAACCGATAAAGGTATATAAGATTCTCACGGCAGACAACCGCAGCCCATTCCGGAACTATCGTTATAACGTAGGAGAGAACACGGCATATGGTCGCAATATCTTCTCAAGTGCCGGTCGTACGATAGACAGTGGATATCTCCACGCATATTTGTCACAGCCCGAAGCATATTCGAATCTTGCAATATTGCGGGGTTCATTAATTGGAACCCTCTCATTAAAGGTAGTTGAAATGTATATACCTGTAGGAACTGAGTACTGGTTGGGTGAAGGTTATGAAGTCGCCGCGGAACGTCTCGTTTGGCCGGACACTAATCTACCCTCCCAGTAATAGGGACTCTTTTGAGTACCTTTTTTCTACCATTCCGTTTCACCCCGCTATTTATAAAGGATAAAACTTAATAGCGTGATGAATACATTCCTTACAAAGATTGCCATGCTTGGTCTGTTCCTTCTGGCGGTAACCTGTGCCTGGGCTGCCCTCGTTATGGTCTTCCCGGTATCCCTCGTGAATATTCTCCTAGGGATACTTGCAGCATTCTTCCTCCTCAGGGCATTCGAATTGGCCGATAAAGTCAATAAGCTCGGTCCGTACTCCGAAGGTGAAGAAGAAGATAGCCCACCACAGAAGAACGGGGATAATAACGATTCCCCGGGTGAAGAATAAAAACTTAGCTATCAAAACAAGGCGGTCATCCAGAACATACCTGGGTGGCCGCTAAACTTATATCCCCAGGAAGATATGATAAGTACCACCAATAAGTACTCTTTTGAGGACCTTTTCTTTAGTCGTCTGCAGGTGAATAATATGCAACCGGAATGAATACTGAATACTGGGGTGTCCTTAAGCCCGCTATAGATATACCGGAACTGACATCTTGGCATATACCCGTAGGGCTAGCCGGACAATTATGCGGCAACTACAAATCGTAACTGCCTTGCCCCTTACCAGTTATAATCTGTAAGTGCCCCCCTTATCACATAGATATCCGGGGGCACGTAATAAATCGAAATCACTCCCGGGCGAATTACACTTTCTTAGTTTCAGTACCGGTTCTCCTTACATATGGATAAAAAAGTGGGCGATAAAGTTATTAGCCGAAAGATATCTTGCTGGAATTGTTTATTTTTATTATTAAAAAATTTTAAAAAAAAATTCACAAGGAACAGTTTTTTCTATTATTTTCCCATACCCTCACTGTCAAGAAATCCTTACTCCAAGCATAATCCGCTTAATCAAAGTTTTTTTCATACTTTTCGCCTATCCCGACTGTTCAAAAATTCTTACTCCTTACATAATCTTATCTAATCAAAACTTTTCCTCACTCCAACCATCGAAAAGAATCCTTACTCCTTACATATTTCCATCTGTCGAAAAGAATCCTTACTCCTTACATAAAACAATAGGGCAAAATTACATAGAGTTAAAATCCTGTCATCCCCACTGAGAATCCTTACTCCTCGCATAGTCTTACTTCCCTTATGTTTCTATTTAGTTCTCTTACATTTCTCCTCATTTCTCTTAGATTTCTCTTATTTTTTCTTTTTAAAAATTATCTCCTCTCTCACGCCTGATTTTTAAAAAAACTTAACAACTAAAATGTCATTAAATCAGGTGGAACGAGGGCTTTAAGTACCATTTATCCTAACTGGTTGAATATGAATATCTTAACATAGATTACTTATAGTCAAAATTATTTAAGTGTAGATAAGTCGTTATAAATCACATTCTTGGGGTTTTCTTTAGATTTTCCCGGATACACAAATGAAGGTATGTATTGGGTAGAATATGTTATAATTGGGGTTATATATTATTCCTTGTTTTTCTTCATTGTGAGACTATTTATACTAAGTAAAAACAAGTATCTATTATGAGAAACATAAGAAAGTTTGAGACCTATGATGAGTTCTTGGCGGCGCAGGAAGCCGTTTCCGGGAATGGTGCGTACGTTGAGGATATTGTGCCCGGCTTCGCTTACGTAAAGGAGCTGCTTGATTCCGGGAAGGGGTGTGTGTTCTATAATAAGACTGCTGAACCCGTGCCCGATGATGACTATGTATTCGGTGACATCGTATATTACGTGGAGGGGCAGGAGAAACTCCAGAAATGCTACTGGTCGGCATTTACACCTGATATGGGTGAGAAGGTAGGGCTTATCGTGGTGCCTACAAACCTTGCACCTGATGGCAATGCACGTATGATGCCGTTCGGGTTTATATCACAAGAACAACAAGAGCAGTCGGGACCGATGATGGCATCTAACCCTAATGCAAAGAATGCAAATGGTGGTGACCTTGTCCTTGGGGCTAACGATGTCACATATGAGCCGATTAGTGCTGGTTGGACGGATGACCTCTTTGACGAAAACCAGACATTCTTCAACTATGTGCCGGGATTCCCGCTTAATGGGGAAAATGATGGCGGCGGTGAAGTAGTTGCTGCAGCGGCATCTGTTCCTGGAAGTGAGGGTGAGGAGACAAACTATCAATATGCTGTGCCGATTAATACCGCATTATACTCTTCTGACGTGCATAATGCATATGGAACCCCGAACCCATATACGGAAGGTGAGGCGTATCCATATAGTAGCGGGGATGCTGCGATTTCTCCGTTCCTTGGGGACTCACTGGATAGGCAGGACCCGGCTTACCTATACCCTACACTGGTTGGCGGGAGCATTGGACCAAGCCCTATTAAAAGCGGGATTATCGGCGGCAACAACTATAATGCATTCTCTGACTTCAGCGGATATACCTGGACCTATGGGTGCCCTCCTACATATGAACCCATCATTTCGAATGACCCGGGCGGTGAAGTTTTAGCAGCAAGCAATCCTGTAGAACCTGTTCTTGGTGCGTATTTTCCTCACAACTATGCCAGGATGTTCTCAACGGATGGTACAGCAGAGGGTGACTGGTATCTTCCTTCAATGGGCGAAATGGGATTCGTTGCGGCAAGGTTCGATATGATTGTAAATACCATAATGATGTATCTATACGAAGAGGGGGCACTGAACAACCTTGATACCCTTTTAGTTAAGACTTTCAACGTCTTTACAAGCACTGCCGGTGTATATACCAATAACGGCGGAATAGCAAAATCCGGGGAATTACTTAAGTCATCCGTGCCAGGGGATTCAAATACTGATTTGGATGTATATCCTGTTTTATTCTTTAAACAAAAGATAGCTGGTGGCAAAGGAGACGGGGTTGGGCTCGTTCCTATTCCTGCAAACCAACCGTCCTATATCATTCCTTTCGCTATGATTAAGGGCGGCGAAATCCAGCATACAATGGGTGACTATACCGAAGAGAACGGACACCAGATGAAAGACATTGTTAATAACGTTGCCGAGACACTTTAATAAACTGATACTACATTAAAACAAATAAGCCCGAGGAACTTATAATCCACGGGTTTTATTTTTGTCTCATAATCATAATATTTATATACAGAAAAAATTATAAACTAAAAATTATTATGCTTAAAACTTCTCTTCTGTTTGTTGTTGCCGGCGTCATTCTCCTCTTTGTATTCGTGTCTGCCGGAATTATTCGCTTCGGGCTCCTGGACTCATATTCATCGTATTCCCCTAAGTGGGCCAGGGCTGTACCTATGAACAACACCAGTCTGTGGGATACGATAACATTTATGGCTGGAACGTTTATGCTGCCGGCAATCTTTGAACTTGCTGTCGGTTCCCCCTGGATGTTCCTGGGCCTCCTTGCACCCATATATATGATGATAACGGCACTTAAACCGAACTGGAACACCTCCAGGAACGCATTCCTTACACATTCGTTCTTTACGTTGATTGGAACCCTGGGAACCATTATCTGGGCAATATTCATAATGCACGCGGTCAAGGTAGTAGCAGTTACTGGCGTCTTCTATATGACCATCGCACTGCTCACCGGAACATTGAAAAGCTCGGCAGTATTCTGGGCGGAACTCTGGATGTTCATTACAACTTACCTTTCCATAATACTCTTATTGATATAAAAACGGGGCACAACCAAAAACGTCAATATATTTTTCACCCCCTTAAAACTATTTATGAAGTAACAAAAATGCACACGGCTTTCTGGGTCGTGTGCATTTCATTAATCCGCTCTTTAAGCCACAATAGAAAAGTTCTCCTCAATCACAAACTTTAGAACGATATCAACACTGTGCTCAAAATCGTCAGGTGCATCATCCCCGAAGACCTCTTTCCTCGTATCATCGTCCAAGATTGATATTGACGCGTCGAATCCTCCGGTTGATGTCGTATAATAAAGTTTATCGTCGGTAGGATAATCTTCAAGTTTGTCCTTGTCGAGCTCTTTTTCCTGGTATTCTGCCGCTTCATAGACGAGTTCCTCGAGCATTTTTCTGGCGTGTTTCCTAATGTCCTCTACTTCTGGGACATAGGTTGATAGTTCCGGAAACTCACGGTTAATATGTACGGTCCGCCCGAGTTCTTTCAATTCCTCAATCTCACTTTTTCCGGCAGACCATTCCCAACCAAGGGCCTCCATTGCGATGTCTATCTTTCCAAAATCAAACCCATCAAGGATGTCGTGGATACGATTCCACATCTGCTTTACGCCATCAGCGGTTGCGATGTACTCCTTAAGCAATTTCATCAGTTTGGTCCTCGGCAAAATATTCAGTGATTAGTCCGTTAATCACCTTAAGTTCAATTTCAAGGTCCCTGCGTTCAAGTGCGAGGTTGATACGCTTCCTTACCCAAGCCTCGGTGTCAAGGTTCTCACCAACGACAAGTGCCTGGGTCGAACGGACTGAAAGGTCTTCCATAGATACAATCTCGTTGTCAATGTTACGCATGCGTTTCTCAATGTTCCTCTTCTCATCCTCGAAGGTCTCCTGCGTTGCATCTGCAAGATTCTTGGCACGCTTCTGAAGGACAGCGTCGCCGGTAGTAGTCAAAATGCTTTCAAATTTTCCCATAATGTGTTGTGTATTAAATGCTTATAAACGTTATTTTTATCTGTGCTTTATATAATATTTTTCTTTATCCCAAACGAATTTAACTTCATTGTGTTCATTCCTTATCTGTTCAACCACTTCTTTGGCGATAGTGTCGATAAGTTCTTTATTAACAACGGTACCATTGTCATCACTCCCACGAATTGACCAACAAGATGAATCATTGTCGTCACAGTCGCGAATTGCCCAAGGGGATGATTCATTCGTTGTCAATAATCTCAGCTTTTCCGGCTGACCACCATTCCACAGGTTATAAGGACCATAATCCATACTGGTTTCACCCATATTCTCTTCCTCCTTAACGATATTTTAAAATATATTTATAGTGGGCTGGCAATACATGATGATAGTTGTCGGGCAATACATAGCGATAGTTGGCGGGCTCCTCTACGTCGTTCGTCGAACATTCATCATCCCATTCCTCACCGTCGTAGTCTCCAAGTTCATTAATGACTTCATCGCGTTCTTCATCGCAAGCGACATCTGCTTTTACGTCTTGTTCCTCCAATAACCTTAGTGCGTATTCCAGCCGGTCCAGCCCCGCCCCGTCAAGTTCGAACCTAAGTGTAAAAATGTTTCTTGGTATCGGGTGAAAATTGTAAATACCCGCATCACCTACGTCGTTTCCAATAGGACCTATAGTACCTAAAGGATGATGCCAAGGCTCTCCCTCCATCGGTTCTGCTTCACATTCAATGTCTGTTACTCCGTGTCTTTGCAAAAGTTCATAATCCATTCTTTTAAGTTAAACTTTATCTCTTTATTTTTCCTATACCTAAAGTACAAAAATTAAACGGCAAAACAAAATTATCCTTTTCTTTCCGGGTGCATTTGTGCCATATATTCAAAGACCAGGCATACCTCATAATCGCTGAGGGAGAATTTCTTCTTAAGGTCTTTCTCGTGGATATTCCTGAGGAAGTCAGCCAGACCCATAAGATAGCCCCTACGTTCCGGACTGATAATCTCCGGACTGAGACCGAATTTTTGTGTGCCATCTATATCTATACCGGCATAATGTGTTTCCTCATAATGTGTTTCTTTGTCCTCCTTTTCAGGCATAGTATTTGCGTAATTGGGAAAACCATATGAGTAGGTTTCCACCTTGTATTCCGGCTTGCTCTTTTCCTCCTTGCAATCCCCGAGACGTATATCCCCAATTCCGCATTCGTACTTTTCCATACACGTTTTATTGGTGATAATCTTATAGAGATACTCACTGTCCCAGCCAACGCCGTAACAAGCATCAATTTCCCTGTAAGCATCGTCAAAGTCGGTAATCGCCTTTGTAATGGAATCAACGGTCCATTCCTCAGAAGATAACTTTCCCAGGACCGGAGATATCTCTTCGTCAAGCATATACCCGTCACAGTGATGATAGAGGAACCGCTCATAGCCGCTTTCCTCGTTGATAATCCAAACTGTTGCTCTTGTACTCATATCTTATTTCATTTATTGTTCAATACTATAATACAAAAATTACGCGAAAAAACAAAACCGGGACACCTATGTGTTGATTTTTTTATCATTTAAGATGATATTTATCATAGGTAATTGTATATACTTAAGAAATGGCAGAACAATTTAACGAAAAAGAAGGCTTGTTAAAAGCGATAAAGACCGCATTGAAGAGTGACAACTTCATTATGGCGGTATTCAATATGTTATTCGGCGACAAGAATGGTGCCAGAGAGGTGGAATTCGAATTAAGGAAAGCCGGACAGGAGAATACTTTGAACGAAATGGTGGCTGTACATCGTTTCTTTAAGTCTAACCTTAACGAATCAAAACTCGGTAAAGCCAAGGATATCTTTAAAGCTGGAAAACTTATGAAGAAGATAGGAAGTCTTAAAGGTAAGTCGGTTGATTTTTATAGGGAAGTGTTGATTAGAACCTTGAAAAAACCAGGACAGTTAGCCGCCCTAATGTATATGATAAAGGCGGTCGTCACTCTCGGTTATCCCATTGACGACGTGATTGCGATGCCGGTAGCCATTAAGTTCTTCATTGGCCTCCTGGAAACTGCTGCAGAGGTATCAGGTGAGGAACAGACGGAAGAACAACCGAGCATCAACGAACAGATTATCACGAATAAACTTCGCCGCAGTCTTAAACACGCTTCACACCGAGGCCAGATTAATGAAGAAATTGAAGATAAGTACGGCGGTAGAATGCCCGTAAATGTCTATACGGGGCGTTTTCAGCCATTCCATCTCGGTCACCTATCCAACCTTGAAGAAGCAGCTAAAAGAGGCCTGAGGACCGTTATTTGCCCCGTTATGGCTGGAAAAACCGCTAAGTCAATAGCCGCACACCCGTTTAATGGGAAACTTGAAGAAGAAATGTTCAGCAAACTTAAAGCCACGTACGGCGACCTTATTGCTGACATCATACCAATCAGTAGGCCATCGCTTGATACTTGGGTTGAACCGATAAGGGAACGCGGGATGGAACCTATAACCTGGACAACCGGAATGGACAGAAAGCCGTCCTATGAGGCAATGATTAACAGATACGGACAAGATTTCAACCTTGTAGATAATTTTGAAGTTATCGGTCTTGAAAAGGATATGGATGCTGAAGGCGGCTCGGCTGAAGATACCGGAAAGATATCTGGTACCGCAATTAGGCAGTGTCTTATCGACGGAAACATAGAAGGATATAAGGCCCAGATGCCACAATGCCTATGGAATATGTTCGATGAATTTAGACAAGCTCTTATGCCAGCCCAGCAGACGATAAGTGAAAGCGATGCATATTTTGAATACAGAAAACGCCTGGACGAAGCAATCGAACGGCTTGTCAAAGGAGAGAAATAAAAAAAAAAACGGACTTACAATAATGTAGGTCCGTTTTTCTATGTAGTCAATGTTTTACTCGGCCACAACTTGAAGTGAATCAGCAGGTGCATCAACTGAAGTGGAATCAACAGCCTCTACTACCTCCTCTTCAACAACAGCGTTCTTTTTCTGAGAGTTTCCACAAGATGTGGCAAAAATCATAGCAAGAACGAATGCAATCCCATAAAGAATCTTCTTCATCGCTTTGTTGTTTTTTATCAATTATAGGCATTACGCCCGAATATATAAATAGTATCTTTCCTGGAATTACTTCACAAAAGCGAAGATTTCCTGGGAAAGTGCCTTCTGTACCATTTCCTCCATAGTCAGAGGCGTACCGTCCGGCTTGGTCTGCTCTTCACCGCCAAGCAGAAGTGTGACGATAGAACCGTCAAATCCGCTGAACACGTAGTTGCCACCCTGGTCCATTGTTGCAGGAACATCGTGACCGGCACCATCACGGGATGCACAATACCACCAGATGAAGTTGAAGTTATCAACAAATTCATCACTGAATACCGTGCGGAGGAGTGCCCTTGCCGCTTCCTGGTTTGTAGCCTCACGCTCGCTGCGACGATTGTAGTAACCGCTAGGATTGAACTGCATATCAGAAACTACGAGCAGGGTCTGAGGGAACTCACTCTCCGGAATTGAAGGGTGCTTTTTCCTTTCATCCACAAGGAGTTCCACAAGAGACATGAAGTTGGTACCACCCCAAGCCGTAGTTGCATTGCGGATTGCCTGCCACTTCTCGGAGAACGTACCGGAAAGCTTCATAACACGCGAAGTGTTATCAAACATGGCAACAGTGTTGTGGAAGTAGCCCTCGTTCAACTCCGAGAAGTAAATACCGAGGGAGACGCACACATCATAAGAAGAGAGCCCATTGACACCAGAGACACCACAAGCCATCGAGCCAGAGGTATCGAGTGCGCAAAGCACGTTACCCTTAAGACCGCCCTGGTCCTTCTTTGCGAGCTCAATGAGGCCATCAAACTGCTTGTTGATGGTGTAGATTGCCGCAGCCCTTGAAGGTGCTGTGTTCATTGAGAGATTACGACCCATAGCATCAAGCTTCATACCGAGCTCATAAACATAGCCGGTGAATTTGACGGTAGGCTGGCTCATCACCCACTTGAGGTAATCTTCGGTAAGTCCGTGATTATCAAGGAACTTGCCAGAGATAAGGTGGGTAAGGGCACGACCGGGAATGGTCTTCCAGTCAATGTCGGCATAAGACCTGGAGCAGATAAGCTTCTGGAAATCGTGGGCTGTACCCGAAGCCTTCATCTTGCGGTATTCCTTAGCACTGAGACCGAGGAAAGAAGCGAAAGCCTTAGCAAGTACGTTAAGAGTCTTAGCCCGGTCAGTCTTGCACTTTTCAGCCGACTTAATTGCGGGCATGTACTTGCGGATAAGGTCACACTGGGTGGCATCGTCGAGTCCGGCAGCCATAATGCTGAAGATGAAGCCCTTATCAATCTTGTTCTGGTTCTCCATATCAAGGAGCATAAGGGTCCAAAGGTCCTTCCAAGAGCCCACAACCGGGAGGAGCCAAGCATTACGCTTAAATGCCTCCGGCTGATTGTATGCAACCCAAAGAATACGCTTGAACGCCTCGTCCCTAAGACCAGCACCCTTCTGTACGGCCTCGGTCTTTTCGTTCTCACTAACCTTTACCTTTCTGGTTACAAGGCGGAGGTAGAAGGGGAAACGGATAGCTGATTCGGGGTCTTCACGCCAAAGCTTTGCCTGTTCGGCGAATACAGTTTCAATCGGCCTACCAATGGCAGTACCGGCGTGAGAAAACTGGTCAATTATAGCCTTTCCGGCAGTTGCAAAGGAAACAGCTCCGTTCTCAGTGAGAGTAATGTTCTTGTCGTAAATTGTTGTCATAGTGATTGTGTTTTTTAAGTTAAACTTCGTGTTACATACATTATATTACAAAAACCGTGCCAAACACAAGGCTTTCGCTATTAACAATATTAAAATACAGACTTTTTTTCGAAAAACCAACTCTTATCAATATTTTTCATAAAAAAACCACATTAAAAGACTATTTATATGAAAAGAATTCTTTTATTATGACTATTAACGAAAAAAGACAACTAAGCAACTATATTAAAGGGCTTGTACGTGAATCCCTTGGTGAGATGGACAATATGCCCAGCTGGTACAATGAGAAGAATCACGGCTTCGGTGATGAAGACGAATACGACGACTTCAAGAGCGGTTTCGAAAATGACGAAACCGACGGTGGGTTTGATGATTATTCTGGGGAGAACGATGGGAATGATTTCTGGGAAGAATATGGTCAGGAGCAGCCCGGAAGGCATTATGAGGGTCCGGATGTAAATCCAGTGGCCGATGAGGAAGATGAACCTGCAGGACTCGATGAACTCCGCCGGCTTGCTGAATCTTACGCCCGTCAATCAGTTGCTCAAATACTTTCCGAGAGCAAAAAAAAGAATAAAAGAAAGAACAAGAAAGAGAAATCTTCAAGTAAGGATAAAACCGTTATTTCTCAGTTAAATGCTGACGGTACAAATGCCGCCCACTACTACTACAAACTTTATGGTGTAGAGAATGGTACGGACGCAGAAAAAGCTGCCGCAAGAAGCAAGGGTTATAAAAAGGCTAAGGGTAAGAAAAACGACACAGGAGTTCCTTACAAATTCACTTCAAAGGAAAGGAACAGACTTAATTCCCTCCTTACCGACAAGAAATAAAAACAATCCCAGGCATTAAGGACCTGGGATTTTTTATCTATAAACAACAGTCAGCCTTCCATCCTGATGTTCTTTTATGAACTTTTTAGCTTTTCTTATGCTTTCCGTAAAATATTCATCAATGACCCAGGTAGTGTGCTCGCCCATTTTTCCTTCAATTGCCAACCAATGAATATATCTCGTGTATTCTATTCTATACCACTTTTTAGTTCTCATAAGATTTTATTCTAAAGCTCTTTCCAAGTATAATCATATGCCAGTTCATCTTCGGTAGCCAGGCCATCCTTGTCCCCGATATAAAAGCAATCCAAATCAAAGGCCCTTGCCCGGTAAGAACCATACGTGCCACAAAATTCGTATGCACTTGAAATAAGGTTATGCAGTTCAATCATCTCGCTCTTGTCAAGTTTTATCTTGGCGGCAAGCGGAACGTCTTTACCAGTCTTTTCCTTTAGGAAGCCCCGCATTTTGTCTGTAAATACTACGAGCCGATAGAAATCCTTGGTAATCTTGTATTTCCCGTCTTTCCACTCTTCAAGACCGGATATTAGATTATAATCTAATTTAAAGCTCCCCATAAGAACTAAAGTTGCTTTTTCCTGATTTGAACAATGACTTCGTCACTCATTTTAAATTTATCAAGAATATCATCTGGCCAATCGAGAACCGTGGGCCCAACTATCCAGCCCACCTTTGTATTGAATGACGCTCCCTGCCCAGCTATCCACTCGGCGCCGGCTTTGAATATATTTTTAACTATTTCCGGCTTTAAAAAGTTTTTATTTTGTGTATCGGCATATTTCTCTGCTGCCTCATCAACATTATCCGGCAGTTTAGGAATCTGAGCATTACGCCACTCTGCTCCCTCCTTAAAAGATTCTCTCGCATAGGCGTGTTCAGAATAAGTACAATTATCTGCCGCCTCGTCAATGTTTGGGGAAAGTGAAGATTCAATAATTTCACCGAATTGCCCATCTAAAACCCTATGGCACATTTCGGCAATATCTTCAACTTTGTCTTGTGCGTATTCATCAGCCGTATAGTTCTCGTTGTTTATTACAAGGTCACATTTACGAATAATGAACTTTAACAAATCTTTTACGTCTTCTCTTGTCATAATCTTTACTTGTATTGTTTTCCGTAATCGTCTTCCACAACATAGACACCGTAGTTCTTGTGGTAGTCCTCGTTGAGTTCCTTGCACTTTTTCAGTGCGTCGCGGAGCGTATGGTTATCACTCCATATGCAATCATACGAACCGTCAAAATGATACCGAACGATTGTGTATATCGGGAGGTTAATTGGTTGTTTATTTTCCATATCTATATTAAATTTTCAAGGCAATATTTAATAGCCGCTTCACAGGCTTCTTCATAACTGTTAAACCAGTCCCATTGCATTTTACTTGGAATGGGAATTTCCTGTTTTTGAATGAATACTTCATATCCCCAATTTTTATCACTGCCTATTACAGTATTGATACCAATGAAAAGATTATGGGTTTTTCTCAACCACTTCATTGTCATTTGAAGTGTTGGGGCATGAATACACCCAATAAGCCCATCACTATAGTATATTGAAATTGGAGAGTCAAAAAATTTTATTTTTTCTGGCGTTTCAGATAAAGTATAATAGTAGCCAATAGTGTCTTCGTCAAATCCTTTCTTTTTCAAGAGTTTTGCCGTTTCAAAACTTACGTAATCTTCGGTAATCATAATTCTTTTATTTCCCTGATATAAGCATCAATTTTTTTTCTTGTAAGCCATATTGTGTTACTTTTTCCGCCTTTTGTACGGAAAGTTCTAAACGTGCCCACACTTGTACCTTTGTACCATCCTTCAGACTGTTCCTTTGAAACCTTTTTTCGGAACATAAGGAGGCGTTTTATGTTAGTTCCGAAATGTTTTTGGAAGTATTTGCGTTCGTAGTTATTCAATCCTACGGTATCATGTTTTTCGTACATTTTATTTCTTCTCCGTTATGTCTAGTTCTGGGTTTTTCCGGGTCTATCTTCCCACCCATATAATCATTAAGAATCTTTATTGCTTCTTCCTTATTCATATTACATTGAGTTTAGTTTGTTGATAAGTTTGTCTAACATGAGTCTCCCACCATTAAGGGTGTCCTCATTTTTCCACTCCTTTTTATAAGCTTGTTTGAGCCACGCCTTCTGTCCTTTTGCCCAATCCAGCAGAACGTCCTTACTGAGATAGCAAACATGATAAGGCAAACTTTCCGTCAATTCTTCTGCACTTATCTCATGCACATAAATCTTATCTGGTGCTTTCATTTAGTTTCCTCATTTCTTACGTTAAAGTCTTCACAATATTCGTGACCAAACACATGGACTATTGTCGTGTGCGGATTGGTGCATATACCCTCCGGCTCGGTGCCCTCTGAACCGCTTATCGTTGGCTCATAATACTTGCAATACAAACAATAATACTTACTCATTTCTTCCTTGCTTTAAGACCAAGTTCGTAGAAGTAATAAGCAATATTATTTAAAGTACCCCACCCAAAATCGCCATTTGGCTTATACCTTCTTGCCGCTTCCTCTAATTCCTTTTCCAAATCAACCTCTGGCTGTTCCTGCTGGAGAGAGGTAATGATAGAAAGGACATGATAGAGATTACCCTGCAAATTGTCATATCCGCTATCGATAAGAAACTGTATCTGCGTTTTCAGTTTATCTGCGTCAATATATTTGTTCATAACGTTACTTATCAAGCCATTTTAATGTTTCGTAATCCACTTGAATCAAGGCAGAAGATACGCCATTTCTGTAATCTAACGCAACCATAGACAATGTTCCGTTGGAATATTTCCTTCCCCTATCGACTTGAACATTTACTGCACAGTCGCGACCGATGTCCGTACGAATTTCCTGTAACCTCTCAATAAGCCCGTCGAGAGTCATTAATTTATTTTCCATTTTGATTCTTCTTATAAGCCCATTCTTCGACTAAAGTTTGTTCATCCCACGTACTTTCATCTTCGAAAGTATAAACCCATCCATCTTCTTCGTCAAACTCAACATTTACAATTTTACCGAGAAGATACTCTCCTTCTTCATTTGAAGTATTGATGTAATAGGCAAGAACATCACCGACATTCCACCTCGACTTTTTCCCATGGACATACTCGGTTGATAGATAGCCATATTCTGGTTGCTCATCCGGTTGTTCCTGCTGGATGGAGGTGATGAATCTCCTGATGTCTTTCAAGGCACATTTATATCCGTATTCTGCGTCCCCATCTTCAAAACCTTGTTCTTGAAGTATCCGCCTTTCTATCTCGGCAATCAGTTTTTCTGCGTCGATGTATTTCATAAACTAAAATTATTCTGGTACATAAGCCGGGCATGCGTCGGCCTCTTCCTTTGTTGCAAAAGCATTGTTTGGGGTTATTTTACCGGGGATGTTACACATTGGTCCCGCCTCCCCATCGTGATACATTTCAAGGTAGGACTGCTTACCCTCCTCAAGGAATACATAAACATCTACATGAGTGATTTTAACTTGCTTCGCCTCGTTGGTAACCAGGTTTTTTCTCCATACAGTATCGCCGGGGTTAAATTGCGTTTCTATTGTCAGTTTCATAGGCTAAAATAGTTTTAACAAATCGTTAAACAAATCCAGCAATACACCTTCATTTGCAACGGCATTTAATGCTTTCATTTGTTCCTTGCTGGGCTTCCAATTGGACTGGGGCGAAGAAAGTTTCTGGCAAGACTCAACAATACCTATAGCTTGTCGTAATCCGGCATCCTTGCCCATTTCCCACTCGTCGTAATCTCTATCAAGAATGGTTGGCATTAGATGCTTTCTTAACCTGGCAATCAGTTTATCTGTATCAATGTATTTGTTCATATTAGTCATAGATAAAGTAATCCTTAAACATACCCTGTTCCTTAAGTTGTCTCATTACGTCGTTAAAAATCTTTTTTTTAGATTTATAGTCCCTGTAATAGCTATCCGTATAGGCAAGACCTCGTTCCATTAACCCAATAAGCTTTCTTGCTTCTTTGGTTTCTAATTCAATCTGCTTCATATTCATAGTACAAAAATTTTCAATCTTTACAAATTTTTAACGTCGTAGCCTGTTTCATATAAGGTCTTAAGACTATCAATCTGTTCGGTCAGCTGTTCTATCTTTTCCTTGTTTTGTTTGTCGATAATTCTGATGCACCTGAGAGAAAATGCCAACGTAATGGTAATCAAAACCAAGCTGTAGGCGAAAACCCTCCAACTAATCAATTTGTTTTTCTCGCTGTCTTCCTTTCCACTACAGATAGAAGATGCCACCAGGTCACATACAATGGCAAGGATGGCCCCCATAACCAGACTAATAAGAATCCAAAGTGTATTACTCATAATCAAAAAATTAAATGTTCTTTACTATCATATGCAAAAACCGTGCCAAACTATTCTTGTACAATTTTACACATCCTCAGACCAGTCCCCATGGTTCCAACGCCATCCGCTCATCCAGTCGCCCGCCATGTATATCCCACGACCGACCTTCATGACACACCAGGCCAGCGCGAACCACGACACCACGAACGGAGCAAGCACATACCACAGAATCTTCTTCCACCACGGGCATGTTTTCAAAAAATCTTTTATTTCTTTGTTAGTCATATTCTGTTATTCCACTTTTCAATCATTTTCTCCTTAAGCCATTCGACATCATAACGAAATGCCGATTGTTCCATTGTCGCACCACACTCACACTTGATGGTTATTGACTTCTTGTTGAACGCCTCATTCCGCCCCTTAAGATACCAGTAAGGTTTTTTACCACAGAAAGGGCACGGTTTAAGCTCTTCCGGGTAGGTAATGTGGTTATGTATCTCGCTCATAATCATTTACTTAACGTATTTGTTGATGTTCTCGTTTGTATCCGCCAGCCACTGTTTGTGTTTCTCAAGGTCGCGATTGTACCTGTCTTGGTTTGTTTCACAGTATTTGCAACTTGGCCAATGTACGATTTCAACATCATATATACCAGACCCAATATACGAGTGATTGAAAATAAACTGGTGCGTATGCCCTTCAAATGTGAGCTCAATGAGTTTCGTGTCGTCCTCTAATGACTTCTCAGAACCCGGAACAAGGTTTTCCGCATCAAAATCGCAGGAACACAGCATCATAGCCGCCAATAACAAAATAAACTTTTTCATAACATTCTTTTAATATTTTCAGCCATACTATATGCAAAAACCGTGCCATATATCAGTTTCGTTTCCGTGATATATCATATTATTCCCAAATTACATCAATCGTTATTTTTCCTTCCACGTCATCCCACTTGCATTGCTTGCAGATGTTCGGGAAATCTTTGCTCGTCTCAGGATACCACTCAGAAAGTATGTTTCCAATCTCATACGGGTATATTTCTGCGGCGTGCATTGATAAACAGTTCATACTGCAGATAAACCAGGCTTGTTCTGTGTCCGGTTCATCATCAAATGTGAAAAACATAACACCACTCCGCACGTATGTCACCGTCAATTTTCTCCAACGCATTTTTTCACCATCGTAATGCCAGAATTTCCTGCCGACCTTGATGTATGCTTTAACCGCCTCGTCATGCTTGCAGAAAAGTTCATATAAACGCGTGGCAAACGTAGTGCGACTATAGTTTTTGTTTATGAAATCAAGTATTTGTTGCTCTATGTTATCCTTTTCCATATTAAATCAAGTTTTCAAGACAGTACTTAATAGCGGTTTCGCAGGCTTCTTTATAGGTAGAAAAACTGCATAATGATTCACCCATTTTTTGACTTGAATCATTCATAAGCCAAATAGACCACCACCATTTGTAGCTTGTTAAAGGGTCGATAACTATAAAAAGAAAATGTACTTCCCTCAACCATTTCATTGCCATTTGGAGAGTAGGACAAGTACATGTCATATCTTCTCTTAAATCGCTATTCCACCACTCATCACGCTTAAGATTCTTCAAATAACCTTCATGTGGCTTACAGTAGAACATCTCACAAACTTCGTTAAACCCCTTCTCCTTCAAAAGTTTAGCGATTTCAAAACTGACGTAATCTTCAGTAATCATAATTTTCTTTTTTATTTCCTTTCCACCAAGGACAACCGAGGCACATTTTATCAACCTCGTCCGGCTTCTTATTTTCATCCGTTTTTTTACCAGAACACCACATTGGACTGTCCCATGACCAATGCATACCACATTTTGCAACAGCCATATCTATTCAGTTTTAATACATTCCTTCTTTTGCTTCAAGAGCAAGCCCCATTGGAATAAGACCACGATAGTCAAAATGATTCTCAATTAACCACGTTATTAACTCTTCAGCATTTATCGCATTGGGTCTTAGTGATAGTTCTTCAATGTGAATGTTATAATAGCCGGATTCATCGTATGTCATACTTTCCATAGGACGGAGATAGGGCTTGCACTCTCGCACTACGACATTATCCGTATAATTTAGGGTTCCTGTTTTAATATCAACCTCACGTAATTCTATATTTGCACCATCATTTCTATGGTATATAACCCCGTAAGGTAACCTCGCAGAAAGGTCCTTTAATAGTAGTTCTTTTTCCTCTTGTGTCATATCTATATCAAGTTTTCAAGACAATACTTAATAGCTGCTTCACAGGCTTCTTCGTAAGAATCATATCCTGTCAGTGTGTCAATAAGTCCATTCTTTTTAATTTTACAAACATCGACATACCACCACAGTTCGTCATCAAGCCCCCAATCAAAAAGTAGCTCAATAGATAACCTATGCACTTCCCTTAACCATTTCATTACTATTTGAATGGAAACGTGGGGCGCCACCAGTGTCAATGTTTCAGAATCAAAAGGAAGTTCTGGGCTATATTCTTCGTTAGGAACAGTGTAACTATTGTTCTTCCGCCACTCATCTCTATCCTGCTCTGAATAAAATGGAGATTCAAGCCAATCAAACCCCTTATCTTTCAAGAGTTTAGCGGTTTCAAACGAAACATAATCTTCTGTAATCATATTCTCTAATCTTCTTTTTTCTTCAAGAAATCAAAATCATAATGCTTCCAATCTTTCAACTCGGTTTCCAACTTACTGAAATCCATACGGTGAGCACCAGTTTCCGCTACAATCTTTATGAGCGACTCGACGGCTTCATTATTCACATCCAGAAGAATAGTGCTAACCAAGATACAAAACTGGAAGAACAAGAACCTTTGAACTTCTCCGGGGTAATCCACCATCCTATGGCGACCACCGCCTACAAGCATTATATCGCCCATCAAGCAATTTGCTCCATCGACGGGAACCTTCCGTTCGTACTGTTTTCCATTCACATCGGTACGGAAATAAAGCATGAATTTAGGATACAACGAATCAACACTCGCAATTTTAACAACCACTATATCAAAGTGGAAATCATTACGCGGACGCTCATCGCAAATATGGGCGACGACCGATTCCCTTGCCTTTTCTTCCATTTCGTGGAGCATCTTAATAGACTCGTCCGTAGGTGCCCTGTGCTCATGGACGTTAATCGTATCAGGGAAATGGACGCTATGGTCCTCATGTACATGTGTAGTATTAAACATTTTGATGAATTATTTTACTTGAATATAACTAAATCAAATTTTCAAGGCAATACTTTATAGTCGCTTCAGCTGCTTCTTCGTAAGTGTTGAACTCCATTTCACCAAATGGATTTTTATATTCACCAGATTTACTGGAGAATCTGCACACGGACGGTGCGAAAAAGTAGTACTGATTATTATCAACGTCAAAACCCATCTCGACAGATATGTGGATTTTATGCACTTCCCTCAACCACTTCATTGCCATTTGAATAGAACAAACTTCTATAATCTCATCACCTATATTATAGTAGTATCCCTGTCCAGGGTTGCGTCTTAAAAACTCCCCATTAATAAACACCCCTCTAAAAGAATCATATGGTACAACAAACCCCTTTTCCTTAAGGAGTTTCGCTGTATCAAAACTAACATAATCTTCTGTAATCATAATCAAATCAATTTCTCCAAACAATATTTTATTGCTGCCTCACAAGCTTCTTCATAAGATGTTTTAGATAATCTTTTATCCCATCCCTGTATATTTGCGCCAGTTGTGCGATAAAGATATCCAATATAATTTCCATTATTTTCAATTGCCATTGTAATATGAATGTTATGCACTTCCCTCAACCATTTCATTGCCATTTGAAGGGTCGGACAAAGAAACTCATCTGTTTGAATACATGACAACAAATCATGCGAAAATATCATAGGATTCTCAAAATCTTCAGTGTAGTAACTTTTTGTAGTCGGTTCATCAAACCCCTTCTCTTTAAGGAGTTTAGCAGTTTCAAAAGAGACATAATCTTCGGTAATCATATTTTATCATTCAAATATTTAATAAATCTTTCTATAATATAATTCGACATATCATCAGGGTGTTCAAATCCTTTCTTCTTCAACTCATTTTTCAATTCCGAGTCTGTGTCTGCCCATAATCCCCATTCATTTCTAATCCATCTACCCATTGAGTTATGCACAGAAATTGCGCCGTTTTCGAGAAGGTAATCCCTGTCTTCTTTTGAAACTACCTTAGCCAAGATTTTGACTGCTTCATCAACGGTTTTTGGGGTGGGAATCTTGTATTCTTCTTTATTATACATCCCTTCTTTAGCTTCAAGTGCGAGCCCCATAGGTATTAAACCACGGTAGTCAAATTGACGAGCATTGAGCCAATCAGAAATTTCTGCAATGGCTGATTCTCTTCCGACTTCAGCAAATGCTACTCGTTGTAGCTCTTGATTTCTGAAATCAAAGTATTCATTTCTTTCCTCCTCAGTCATGGAAGACATTGGACGGAGATATGGCTTTAATACAATATTATCATTGACAAAATCACTGATGATATTAGTATTAAGTATTTTTTTTACTGTAACGTTACGCACTTGATTAACAGGCATGCTTATACCGTTATTCATTGGTTTTAGTTCCCTGACTACACCTTTTTTGGTAATACTGCATTTTACCTTATAAGGCAACCTTGCACAAAGGTCCTTGAGCAATATCTGTTTTTCTTCCTGTGTCATATTTTATGATTTTCAATGTCTTCAATTAACTTTTTAGCCATAGTTTTTATACTATAATCAGCATGCTCATCTAATTTTATCGCTATAGGCAAACCTATTATAAAAACCAAAGCAAACAATATTGGTAAGAAGTTCGTAATCATCTTATTAACTTTTATACATATCTTCAGGTGCTTCGAGAGCGAGCCCCATAAGAATTAAACCTCGATAATCAAAGTGGTGAGCATTGAGCCAATCAAATACAAGTATTACTACATCAGATGGAACTTCTGATAAGTAGAAATCAAGACATTTATATGTTCCATTTTGGAATGAAGCCAAATCAAGTTGTTCATATTTCAAACCACTATATTCTTTTAGTTTTTCAAATTCTTCCTCAGTCATACTTGACATTGGACGGAGATAAGGTTTAATGGTTTCTAAAAAACCCGTATAATGTACATCATCGGTAACTCTTCTATAATCTTCGCCGCCAACACTTTTATATGTTTCCAACATCAGAAATAAATCATCAGAAACTCTACCAAACAGTGTATGTACTTGAGGCTCTGAATAACTTGTATTTTCTATTTTAACCCCATACGGCAACCTTGCACAAAGGTCTTTAAGCAATAGTTCTTTCTCTTCCTGTGTCATACTTTAATCTCTTTCATAAAAAGTTTCTACTCTTCCGCACAAACTGCATTCTTGAAAGCCCCCGCTGTGCCATGTCTAGGTCTTATACCACTTATGGTTACATCTCTTTTGTTCATCCGTAAGAGGCTGCTTTTCTAATTCCTCCGCCTTTACGTATTCATTAAAAAGTTCTTTTTCTTCCTGTGTCATAATAGATTGTACTTTTTACAGAACCCATTAAGGGTTACATTATTATCCTCAATGTCTTCTAATTTGTCACCATTTTCATCCAATGCGAAGTAATAAACATCGTAGCCGTAGTACTCCTCGAAGAACTCCTGCCAGTCAATCTCTGTGGTGTTTTCTTCAATGTAGTTACTGAGCTGGTTTTCCATATCTTCATCGCCCCATTGATGGATGACGAAATCGATGAAATTCTTGTATCTTTTTTCGGTTACTTCGCTGTACTGATAAGCATCAATAACCGCCGCGTAAAAGTTCTTTTTTCCCATATCTACCAATCGTATTCGTCTAATACCTCAACATTCGTGATTTCCATATCATCCCTATAATTGGCATCTACGATAGTGTCGAATGGGTAATTACATTCATAATCATCTGGAACCTCAATGGTAACCTTTAATTCAATGCATTTCATATACTAATTCCATCATTATGTCTTTTTTCAATCCATTCATCAAGTGTCATTTTCTGTTCGCGGTCTCCACGCTTCCTGTTGTAGTAATCCGGGCAATAGCAATCTCCATCAACAAAAGTGTAATCAAGATGGATATCGTTTCCTCCGTTATGCATATAGCATTTCCCGTTACCGAGTTTTTCAACAAGACCGCGGTTGGTAGTAATCCAATGCCTACCTTTCATTGCCTTGTACCACCAACAGTTTATGCAGCGTCCGTGATTCATATATTTTAAATGCTTACGGTTGTGGTGTCGGTTTGCGGCATAGGTTCCTCAAGCACTTCAATCCTGGTTTTCAGTTCTTTTATTTGTTTGTCATAGCTATAACAGGCCCGACCGAGCATCAAAGCCAGTGACAAGTAGATGGTCAAGCCGAATACATACAACCAAACACTAACTCTATTCTTCGCCTTTTCCTTGGTATCGTAGTCGGTTTCTCTCGAACATTTCTTAACATTGTCGGCAACAATATCGGGGACAATACTCATAACGATGCCAAAAACGACCAAAATAATAAAATACAGTACCATTACTCTCCTACGTTAATAAGTTTCTCAATATATTCTCTTCCTTCTCCCTTGAAAATAGGGATGTTATAATCCACAACCCAGTGTCCTTCCTCGTCCTTGATGCAGCACATTCCTCTCTGCTGTTTGGTGGGGAGGTTGTTCCATAGAATACCGGTTTTTTCTTTAACCATTGTGATAATATCATCGGTACTCTTTTTGTGGAGTTCCTTGTGCGAAAAATGTGCCTGACCGAGTGCCTGGATGGAATTACGGATAGCGTCTTGTTGTCTCCAGAGCACACAATTTGTGACTTCCTCTTTCGGTACGTTGAAAGCTCGACAATCGAAGAAGACGCCCTTGCTCAATGCCTTGTCATAAACCTCCGGATTTCTCTCATTTGACAAAAACTTAAAGCTGCCCATGGCTTCGATAAACTTCCAGGTAGCCATTGAAGCCGCGACCGATACCATCTTCTGGATACTGTTGTTGAACCAAGAACTGGTATTAAGTTCCTGATAATCAACAAGAACCAGCGTAATCTCGTCGCTTTGCGTATAGCCGAGGACACACCCCTGGATATTCTCACAAAGGTATCTCATCGTCATTTCCATGGACTTGGCAAAAATCTTGTCGTATGGCTTGGCAAATCCCTTGGTAAAAGTGTGGAATGCCCTGCCGTCAAGCCTTAATATAACCGGCATTCTGCTGATGAGGTGGTTTCTTGTGATATTCTCGTATCCCTTCATGCGGTCACCGAGACTTGTCTTATCTGTCGCCATTATTTTGTTATCTTTATAGTTTTATCGTAAAACGTCTCTTTCTTAACGGAAATACTGATAGATTCAAATGCCGGGTCTTCCAACAATTCGTCCAAGCCAATTCCGTTCGTGTCCTTGTAGTGCTCTTTGAAATGGGTGAGAACCAGGTCATAAAGTTCGTCATCACTCTTTTCACTGTCTTCACCCTCCAAGTTCAAATACCCGCTATAATTGAAATAAGGGAAGTGTGCCCCGTCATCTTTGCAGCGAATGCATACATTATAGATGATAATCACGTGATTTCTGTAATTGATGGTGGTGTATTCAATATTCATAATACAAAGTTTTTAAGTTTCTGTATAGAATATTACAAAAACCGTGCCAAACTATATGGAAAACCTTAGGCGAGACCGATTTCCTTCGCCTTTTTCTTGACAAATGCCTCGGCCTCGTCAAAGTTGTTTCCAATCACACCGTCCAGAATTGCTTCCTTCACGGCATCTTTCAGCACAGCGATAGTCTTGGACGGCTTAAGGTGGAATGTCTCCATGATATAGTCGCCAGTAATCGGGTTTTTAAAGTTCCGGATTGCGTCTTTCTCTTCAACCTCAGCAATATGTTTCTCAATTATGATGAGGTTGTTGTAGATTCTCGTTCGCTTCTCTTCATACTTGGTAGTCACATCGCACTTTGCCAGAATGAGCAGGTCGTCGATATCGTCTCCGGCATCGAAAAGGAGCCTGCGAATTGCACTATCGGTAACCCCCTCCTCAGCAAGTGTAGTAGGACGCATATGCATATCGACCAGCTTTCTCACATGTTCCGCCATGTCCATAGGAAGGTGAAGCCTGCGGAATATACCTTCAATCATCTTGGCACCTGCAGGGGCGTGACTTTCAAAAGTCCAACCGCGTTTTTCATCGTATTTCTTGGTCACGGCCTTACCGATATCATGGAGAAGGGCGGCCCAACGAAGTGTCAAGCTGTCAGACATTCCGGCAACATTGTCCAGGACCCTCATAGTGTGGTCAAAAATGTCCTTGTGACCCTTATCTCCGGGCATACGTAGGTTATCTACTTCCGGCAAAATAAATGGCAATAAACCGGTTTCTTTGAGCAATATGAAACCCTGTGACGGTTTCTTTGAGACCAGTATTTTGTTCAGTTCCTCGGTGATACGCTCCCCGGAAAGAGTCTTTATTTCTTCCTTGCACTCTTTTATTGCCTCAAATGTCGGTGTAGCAATGTGGAACTCCTTACCTGGACGAGACAGTTTGCAACGGAAGCGGATACAGCGAAGCATACGTAAAGCATCTTCCGTAAATCTGTCTTTCGGCTCGCCAACGCATCTTATAATTCCATCCTGTAAATCGTTTAGACCACCAAATAAATCAACCAATTCACCAAAATCTGCATCATTGACACTTATACACATTGCGTTGATGGTAAAATCTCTTCTCTTCAAATCATCTTCGAGCGTCCCGTCAAACACAAACGGTTTTCTGGACCCCCTCTTATAGACTTCTTTCCTGGCGCCAACGAACTCCACCTTCTGGTCTCCGTATTTCACCATAGCCGTGCCAAAGTTCTCATACACAGTGAGTTCGCCATTGGTCAATTTTGAAAACTCCTTGGCGGCCTTGATACCGTCACCAACACACAGGAAGTCAATGTCATCGTTGTCAATGCCGAGAACAAGGTCCCTGACAAATCCACCTACAACATATATCTTGGCTCCGGTAATCTTGGCGGCACTGGAAGCCAGCAGGAAAACCGGGCACTTAATCAATTCGTCTTTATAGTTCATTCTTGCCATATTATTCTACACTTAGTCAATTTTTTCATCAATGAACTGTTTCCAAATCTCAGCTTTTTTATAGTATTTTTTAGATACTTCACCATAACTCTCAGCAGCAGAACCGATTTTCTTCCAATATTTATCTTCAGACAATCTTTTGAAATCATCGCCTTTTTTCATACAGTCATTATACATATCTTTTGCTAAAGCTTGAAGTGGAGATTCTTTATTAGCATCAAATCTATCAAGTATTTGTGAGATGAGATATACTTTATCCGCATTACTAAAACTTGTAATTTTTTTAATAAGTTCTTCTAAATCAAGAGTTACGGAAACTTTATCAAATACAACTACATCCATAATTTAGTCCTCCTCTTCTGGAATAATAGTTTCAGCGCCGTGGTCGAATCTATCAAACCGGCTCCAAGATTCTTCATCATCATAATAAAACCCGGTTAGTTCATACATTCTTTCAATCTGAGCCGTTGTGGGCCGCGGGCAACGGTCTTCATAACCAATTGAATGCTCACAACTCCATCTATCAATAGTAGTCGTAAATCTTACCCAACCACGTCTTTCGAGGGTTTCAGTAAAAGACTGATAAAAACCTCGTTCCTCCCAAGTTTCAAATCCAATAGGGGTAGTTCCATTCATAGGAAACTCATCCCTTAAAAGAAACTCGGCAGCGTCATCGTGCCTAAATTGTGGCACATAATATACATTCCCATAAGGGTCCATCCAACAATCTCTCATAATCCTTTACAAATTAAGCATCTCACATAGTTTTGATTTTTGCAAACCGTCACCAGCTTTAATTTCGGCAGCGTTCTCCACCAATCAAATATCATCATGGTCAGCTATCTCTCCATTATAAAGCTTTTCCCAACTTGGAAGCAGTTCTCGAACCTTTTCAAGTGCCTCTTTTTCTCCGCCGGTATATTCCTGGTACTGAACCAAGTTCCATAAAATCTTGTGTATCAGTCCCTTGGTTTCATTGTGGATTTTCGCCACCCTACTATTTTTCTCCCACCATTTGTATTCCCTGACAAATATGTCCTCGGCGGTTCCTTCATATGCCCTGCAAGCACCAAGCCAGTCGCACACCATTTCAACAACGTATTTAAACGGCATCTTGTGGGGAACTCCTCCATCGTTAAGTTTGTCAATCCAATATTCATAGTGATGTTTGTTAATTCCACGGTGATGCAGCCACGCGTACGAAATGCCGGTTTTCTCCTTCGCAACGAGAATAGGAGAACGTTTTCCGGTCCAATACCTCACGCTTTCAAAAAATTCGGTCGGCGAAAACTTTGACATATCATGTACAAGCCCGCGCCAGGTATAACCGAGCCTGGAAGTGTAATAAAACACCCATCTCTTATGCGTAAGCACGGTTTTCAAGTGCCCGAAAAACTTTTTGATATAAGTCATTGCCTAGTTTTTAATTTGAAGAATATTGACCGGTTTAGTGAATGTTCCGTTAGTACAAACAATGCCTTCGGCTTCACCATTTTCAATCAAAGTCATAAGTTTTGATATCGTACAATATGCCTTTCTCATTCCATGCATTGTGTCACACAGGGTCCTTGCGTCGCCAGGATTCATACCACACGCTTTTTCGACAAGGTCCTTGAGGGTTTCCCAGTTCTGCTTGTAATTTTCTTCCATAATCCTAAATCTTATTTTTCCTTATAATAAAACCAGTTCTTCTTAATTTCGTCTCGTATGGCTTGACGATGCTCCGCCGGAAACATGATACTATAATCGTCAATGAACGGTCTCCATTTTCCATTATAAAGCCCAAGTTCTGTCATCTTTGGAATAAGGTATGTATCAACGAATTCCATTGCCATCTTATAGTTCGTAATATGTGCCGGAAGTCTTTCGTCACCATAGTAAAACATCTTGGTTCTCCAGGCCCTTGCAAGTTGAAAACCTTTGTAAATGCAAATCATTTGATAACTCATAATTTTTTTTACTTTTCTTTTCTATCTATTGCTTTGTTCATCACCCATCTTACCCATTTTGGTTCATCATTTCCCCACAAATCAAGCACAATTGGAAGCCAAGCCCAAGGCAAAATGAATAAGACAAAAACAAATTCCCAAAACAACATACTAATTAATTTCATATCTTATCTCTATCAAATATCGTGCCAAACTGAAAAAAAAATAAGCGGGGGATGTTAAAAATATCCTCCGCCACAAAATATCTGCATAAACTTAGAATGAAAGATGTTCGGCCACAGCAAACTTTTTCATCTTTTCAATGGCCCCGTTCTTTAACTGTCTAGCCCTTTCACTTGACATTCCCAGTTCCTCTGCAATCTCTGCATTGGTGTATTCCTTGTTGTACCCGATACCGAAAGACATTTTAATGACGGTCTGTTCCCTTTCAGTAAGTGAGGATATAAGGGCTCCGCTTACAGCTGAGTTGAAATCATCGTCCATCACCGGGAGATAATCATTATCAACGGCGGTCTTTTCAGTAAAGTATGGGGTGTTTTCAAAGGCCCTGGCATCTTCATCATCAAAGCAAGTGTTGATGGAAGTTGTGGATATGTCGAGAAGGTCTGTTTTGTCCTTGATTTTAAGACCATATTCCGCCTCAAGGATAGCGGCAATCTCATCTACGTCCGGGTAGCGGTTGTTATCAGCGTAGAACTTTTCCTTAATCTTGGAAAGCTTATAAACGGTTTTCGTGTTGTTTGTCTTGCGAATCAGCAAGTTGTCATTGTTCAAGTAGGCATTGATTTCCCTTCTTATATACCAGATTGCATACGAAAGAAAACGATTACCCTTGGAGGCGTCAAAGGTGTCAAGGGCCTGCATAAGACCGATATTACCTTCATTGACAAGGTCGAGTACGTTATCGTCATTACCATATCTTTTGGCTACGGCATAAACAAAACGTTGATTTGCGGCGATAAGGTGATTCCTGGCATCAATGTCTCCATTCCTCATCTTTTTTATAAGGTCGGCTTCTTCGGCGGCAGTAAGAACTTTATACTTGTTGATTTCTTTGAGATACACACTGATTGAGTGGTCAGCATTAATAAATCCAGTTTTCTTTTCTTTTAAATTCATATCTTATATAAGTTTTGTAATATATTCTAATCAAGTCCTGCTATAAAGTCAAGCATTATTGGGAAAGCTTTAATCAAGGATAAACATATTTTTTAAGGAGACACTTTTAATGTCACCATAGCCGTTTTCTTCCTTTGTCTTATATTTTTCCAGCCAAGTTTTCATTTTCTGGGCCCGGTTTAAAGATGTGAATATACCATTAACCTCGGGCTCAGCGTTTTCGTATTCGGTAAAAACCACAAACACACCGGAATTCTGGTTTTTATAGTTCGATTTTTCTGTTCCGCCATCAAGTTCTATATAATCTTTACTATCTACCCATGCGTTGTGGATACTAAGGTGCTCGTAACCAACCTCAGCTTCCGGGGCCTGTTTAAGGATTTCAATTAATTCTTTTGCTTTCATCACTTGTAGATTTTTACTTGTTCGTTTGCGAGAGCGGTGTTAAGCCTGGCAGAAAGAACGTTAAAAGCCAGTTCAGTTGTTCGAACATCAACAATATCTTCTACATTATTTGAATAGTTTGGAGATACATTATCAGGTTCAACCACCTGAGAAAGAATAGAATATTCAATTTTCCTTTTCATTGCTTCAAGAGGGGAGAAAACATACTGATAGCAAACTACAATCTTGTTCCATGCGGTTACACCAAGATGGAGGAAGTAAAGGCTGCCATTATATTTAATGGTCTTAGGAAGTGAATCGATATTAATCATAATTATTCTGGGTATGTGTTATTAACGGTTAAATGCTGATTAAAGTGGTTTTGTTTATCTATTCTCTATGGCTTCGGCAATACCGTCTTCCATTTTCTTCAACTCATTACTTATCTTCTCTTCAGTGAAGCCAAAGAACGTCATTTCGTAAAGGCAACCGGCGACGATGTCCTCCTTGCTAAAATTATTCAATGACTCCTGGGTGATGAACATAGAAACCCAATCAGCCCATGGGCAGAACTCCATACCATATCTCACATTGTCATTTTTGGGTTTGGTACCGTATATGTCAAGGCATTTACCATCATCCAACGGGTACTGTGTCAATTCAGCAGCAATGAACGAATTGTTGAGGTTATGGCTTTTCTTCGGTGTCAAAGTGAGAAGCATATTGAACACCGATTCATAGCCGGATTTGTTTCTTTCCTCACCCGGATACCACTTGCAAAGACACTCAAACACCGGTTCAAACTCAACGTCTTTCAATATGGAAGCAAGAGTAGTGGTTTCAATTTCAGCCACACGAGGACACTTGGCGATATCTGCGAGCGAACATTTAGCCACGTTGCAAATATCATTGTGCTTCAAGAACTTGCACCACTTACTCTCTATTTTGCAAAACTTTTTTCCCATATTTATTCTTGTGCGAACGGCATCTTGCTTATAACCTCACCTTCGAGTGTCAGGACCACATACAATTTGTCATAACCCTCGTATTTCCAGTTAATTTTGAGGTTTTCTTTCAAATATTGTTTCAGTTCTTTCTTATCCATATATGTAATATTGTTACAAAAACCGTGCCAAACTACATGTTAAGCCCGTAATATTTGGCACGGCAATAAATGGTAAGGTCATTGACGAAATCCTTATCAACCTCGTCCGGCAGATTGCTCTTAGGAAGATTTTCATTTACATCAGCAAGAAGTTTCTCCGCATAGTCAATAAGATACTCGTAAGTATAATCACCATTTTTGATACCCATAAGGAAATCACGGTCATCAGTTCTCCAGAGATTGAAACCCTTACCCTCGGAGATTTCCTTGGCCATAGTGAGAAGACGTATGCAATGGCACATGTTCTTCTGGTTATAACCAGCCTCAACCGCCTTGGAATAACGCTTCTGGTTACGCTTCTCAACCCACTCCTGATACTCCTTATACTCACGGCAATGGCATGTATAGGCGTCCTTGTTATAAGTCATGAAGCAAATAGGAACCTCACCCTTTGGAATCGAGGACAGACGCACCTCATTGGATTTCTCAATATCTTCCGGATAAACGATACCGGAATAGTGGAAGAATTCTTTATTGTCAATCCTATATTCAATCTTACGGAGAGTATATTCATAATCACCGCCATGATACCAATTTTTCAGGATACTATACCTATCAAGAGCACTATCAATCCCTTCAAACTTAAAGTATGCAGCGAAGTCATAATAAACTCCATACACATCTTTCATATTCGGGATACTAACAAGGCCACAATATCTCTGGTCAAGATTATGCTCTTTAAGCCATTCCTTAATCGGCTGGCTTCCCTGGTTCTTAAAGGTGTAGCAGAAATCCAGCACGTCCTTACGCTCGGTTACCGGATTCACAATCTTCTTCCCGAGACCACGAGCCTTCTTAATCTGGTTGAAAGCGTAACCGGAAAGGGACTTGACAACCTCTTTGGAAACGAACTTGTCCCTGTTTTTAAGAACTTCACGAATTACCGGATGAACATCCCCGACAGTAAGTCCGTCTGGCACAAAGAGACTCTCCAGTGCATTCGGGTTACCTTTACTGAGAAGGGTCATCCACTTGCCGAACTCATGATATGTCTCGTCATGCTTCTCGTCGGAAACCTCCTCCTGGTAGTCTGCACCAAGACCGATGAGTGTAGCCAACGGAGCAAAATATACACCGTGATAGTCGATATCGCTGTCTGGACCGTCGAGATTCTGACTATGACTGCCAGCAACATACTTGTAACCAATAAGGCCTTTCTCCTCAATATCTTTAATCGTCATAATAAATCTTATTTAAATCTAATACCTTGTTTTTCAAGGGCTTCTTTGTTTTTAGCGACAAGGACCCAGTTTTTATATATTTCCTGGTACTGACGTTCATGCTCCGGACAACAGGCATTAATTGTTGAACTCTTTTTGACAAAAATCGTTTCGCAACCCGGTATGCAGCAAATGTGTGATGAACCAATCTGGTCGTCCTCGCATATCTGGTGGGCTCTTACTATATAGGAGGCGTCATTGCGAGGGGATTCAGAGTCTTCAATGTAGGTTTTAACTCCGCCTACAAAGCAATGAATAATAAATACAAGAGCAATAATCCCCAAGCCAACACCAATACCAATTTTTACAAAAAGATTAACAATCCGGAAAATCATAATAAAAATAATTTAATGTTTCTGGTATAGTATATTACAAAAACCGTGCCAAACTTACTTTGCATCCGGATGTTTTGCCTTAAAAGCCTCAACTGCAGCATGCACATCTTCACGGTTGTCGTAATAGCCCTCATCTCCAACCAGATAGCAAAGAGCCCCATGCATGAAAGGGAAAAGCTCGGTCTGGAAAAGCATCGTGTAGGCAAATGAAACCGCCATAGAACCGGAATTTCCACTGTGCCCATCGTTCCACTTATCATAGCCAGCCTTCTTTATCCCATCAACGAATTCAAAAGCATCCTTACCATCGCCGAAAGTGTCCCACATTTCCAGTTCTTTACCTGGATAAGTGCCCAAAAACCAATATGCAATGTTTTCAGCCTCGTTAATTACACTCATCTCATAGTTGTACAGTGGAGAAGGGGCAGAGGGACGTTTTTCCCAAAGAGCCTGGATTTCCGGGTCCCTTTCGTTCTTAAGTTCCCAATTATCGCACTCTCTATCCCAGCACGCTTTAAGATATTCATCATCGTTTTCGTAACCAAGTTCCTTGCACCTTGCCTGAAGCCTGGGATTATATACCTCTTCCCATTCCCGCATCTTGTCCTCATACCTCACCCGTTCAATTTCCGGCTCTTCCTCAAACGTGTATCCCAGGGCTTTGAACCACAATTTGTTAAACCTTTCAATACGCGCCTTTATGGCGTCTTTAATCTCTTCTTTTGTTGTCATATTTTTAATCTTTAAGTTTTGTTTGTATATTCTACAAAAACCGTACCAGATTAGAACATTTTGTCTTCATCTGGCAAGTTTTTCCAATAATGATAATCGGTACATTGGTGATAGTATTCCAGTATCTCTTTCTGTTTTTCGGTCGGTTCTAGTGCCTCGCGTGCCTCTGTGAATTCCTTCCCAAATGACCAATATTCTTCACTTCTTGGGTACAAAAGGTAGTTTCCGGTTTGAAGGTCGCAACCGAATTGAGAAATGAATTCTTTTTCCTTTTCTGTCAGTATGCTATTCTTCATCTTTTTTTGTCAAGTACTTTTTAGATAGCGTTTTGATTTGTTTCAACATTTTTTCAAGGGCGGACATAAACTCTTCTTCGTCAATAACTTGAATCGAGTCAATCATTTTTTCAAACTCTTCTTTTTCGGAAGAAAATATGTCAAATTCATACATATAGCTCCAGTTCCAATCCGTGGCGTCATAATATCCGGTAAATTCACCCCCGAACCCAAACCCACGGATTCTGCAGTTATAATCAAAGTTTTCATATCTAAACGAGTCATCTACCCAATTAACATGTACGTAATGGGTATATCCATCTTCTTCGTACTTTATGAATTGTCCCTTCAGCCCAACTGGTAATGCCTGCTGCCGCTTTAGATTGTGTAATTTTTTTCTTAGGTCAATTGCCTTTTCCCAAGCGGCATCATATTCTTTTTCAAGTGCTTCTATTTCAGAAACATCTACTTTCTTTACATACTTTCCCATTTCTTGTCTTTTTGATATTTTCCAAACAACCCGAAAGTACACATTGAAGCAAAGATAGGCTTGTTAAGGTTGTATTGTTTGATAAGTTCTTTTGGCGTTACATCCATCTTTCCGTCCGTAATCTCCTCACCACAAACAGTTTCAACTACATAATCAATCTCACTTCTACCAATACAACAGGCAACCGACACTTTGACCGCCTGATTCGTTTCCTTTGCATATTTCCTTGCCATCTCCCTTGCGAAAAGATTCAGTGTGAGGTCTGCCTTTGAACCATCCTTAGTCCATGGGGAACCGCCTCCGACATGCAGCTCACCGCCATAAAAATCAACGACGAGCTTCCTACCGGTAATACCACAATCGGCAATCGGACCGTGCATCACATAGTTTCCGGTTCCATTCAAAATAATATCGGGGTGCAGCGAAGAATCGGTTTTCAATGTATCGTACCAGTTGAAGATACTTTCCATAACTTGTGCATATTCCCCGTCATTTCTACAAGGTACTGCGGCGATAATTTTCTCAATCAGCCCATCCTTATCAAGAATGATTTCCGTCTTTATGTCTATACCACCGATGCCTTTGTCCTTTGCCTGCGTATAAAGCATATGGCACAGGTCTTTAGCCAATGAGTGAGAACGGGGGGTCATATATTCCTCATCTGGTTCAGCATAGCCAAAGAATATACCCTGGTCCCCCCATCCGTCCTTATTTACTCCTTGGCTGATATCAGGACTTTGCTTTGTTATGTCTGTCTTTATTGTGATGAAACTTGGGTTTATGACGTTATGTCTGCCCCAAGCTTTCCAATATTCCTCAGTGTATCCGATTTGCTTTATTGCGTCACTAACAAAACAGACATATTGTTCGTCTGTAAAATCTGCTGTGCTCGTAATTTCCCCCGCCAGATGGACCATATTTCCCTTAATCATAACCTCAACGGCATATCTAACATTCGGGTCCAGTTCAAGGTATCTGTCAAGGATGTACTCACTGATGTAGTCCGCTACCTTATCCGGATGCCCTGGACTTACATATTCACTAAATTTTCTTGTCATTATAAAAAATTATTTCTATCCTTAATATACAAAAAAATAACCGGATTCCAAAACCCGGTTACTCTTCAACGACAATTTGATACTTCAGCTTCGGTATTTCTATCGGCTCAACTTCCGCTATTCCCTTATTATACATAAATCCCCACATAACACTGTTGCAATATGCTTTATTTTTCTCTATCCTTTCATTAATATATGTGGCCTCGTCGACGATTTTGCTAATAGTTTGCGGCGACATACTATCAGAAACGGAATAGATGAGTTCTTGTTGGTAATTCCTGTCGTTCTCAAAGGAAATAGCGTCAGAATGTTTTGTTCCGAGTTCTATACTGGTAATCATAAAAGGCACCGTGAATAACACAGCGAAAACGCACCCGATAGAAACGGCACAGTCATTATCCTTTTTGATGCCGATACATAAAAGGGTCCAGGCCCCAATCATTAAAATAGCAAGTAAAATATAACCAATCATATTAAAAAATTTTTAAAATTACATATATTCCCCAATCCTCTGGCACACAGTATATTCGTACCCATCCTTACCCTTTTCTTTCCCAAGTCCAGTAACGTGAATGCTTGCGTCAGTTGCCGGAGTCCATTCCCCATACTTTGCGGAAACCTGGAGGTCATCAGCACTGAAACCAACGGAATAGATATCGCTAAGACCCCTCTCGTTGATGAAGTCAATAGTGGTCTGGACGAGGATTTCAAGGAGCTCTTTCATATCCTTCTCGGTTGTTATTGGGTCCTTGTAGTCATCATAATCGCGATACCAGCCCCAGGTTTCTTGTTGGAACACCTTTTTTGCAGCATCGTCCAAACTCTCATAGCCGCGAATTACGGATTTCAAATCGTCCGGAAGGGCTTCAATCCTCTGCTCCCGTATTTTAAGACCCTGACGCTTTCTCTCGACCATTTCTTCATTACTCAAACGCCTGAGTTTTCCTTTTCTCTTCTGGTGGTGCTTCTTAGCCTCTTCCCTACGTTTCATCTTGGCGCCTTTCAGTTTGAGGAGGATTTCATCAACCTTGGTTCTGTGCTCATAATAAGCCTCGGAGTTTTCAAAACGAGACATTTCCTCGTCAAGTTCCTTATTGATTTCCTTTTCCTCGTCCGACTCCTTAAAGAGCCAGTCATAATAAGTCATTTCTTCTTCCATAATATGTGTTCGTTTTCATACCAATCAGCAAACCGTTCCAATGAATCAAAACGTTGCATGTCAAGGCAGTTTGTTTCAAAAAACCATAGGTCTTCAAGATTAACGTCCAAATTGTATGGCGCATTTATAAGAACACCATGCTCGGCGTTGCACCCTTTAAAGTTCCACCAATTGTCATCAATCATCCAGTCTAAGTGTAGGAGGGTCTTGTTCTTAAGAAAACAGAGTCCGTCCGGGTGTATTCCATTGTCATTCAGCCAGTTAAGGGTATCAAGCTTATTCTGGAATGACTTCTGGTAGGTAACGATGATTACTTGCCCGTATTTCTGCAATGTCTCGATGGCTTTCTTCATCCCTGGAAGTGCCGGAGACTTGAGGAACAACTCATGACTATGTTCCTGGAAAAACCACTTGGATGCCGTCTCCCCAGTAAATTCCATTACCTTCGGGAACGATACATCCACATCAAAATCCTTCACATCATCCCTAGTCATATTCTCCCCGAAATTTTCATTGTAGAGAGACACCATTCCGTCAAGTAATGAGCGAAGCACCTCGTCGCAGTCAATACCGAAAGTGATTATTCCGTCAAATTTTTCATTGGTTTTCATAAATCAATCTCTTAACTTGGAAGTTTGCAACTTGCCGGTCCGTACATCATAATAAAACCCCGGGAAACGTTCATCCGTCAGTCCGCTATCAATAAGAATGTCCCGGATTCGACACCAAGGGCATTCCTGGAACATTTTTATGATGGTGTTGGCTTCTTCTTCCGTGGGGACTCTGCCGTCCTTTAATCTATTTTCTTGCCAAGCACCCCAATCAAACTTTTTAGTTTTCATCAGTAATCAAAATTAAATTGTTCGTCCAATCGTAAGTCTTCATGCGTTCCAATATACTTCTCCATCCACTCTTCATATGGATAGGCTTCCCTTATAATGAGCTTCGGAGTACCGGAATAGGCCGCTTCATAGTGAGGCCCGTAAGATTTATCTTGTATAAGGTTCAGGTCACGCATCCTTACCCAGGCCCCATTTTCCCCGATGTGCTGGTTCCACGCTATCGCGTTTTCAATGTATTTCGGTTTCATTTTCACGATTCAAAATCTTTATGGCCTTGTCAATGTCGGACTGGATTAAACCTGTAAGTCTATTTGTGCGGATGAAGTTATCTTTTTGACCCAGAAGGAAGTCACTGTCATCATCGAAGATAACATATTCATAATCAACATCTTCCTCTTTGAAATGCTTCCTGTAATAAGGGAAACCATTGTCATCCAGTCCATATCTGGTGCCCATTCCGCCAAAGTTGTCCTGTATCCATTTTTCAATCTCGTTCCCCCTGGTCAGCCAATCCTGGTAGAAATGGTCGGTGCAGCCAATTATCGGAAGTTCAAGCCCAACATCCTGCAGTGGCTTAATACCACTTTCTCCCCAACTGGAACTTATGACAACCTCGGCTCCGATGTCTTTTAGTTGGTTAAGGAGTGCAATGGCTTCGGGGTCAAAATCTCCGAACTTACCCCTTGTCTTGACATACCACTGCTCACTATTAACTACAGAGTCGATATCCAAAAACACTATCTTTTTCCAGTCGCCCATGTCAATCGTAATCTACCATGCACCAGCAGTTAGGGTCATGTACAAAACCGGTATAGTTGTCATAACCAGGAATATTCCGATAAAACTCAATATACTGGTGCTCTTCAAACATAAACTTTCTTGCGTAAATCTTTGTCCCGTCATCACCATATACGGCTTTCTGTGTATCCGGTTTGCATCCAAGCAGCAAAATGCCCGTAAAAATCATTGCTATCAGCTTTTTCATATTCGTAAAATTTTTAAATTATTCAATACGTTTTCCAACGACTTTCATGTGAAGTTCGCTGAAATCACCATTCACAATCAGCGAGCCCCACTTGAAAGAATCCGTAATGTCCTGTCCGATTGTAAGTTTATTATAATAGTCTTTATTAACCGGGATTTCTATCTCAATGGAATTCATCTCGTTCTTGGCGTGTTCAAGAATGTCAAGCGTAAAAGTGCCCTGCTTGATTTTGAATTTGACGATGTACTTGATTTCTTTTCCGGTCACCAGAGAATTCTTCTGAACTTTAAGGTCGTGAATCTCCGTGTTAAGAGCACTTACCTGCCCCTGGAGATGTTGCTTTTCGCTGGCAAGACTTTTACATTCCTGCTGCAGTCTTGCCCGGTCTTCGTTCGTATAGCAAGACACTGATAGAATTGCGATTAACGCGAGTACGATGAACTTTTTCATTTTCTTTTTATTTTTTTGTGGTTTTCAAGTTTTCTTTCGTAATCAGGGTCGTTTTCGTTGGGCTCTTCGCAATACTGTTTTCCATCTTTTGCAAAAGCATATACCTGGCTTATTTCTTCAAGGCGCTCGGGGAATTCAGCTTCTTCTTCCCTCATAACCCTTTCAAGGGCCTCCCTCTCCTTATTACGGAATGCTTTGTGGGAAGCCTCCTTGTCCTTCTTCTCGCTCTCAGCACCTGTCCAGCCGCCGTAAGCGTTTTTCTTGTAACTTTTTCCCATAGCTATATAACGTATTACAAATATCGTGCCAAACTATATCTCGTTTTTCTTTTTTTCTATATTTTTCACCCAATCCTGGTTTTCAAGGTACCAATCAACCGTTTTTGTGACCGCTTGTAACAGACCTACTTTCGGTACCCATCCAAGTTCATCGGTAATCTTGCTATGGTTTATCGAATAGCGGAAATCGTGCCCGGGCCTGGCATTTTCTACACATTTTATTTTGTTAAGGGTCTTTTCATATTTGTCACGGTATTCCTCGACACCATTTGTAGTTTTAAGGACCACTTGATTTATAATATTGGTAATCAATTGAAAGTTTTGTACCTCTTCCCCAGACCCAATATTGTATGCCTCACCAAGGGCACCCTTTTCGAATACGGTCATTGCAGCTGATACAATGTCGTCGGTATAAATCCACTCCCTGACCTGCTCACCTTTGTCATAAACGATAATAGGTTCATTGTTAATGATACGCTGGATTGTGGCTGGCACGAGCTTTTCCGGATATTGATTAGGACCGATGGCGTTGCACATATGACTGGTTACTACCGGGAGCTTGAATGTCTTCCAGTATGCCTTTACAAGAAGGTCGCCGCACGCCTTCGAAGCAGAATATGGGCTGGAGGGGTCAAGCTTGTTCTCCTCGGTAAAGCTCTCCCCATCCTTGTCCAGGAAACCGAAAACCTCGTCGGTGGAGAAATAATAGAACTTATGACCTGGTTCATTCCCCCAACACTTCCTCGCTTCTTCAAGCAAGTTGAATGTACCCACGATGTTTGTCTCAATAAAAGGTCTAGGCCCGGTAATGCTGTTATCCACATGAGACTCTGCGGCAAGATGAATGACGTCGGTTATGTCGTATTCGTCAAAAACCCATTCAACCTCTTCTGGGTCACGAATATCATAACGAGTCCATTGATAATTGTTGGTTGCTGGCGTTTGAATGTCCTTCAGGTTATCCGGATTACCAGCATATGTTTCGCAATCCATATTAACAATGAACCAGTCCTTGTGTTCATTGACCAAGTGTCTTACGATGTGACTACCGATAAAGCCAAGCCCACCGGTAACAAGAATTCTTTTAGCGTAATTTTTTTTCATATTTTTATTCTTTACTTACAATATACGAAAAAAACCCGAGATATCAAAATCACGGGTTTCTTTTACTTATTATGCTCTTGTTTGTATTTTTCGAGTTTTGACTGTTTTGGTTTCGGGTCCCTCTTCTGGAAATAGAGTTCAGCCACCTTCATTGCCCTTCTAAATAATATATCCAAAAGTTGTTCGGTTCTTGAAATAAAACGTTCCTTTACCTTTTCATTGAATCTCTCTCCGTTATAGGCATCGCCTCTGCCTCTTGGTCGCATATTCATTACGTCTGCGGCTGAGGCCCAAATGGCTGAAGTTGCTGGGACTTTCCTTAAGTTATCCAACAATATGTTCAGTTCTTTTATGTTTCTGGCGACCTGTGTCTTAGGGTACAGCGTCTTGAAGTTCTCTCTGGTGGCCCCAAGTTCTTTAAGGTCTCCATATATGGATTCAGCCCGGGCGTTTCTTTCGGTCCTTTCCCATACCGAATAAAAAATAAAGTTCATATTGCGAAAAGCTTCTTCATCGCTCCCAAAGCTAATTCTTCTCAACATATCCAGCGCCGGGTCTTGTTGATAACCATAATGGACCATTTTGTGCGGATGATTAGAGGCGCGGCGTGACATCGTAGTTAAATCAAGACGGTCTAACTCATTGTCCGGCAAATCCTTTCTATTCTTTTTAATCTGCAAGCCGGTAAAAGCGTGATTCAGCTCGTGGTATAAGGTCGAATGGAAATTTTTTGTTTGAAGTTCTCCCAGGATAGCCGGTACGGTTAGGTCAATCCTTCCGTTTTCCATTTTGAACGTGGTTTTATTGAAGCGGCTGTATTGACCCCCACCCTGCCATGTAGCTGCTTCGGTGCCTCGCTCGTTGTCCCCGAAAAGAGGTAGATACTTGGTGTCAAAAATAAAGTTTTCTATCATTACATTGATTTGTAGATGGTCGGCAATATCAAGTTTTTCGGTTATGGTTTCGGGTATTAAAAGGACATAATATTCGACTTTTCCACCATTTGCATCACCATCTTTAAAATCGTCCTTAAACTCGAACGTACCAACATCAACTGGAGGTTTGTTGAACAGTTTAAATAAATCCCACTTTTTCTCTACATATTGGACTATTTCATCGATGGCGTCTTCTTTATTTGACATTGCACTGCTCATAACCTCCTGGACAGACTCATTCAGGACAGCATGAACAGTGCGTTGAATCATTTCATTAATATCTTTATGTGTTAAACGTATTACCATTGTCTAATAACGACTATTTTGTTATAAATAGTCCTTGGTAATCGTTTTGTCCGGGTAGATATAAAGTTTTCTCCCACCAGTTTGTTTAACACCGACAGCAAAATAGTCATATCCGTCTTTTGCCTCTTTGACAAGATTCTTGGGAAAACGGTAGCCGAAAAGTTCATCTATGTTATCGGCATTTTCCATAGTGATTCTTTTAAAGGCTTCGACCGGCGTATCCAGAAAAATCAGTTCATCGCCTTCTTTACTCTCGTACTCGGTGAAAACGAAAGCTTTTTTCTTATCTCTGGACATCACAATGTTGCTTTCAAATCTATATGTGTTTTGGTTCTTAAACATTTTTAATCATTTAAGATAGTTTTTGTACCCTGATTGTATTTCTCATTGAACTCATTATCGGTCATGAAAAGGATAGAGAAACAATCAACAATCTTTTTAACCCATAGTACAAGTAACGGAATAAGACCGATTACAAGCCAGGAAGTCAAAATACCAAGGATGCACCAGAAAAGATATTTCTTTCCTTCCGCCTGTTCATTGAGATAAAACTTGTGAATTCCCCACTCTCCGAGGAAGAACGCCAAAAGCGCTGCGATAATTTTTTCTTTCATATTCTTTAATTGTTTATTTAAGTATTATTAATATTAATAATATTATATATATAATAAATATTAATATATATCTTTAGAATGAAACCGCCAAATCTATCTTTAAGGGAACATCGGCGCACTTCAACTCCGGGAACATACTTTCCATAATTTTTGGTATTCGTATATTAACTTCCCCCTCAGACAAGAGAAACGGCTGGCCAGATGACGCGTTAATGTATTTCTTTGGTCGCTCGTTTGAAAGATACTTGGCACCTGTTTCCGGGTCTTTAAAATACCACAAACTCATTGTCTTCCCTGTGGGCTCAAACGGTGCATTATCTGCCAATAGCTTAATAACCAGAATATCAATCAGTTGCTCTTTGGTCAGCTTCTTGAGCATTTTTTCGTAATCGCTAGCTTCACTGAGAGTTTCCGTTATATTTTTAAAATCTTCAGTAACGTTCATCTCTTTCTTTTCTATATTCGTTCAATATTTTTTTTATCTCCTTATAGGACCCTTCTGGCATTGGGGTGTAAAAGCCATAGGTACGTTCCCAAACATATTTCTTTTTCCTCTCGTAGTATTCTTCCTTATCAATTTTTCCTGCAAGGTACTCGTTTCTGGTTGTTTTATATGATAGATTGTCTTCAAGACGGTAGTCAATCTGTTCATAATCATATACATACAAATCAACATCAGTAAGCTTCTCTTCAAGGAGTTTCATTATTCTTTCCCTGTCGCCGCCCCCTTCAAAGTCTGCGTATCCAATAATCGTCGTTGCCACCCGCTTTCCATTGAACTCCTTGTTAATCAGTTCTAAACAGTTCGCAAGTGCTTCATAATCAACGGTATCCGGTATCTTGTCCGGTCTATATCTTCCCCGGCTTATATAGCATAGGGCAAACAATGGGGAAGCAAGCGGTGCCTTACCCCTGACGACCCTGACTGTGCCAAGTTTCCTGGGGTCTCCATATGCCGTTTCCTTATTGCTCATTGCGACGTTTTTAAAACTGAGTGCGACTTTATGCTGAAAGCCGTTTCCCATTGTGTTCATAATATTTACGCCGACGAGCACGACATCATAGCCATTGACGTCATAAATCAGGTCCTTGTCTTCAATGATTGTCATGGCATTTTTATTCATACATTTCTTCCTTTGCTTCAAGGGCAAGACCCTTCTCAATTAAGCCACGATAATCAAAATGATGAGCATTGAGCCAATCGTATATTTCGGAGAACTCACTTATTTCAATTGAACCAATGTCTGGATGTTGTGCTTGCAATCCATAATAATAAGGCGGCTCTTGTATGAAAAAGTATGCGATGTTTCCGTACTTCTCATTCAATTCTTTTAACTCTTCCTCAGTCATACTTGACATTGGACGGAGATAAGGTTTGAAATCATCTATGGTATAGGGGTCTCCCCAGGCCTGTTGCTCTTCTATGAAATCAACGGTATCTTCATTACCGATAGCAACCACATGTATTTCTTCTGTTGAAGTGTTGATATCATCCAGTATCACATCAAATGGTGAGTTAAAAAATATCATGTCTCCATTTATATCATATTCCCCATTTGTGGTTTCAGCATACACTCTGCCTTTTACATCATACGGCAATCTTGCACAAAGGTCCTTAAGTAAAAGTTGTTTTTCTTCTTGTGTCATTTTTCTTTAACTTTTAATGGTACAAAAACATCATATCCATCATCATCCTGGAAATGGTTTATATCCTCATCATATGTGCAGCCGAACTTGGTACGCTTATAAGTAAAAACTTTGCCATTCCACACCGCTTCGCTTGCATTCCGGCAGTTTCCAATATAGGTCTCTCCAACGACTAACTTATCCTTTGGAATAGCCCCGCAACGGATAAAGTTAGGGATTACATACTTGTCATACAGTTCCTTGTCAAGAACCGGTGGCTCGGGTATGAACTCCTCCGTAAAAGGCTCCATCTCCTCCAACCGCTTGATAATCTTTGGAATACGGTTTTCTCTTTCTTCCCGTAGCTTGTCATATATTTTCTGTATGTTTTCTGGTGTTGTCATAATTTACTCAATATTTATATAATCAAAATCCGGTCGGTTCCACGGATAATTAGTATCCACCCACGTCCTCTGTGATATCTCAAGCTTGTTGTAATCAGCTTCCGGGGGCCACATAATATTCATATCAACGGCGACCGGCATATCCTGTGGGCACTTCTTCAGTTCATCAATCAGTTCTCTTACCGTCATATGTTAATCCTCATTAAACTTCGGTATCGGCATCCAAGCGACTATCCCGTGGCATATTTGCCCCTGGTACCATCCACGTTTCTCGCTTCTCCACTCGCCATTCCTCGTATAATCTATTATCGCGCCATATATCGAGTCCCATGCTAAGACCCTCTCGCTTTCAGTCCATTCGTGGTGTCCCTGCATATTGTCGGATTCGTACTTATGTTCTTCCGGCATCCGTTCGCTACACTTAATCCATTCCATATCACTTCTCATTATTTTCTATCCAGCTTTCGATTTTCAAATCCACACTGGTACAATTTTCCTTATCGGAACCGTCATAACCACCCCATCCGTAGATTGCAAGCGCCTTGGTCACATAATCGCTGTCAATGATGCAAAGCTCAGCCTCCGGGTTAAATTCAAATAAATCCTTTACTTTCATATCTTATTTCTCCTTCTTGTATTCTTCCAGTGCCTTTCTCTGTTCCTTGCTTAGCTTGGTCGGCACGTCATATTTTATAATAACAATGTAGTCTCCTTTCATTGCCGCGTATCCATTTGTGTTTAAAAATCCGCCCCTGTTTTTTGTGAAACGCTCTTCTGGTGCAGTGCATTCGTGGATGTTTATGGTCCAGTCACTTCCGTCCGGGCATTTTACTGTGATTTTTCCACCAAGCAAAGCATCAACAAAGCTGACCGTTTCTTCGTGGTAGATGTTTAAATCATTAGCGTCTCCAATTTCGAAATAGCCAGGGGTTTCTTGGACGACAGTTAGATGGAGCAACAAATTTCCCTTTGGATACCCAGGAGTTCCGTCTTCACCCATTTGGCTGTAAATAATTGTCATTCCATCACGAAGCCCTCCGGGTATATTCAACGTTACCTTCTCTTCTTCTTCAACGAAGCCGGTACCGCCACATTCTTTGCAGGGTTTATCTATCTGCTTACCGGTTCCGTGGCAATGCTGGCAAGGCGTCTGGTACATCGTAAATGCGTTACCCTGTCTCTGTGTCTTTGTTTCCATCCCGGTTCCGTGGCAGTATGGACATTCATGCTTCTGTCCGTCCTCACTTCCTGTGCCATTACAATGATGACAAGAAACACTCTTTTTAATAGTAACTTCCTTTTCAAGTCTTTCTTTAAGTGACTCAGCAAAAGTAATTGTTACGTAAGCATCTACATCCCTACCTGCATGACCACTTTGTCTTCTATGACTGCCAAAACTACTGAAGAAATCGCCGAAACCACCCATTCCAGCAGCCTGTCGCATAGCCTCGAACGGGTCAAAACCACCACCCATATCCTGCCATTGCTCATCTGCGCCACTGTCATATTGCTTACGTTTCTCTTCATCACCGAGAACACCATAAGCCTCGGCGACCTTTTTGAATTCGTCTTCAGCTTTTTTCTTCTCGTCTTCGGTGCCATTAACCCAACGGTCCGGGTGCCATTTCATGGCCAATTTCCTATATGCGGATTTTATTTCTTCCTGGCTTGCATTCTCGGCAACCCCAAGTGTCTTATAATATCCTTTAATGTCCATTATTTAATCTCTTTTCCTTTCTATACTACAAATATCGTGTTAAACTAAATTAAACCCATGTGAATATCCTCACACATCTCCTCATACCACGCCAGCCAAGCCTTGTACGACTTGAAACCGGCTTCCTTCCACTGTGGTGTCTCCTTCGGTGGCTTCTCCATAGTCTTCTTGACCTCATAGTGGAGACCGAGTTTTCCCTCAATGGATTTGGCAATCTTGTGGTACATAGCCTTCTTAACCTTCTTGTGGGAATGGTAGGTAGCAATAAGCTCACCATTCTCGTATAAGTTCCAAATAATTTTCATATCACATCCGTTTTACCCCCTATACTACAAATACCGTGCCAAACTTCAATGCGTTTTGCACTATTATACAAGGCATATATAACAGTGCATTTTATACATATGGCTCCACTAAGCCTTAATATAATATTACATAAATCTTTGGAAGAAAACAAGCATTATTTCTCAGTCCTCGTACTATTTATGTACGGAATAATGTATAACAGATAATGCCTCAAAATATTAAGATAAACAATGTCCGTAGCTTAGATGCCAAAATCCGCCTTGATGAGTATTATGACTTCATGCTCTATAAGGGAGAGGCTTATGGTGCCGATACGAGTGATGAGTGTCTTGTAGCTGATTTTAGTAAGTTTGACATAGACGAGGCCGGCAAGCTGCATTCCCTTGTGTCGTGGTCAGGTGCTTCCAATGAGGGCGTCGAAATGAATGACATAGGTTTTACGGGCATTGACAACGGTTTTATCAAATATCGCAAGGATATGATATCAAACCAGGACTTTATGAACATACTGACCGGTTCGACATACGACATATCTTCCGCGGATACCAGGTTTTTCCTCTCACCGATAACCGGAAATACCCTTGACTACAAGTACCCTATGAGTGCTGTGACAAACGACGAGGGTAATGTTGAATATCTTTCATTTAACGGTGGTTTCTACCAGGGCTTCTACAAACTCTTCGGTTTTGATTATCAAACACTTCCAGTAGGTCTTGGCTATGGCTGGACGCTTAACTTCAAACTCAGGCCCAGATGTGACTACGAAACGGTTCCTGGGACAATAAATTACAAGCACCCTGAAAACGAGGGGATGTTCTTCTATATGGGTACCAGGGCGGAAAACAAGTTCTGGGAGTATTATCCTAACAGCTCAGCACTTATGGAAGAGTTCAGGGTCGTTGATGCTGACAGCGAAGGATATATGAGTAATGAGTGTGGTGAAGGTGAGATTTACGATATCTATACAAATCACGTCGCAGAAAGTGAGTGGTTGCAAGATGAACTCCCAGAAGAGCCGGAACCCGGATATTTCATTGACGGTTACGCTGCCAGTGCAATAACTCCGGATTGCCCTTGTATTCAAGACCTTATGAAAAAGGATTGTAATTACTTCCCGCTTGAATATTTCCAGGATGATTATTTCTATTTTAGTGATGCAAGGATTCCAAATCCGTACAAGTATGACGGAAGCTATGTAAAACAAACCGTATCATATCAGGAAGTAGTACAAGAAGTAAAGAAAAGTGGGTGTGGATGTTCTCAGGCTAGCGTTATAAAGAAAACAATTACAAAGACTTATAATGTTCCTAAGACATCGAAGTGTGGCTGCCTCCCAATTGAAGAAAACAATTATGCCGAGGTTTGTAAGACGTGTGAAGACTACTTTGCCGATGCCTACTACAATGATATGTGTGTCGATAGCCCGAAAGCAATCGAGCTCGACTATGTGATGGAAGACATAAAAATTGACAAGACCGGCTCAGACATCACTGATTCAATCGGCCACCTTTTCGCAAGGACCGGCTATTACGAAATCACGACCGACAACAAGTTCCTCTTCTTTAACCGGACAAAGACGGGTTTCACCACCTGCAACTGGACTGAGGGTTCGCTTGTGACTTTTACCGGCAGGACAAACTGGAGCAACGCCAACTATTTCCTTCTTATGAACAGGACCTGCACCGGCTTTACGACATCAACTATTGAAAAATACAACGAGGCCCACGAAAAGCCTTATGACATCTATAAAGACATTAAGAACAACGCATTTGGATTAAGGATTACCAAGGGCGGGGCCATAGGCTATCGTTACGGTGTCCTTGACTGTGAAACATCAGCCAGCAACCATTACTCTGTCATCGAAGAATATAGCAAGGACGGAATGGTGAAGTGCAACGAATGGAACGACATCACAGTAAAGATTGCGGTTCTTAACCCGTACTATTCACAGATTCAGACGTCATATAAGCTTAACGGTCTTCTCAGTGGGGTTACGATATGTAACAATACCGGAGTTACCGGGTCTCACAGAATTAAAATATATGTGTATGTGAATGGTTACCTCAAACTTGTTTCAAAGGAACTGCCGGAGTTTGCATTCAGGGAACTCAACGACGTTTATCAAAAACAGGAGGGCGTCCCATTCAACATTTCACTTGGTGGTGGAACACAGGGGCTTATGGAGACAATCGGTCCGGATTATATGAATTCGACCAAATATGTCCTACCGCTTGAACGCGATTTTGGTGGTTCGTTTAACGGTGATATAAAATCATTTAAAATGTATTCCTGTCCGCTCGATTATTCCACAATCAAAGACTATTTATCTAAAAATAACTAAACGAGAAATATTATAAAAATGGCTGAAATAGTACCTAACAAAGTGCCTTGCAGTAAGAAATCTACTCCGACTCCGACACCGGAACCTACGCCTGTTGCCCTATGCGACTTGACTGGCATTAAATATTTTAAACTGCATAGCGACATTTCCGGCGACTACACAAAGAACTGTGGCCTGCTTGGTAATGAAATCGACGAAAACTTCTATTTCCTCCGCAGTATGGATATCAAATCTGCCTACACAATTGACGAGTCAGGCAGAAAAATACTTGTGCTTGAAAGAGTCAATTGTAACAGGGACATCAAGGTTGATATTACCGATGATGATGCTTATCAGTTCAGGCTTGAAGACGGCTACATGTACATTCTTTTCCCTGATGGGCATGAGCAGAAACTTGGAAGATTCCTTGTGGAGGGCGATAACGTACATATTGTTACCGAAGCTTCATTGCAGGGTGACGGTTCGTACGGAAAGCCCATCGGCATCGACCTTGCATACCGCACCGGAACATATATGCCGGCTGATTTCTACGCTGACCTCACTTGCACGGCTGCTACACTTGATTCCCTCCCTCCTATCGGTCACGGTCACGCTGTCGTCACAAAGGAGAACGTGAGTCGTTTCGGGGCTCTTTATACTTGGGACCAGGCGGACAAACTTGACAAGGCTCTTGATAAGGAAGGACACGGCTGGAGGCTCCCTAGCAAGGAAGACTGGGCTGTACTACTTAACTGGGCTGAGGAAAAGGACGAAAACAGAAACCACGACACCAATAAGTCCGGTAACTTCGGTTGTATCGCCGGTAACCGCTTGAAATCAACAGAATACTGGATGGTTGAAAGTCCGGCCACTGACCCTGTTGATGATTTTGGTTTCACAATTTACCCTGTTGGCGTATGCCCTGAGAATTACAATGCAAGAGAACCCAAGGAATACGGCTTCACGGGACTTTACAAGACTACATCATTCTGGACTTCAAGCTCAGCCGAAACCGGTGAGCACTACGTCCGCACCTTCTCATATGCCCACGACGATGTTGCTCAATTTACCGAAAGCAAGAAAAAGAGACTAAGCATTCGTCTTGTAAGGGACGTTGATGCTGACTTCGACATTGACGGCTACGCTGACATTCTTGGTAACCATGTGCCTGTCGTTATCACTTCTGACGGAAAACAGTTATGGACCAGCATAAACGTAAGCATTAAAAATTATGATGGTTACAACCAGAACGAAGTTACAATACCGGAAGAATGGAATGACATTGAAACCGATATCAACACTGTCGGTTACTTCACAACTGGGGTAACAACCGGAGGTGTATTATATTATGATTTTGAACACGTCTATGATATATATGACCTTCCATCGTACATTGACCCGGAAAGTATTGAAGAGTACGATTCGTTTGATGATGTACCTGAACCAACAACCGCATCACCGGAGTATGTAGCTGTAAAATATATCATCCATCTCGATATGGTCACCGAAGCAAAGTTCTACTTCAATGCTTGGGACGGAAACGAGTGGCACAAGAAACTAATCCGTGAAGGTGAGTCTGTTGTTTTACTCCAGGAAGATTTTGAAACCGGTTGTGATACCGCAGCTACTCCTTATGTGACCAGCGCGAATACAAATCATGAATGGAGACTGTTCGTAAATCCTCAGACCGGACTTGACGAGCTCATTGATACGGCAGATGCTCTCAAGCGTGAATTTGACGAAGAGTTCAAGAAGATTGAAAGAGATATCTCTGGCCTTACTGAAGATGTAACGACACTAAGTGGTTTCGTTGGTGATATGTACGACGAGATGCAGAGTGGTTTTACCAGTGCATTCACTGCAATTGCGGAACTCCAAGAAGAATTGGATGACGAGATTTCTGCCCGTACCATTGCCGATGAAGAACTCTGGGAGGCCATTGAGGCACTTGATGTTGCATTGAGTGCAGAAACAGCTGAAAGGATTGCTGCTGATGAAGAACTCTGGGATGCCCTTAGTGCAGAAACCGCCGAGAGAATTGCCGCCGACGAATATCTCCAAGAACAGATTGATGAACTTAAGGACAGAAGTATCGAAGCTTTGGACGATTCAATCATAGTCGAAATTTCTGGAAACACAACTTCAATTGGTGTTCAGATTTCCGAAGCAGAAAAGCAACTTAAACTCAGTGATGGCACCGAAGTTGAATACTATGATTCAGCCGGTCACCCAATCTACATACCTAAGGGTCTTTACCTTGATATGGATTTCGGGGAGTTCGAAGACTAATTACTAAATAAAATATTTTAAAAACACGGGTAACTTCAATTACTCGTGTTTTTTAGTGTCTTTCTGACTATTTATAACAAAAATACTAGAAAAATGAAAAACAGATTACAGTTCAACAGACATTTTGCCTTGTATAACTCAAGAGAAGAGGCAATAACCGCACTTAATAACCGAATTGCTGACCCTAGTTTTATTCCTCTCATTGGCGAACCTATCGTTCTTCGCTATAAGGACGAGGATGGTAATATCCAGTTAATCCTCGCTATTGGTAAAAAAGCCGGCACTACACTTAGTGAAAGGGAATATCACGTTGTGGATACCGCAGAGCTCGACGAAAAGATTGCTGCTGAAGTTGTCGCACGCGAAGAACTTGATGCTGAGACTATTAAGAAGATTTTTTTCGACGGAATTGAATCTGATTTCGCCGAAAATGTTGCTAGCTTAAGTGTCAGTGCAAATGTTATTCCTGTGGGCGAAGATTATGAAAGCCATGTTATACCGAGTAACCCAGAAGGAAAACCGCACCCGATTCATGCAAATTACACAGTAACAGACGCCATAAAACAACTCGACATTAATTTCATCGATTTCAAGGGAAAAGCCGAGGAAAAATTCCAGGAGCTTGATGAAAAGATAGATGCCGAAACGGAGAGAGCTACCGCAGCTGAGGATTCTATAAGCGGACAAACTAGCGCTTTAAGTGGTGCAGTCATTGCTTTTAGTGCTGAAACCGTCGATGAACTTGCTGAGTTAAGCGGCACTGCGAAGAGCATTCAGGAAGAGCTCGATGCTACCCAAGTAGGTGCCGGACTTGGAAACGATGGGAAATATACACCGGTAGAAAACTCGAATTATATATCTGAAGCATCTTCATTAAGAGACGCCGACGCAAAACTTGATGTAGCTGTTGGGTCTTTAAGTGGGGTTGTAGGCTCTTTCAGTGCAAATACTGCCGCTGAAATCGAGGGACTTAAAGCCGATATCGCCGCCGAAACTGAAAGGGCTACCGCAGCTGAAAACTCAATAAGCGGGAGCGTTGCTGCATTCAGTGCCAAAACTGTTTCTGAAATATCAAGACTTGATGGAAAAATCGATACTGAAACCGAAAGGGCAAGTAATATTGAAAATATATTAAGCTCACTCACCCAAGGACTCAGTTCATCTACTATGAGCGAAATAGAAAGAATCGATTCAGTAATTACCAGGAACAAAGTTAAATCAACTGGTAACACTGTCGTCGTATCTGAGGCCGCAGAGGGTACAAATCTTGAAGCCAATATCGACAGAAAAACGATTTTAAGTAACAACGGTGTTTTAAAAACCGGACTTAAAGTTGCACATGTTTCGGACCTCGAAGCTAATGTCAGAGAAGCTTTTAGACTTGTTGATAACGAGGGCAATCCTGTAGATAATACAATCATTAAGATTTACAAGAGCAGTTCGCTTGTAAATGTTGAACTTGTTAATGTTAGTGGTACTGATTACGTAAGAATCACATACATTGATAATGAGGGTGTAACAAAAACAATGGACCTAAACATTCAGCAACTTATTTTTGAAGCTGAATTTAAGGATGGTTTGACTGTTGATGCGGCTGGTGAAGTTAAGGTATTGATTGACCCTCTTTCGGAACCTTATTTAAGCGTAAGTTCTAATGGTGTAAAACTTGACGGTATTTCTAATGCAATAACTTCTGCAGTAGAAAACGAAAAACTTCGTGCTACGTCCGCCGAAAACGCATTAAGAACTGATTTGAACAGTGAAATAGCAAATCGTACAAATGCTGATACAGTACTTAACAATGCTATAACAGCCGAAACTGCAAGTAGAATAAGTGCAGATAATGTTCTTGACAGTAAAATTACAACTGAAAGGGAACGTGCAATTGGTGTTGAAAACGAAATTAAAAATAACTTTAACTCATTTACTGCTTCAACACAGAGTAGTCTTACAAGTCTTAACGAAGCCATTAACACTGAAACTACAAACAGAATAAATGGTGACACCGCTCTTGATAATAAGATTTCTGTCGAAAGAGAACGTGCAATTTCAGCTGAAACAGCACTTAGAGCTTCAATCCAAGCAGAAGCGTCAGCAAGAGAAAATGCAGATAATGTTCTTGAAGAAAAAATTGCACATGAAATAACGCGTGCAACAGCTGCTGAAAACAGTCTCAACACCAAGATAGAATCAGAAACAACAAGAGCTACCGCTGCTGAAAACAGTCTCAATACCAAGATAGAATCAGAAACAACCCGCGCTACTGAGGCTGAAAATAGTCTTAACACCAAGATAGAAGCCGAGATTACGCGTGCTACTGGGGCAGAAAATTCGCTTCGTACCTCAATCACGACGGCAATAGATGATTTGACGTTAGCTTACACCCAGGCTGACCAGGCCATTGTGGATGCTTATACCGCCGCAATCGCCCAGGAAAGCGAAAGTCGAATTGACACCGATAATATGCTGTTAAATTTAATTAACGGTGCTACGGGAGACATAACAAACCTTGAAACGAGGCTCAATAACGAGATTACTCGTGCAACAAATACAGAAAACCTCATAAGTGGAAGCGTCATTAACGTCAATAATAACGTAACAAACCTTAGCGGGCAGCTTTCTACATTCAGTTCAAGTACTGTCAATGAAATTAATAATATTAACAACAGGATTAATAATCTTGACAGTAAAACAATTAGTGGGGAAAATGCAATAAAGACAAACGTAAGTGGCTCTGACACAAAGGTTTCTCTTTTGATAAACGGTTCTGACAAGGTTCTTTCACAAGATAACTCCGGTCTATACACCCAATTAAGTATCGAACTTAGCAACGATGGAAAGGCCCTTTACCTCAAGGGAAAGAACGGGGCCACCATTTCTACAATAGACACCACATCGTTTGTTAAGGACGGTATGCTTGATAACGTTGTATTCGACGGTAGTTCAAAAACACTTAAATTTACCTTCAATACAGACTCCGGAAAGCAGCAAATTGATGTCCCTCTTGGCTCGCTCGTAGATATCTATACGGTATCTGCCACTTCGACCAGCTATATGGTAATTGACAACTATAAGATTGGCCTTAATGTTGATGTAACCAATGGTCTTGCAAGCTATAGTGCTTTAAGAGATGTTGATAATAAACTCAGCTACCTCAGCGGAACTGTTCAGACAATAGACGGAAGGGTTACAGAAAATACCACCAAGATAAACAATATTAGCGGCAGTGTGATTAATTTAAGCGCCGTAACCGTTGAACTTAGTGCAATGACATCAAGCATGTCGGGTAAGACCAGCGGCATTCTAACATTGAAACTTAACGGAGTTGAACAGGGTAAATATTGTCCTTCCGCTAGTACTTCAATTAATATTGATACTGGTCAGGACGTATCAAGTCTTTCAGCTGCAGTTGTGACAAACAAGACGAACATTGAACTTTTGTCCGCATCAACGGTAAATATTAAGAATATTGTTGATAACCTTTCCGGTAACGTTGTAAATAATATCAACAAGATATCGTCACTTTCATCGGCTACGGTTAATATCGAAAATATCGTAAATAACCTTTCCGGAAGTGTTGTTGAAAATAGGGAGTTAATCAACAATATATCAGCAAACACGTATAACAAAAATGAAATAAACCAGTTGATTTCTGGTGCCACACAGACAAAATATACGACTGCTGGTACGTTGGCTAATTTGACGTTGAACGAATTCCTTACGATTGCGAAGATTGCCGGAGATACAACGTTGAGTATCGCAACTACAGGACTTCCTACCTTGCCGGCAAATGGTGTAGCAGAAAGGCATGTTATAATTGAAAATACCGGAAGTACCGATGCGGTTGTAACAGTTTCGTCCGACTCAAGAATTAAATTTACATTGGGAAACAAGATTGCAATCGACCGTAACGGTGGTATTGGAGAACTTAACGCCCTTATCACTTATGACGGAAGTTCATACACAATCTACGTTATAACAATCTAAAAAAACTAAAAATGAGTAGAAGAAGATTTTTCAAATCCTTTTTTTACATAAACTATGGCGGAACAGCACATGGTGAGACAGTTATCGTCTCACCATTTGTTGCTGGAGGCGCGTCTGATACAATAGAACTCGTCTCGTGGAAACCATGGGTCATAACAAATGGCTTATCGTGGCTTACCGTCAGTAGTTTAAGTAACAAAAGTGGAACATATACAATTACGCTGACGGCATCACAAAATACAGAGCATAGCCAGCGTACCGGTTCTTTCACCGCAAAGACGCTTGACGATAAATACTCAATCGTCATATCCGTATCGCAGGAAGCAGCTCCGAGTGAGAAGTACCTCCGTATTGAACCTACATCCGTCAATATGGCGGCTGTTGGAACATATAATGCTTTAAAGTGCTATTTCTCTTATAATGGCAGTGAAACAGAAGTTACACCTACGTGGTCTTCGAACAATACCGCTGTAACAATATCAACATATGGAGTATTGGCTAGTAACAACACCACAACAAACCCGCTGACTGTCACTATAACAGCTACTTATGTTGATGGTGGTGACACTCTCACTGCAACATCGATTGTAAATGTTGCTGCTGCCGGTGCTTATTTCTATATCGGTAGTAGTGTGGCAAATGCTCTTTCAACTTCTGCAACAACATATGCATATCCTACAACTGTTGCGTCTGCTGATACTGCAAGTAAAACTGTTTATTTTGCCACTAATTATAGTGCTTCAGAAGTAGAGGCATTAGCTGTTAATTATCCTTCAAGTATAAGTAATGTCAGTGTTAATACTTCAAACAGTTCTATTACTTTTAACTTTATCGCGAGACCGATAGTTACAGGCGATACTGCAACAACAAGAAACGCAACCATTACTGTCGGTACGGCAACAATTACGGCAACACAAGCAGCACCAGCATACTTTAAATGGAATAGTCCAAGTGTAACAGTTGGTTCTGCTGCTGGTTCTGTGGGCTCAAATACCTATTCTTCAAATATTGCTTATAGTGACATAACGCCAAGTAAAAGTTCAACAGGAACATTTATTACTACTGGTCCGACAATGAACAATACGGGTGTTACCTTCTCGGTTGCCGCTAATACAACAACAGAAGATAAAACATGTACCATCACCGCAAGTCTTGGTTCAACAACACTTGATACATTCACAGTTACACAAAACGGTGCAGACGCTTATTTCTGGACAGGTTCAATGAATGTTACTGCTGCGACAACATCTGTTGATTCAACCGGACAAACAGGCTGCGAAGTACAATGTTATTCAAATAGGTCTTCTTCTTACCTTAACGCTATAACAGTTTCAGGAGATTCAAGTTCTTGGATTACTAATATCTCTTGGAATCCTTCAACTCAAAAAGTTACTTTCAATGTAAGTAGCTATGGCGGGACCGATTCAAGAAGTGGTGTTATTGGTATATATAATAGTACTGGAACTATGATTGGTAGTATTAATGTCAATCAAGGTGCTGCTGCTCCATATTTTAGATTTGTACCAAATAGTTCTACTGCATATACTTATAATACAGATACAAGTGCCGCAACAGCATTTACTGTTGCAATTGATACCAACTATAATTTAAGTGATATCAAAACGACACGAGCCGGCAGTGGTATAAATACTCATACTTATTCATCAACAACTGAAGTAGGTGTAACTACATCTAGTAACCCTTATGACTACCCAAGAACTGGTTATATATATTTCTATACAGGTGCAACTTATAATACTGGTAGAATAGGCGTGCTAACTGTTACACAAGATGCAGGACCATATGCTAGAATAACAGGTGGTGGTAATTATTCTACAGGTGCTACTGCTGGTACTGTATATTTTGAAACTAATTTTGATAGTTTTTCACTTAGTTATCTTAGATTAGAAGTAAGTGGTGATACTTGGTTGTCACTTGATAGTTATTCAACACCGTTAGTTGATAGTACAAATTATACGTATAGACTTTCAAGTAACACTGGTACATCACAAAGAACTGGATATATTTTACTTAAAGATACTTATAGTAACCAAACAATTGATTTTGCAACAATAAATCAAGAAGGACAAGGGTTACCAACCTATTACCTTTACTTTACTAATTATAGTTCAGTTACCGCTAGAACAGTAACTGTTAATTCGACAGATACTAGTTATAGTGAAGCAATTACTTATAATTATCCTAGTTTATCAACAGAAAAAACAGGCAATATTTCATCAGTTTCATATAGCTATAATTCAATGACAGCAAACTTTGATGCTAATACTTCAAGAGACGAAAGAACTGTTGGTACTGCAACTGTTACTGGAACAGGTGGTGCTGGTGCTCCTATTACACTTACGCTTGAAATTAAACAATATGGTGTTCCAGCATATCTTACTTGGGATGATGGTACTACTTCAGCCAGTGTAAATGCAAGCAGTACTGGTGGTAGTAACACAAAAACTGTTCGTACTAACTGGACAACCGCAGAACTTAATGCTTTAACTGTAAGTAGTAGTGTTGATTGGCTAACAGGCGGTAGTATTACCACAGCTTCTGCAAGTTACTCTGTTGGCGGTAATCCTGCCGGCGGCTCTTCACGTAATGGAACTATTACCTGGAAAAATGGTTCTACTACTGTTCTTACGCTTACAGTAAATCAAGAAGCCGGTGAAAGTTATTATTTCAATTGGAGTGGTGGAACATCTGCTGCTTCAACAACAAATATATCTTCTGCAGCAACGAGTGCTGGAAATAAGTACAGTACTAATTATCCAAGTATTACATTTGAACATAGTGGTATGACAACAGGTGTAACAACAGGCGCTAGTTCTTCTGTAACAGCCAATTTTACAACCAATCCAGCCGGCTCTTCATCAAGAAGTGGATGGATAATTGCCTTCTATGGTTCAACAGTTGTTGGCGTTTGGTCATTAACTCAAAATGCAGGGGCTAGTTATGAGTTTTATTGGGAAAATAGCAGTAGCACTATATCAGTTAATGTTACTTCAAGTGCTACAAATACAACTGTAATAAAATATCATTCAACATATCCAAACACAACATTTGACTATGGTGGAATGGTAACAGGTGTGACTGATAATGGTAATAATGGTGTTGTCGCAAGATTTACAGCCAATTCAACCACATCAGAAAGAACTGGCTATGTTTATGCTAAATCTAATGGTACAACTATTGGTACTATGACAATTACTCAAGCTGGAATGTCATATTACTTTACTTGGGAGAGAGGTGATAGTACTAGTGTTGCATATAATAGTATAGCAGCGACTAACACTTATTCTACAAATTATTCATCAATTACATTTACAACATCGGGAATTGTGACCAGTGTATCAACAGGTTCAAGTTCTTCTGTAACAGCTAATTATAGTAATAATACCACAAAATTCGAAAGAACTGGTTGGGTAATTGCTAAATATGGCTCAACAACAGTTGGAACTTGGACAATTACACAACAGGCACAGCCATCTAGAACCATATTCATCTATGGCATACAGCCCTTTAATTGTAACTATAATTCTGGCCCGACAATAAGCGAAAGAACGGCGATTGCGTTAGAATTTAATGGCGGTGCTGCTGGAACCGGTCAATTAGTTTGGATATCGGATAATGTTGGTTCTCCGGGGGGGTCAAAACAATTTACACCGGCGGGAAGCACCCAATATATTACTCTTGAAGACGTCACGTTTGAATCTTTTACCATCACAGTATCTTGTGTGGCTGTATATACTGATAGAATATACGGAGGACAAGGAAGTATAAATACTAGTAGTGGTACTTATACTATTACAGTACGTTCAGGCACCGATGACGAGAGTATTTATTTTGACGCTGACCATTTTAGAGATTTCCCAAATCCTACTGTAAATTTTACTTTACCGAATAATTAAATAAAGGAGGGACTTAAAAATCCCTCCTTTTTTTTTATTTAATGCACTCATATATCGTAAGCAACGTGTCGTCCGGCAGTGGTTCGATGAAAATCGGGTAGAAGTTCCTTACCCAAACAAACTGGTCCATTTCATCTTCCAGCTCAGCCCAACCGTTTTTACTTACAAAAGCATAACCCCAGAAAGCTGTATTGCCAAGCACATAATTTTCCTTCGTTCCGAACTTCTCGAAGTAAGCTGTGCGTGCCTTCATGTTATCGTAAATCTGTTTCTCATAGTCATTCTGCGGTTCTGAGCCTTCCATGACCATTTCCCAGGCCCGTTCATAAATCTCTCCACCGTGTAAGTGCATCAGCTCCCAATTTATGTCTCCCTTTCTTGCTTGGAATGTTTCGGTCCCATCTTTGAGTATAAAGGGGACCGAGAATAGTTTCCCAAGCCGGTAGGAAGACCAAGCACCATCAGGATTTTCTTTCGTTAATGCATCTCCTGTCTCCGGGTCGTGGTCATAATCCATCGTAAGGTCAAGGTAAAAATCTTCGGCCGTCTGATTCTCAATGACCGCGAGCTTGTCCTTGGCATCCTCCTTGAATGGTCCATCAGGTATTTTGTTGCTGGAAACGATTGACCTATAAACATTTATGTACTGGTCTCTTAGTTTCCCCGCATCCTCATACTTATAAACCACCCTGGGCTCAGTTTCTATGTTCTTGTCATATGGCGACATAATGACTTCCGGGTTATCCCCAGCCACAATCGCCACGAAGTGATTATATTGGTCTATGGCCATTGTTATATTCGTAAAAATCCATTATTCTTTGGAACGCCAGCTGGTTTGCCTTTTTCTGACCAAGAGCTTTCCTATTCACCTCCGAGATTATGAGGTACATTTCCTTGTAGGTCATCTTCTTTATGGGTCTGAATGTAATGAGGCAGAACAAGAAATACATAAAGTTGTTTTTCGGCAACTTTTTAAGGCGTTCGTTTGTCCATTCTAAATTGGCTTCCATACTACAATACTATAACACCGGCCCAAGCGATAGACATTACAAGTCCAATGATGAGCCTGAACTTTGCCTTGCTGTTATCTTCTATCTGGTCATCGTTTGACGGAAACCTGAAAGCATTAAAAGATATGCTGGTCAAAATACTGCTAACATATAAAGTCGTCGCATAAATCGCAATGACCGCACATATGAACTTTAAAAAGAGCATTACTTGTTCCTCTCAAAAAAACTAACGAGGTCCGCCTTCGGCTGATTTCCTTGCACCCTATCAACTTCCTCACCGTTCTTGTAGGCAAAAAGGACCGGAATACCCCTTATTTTTAATTCATCGAGCTTGTCTTCAAACCACTCGTCATCAACATTTACTTCCGCAATGAGAACGCCTTTAACTTCTTCCTGGGAAAGGCTCTGGATTGTGTTGCTTAAAATCCTGCAAGGGCCGCACCAATCAGCAAAGCACTTGATTACGTTCAAAGTGCCAGGTGAGTTAATGAAATCGTTATATTCTTCAATACTATTCAGTTTCTTAATGTCTGCCATTATTTATCCTCTTATAATTTTATTGTTAATCGTCCCAATAATCTGCAAGCTCACGAAGAACCTCTGCAACGCTACTATCTCCTACATAGTACCCGTTCTTTACGAGACATTCTTTAAGCTGTTGGGAAAGAGCGTTTTTCTCAAGTTCAGTCATAATATCTAATTTTTATTCGATAATGGGCCAATATCGAGTTTTTATTAGATATTGGCCCACATTTATTTTAGAAAGGAAGGTCGTCACCGGTATCCCAACTTGCCGGGGCTGCTGAAACACTTACCTGCTGCTGGGGCTGGGTTGCAGGGGCTGTATTCTCGCGAACCTCCTGGACCTGGGGAGTCTGTGGCTTTGCAACCTCTTCAGACTTTGTTCCGCCAGTAAAGGTAGAAACCTGTACCTCATTGTTCTCCTCCTTCTTTGTTCCAAGAGAAGGGAGCTCGATGTTGTTTGCGGTTACGTAGTTGTTGAGGTAGATTTTACCGTTCTTGTTCGTTACCTCACTGTTAAGTGTGCCTTGTACAATGATGTAGCGGCCCTTGGTGAGGAACTTTGATTGGTTCTCTACTACAAACTGGTCAAAAGAAGTGATATCAAACCACTCGGTCTTATTTGCTCCGTTTATAAAAGTGTCGTTTGCAAGACTGAAGCGAATGTAGTTCTTACCCTTTGCTGTCTGAAAGGTCTTTGCACCATCCTTACCGATGCGTCCGTCCAATGTAATGGTTTTCATAATTCTAAAAAAATTAAGTTTTAATAATTCTTATACATAATAATTTCTTCTATTTCTAATATACACACTTTTTTATTCCAAAACAAAATATTTATAGAAAAAGTAAGTATGAAAAAAACATTTTTAGAATGGGTAGCCTACTGTCTGTTGTTTATCTGGCAGCTCCCACAGAATATTGTTGGACTTTTCACTATGTTATATTTTTTGATAGTAGGAAAAGTGAGAAAAATAGATGAAACAAAATGGTCTGCGGCCTATGAATCAACAAAGATGCTTGGCGGTATTTCTCTTGGCTGTTTCTGTTTTGTAAGCGATTTAAGTTCCAAGAGAAAAGAGTATGTAGCCCACGAATTAAAAGGGCATACCGTTGATAGCCGTATTATGGGTCCGTTTTATCTCCTCATTATTGGTCTGCCTTCATTATTAAATGCGATGTTCGGTTTCACCAAGTGCTATTACGACTTCTATACCGAGGTAAGAAGTAACCGGCATGCAGGGCTCGGGGTTGATGAAAATTGCAGACTTTATTTTTTAAATGACAAGGAAAAATAATAAACAAAAAGCCACTGTTAAAGTGGCTTTTTTTTTTAAATCATCGACTTGCCTACTTTTGGATTAGCCGGCACGACATAGTTCCAGCCATTTGCAGCCTCCCGCTTTAAAAGCTCACGGAAATCGTACTGATAATCCGGACTAAGCAAAATGCTGTCCAGATAAAACACGCCATTGGTTAGATAGAGCTCACGCCCCTTTTGAATCATTTTCTCTCCCTTAGGGTCAAGTGGAATATCCTTCGCTATAAGGTATCTTCCGTCTTTTACTTCTGCCATAATATATTGATTGTTAATTAGTTATTCTTCAACTTCTATCGGTTTTCTCAACTCTTTTTCGCGTTTCTCGTTGCGGCTTAGTTTATCGTCTATCTTGCCGCACTTCCTGTCAAAATACTGATTTACAACGGCTGGAACATCGTCGCCATAAACGCCTCGTCTGGTTTTACCCTTTTCTTTGTGTAATTTACTGTCTGACATATATTTAACTGTTTATCTTCAATGCAAATCTTAATCTTCCAACCTCGTCCTTCATCTTTATCTTTTCATATGAGCCATCCGGAAGCAGCCATATAATCCGTCTGCCGATTACTTTAAGACCCAATTTTTCAATAGGGATAGAGTAAAGAGAGAGCTGGAGCTGATAATGTGAAAGCGATTCTTCCACCAAATCATCAAACGGGGCTTTCATCATCTTTCCGGTATCCCTGCAATAATCGTTCGACAAGTCTTTATTCGTTTTATAATCAAATACGACCAGTCCATTTTTCGGGTCATTCTTCCCCTTATAGTAATAAAACAATATATCAAATGTTCCGGCATATGGGGTTCCCTCCTGGTTGAATACCTTTGTCTCGGCAAGTACCGGAACGAAACTCTCCGGGATATCCTTCCAAAACTGTATAACTGCCTCTTCGTGCTTATTCTTTGCTACTGGTTCGTCTCCGGCAAATTGTTCCTTATATTCGGGCAAAATCTTATCGTCCTCCCCAATCATCCAATAGAACATACTCTCACCAAACCCATGAACCAATGTACCGAAATCACACGCCTCTTTCGCATTTTTATCCCAGAGTTCCCGGATTTCGTCCTTTGACATTCCGTAATATTTGTAATCCTTCTTCCACTGGGCTTTCTTGGCACACCCTTCAAGCATCGCCTCGCGGTCATTGTTTTCCCACCTCTTTATTATATCGCTCACGCAGGTATATTCAACTCCGTCAAGGAAATACTGGTGGGTCTCTTCAATGAACTGAAGTCTGTTTGAGTACGCCTCGACTATCTGTTTCCTTATCTTCTTTATCTCCGGCAGGTCATAGTAATCAGCCCATTTCCTCCTCGTCTTTTTTATCATCACCTTCTTTCTTATCTGTTATGAATGACCACAATGATTTCGCTATCATCCCCTCAACATTAGTCTTGTCTATCTCAGCCACGAAGAGAGTATCACAATCATAGTTCTCGAAATGTAAATGCGGTATTAGAAGTTGGGATATTTCCTTCGCTGTCTTATCACTATTTACTATCCAGGCAGACTCTATAATATGTTTGTTCTCCGGGAAATTGACCTTAATTGCTTCATAAAACGGAGAATAGTCTCTTGAATTATTGCGAAAATGGTATGTTATAATATATTTCTTCATTTCTTCTTTCTGTTCGCTTTATATTCCCCGGCATTAAACAGCCATTCGTCAAGCTCATCGGTGACATACAAGGGGTTTTTCCTCCTTTTCTTTATTATGTCCCGGTTCATTTCACGTATTTGCAAGTGAAGTTTCCAGGTCTTACTTGTCATTCCCTTTGGCTTTTTCATTGTTTTTGTACGCGATTATCTCATCAACCAATTTAGCTGCCTGGACATATATCTTCGACTGCTCAAACGGATTACTGCCAACAGAAAACCTGAAGCTCTTGTCATTTATAACGAGTACCGGGTCTCCATCTGGTAATCTGTATCCATCTAAAACCGTATCTCCGTCGCCTGAAATTATCTTAATCATACCTATCTATTTCGCTATGTTTGTAATTGTTGCCCAATCCTTAATCCAATAAACTTTGTCATCATCTTTCATATAAAGAACAGACTTTGGTAGCCAGAAAAGAATATCGTGGTCAAGGCTTGTTTCGACACTCCTATCAACCCTAAATAAAATAGCTTTTTCTGTTTTCTTCACAATGATGCAGACGTACGTAAAACCCGTCCTTTTTAAAACCACACTATCCCCTTCCGGATAATCGTGAATAGGTTTAAAACGAGCTGGACGATACGTCCTTATGGTCGGGTATCCATATATATCATCAAAATCATATTCGTAGTAATACCCATCAATGTCATCGATGTAGTCATTGAAACCCGCCTCAATTGACATTTCTGCATACTCACCCATTACCGTTCCTCCTTTCCTTTGCTTCTTTAATCTTTTCTTTCATCAACCTCTTTTCCAGCTTATCTTTGATGACATCGCAATGGCACCGCTCTGGCTTGCAATAGCACTCCAGGTAGATATCCTCTCCGTTCTTGTATTTTTCATATATTTCGTCAATGATGTACTTGAACGGGGCGTTTCCTTTGTACATGCGGTCAAAATAGGCATCATATCTGTCTATGGCTTCGTCCCTATTTTTAACAACAAACATTGCCAGCGTCTTCTTATCCTTTATGTGAGTATAAGGATTTGAGAGCAAGCTGGGTCTATAACACGGATAATTGCCATCCCTATCGCTGTAGTCTTCCTTTGTTCTGTTATACACGTAAATCATTTTCCTGGCACACCTCCAATTTGCTTTCCCGTTTTAATCTCTTCTATCATTACGCAGCTTTCATAGCATTTCTTGCAAACATACGGAACTGCCTGATAACCAGGGTGATGTACCATCGGAGACGGGTCTAGGAAATCATAGTCTTCACCGCTGTATTCCTTATAGAACTCCCTGGCAGGAACCCAATTATGTTTGCATTTGATTATTCCTTTTCGGTATAGCCACCTTTTAAAATTATTCCACATAAAAATCGTAAATCATAAGTTCAACTTCTCCCGTATCTGGGTTTATGTCAAGGATAAACGAGGTACTATCCCCGTTGCCCTTAGCATCCCATGAACCGCTGTTTTCTTCGACCGGGATTTCCCTTCCAAGGTTAAGTAGTTGTCTTATAAGAAGTTGCGGAATTTCAATGTCGGTTTCATATTCCTCGCCCCTGTTTGATGCTCTAGATACTGTCACTTTCATAGTTTTATTACTCCTTCTTTTTTAAGTGTATGAAAAATAAACAAAACCGTAACCACACCGGCAACGATAACCCCTAACGGACTGCCAAAATATATCGTTCCGGCCACAAAACAATACTTAATCCCATAATAGCCAACCAGAAATAGGGCTATATATTCTATGGCTACCAGTATTTTTCTTAAAAAATCTCTCATATACAAATTATACAAAAAATTATGCAGAAAAACAAAACCCACGCACTTGATTGCTCAAAGGTACGTGGGAATAAAAACCCTAAAACATATATAGGAACATAGCCCCGACCGAATGCTGATTTAGTTTCGTGTTATATTGATACTGCAAACCAAAACCCGCGTCCTGCCGGAAGAACATACCTCCCTGGGCCATCAAGGAGCCATCAGTCGAAAGACCAGCACCGATATAAGGCAAGTATTTCCTCGTTACCGTGACAGTTTCCGTGACCTGTCTCTGCATCGGCTTGAAAGTATATTCAAAACTCGCCATTCGGTTATATTTGACGGTCGCATCATACGAGAACCGTCCAAGGGTATCGTTGTCAAACAATACCTCGCCGTAGTATCTCTCTGTCGCCCAGTCCTTTAAAACCTTAACGGTGTCATCAGCGGTTATATAAATCGTATCTTTCTTTTCTGGAAACAATTCACTATATAAACCTTCCTTGATGCAGGTCATAATTATGTTCAACGTGTCAGCCGGCTCTACAACCTTATATGGTACCGGCTTAGGAATACTGTCATGTATGGGCGGCAATTCAATATATTCTATCTTGGGTTTCACATTCACCTCTCTTTGCCGACCAATGAAAAATCCGCCAAAGAAAAGAGCCAGTGCTACCAATGCCATAAAAGCTATTTTCCACCAATTTGTTTGTTCCATCAGTTAAAGTGTTTCTTTAAATAAATACATCAAAGGAGTCTTTTCTCAACCATTTTGTTATGGAACTTAACGACCTTGGACATTTCTTCCTTCGTTATCTTTCGTACGACCTCGAGAGCTGTTTCATTAAGAACACTGGCCCCGAAAGAAAAACCGTTGTGTTCATCATAAGTGGTATAGACGCTGTCGCCATCATTGTCAGTTTCACCATCGAGCGGATTAAAGGGAAGGGTCAAAGATGGACCCTGCAGGTTTATTGACTTTCCGTGATTGCGTATATTCTGGTATTCAACTTTCATAAAGATATAGTCTTCTCCGTCATAATACACAACATATGAATCTTTGAAGTCGCCTCCGTTGCCAACTATAATCTCATCCATTTCACGCTGGCAATCGTCAAGCTCCTTATTCAAGCGGTCCATTTCCTTTCTAAGTTCGTCGATTTTGTTTTCTACTTTTTCATTCATTTCTCGTAAGCATGTTTTATTTGACTTATTTCGGTATAGTTTTCAACGGTTGTAAAAAAAGAACTAAGTGTCTTATAAACCATCTTGCCCCAAGTTCCATTACGGTAAAACTCTCCACCACAACGACCCAGGGTTCTTCCAAGTTTTATAACGCTGACATCATAATTCACATAAACATCGACTTTGACATTCAGTGGATTAATATAATCGAGGGTTCCATCTTCATTTACCGGCAGTCTCCAGTTGTCTTCGGGTCGTTTCACATATATTTGTACCACGGCATCATTCGTTTCGTTATTCAAACTCAAAAGGAAGAAAAGGTTCTGGTAAAAAATTACATGCGTACCTTCCATTTCCATTACTTTTATGAATATTGGCTCGGTATCGCAATCAACGGTGAGTTTTCCATTTCCGTCAAACGGTCCTGTTATATCTCCGGCAACCATATATACCTTCCCATAATCCTCAGCTGTCCCAACATAATGGAAAAGGTCTGTCTGGCGAAGTTTCTGGGCACTCAAAAAACCATATAATCTATCATTTAATCTATTAAACATATCTTTTATTTAATTAAGTAATCGTTGTACTCCATAATCCTTGCTATGTCGTTCTCGTCGATATCCGGCACTTCATAGGTAATCCCGTTCGCAAAAGATACGCGATATCCGCCATCATTCGGGTCTTTGTAGATTATTGTCACCCCCTCAAGATTTATGAGGTTATTTTCCTTCGTTCTGTAAAGTTTCATATTCTTTTGCTAATTTCTTACAATATTCTTCTCTTTGCCTGTACCATTCCTCAAAGTCTTCAATAACTTCTCCGTAATGGTCTTTCGCTGGCCTGTATTCTTCACCTGGCATAAACCAAGGGGGAAGAATATCAAACGGCAATGCCCTAATTTTTCCTAGGGTTCTGGGTACCGATGGATGCCATTTCTCTACCCATTCCCTCATATAGTCGAATCTATATTCTTTCATAATCTTAATATACAAAAACTATGCCTAAAAACAAAAAATCCCGAGAAAAAATTCCCGGGATTTACGTTGGTTAATCTTTTTTTTACTGAACTGTAAGGGTTACGATTGCACTCCTGGAGGTCTTGACATTATCAGTTGCGTCAAGCCTGCTGTCGGTTTCAATTCTGTCTCCGGAAATGCCGCATTTAATAAGAGCATTTTTAACTACGTTGGCTCTATTTCTTGCAAGGGCATAGTTTCTCGGTTCGGTACCGGTCTTGCTGTCAGCAGAGCCAACAACTTTAATCAAAGTACCATCAACAAGATTCTTTGCAAAAGCCTCTACCTTTGCAGCTTCGGTATCACTCAAAACACAACTGCCAATAGGGAATGTAATAATATTGCTGCCAACAAGAACCTGCGTCTCCTTGACAATAACTTCTTTCACCTTAGGGTTCCTATTGTTGCAATCAATAAGCTGGTTCTTAAGGTCGCTATTTTCAGCCTCGAGGGAACCGACACGCTTATTAAGTTCGTTGTATTCATCAAGTGTGAAAGGCATTACAGGAGGGGCTACGGTTGAATATCGGTCAAAGTTCTTTTTCTTCCCGAGATTAAATGAAAGCCCTACGGTTGCACTAGGAAGAACACAAACTGGTCCAATAGCTGGATTACAGAACTGTGATTCCTTAGTAACAACAGCACCGAGTTCAATGTTCAAATTGACAACCGGTCCAAGACGAAGTTCATTAATAAGACCGGCACCGACACCGAATTCTCTGTCAAGGTTTGCTCCTGCTTTGTTATGTACCATTAACAAACCAGCCTGTGCATAAGGAATGAAATCCCAGAATCTGGTTTCCTTATATCCACTAATTGAGTTTGAAATATTGAAAAGAACATCTCCATGCACATAATGCTGATAGAACATTCCTTCAAACTTCGGGTTAGTCTTTACGTTGTTTGTCAAACCGTTATATCCTACACGAAGACCCATGGACGGAGTGAGCCACTTACCGACGTTTGCATTAACTGCGATACCAATATTTCCAACTTCGAGGTTGTTGTAAAATGTGTTCATTCCAACGCCTAAACCGACGAACCAATTTGCGCCACCACCATTTGTAAGGTAAGGGCCCTTTACTACGTAACCGTTTGCGTCGCGGTTTCCGTCTTCCTGAGCATACACATTGGTTGTGCCCAGGGCAAAAATCATTGCAACAAGTGCAACTAAAATAAACTTAAACTTCTTCATACTTTAAATAATGTTTTTTAGTTTTATTAATATACATAAATATATTGAAACAAACAAATAAAGAAAGCGGGTTTTATAACTATTTATATGATAAAATACGTAAAGATAATGGAACATACTAACTTATTTTTCTACAGAGATAAAGCCGACCTTGAAGCTGCATACCCTGACGGAAAGGTCGATGTCGTACCTGGCGTAGCATATGCAAGGGGTGCAGCCGGAGAAAACGGAACAACCCTTTTCAATAAAAAACTTGTGAAATACGAGGTCACACTCCTGCTTAAGAACAAGAGCGGGGAGACTGTCGGTGACTCGGAGTCCGTATTGACAAAAGACGTCCTTGAAGGCCAGAGCATTAAGGTTAATATCGTTGCTCCTGAGGTTGAAAACTATAAACCAAGGCTTAAAGTTGAAAAGATTGAAGTTTCCGCAGACACAGAGCATACAGTAATATACCTTGGAAAGACAGCATATACCGTTACGGTTCATCACGTATTTGACGGTGAGCCCATTGCCCCAGATACTGAAATAGAAATCGACGACGTATGGGACGAGAGTTCGGTTGTCGTAACTGTCGAACCTGCATCGGTTGTCGGTTATACTGCTGAAACTCACACGATTACCGTATCTGGCAGCTGCGAATATACACTTGAATATGAAGAGCCCAGCTACAAGGCAATCGACCTTGGTCTTCCTTCTGGCACATTATGGTGTTCTTGTAATGTAGGTGCTTCATCACCAGAACAATATGGTGATTACTTTGCTTGGGGAGAAATCGAGCCAAATAAGGCTACCGCTTATACCGAAGAGAACTATAGATTTTACAATGGCAGCGGAAACGAGTATTCTAAATACAATTCTAACGATGGACTACAAGAACTTGAACTTGCCGATGACGCGGCTAATGTTATGATGGGCGGTGATTGGCATATACCGACCGATTCACAGGCGAATGAACTTTTCGAAAACACTACCTCTTCCTGGACAACTGACTATAATGGTACTGGGGTTGCCGGTCTTATTCTAACATCAACTGCGAATGGTAATTCAATTTTTATTCCGGCTGCAGGCGACTATTTGCTGGGAGGACTGGATGGTGTTGGCGAGTATTCTGACCTTTGGTGCCAGGGACTTTTAAATGTTTATTCTGCTTATGAGTTTGGATTTGACAATTCTGGGGGTGGCGTGTGGGACAAGAATAGGTTTGGAGGTCTTACAATTCGTGGTGTTATCGGTGAAGGGCCAGAACCAGGACCAGGTCCAAAGTTAGCTTAAAATATTTTTAAAACAATGTGTGCAATATTAAACTTTTTAAAAAATGTCTTCGTTAAAAATGAAGATATTGAAGAAGAAGTTGTCAGTGAGATGATTTCGAACGAAGAGACTATACCGGAAACAAATGATAATCCGGTTGATGATACGGTTCCAGCTGTTATTGATGAACCAATCAGTGCCGGCAATAACACTTATTCCGGCAGTAACTTCGTCGTTCTCCTTGACAATGGCCACGCCAAATCTACTCCAGGCAAGAGAAGCCCCAAACTTGATGACGGCAGAATATTCTATGAGTGGGAATTCAACCGAGACATTGTGTCCAGGATTGCTGACGGACTTACAAAACTCGGTATAAAGCACCATATCCTTGTGCCGGAGATTGAAACTGACGTGGCATTAAGTGAGAGGGCAAACCGGGCAAACAAATATTGCAAACAGTACGGTGCAAAAAATTGTTTCTTCATATCCGTACATTCAAACGCATTCGGCAAGGAAGGAAAGTGGGAAGACCCCGGAAGATGGTCTGTATGGACTACCGTCGGTGTTACAAAAAGTGACGAATACGGCAAGATTTTCTACAAGGTGGCAGAAGAGATGCTCGAGCCGTACGGATTCGCTTGCAGGGACGGAAAAGTGCAAGGAAACGGCAATGACGGACCAGACTACGAGAGCAACTTCACTGTAATCTACAAAACCTGGTGTCCGGCAATCCTCACCGAAAACCTGTTCTACACTAACAAGAAAGAGTGTGAGTGGCTTATGACCGATGAAGGCAGGCAGGTAATAGCCGATATACACATAGAGGCAATAAAGAGGATAATCGACAGCCTTTAAAAAAGAGAAACCCCGTGGATATGTTCCATGGGGTTATTCTTTACTCATTGACCGGGTCTTTTGAAACCATCTGGCGATACAGAAATTCTGCTATATCAACACGTACCTTGGGTTCTTCTCCCTTGGCATAACGGAGAGCCTGACGAGCCAGATAACTTGCTTGCATATGGAGTGCATCGCGGAGTTTTTCCTGCTTGTATTCCTCCCATTCAGCGTCCATATCGATTATTTCGTCGGCAGTTTCGTTAGCCTTGAAAAGCAGGTCGGTCCTTGTAATCTCTTTCCCGGTCGCTTTTTCATACATTCGTTGGTCGCCGCTTAGCAATACGTCGAACCATTCATTTTCCGGCGCGTCCTTATAACGAGCCATAACTAACATATCTTCTTCCATATTCTTTAATTAATTCTCTAACTGTTTCTATTACAGCAATCCACTTTTTACCCACTCCTCACTGAAGTAGATATTGTCTGGGTAGTTTCCCGTATAGTCGGTCGCAGCAACAAACATCTTCATAAGGTCCCTTCCAGCATACCCGCAAAGTGTCACCTCGTCCGGGCTATTTCTGTATGCGACCTTGAATTTCTTGTCCGGGTGTTCTTCTGCGCACTTGTAAAGTTTCTTTATACTTTCAACAATGGTATCGAACGGGAGCGACTGCCTTGCGTAGTTACTTACACGGGGGTCACTGGCATCTACCTGGTTTTTGTAACGTAATTCTGTTGTTGGTAGCGCATAAGCATTTCCCTGGAGTCCCTCACCTTGTCCATAAATCGCACCGAACTGTAATCTTGCTACCTTTGCAGAGCCCGAGCCGTGTCTCCCTTCCGGATTTGAACCGAATACGAATATTGTATCTGGCTCTGGCGTGATGTTTCCTGTATAGTTTTTCATCAGCAATTGATTTTTATTTTGTATCCTTTGTCTATCAAGCCCTTAAGTCCATCCATATCAACATCTACTTCCTGCCAGTGTTCAATATTGCTTTTGGTACTGTGTTCATACCATCCGTAATATGGATTGTAATGGTCTTTGTTGGCAAATTCATCCCAAGGGTCATTAATCTTTACTTTCATTGGTCATAAACTTTTCAAGCGGCGTCCAGTCATCACACCTTTCGTCATAATCTCCACGTACGTACCACTTGTCTCCCTTGAACATGTAGTCGTACTCCTCCTCCATCTTATGATTTTCACTGATGGGCTTCGGCTTGATGCTTTCCCAGTCCTCGCACTTCCTTGTCGCATATGGAGTGTATGTCCCGTTGATACTTGAGCAGTCTCCGCCAAGTACAAGGTTCAGTGCGTCCTCATAACTGTTATACTTCTTATAAAGCGTTTTGCCAACACCTTCAATGTAGCCGTCCCAGTGATGATAAATCATAAGTGCTTCTGCTCCTTCAGGATTTACGGTTTCCCACATTCCTTCTTCCAGCTGGTCCTCTCCCCATTCGTTTTCCAAAAGGTCCTTAGACTGCCTTTCATTCGGTACAAACTTCAAATCCTTGTTCCGGTCCTCCTCCCTGAGAATGACTCGGATATTGCTTCTTGTTGACATTATTGTATATTTAAAATTTCTTTAGGTATCTTAATTTTAAAAATGTCTTCCGCCTTGAACGGTATATTGTGTAGTTCCCTGTAATATTGTATATGATTTACCCACATACAGACAAGCTGGAAACGGAAATCATCCTTCCTCGTTATTTCGTGGGTTTTAATATATTCCCTGAGGTGTTTCATTAGGGACTTTGTGCCGACATACTTAAGATATAGCGGCATGAAGTCCCTGTTAAACTCCATCGCTTCCTTATCACGGTAACTTTCCGGTTCCCTGTCAAGATACTTAGCATAGTGCTCCAGATACCATGGAAGCTCACGCACATTCTTATCCTCCATAGTACAGAATGGTTGGGTTATCCTTATGTATTTCAATACCAGGCCACTTCTTTTTGAAGTCCCTCACATCAAACGGAGACACAAGTAAATGAGTGCCGTTAGGGGTAGGAACAACCAGAATTTCTCCGCTAGTCTTCCCTCGCCCCTCATTATATTCGTTCATAATGAAGTCGATATATGGCTGAATTTCCTTGTCGTCCTTAATGTCGTCCAGGTCCATAACCCACCTCTTGTTGATTCCGCACCCGCCAGGCACACTGTATTTACCGGCACAAGTCTCTGGCAGTGAAAGCAGGGCCTTGTAGTTACCATTTTCGACAATATCTGCCAGTTCCTTAAATGCCTTGATAGCACACACCTTGTAAGAGGAAGGGTTTGTGGCAATATAAGCCCTGGCATTGAACGTCTCACAAAGTTTGACAATAATATCCTTATGAGACAACAGATATTCCCTGGACTCAATGAACATCGTACGGATAATCTTCGGCTTCTCGCCGGTATCCTTCGTACGGGTCATAATCTGGAGCATATAGAACACGTCACCTGCTAGCTCATCAACCAAATCCTCCTTAAAAAGGAAAGTATTTGCAATCAAATCAAAATTATCTACTTTCATAACTTAATGATAATATACAAAAAAATATTCAAAGTACAAAACTGTTAGCGGTAAAGCTCCCAGTCGTCCGCAGTTACGTCGTCCAGGGAGAAACACTTGTCGGTAAAGCAAAAAGACGCATACTTACCGGCAATATCTGTCATTCCCCAGACCTTATCACCGTTTGACATAATATATACGCCATCATTCCAAGACGTACGCCTGACCTTCTTCCCGTAAATCAGTGGCTGAATAATCTCTTCAAAAGTCATAACTCTTACTTATTATACCATTTAACATATTCGAAATCCTTCCTTATATATCCGGCACAGATTTGACTTGGAACAGCATGGATGGTACTTTCCTTATCCTTTGTGGCATAATACCCTTCCCCGTCACTATCACAGAAACCGCCAACCTCACAACACCCGATAAACTCCTTGAGTGGCATAAGGTCGCCAAAGCTCAAATGGTCGTGCAGCTCGTATTCATCGGTAATCATATTCAGCTCGCCCATAATGGGTATGACCTCTTTATTCAACTTTTCCACCTCTTTACGCCACTCTTCAAACGGTAGTCCGGCGTTCCACAGCTTGTCAAACTCCTTATCCCACTTTTTAAGCTGTTTCTTTAACTCTTTTTTCCTTTCCATAACTCTAATTTACAAAAAACGTGCCAATCTGTCAAAAAATGAAGAAAAATAACAAAAAACCCCGGAAATGTCATTTTTTCCGGGGTCTTTCCCTTCAGTGCGTGGCCTTATATGCGATGTATCTCACAAACCAACCGAAATTACTGTCCTTAACTCGGTTGAAAAGGTAGATGCAAAGGAATACTGGCCAACAGATTACCTGCCAGAAAGACTCAATAGTGGGAAACAGATTGACCGACTTAGCAGACATACCGAACATCAGCCCGGTATATGCATAAAACCAAATGATTAAAAAAACTGCAGTCATATATCTAAACATTTTTAAAGTGCTGAACAACCACCCTTTGGAACAAACATCTGGCCGAGCCCCATCTTGAATTTCGTTTTCTGGTGCATAGATTCGATTGCTTCATCAACCTTCTTATCGCCACTTGTTCCTTTTACAAGATAAGTGTCAATGGCAGCGTAACTGAAACCCCACTTGGCGAATTTCTCATCATCAGGTGCGGAATTTGGAAGCCCGTCATCTGGAATCTTATCAACCCATTCAGCAGGAAGACCAAGAGCATAACCAACTCCCTTAACCTGGCGGACCGTAAGATTACCAATGGGTTCTACGTCGCTGGCTCCATCACCATAACGAGTGAAATACCCTACATAGTTCTCGCTGGCATTGCATGTACCAATCACACGACCGTTATTGGACTGGGAAATAGCATAGAGGACGGTCATTCTAAGCCTCGGGGGAATATTCTGCTCGGTCTGTTTGCTCATATGTCCCGGAAAAACCGTCTTAATCTCATCAGTAAGACTCCCGATAGGGAACTCAAGAAACTTGATACCAAGATATTCAGCAATCTTGTCAGCATCGTTAAGTCCTTGCCCAGTGTCCGGAATACCAACGCCAATAACCCTATCTTTACCAAGGGCTTCCACACAAAGAGCTGCCACGATGGTGCTATCCTTACCGCCAGAAAGTCCGATTACGGCATTGCAATCTGGACCGTTCTTTTCAAACCAGTCCTTAATCCACTGAACCAGTTCGTTTTTCAAACCATTAAATCTTTCCGTCATAACCATAACGATTTTTAGTGATATAATCCTTCATAATAACGGCATGAACCGTCAATGACAGTTTAAATAAACTCCCAATGCACTCTTCTGGCAACTTATACCCTTCCTTTAAATAAACAACGTTATCTATTAAGACTGAATCATATAAGTCCAAAAAGTCTTCCTTTTGACAAATATCGGGGAATCCTACGCATTTCTGGTATAAAGCCTCCCGGTATTTTTCCGGGAGGTCTGTCATTGGCTTCTGTTCCATATGCTCTTAATCTGCATTTCTATTTGTTTGTTATAAACTTTTTACTTTGTTCCACTTTCTTTCTAAAAAATCGACATCATCACAAAAAGTTGCAATTTTCTTAATGTCATCTCTATTACCGATGACTAAAGCGGCCGTTCCTTTTTTTGTTATTTTTGTTGTTACTGAGGATACGCCATAGTCTCTTTTTAAAATTTCGGCAAAAAAATCAAGGTTTCCTTTCCACGAACTATGAAGTTCAATTTTAAGTTGTGGATAACCTTTTGATAACCATATGCAACCGTCTCCATCTACAAATCCTATGAAAAAATAAACAAAATCATTTTGAAAAATCTCTAACTTTGGAGGGAAGTAGGTTTTTGCGGTTTCTTCCATACAAAGAGTTTCCCTCCAAGATTCAATCCTTGGTTTGTCATTCCCTTGTATCTTTACAAAGCCTTTATTATCTTCCTTTACTGTGACTGATAATCGTTTTGCTATTTTTTCAAGGTGTGCTCTATCAACATTTTTCAATGATATTATCAGCGTATTAGTTTTTGAAAGGTGCCCATCGGCCATAATAAATCCCCACCAATATAGACTTTCTTTTGTTAGTGCATTCAAATCTAAAAAAGACAAATCACATTTCCTACTTCGGTCTATTTTTGCCCGATATCCAAGCCAATGCGCGTGTAGTTCTATTTTTTGGTAAGTTCTCCCAGGAAACGCTTTCAGTAAGTCTTCCATGGAGTATGTTTCCCAGGCTTCTTTCAACTTTGCATTTTCTTCGGCGGTCCAACGGTCATAGTGATTTGACTTTATATGGAGAGCATCTATTTTAGCCTTTATCTGTTTTCTTGTTTTTCCCGGAAGGAGTTCAATACATTTGTAAATCCCTCCTTCCGGAAAATTTTCATAAAGAATCTGTTTTTCTTCGTCTGTCCAAGTTCTTTTACCCATGTTATATAGTGCTTTAATATAAATATATAACATTTAGTAAAAAAATCAAGGCATATTAAAACTTTCCGTCATTAAGGCGATTTCTAATATCGGCAAGACTCTCTTCTTTTATCATTTTACCGTCTTTGAAAACTGTTTCCATAAGGGTGTTCTGCATTGATTCTTCCCAAGTTAAACCGTCCTTATAGGTGATTTTCTTGTTCCACTTATCTCTCCAAAACACGGCACAGCATCCCTTCTGGGACTTTTTGAAATTACCGCCTCCGGCTTCCCTATCAGTTTTAGGGTCCTTATAGATTGGAATCTTCGTAACAACGCCATTCTTGTCTGTGAATTCAGCGTAAATCGGCTTAATGGCCATCGAAAAAGTGTCCCTCGTGAAAGGTTTGAGCATTCCATCTTCCTCAATACAATGCATGGAGAAGGAGCCCACACCCAGAGAAACATTGTTTGCGGCGAAACCGTTTTCCTCAAGAATTCGGTAAATCTCCTCGGCTCTCTGCACTGTAATAGAATCGCCATAAAGGGCCTTTACGTGCGGATTAAGGACCTTGTAACCCTTGGAGTTAGTTGTACCTCCAAAAATCTTCCAGAGTTCAAATACGGTCTCCGTAACCACCTTTACACAGTCGCCAGAGTCACCACGGACAAGCAGGCATCCGTTATGGGCAAGGATTTCGTCTTTAAGCGTAGGAAGAATGTTCTTTACCACATTCCAGTAATCATACGAATCGGAGACGCAGCTGAACGAAGTGTTGGGGTAAAGTTCGGTAAGGGCACGCTTGATAAAGATACGCTCGCGGTGAGGGTCAATGTCGGCGTACTCGTAATCCGGGTTATCGACCGTATCCTTTGCAGAATTGGAGCACATAACGAAATGCTCGGTGGAGACGGCGCCAAAGGCAACCTCTTCCTTTTCACAGTCGCAGTTGTAATAGTGCTCGAGATAGGGTACGACGGGAACAGTGGCGCTATTCACGAAGGACAGACACCATGCTGAACCGGCCTTAAGTGCCGCGTCAAGGCCCTGGTCGCCACGGAAATCAAAGTTACCGAGGGCGCGACGGCGAGGTACATTATCATCGCATGTCTTGTCATACCAATAATTTACAATCTCACGGTAAGTATGACCTACGGTAGCACAGACCATAGGATACCACATCTCAGCGGAAATCAACGACTCCAGTGCCTGACCGAGCCAAGCGAAATCCGGATGGGTGTTGGTGATACCGAAAATGGGGCAATGAATTGGAACGATGGTACCTTCCGGCAGGGAAACTACCTCAATGGGGAGATAGCCGAGACGATGAAGGTTTCTAATCTTTCCATAGTCACAAAGGTCTTTTCCAAGGGTATTATCCATAACCCTGGCATATTCGGCGACCACTTCTTCCTCAGTCTTTTTGAAGAAGTTCTCGTTGAAGTAGTCGATGAGCCAGGTCTTGCAGAATGCCTGGAGACCAAAATTAACCACTCCGTCCCAGCGATTAACGCGGGAACTTCTGGGGGTGAAATACGATACGCTCTTCGTCATACCCGGGTCAAGCATTTCGCTATGAACTGCCTTGTAGAAATCTTTGAGTAGTAATGCGTTACAATTAAACATATATCTTTCTTTTAAGTTTTATTGCATATTATCTTGCAAATACCGTACCAAACTAGAGCTCCTCGGTCTCAACATAGGTCGTTTTTACAATCTTTTCGATTTTAACGACGTTGGACTTGGCCCAGTAACCGGGTGACGGATGTCTTTCCTTGATATCTTGGAAACTTGGCATGTACCATTTGAAGTAGCCATTTTTCTTAATGGTATTCAGTTTCCGTTTTTCATTTGCACCAAGCTGAAGGGTGTGGAAGTCGTCGCCGGTAATCAGGTAGTACTCCTGAGTTTCTTTCGTAATATTTGCCATAATTAAATCTTTATTGTTACAGCATTAACTGTACAAATATCGTGCCAAACTATGCATTCAGCACGATAACTTTTTCATTATACCCGGTATAGAGGCTGTCCGTGGTATAAATGTAATCCACAGTACCGTTCTCGAGGCGTTTAAGCAGGGTTCCCTTCTCCGGGTCAAGCACACTGTTCTCCGTGTGGGTAGCATAAGCGTAGATATGTTCAAAGCCAAACTCCTTAAGCTTATCGGCGCTGTATGCCAGGGTTCCACCGTAGGAAATAATGTCGTCAATCATAATGACGCTGCGACCAGAGCACTGGGAAGCATCAGGTTCATATCCTTCCGGTGTAGTTATTCGGAGGCCTTTGATTTTCCCGGTCTCCCAATCACGAACCTTATGACCGATTAAGACATTTTTCTTGTTCGGGAAAAGGTCGCCGTAACGCTTGTAGGCACCCTCGTCCGGGAAATAGAGATAATCATCGTTACCAAGGCCAATCCGTCTCACTGTATCGAGAATGAAATCCATAGGGCTCATAACCCATACGTTCTTGATGAGTGCCGGGGTAACATTGGAGTGCGGGTCAAGTACATACACCCGATAAAACTCGAGGCTGTTGATTATGTCACAGAAGTATTTAAGTGTGAATACCTCGCTACTGTCCTTAATTCTGTCCATTCTGGCGTTGGGGACATAAAAGAGGTTAAGTACGAACAGCATATCCGGGTGAAGGCCCTTTAGATGCTTGGTAATATAAATAAGGGTCAAAAGTTCCCCATCGTTCTCATAACGCCAAGTGATATGGTTGGCAGATGCAACGTTGAGGTAAAAATCTTGTTTCAGCAGCTGTGTTCCGTCCGGAAAGTGCTGAACTTCAACTTTTTGATTATTTACTAGAATCATATCTTAATGTTTTTTTAAAAACCCATTCCTTCCCAAGGTTCGTCAAGGAGGCTTTCAACGGAACAATTATTCAGTGATGCTATTTCCTCGAGTTCCTTAATCCGCTCACTGGCCTTCTCTGCATCGACATAGGCCCATTCGCCGCCACCGTTAATGGCATCATAATAATCTTTATAAGGGTTATTGCTCATAATCTTGTCTTTTTAGATAACGTCAATCTGGCACATCTGCATGGTCTTGCAGGCAGCGAAATGGGTCTCAGGGGTTACACCGGCGCAGCAGTCCTCAACGACCTTGACAGTGGCCTTGTCATAGAACGCAGCCTTAACCATCAGAGCATTGGAAACCACACAGATATCGGTACAGAAACCGACAAACTCAATGTCAAGGTTGGCCCAAAGAGAAACACGCTTGATTTCGTCAATGAGGTCAAAGGAGCCAAAGGTAGGTTTCTCTACACGAACAACATTGATATTACGAATCTTTGCGTCATCAAGGGCTGCCTGGACGTTGGCTTCAATGTTCCAACCGTCAGTACCCTTTACGCAATGCACAACGGGAAGCTTCTGCCCCTCGTTAGTCTGGAGATAATCTTCTTCGTGGGTGTCCATGGTGTAAAAGATTGCATCACCGTTGAACTCACGAATCTTTTTGACAATGTTTGGAACGTTCTTGATAGCCTTTTCGTTCCTGAGGGCGCCAGTAATAAAATCGTTCTGGCAGTCGATAACGACCAAAATTTTTCTTGTTTCCATATTTTTGAAATTGAATGTTGTATTTTTAATGATATATACAAATACCGTGCCAAACTTACTTCCTTATTTTAACGGGTCATCACATTTAACCCACTCCCTTCTTTCTTTTTCGTACATTTTCCACCCCTTCCCATCCTCATAGTAATAGGAAAGAACGTTCCAGTCGGTATTATCTGTACCTGGAATATACTCCTTAATGTATGCACTGATTCTCCAGAGCTTGATGATTCCTTTATCGTACATATCCAGGAAAATCTTCTTGCACGTATCATCAGCGAAACTGGCGTGTAGCGTTCCCCAATCTCCATAACTTGATAGAGATAAGCCATCCAACCCCTTTGCATTATAGGAACAATCACTGGCCATTTCCGGTTTATATCCAAGTTTTTCAATGTACCTATGGTCTTCACCGGAACATTTATAGTCTATTGAATGCCCCTTCTCAAACGCAACATTAAACGGGTAAGGTAAATTATTCTCCATTTTCATCCTCTTTATTGTCCTCTTCTTTGTAATACCACTCCAGATAGACAGAGTAGTTCCAGTCAATTTTGTCATAGTTCTCCTCTATCCATTTCAGCAGAGCTTTCTTGGATGCAAACTCCTGGCCATACAGTTGTCTATTCATCATCTTCCTCTGCCTCCTCTCTGTCAATCTCTTCCCAAGTATCGGTCCAGTATTCGTCCGGTGGAAGTTTAAAGTCCGGGTCCCCATGTTCATGCCACCACCTCTCGACGGTCTCCCTATTGCTGCAGGGGGCGTAGTTGCTGACATTGAAATAGAAGACATTCAAGTCCCGGTTCCAGTTATAGAAACTGTTGGCCATATCCATAAACTTCTCGACGGTCTTGTAGGTTTCCTCGTCCATCGGTTCCGGGTGGTCATATCCTCTGTGTCCCGGGTCGTTTTCATTCTTACCCTCAATCCATTTATCCACAATGGGTTCCTTAAAATAACCCTTAAGGACCTCAATGATATCTGGTAGCTGGGATTTCATCTGGTATGCATCGACAAAGTCTTCCTCGATAGATTCGTATGCTTTCCGAGGCAGGTAGTGGGCATTATAGAGATGGGCCTTCTCCCTTTCCTCCTTTGTCATCTTGGCGTGCTGTTCCTTGTACTCCTCAAAGGTAATGGAGGGATACGACGCCCGGAACATAAGGTCAAGACAGTCGTCAATGGCCCTTTCAATAAGCCCATCGTGCGAAATTACGGGTCTGGACAGATATTGTTTCCCGTTTTCCTTAAAAATCTCATTCATCGTCTTTCCTGTTTTCAAGTTCTTTTAAAATCATTTCTCGTAATGTTGGGGTGTCCCTTACGATGTAGCAACCGTGATAGTTCCCCAGGTGAAACTTTGCGTGGTGCTCCGTTTCCAGTCTTTTAGCCACCGTTTCTAATAGCATCCTGTCGGACTGGCGTGTTCCATAATGGTCATAGGCATATATCTTGGTGCCCATCGGCTGTGTAAAAAACTCTTGTATCGTCCTGTCAGCCAATCTTGTTGTTTCCCCGGTCGCCCTGCTCAATAATTCTTGCAACTCTTCGTCTGTTTTACTTTTTAAGAAGTTGTCATAATATTCGCTGTTCATTATGTTGTAAGGTCTTTATCACTTATAGCCACATCAAACGGTGCAAACAAATCACGTTCCAAGTCTTCAGTGGTCAAGTATCCACGCTCGACAAATTCGTCACGCAGGGGGTTTGCCAGCTGAATGGACATCGGGTGGGCCTTACCGGTGGCTGCTATATCGCTACGGAGGCGGAAAAAGTGTATCCACGCGTCCTTGAAACCGCAGAGAACCAGTTCAGTCTTTGTAGATAGCGGGAGAACGCCCCTTGCCTGGTCCGGTATCCACGGCTTCTTTTCCTCTTCGGCAATCCCCTCTATATGGCTCCAATCGTTTGTAAGCCCATTGTATGCGTTTTCGGCAGAATTAAGTGCAATGAGCCATTGGTCAATCCTGTCATTTTTAGGCCTACCGCCGTACTTTACGATTCGCATAGGGACTCGAGTCGGGGGGTCATCTTCCGTTGCTTTTTCAAAAAGTTCATTTCCCCCAACATCAACCCAGTCTCCGTCCCACCATATGACATTTTCTCCCTCGGCAAGCTTATCTTTTCCAATCCACGGCGGTATAACGAAACAACACTGGTTGCCATATTTCTTTCTGTTGTAATTCACATACCTGGTGCTTTCCTGGACCATTGACATCACCCTATGACGCAGGAAGTCTCGTCCAAGTCCAATATCGGTAATGAACTTCACGGTATAACGCTTCTCGTGGTATTCAGTTGGCTCACAGAGATACTTCAGGTCGTCAAGGCGGTTGTTCTCCACAAGGACACGATAGTTGGTGGTGATGTACCATTTAGAATTATAAAGTGCTCCTATCTTGCTGTATTTATTGTTGCTGTAAAATCGTACGATGCTTTGGGTGGCTCCCCAATCTTTAAGTCCTGTCGGGTGTCCATTCTCATCAACATCTACTGGCGGCTCTTCAATACACAAATACACCGTCCCGAACTCCAGCACCGCACCGTGCCCTTCCTTCACCCTATTTTCTACAAACTTTCTGGCGGTCTCTCCACCTTTCACTTCACTCTTATAGGAGGTCTTGCCACAGCGTTCTATAATGTCATAGATACCCTGTAGTCCCGGCCCCTGTTCAATAATTTCGTAACTTGGTCTAACTAATTTCATGATACTATACTTTATAAATTAAAAGTACAAAAATTCCTGGACTTTGCCAAAAATCTTTGTACTTTCTTTTTACTTAAGGTTGTCAATCCCGTTTTCGGCGTACCATTCGCGGAATTTCTTGTATTCCTCCTCGCCTACTTTGTTGATGGCCACCTGCAAGTCGTTGTAATCGCAGTGCTTAATCTTGACGATAATCCGCTTGCCGCGAGGGTCCTTGATAGGAACGACCGGTCTGGCTACAATGCCTTCCTCAAGATAGTCGGGGTTTGAAACATCCGGCACGAGGGTCTTAAATCCCTTCTTAACCATCTCTTCTGCCTCCTCAATGGTCATCTGGCCAATGTAGGGTGCAACTGTGAGACCAAGTTTCTCGGCATAGTCGTTCAGCATATCAATGGGAACCCACCAACCCTGCACACAGATGTCGAAGATGGAGAAACGGTTCTTATCCTTGTCATAGTTGCCGCCAGACTGAATCTTCTTACCGAAGAACTCACCATAGATATAAACGGGAACCTCTTCTACGTGGATAACGCCATACTGTGGGTGTTCTCTGTATTCGTTGATGGTGATGGGGTTCGGGTCAGGGTCACCAGCAGAAGAATCATACAAAAGAATCTGGTTCTTATCATTCATTACAGGAGCAAACTTAGCACTCTCAGGCGGGAACAGCTCAGCAAGAATGGGCTTAATCCTTTCAATCTCAGCATCAAGGAATGCCTTCTGCCCGGTACCTACGATGTCAGCATTGTCAGTCTTGCCACCAGGGAAACATTCTCCAGTGGAAGGGAAATAAACAATCTTACTATTGGTACCGTCTATTTTACTAAAACAATCAAACTTCAAACCCTTGATGTATTCCATAAAATCGTCAGAGTATTCATCGACAATGATTTTATTCATAAACACCTTCCAGTCCTTGTTAGGAAGAGTGACCTTTCCAAGATTTTGATATCTTTTATACAAAGTGTTGATTTTTGTGTAAGTTTGTGTCTTCATAACTTTTGTATTTTAAATTAACTTTTCTAAACAATACTTAATAGCTGCTTCACAAGCTTGTTCATATGTGCTGTTTCCAACGATAGCAATATAATCATCTCTTTCGTACGCGGTTTCTCTTCTTCCATCATATATTCTTCCAGTATAGTCACCACCGTAGAAATCATACTTTGGAACAACATGAATATTATGCACTTCCCTCAACCACTTCATTGCCATTTGGAGAGTTGGCGCTGTGACGTAATTATTTTGTTCAAGGTTCGTGCTACAATTCGTGTTAAAACGACACAGTTCTCCATTGTCTAATCTATAATGGCTATATGATGGGCAATCAAACCCCTTTTTCTTCAATAGTTTCGCTGTTTCAAAACTAACGTAATCTTCTGTAATCATATTGTTTTTTTTTATGTTTCATCCAATATATTACAAAAACCGTGCCAAACTATTTCGAATCCACAAAATCAAGGAACTCAATATTCTTAAACCTGCAGTAGAATACAAACCATTCCTTGTTTTCGATAGTTTCTCTGTTGTTGTTCAAGTAATATATGTTATCGTAGCTTTTCCAAGAATTATAAAACATGCGACCAAACTTATCGATTTCGTCACCTTTTCTCGTAAGCACCGCCTGCCCATTATTCAACAGGTCATAAAGCCGGTCATAATCCTTGCTGACCTTGTAATCAAAGCACACTGTCGTAACGTCATTTTTATCCGCAGATTTAATGTTTTTCCTTGCAACATCGTTTATTAAGATGCCAAGCCCAAGGCCCAAAACAAAAATTAAGAAAATCACAAAAATGGTAGAGACATAACTAACATTTAACATATTCATAAAAAAAATTAATAATTATTACCTTTATAATAAAAATGATATAAAAACCAACGAACTTAATCGTTGGTTACTGCCACTAATTCTCCTCAAATAATTCCAGCAAATACATAAAAACGTCAGCTATTGCGTGATACCTGGTACAACGGTAAGTATCTACGTTGTAATTGGCATAGCCGAGTTTCCTGTATTCATTAAACTTCTTTTCGAGTTCTTCCTTTGTGATGGTCAATTTATCGCCATTAACCTCGTAACTCTCTATATCAAAAGTCATTGGGCGGTCTCCTCCGTATCTATTTTTCCATCATCGTCCTTCCACATATATTCCGGGTCGTCATAGAGCACAATCGGTCCGTCAGGATAGTATGGAAGTGCCCTGATGGTGTTATACTCAATCCATTCCATCGCATCTTCGTATGACATTTCGTCCTCTGTCATCAGGCACTCAATCATTTTGTCAAAACTATATACGGCACGGCCATCACTCGACATACCGATATAGGCATCGACATAGGCCTTATCATCAAACACTATAACGTCCTCATATCCAAGGTCGCACAGGTGGTCCTTTAATGCTTGCAGTTTGTCTTTCATATTGTCTTATCGTTTTCTATATTCTTCAATCAACTTGTTGGCGTCTTCGAGACTCATTTCCATCAGTTCCTTGTGTCTTCCGCCCTTCCACCCATTACAGAACTCGCAGGGGTCTTCCAGCTCGTCCCAGTCGTCATCGTTGTTGGGGTGTTTGTGGCATCCGTCTGGTCTTCCAGGGTTCTCATAATAGAGGCAGACCGGCAATGTATCGTATTCTTCGCGTGTCATATCGTTTATTCATTATTGTGTTTCTCGTTCCACTCTTTTAATCTTTCCTTCAGGCGTGATAGTTTGCGCTCCTTTTCCTCGCGGAACTCGTCAAGACCGAAATAAACTGCCATTTGTTCCATCATAATCGAAACATCAACGAGTTCGGTAATGATTTCGTCCTTTGTTACCCTTCCCCTTCTTGCTTTTGCCAGGGCGGACAACATCTCCCCGGTTTCTTCCATAACCATTGCGACCTGGGCTTCAATACCCCAGCTGTCAAGTGCTTTCGTGTAAAGTAAAACTTTCTCTGTATCAGTCATATCTTCTTAAAACTTAAATCTGTATCTCTATAGTACAAAAAATAATAGTGATTTCAAAAACAAATTGATGTTTTGTCTCCGGGAAGATATTTATGATAGATAAAATATACAGAATATGGGAAAATACTTAACACTATTTGGCACACATAGTTCTTACGAGGAATATATTGACGGACCGGATGCAATACTGCCGAACGTATCTTATTGTAAAGATGTAAAGGATGTACATTTTAATCCTGTACATCATTATTCTAAAGATTATTTAACTTTTAAAGTTATATCTGCAGGAACCATTGTTTGGAAAGCACAGAATTCCGCTTATACGACAACAATCGAATATAGTTTAGATAGTGGGGAAACCTGGGCCGAGATTACTTCAAATACGGGGGATTCAGCACCTAGTATCTCTGTAAGTGCTGGAGATGTTGTTCAATTTAAAGGAGATAATGCAACTTATAGTTCCGGTTTTTCAAGGTGTAATTCTTTCAGTGCCTCGACAGCGAAGTTTGAAGCCGAAGGTAATATTATGTCACTTATAGATAGTACTGGATATACAACAGCTACAACTCTTGCAAATAGTTATACATTCTATTATTTATTCCGTGAATGTACTGGTTTAACTTCTGCTGAAAATCTTGTATTACCTGCTACTACATTGGCAAACAATTGTTATCAAAATATGTTCATTCGTTGTACTGGGTTAACATCAGCACCTGAACTTCCTGCAACAACATTAGCTAATAATTGTTATGATGGTATGTTCTTTGGTTGTACAGGGCTAACATCAGCACCGGAACTTCCTGCTACTACATTGGCAACACAGTGTTATAATAATATGTTCTATGGTTGTACAAGCCTCACAACAGCGCCCGAACTTCCTGCTACTACATTGGCAAACAATTGTTATCAAAGTATGTTCAAAGGTTGTACAAATTTAACTTCAGCGCCAGAACTTCCAACAACTACATTAGCACGTGCTTGTTATAATAGTATGTTCGGTGATTGTACATCATTAACTAAAGCACCTGAACTTCCCGCTACTACATTGGCAAGTAGTTGTTATGCGGTTATGTTCCAAGGTTGTACATCTTTAACTACCGCACCTGAATTACCCGCTACTACATTGGCAGAGAATTGTTATAGATATATGTTCAATGGTTGTACAAGTTTAAATTATATCAAGTGTCTTGCAACAGATATCTCTGCAACTGGTTGTATAACTAATTGGGTGAATGGCGTTTCATCAACAGGTACCTTCGTAAAAGCCGCCTCTATGTCATCTTGGACAACTGGCGTAGATGGTGTTCCTACAAACTGGTCAGTACAAGACGCATCGTAAAAATACAAATAAGCAGTAAAAAACAAGGACCTGAAACAAAATCAGGTCCTTTTCTTATTTTATTTATCCATTTCCGGAAATCGCATTAAGCTTTTCAATTGCTTCACGTCTGGTTCTTTCCTCGTTCTTGGCCAGTTGCATCTTCTCCCTTATCTGGGCCCATGAAACCGGTGTGTATCCATTGTTATCAACACCCACGTCGTACTGGTTCCATTGGAGTTCCTTTCCGCCGGTCATAACGTTTCCAATCCCGTCAGGACCTGAGTGAATGTGCCCGAACAACTCTAAAACCTTGTGGTCCAGGTTGTTAGAGAAACTTAGGAACGGGAAGTGGTTAAGGATTACCGTCCATCCCTCAATGATAAGGATTTTTTGAAAGTCAATGCTGTCAAACCTTTCAACGAGCGTTCCTTCCCTGAATACTCTGTCCGGGTCGTGGTTTCCAAGAATGAGGTGGATATGCCCGTTAAGCCTCCCGGGTTCAAGACACCAGTTCCACTTCTCAACATTACCGAAGCAGAAATCCCCGAGATTATATACATGGTCTTCCGGCCCAACAACGCTGTTCCAGTTATTTACAAGTGCCTCATTCATTTCCTCAACCGACCCGAAAGGCCTGTTGCAATACTTAAGGATGTTCTCGTGCCAGAAATGTAGGTCGCTAGAGAAGTAAATCTTTCCAACCTCTTCCGGTCTAATCTTTGTTATGTAATCACTCTTGTTCATAATCTTTAAACTTTTCTGTTCTTGTAATTGTCAATGGCCGCAGGAAGTATCCTCTTGTAATTCTCATCCTTAAAGAGCGGTGATGTAAGTATCATATCTGCTGTTGTCCTGTTCGTCGCAAATGCTATGTTATATAATGATGCAAGTCTTGTAAGAGCGGACACATCATTTTGATGCCCTTGCATAATAAGATTGTCACAGAAGAAAAACAATACATCAATCTTTCCTTCGGCAATCATTGCGCCAATCTGCTGGTCGCCACCGAGAGGCCCGCTGAGCAAACAAGTAACCTTTTCACATAATGGTAGTTCATATTGGGTGGGATTACCCCATTGGTCTCTTTCTATCGGCTGTGGGACTTTTATATTTTTAATTAATCTACCCGTTGTTCCTGTTGCAAACAAATTGTGGTTTTTTAACTCATTTATGTTGTACTTAACCCACTCAATCAACTCTTTCTTCCTTCCGTCGTGTGCTACTAATGCTATATTCATATCTAATTTCTCCTTATTCAATGTAAATGTACCACCACATAAACTGCCTTGTATATCCATTGTTAAACCACCAACAGAAATCGCGGCGCATTCCAAACTCTACCTTCCCAATCTTAAAACTAAAAAGATAATCACCCATATTATTTTATGCAATTTTTAAAAATCGATACCATTATGGAACTGTCAGTGAAACCGGACCGCCCATATGCCTCAATCTCAAACTGGGAGGTGGTCTTTTCAAGTTCGTTCAGTATTGCGGCAACGTTCTTAGGCGTATATTCAATCTTCTCCCCATGACCATTATATGTCACATACGCATACTTGGTCTTAATCTTCTTGCCAATGTATCCAAGAACGTCCTTCTGGGTGCCATATTCAGTGGTAACCTTTTCGCCCGTGTAGTCATATACCTTATACACGTACTTGGTGTCTGATTTGACTGAAGCCGGGAGCTTAATCTCCTCAACATAAACGTCGTCACTGAAAAACGCATTGCTGGCATTCCTTGTACCCTGGTCAGCGAGAATGGACTTTACATTGTCGGCATATTTCTTCTCGTGCTTCCAATATTCCTTCTGGTCCATATTCGTGATTACCTTTTCGGCCTCGTCCTTCTTGCAGACAAAGTTATTAAGGATTTTTATGTTACGATAGTCCCAAGTTGAATTGGGCTCCACAACTTCCAGGGATATTATTTTTTCCTTTTTTCTGGGCATTTTTATTATTTCCTTATATTTATGTATGATAAAAAGTTTTAACCTATGGCATGTGCATGTAAAAACAAAGCTGCTAACAACGCCCAAGTAACAAAGGTAAAGCAGGTCGTAAAGACCAAGAACGTTACCCCTTCGGCTGCAGCATCTCAAACCGGTCATAAAGTAACGAAGAGAGTAATCTACCGCCGCTCTGTATGAAGGGGTGAGGACCCACGCGTTTAATCCTGGGTCTGGTCAAACAAGGCCTCGTATTCTTCCTTTGTTATCTCATTCCCATCGGCGTCATAATATGCCTCGCCGTACTCGTATGAGTTGTCGTCTCCAATAGATGCCCAAGAACATTTCGAAGGCGTCTTTTTTATTTCTCCCTCAATCCAAGCCGATGGAATATTGATTGTTTGTTCCGGCAGGGCATCAAGAATACAGGACAACTGCTGAAGTGTTCCAACCATAAGTCCTTCCATACGGAATAAAGCCTTCCTTTCACCGTCCTCGTCTTTTTTTCCCGGAGTCCTGGCGTTTATTAGGTCGGTAATGCAGGAATCAATATCATTGTAGAGTTCCTGAGTTGATTGTCTTAATTTAATAAGTTCCATATGCTACAACTTTTCAAGGTCATCGTGAAGTTCTGCAATCCCGTCAGCCACCATAACATATCCAAATTCTCTTAATATTGCTTCGGCGGTCGATAAATCATCCATCTGCACCTCGCTGGGCTTCCAAGAAGGATAGAGGGCTTTGAGCCAACCTATTAGTTTTTCCTTTTCCTCCCTGCTAATCAATCGTTCCGTTCTCCACCAATTTTGTACATATGACGCTTCGACAAGAATTGCAGCGATTCTGTTAAGATTGTTTATATCCTCCTCGCTCCACTCTTGCTTTGACTGAGGGCGGAGAGATTTTAATTTTTCAAGTATGCCATTTCGTGTAATGTTATATTTCGCAAGTTCTTCTTCTGGTATCCAAGCCGTAAATCCCCATAGCATCTTCTCATCCTCCTCGCTCCACTCTGCAGGCTGCGGGTCAATAACATTGATATGCTTTTTCAGCCAATTGTCAATCTGGTATTGAGTAATGCCAAAATGAACAACCCCATCGCGAATTGCCTCGTCTGAAATAACGGGCTTCTGCTCTTTCAGTCTTTCAAGATAAGCACGAATTGCAGGAACATCTTCTATTGCCACACAACTAGACCGGCCTTTATCCCAATCGTAACAGCAGCGGAGTATTATCTGTCTTATTCTCTCATCTTCGCTCTCCTTCAATTCAATGACAACCTTACCACCTTCAATTCTGGCTTCGTAACCTTCGGGAATTTCATACTCGTATCTCTTGGGTATATTTGTATTGTTATTCATATCTACTTTTTTCTTTTAAAATCCTCTTTTAGTTCTTCCAGCTTTCGAAGTTCCTTAATGTGGTCCGGCTTGAGAAACTCTTCCATAACTTCAGATTTGCAAATCAATGTCGAAATCAAATCCTCACTCATTGCAAGAAGCTCAAACATTTCATCACCGAAGTCATCCCAATCAACTTCGTGCGGATAGTTCTCCGACTCGGCAATCTTGCTCTCAAAATATTTCAGCCGCAAAATCAAAAGACGGCTTAGGATTACCGCACGATAGGAAATGCTGTCCGTTTCGTGGTATAGTTTCCAGAGTTCGTCTTTTGACTTTTCTTGTTCATTGCTGCTGCAGCTTACGTGGGCCACCTTTAAAATCCTAGGAAATAATTTTCCCCATTTCCACCAACTCATAATTTTAACTTTTCTTATTGCATATGCAAATATTGTGCCAAACTCAGTTTTTCAAGAAGAAAATAAGCAACGCAATTAAAATGAGTACGACCAAACCACCGGTAATCCAAAGCGGAGACAGGACCCATAACCAAGACCACTCAATTATATGACAAAGTTTCAGTACAATGAACGCAATTGTCAAAAGACCGATAAACCCAATGCCACCGGAAGCTGATGCGTGGCTGGTGCTGCTACTACTGTTGTTAATATAGGTTCCCATACTATTTCTTTGTTATGATTTTATCTACTAGACCATAATCAACAGATTCTTGGGCATTAAACCAATGGTCTCTGTCAGCATCCTTCTCAATCTCCTCAAAGGACTTGCCGGTATTTACAGCAAGAATGTTGTAAAGGGTATTCTGTATCTTCTGGCTTTCTTTTGCGGCAATCTGAAGGTCGGCATTCTGTACGCGACCAGTAGCCGAGCTCACCTGGTGTATCATCACACTACCGTTTGGAAGGATAAAACGCTTACCTTTTGCACCGGACGACACAAGGATTGAGCCCATAGAGGCACACATACCCATACAATAAGTGGAGACATCCGGGTCAATAAAGTTCATTACGTCATAGATTGCAAGTCCGTCGATGCAGCTGCCGCCTGGAGAATTAATGAACATCTTAATATCCTCTTCCTTATCGGTAATTGAATTAAGATAGAGAAGCTGGGCGTTAATGATATTGGCCACGTCCTCGTTAATTTCGCTCCCAAGAAAAATTATCTTGTCATACATTAATCGGGAAAACACAGACATCGGGGCGCAATTCAGTGTCCTTTCCTCAAGGATATATGGTTCAATAATTCCGTTTCTCAGGTTATATTTTGCATAACCGTCAAGTTTGTTGGTGCCAATGCCCTGCGACATGGCGAATTTTTCAAAATCTGTCATCATAATTTATTGTTTTTTAAGGATTTAATAAAATTTCTTCGTTATTATCTACTGCATCAAGGTCCGTGATGGTATATTTATAAAAGCACGTCGTCTTGTTCGGGGTCTCAACGAATTCAAAGCCACCCGTCTCAACATCATATAACACAAATCCGTGGCCAGAAACCGTTTCACCGTAGTTTTTCTGCTTAAGACTTGAACAATACACGATATTCGTTCCATTGCCCGGGATTACTTGCTGTTTATGTATATGTCCGGCAATCACAAAATCCGTACCATCGAATAGATTGACATTTAACGCGTTCTCGGAAACCATATTGGTAGGTGTTGTGGCCCCGTTTATTTCGCCGTGAATGAGACCGATATATTTCACATTGCTATCTTGCCTTGTCTCCTTGTCCGCTACGAACCCGGGCTTTTCAAAACTGGTAAATGTTGAATAAAGGCACCACACCACATTATCGTCCTTTACAAACCCAGACTTATATCCAAACTCCATATCCAGGTATCTTGTGTGCTTGAAAGTCGCCATTTCAAATATTGGAGTTATGCTGTCCATCTTTGAAAGGTTTTGCAGGTTAAGGTCGTGGTTTCCGGCGATTACAATGGTGGGGCATATATCATCAAGCTCCTGTAAGAACCAGTATCCGGCAAGAAGCCCCTCATTTGATATCGTTATCTTATCATCAAAGAGGTCTCCCCCGACTACAATCCTTACATATTCTGGACCTCCGGCTTCTTCCACAATCTTCTTTGCCTGACCGAAAAATGTCTGTGCAACATCTTTTAAGTCATCCAGCCCCTTAAAATTAGGGATATGAATATCAGCTATGCCTATTATCTTCTTTATCATTGTTTTTCTTCCTTACTTTTAAAATAAGTTATTAATTCATTGATGGCTTTTTCAACTATAATTTTAGTGATTTCCGGTTTAACTCCAAATAACATATCAAAAGAAATCTGTCTTTGGGCCATTAATGGGACTTTTTCTAATGGGGTGTTGATTTTGGTTTTCCCTACAATAAGTAAAAAACAAAGTTCCCAATCCCACGAAAAACGCACCTCATAATTTTTATTCCCGTCTTTGATGCTTGTCCATGGGCCGGTTTCTATTTCTTTGCCATTATAATCAATCATTTTTTTGTAATATATGTCATAACCGAAAAGCTTCCCATCTTTGGATATATTGTCTAAGTCAATCGTTATCATAATTACCACTTGTCGTCAAATATGCAACCCCTGATACCATAAAGATTATGATAGTGAGTACATGCTTCTTCGAAATTTTTCTGACTTTTCTCCTTGTCCCCAGAAACTTCCCAAAAGAAACACGCCTTATTTTCGGTGTTCTCAAAATCAACGAATTCTTTTTCGTTGTCCTTAACAGTTTGCAAATTCGTGTTAAGATACGGACAACCCAAAAGGTTTTCACCGAGCGGGTCTCCACCATCTATGACTTCCATCAGCCGAAGTGTTTTTCCTTCGCGTTCTATTTCAATGCCATAAGCATCATCGTTTTTATAAATTGCCATATTTAAACTAATAACTCTATCTCGCTGAACTCCTTGACTTGTCTGAATGCCTTAATCATCCCCTGCTTGCCCGCGGCTTCGTATATCTCACCGAAGTCCTTGTATGGTATCTCGTCCGTCCCAAGTCTCAAGTATCTTATTTTTCCACGTAACCTACCGATATTCAATAAGTTATATATCCTCTTCGTTTCACTCAGTTCTGTATCTCCATCAAGGCAGATTACTATGTTCGCCCGGGCCCTATCATATAACTCCTGGAATATTTTCGTGTCCTTTGAGAGCGTCTTTCCTAAAAGTGCGATTGAATTCGGGTAATAAAGGCAGTCAAGGGCGCCCTCACACAGATATATTGTTGCATCCCACTGTATAAGACTCTCCTGGAATACGATTTCGTTCTTGTCGTTCTTTGAGTTCCAGTATTTCATCTTTTTGGGGTTGCCGCTGAAATCTCTTCCAACCCAATAGTTAAGGTCTCCAGCACTATCGTATGAGGGTATTATAATCCGGTCCCTCATCTGCCATTTCTCTTCATCCCAGGTTGTATAGCCGATATTATGCTGGTCTATAATGTCTTGCGTAATGTGTCGCTTTTTAAGATATTCAACAAGCTTTTTCTTACGACATTTTGACAGGTCTATCTTCGTAAATGTATCGGGTAACTTAATGTAATCGTTCAAGTAAGCATTCTCAGCCATATCCTTGAACAACCCGATATTGTAGTACTTACTTTCCTTGATGTCCTTTACGGCAGCATAATAGTCCTTGAGGGCTTCAGTACCGCCATATTCTTTTACCAGACGAGATATTGGACCGGAAAATCCGCACCGCCAACAATGACATTTACCCAACGAGAATGAGGTTTCCATATTTTTCTTCCCGTCAGGTACGCCACCGTTTTCCTCGGCACACTCCGGGCAATCCCATTGATACTGTGAGGTACCGTTGTCAAAGAACCCCTGTTTGCTCTCTCCAAGGAAACCGGCTAATATGTTGTAAATCCTGCTAAACATATACAACATAATAATACAAACAATTATTGTAAAAACAAAACGAGCCGCACTTTCGTGTAGCTCGTCGTTAGGTATGTGTAAATATTAATATTCCCCGCAGTTTCCGTCATCGTAAGTCCTGAAGCCCTCGTTCTCGGTCATCTGGTAGGTCTTATAGAGTTTTCTTCCACCGATACGGACAGATACACCCATTTCAAGGAAAGTGACCTGGAAACGACCATCAACCCTCTTTTCAAGTTCATAGTAACCTGTATAATCGGCAGGATATTCAAGCCCCTGCATCTCCTTGCTCTCATCATGCACGATGTACCTGGTCTTGCCTGCGGTCATGGCCTCCTTGATAGCGGGGGTCAGTTCAGCAAATTCAAGGAGTTCCTTTGCTGGCATAAGCTGACCAGACCTGGATATAATAATCTGTGGGCCATAAAAATATGACCATCTACCATCTTCTTCCCTTACCGTATAATATGTATTCGGGCTGGTATTATCACCAAGGGCGTTATATTGGGCCCTGGTACCTCTCCAAAATGAAATTTTATTGTTTGTTAATGCCATAAGTATCAATATATTAGCAATTTATTCTATTCCAGCGTCTTTCCAGTCCTCATAATCCGCAGCGCCAGGCTCTCCACCGTCTTCCCAAGTTCCTGGATAATTTTTAGGATTCCATCCGGGTGCAACCGAAGTGTCATAGGTACCGGTTTCCTCGTCATATGGGTAATAGTACCAGTAATCAACCGGATTATGCTCTCCACCTTCGTTGAGTACGGTTACAACCATACCAAGTTTAAGCTCGTTTCTGTTGGTGAATTTGGCTTTCAGCTCTTCTACTGTTTCAACTGGCTGCATCTTATGGTCAAGATAACCTTTACCAGTGTATTTGAGCTGTTTTGTCATGTTTGTCACGTTTGCTTCTGCCATAGTCCGTGTCTAATTACTTCTTTATGTTTAATATATATGTAAGTTCGTAGTCGTCGCAAGGGTCTGGTTCAATGGAATAAGGACATTGTGCCCCAGAAAGGTCCCTACGCATCCACTTTACGAATTTTTTTCCACTAACGGTGATGTCTCCCTTTTCCCAGTTATCTGTGTCTGTGGTAAAGTCTTCCTTAATCTCAGCGATGGCCTTCTTGGTAATGAAGACGAAGTCATAAGAGTGTTCGTTAAAGTACTGTTGCTCAACATCTTCCGGCATATATTGTTCAACTACACTACCAAGGGCGACGAAACCCACTTCAGCGCTGTCCTGGTCGGCAAAATTAGCCTCGTCATAAGATGCGACATAATCAAAGCCTTGGCCCTGAGCATCTATAATTGCCTGGTAATCATCTCCTGTAAGGGTGTCTGTTTTCGTGCATAGTATAGAGAAGGCATAGACCGTTCCGTCCTCGTCTCCGCCACCGCCGCCATAAGTTACTGAATATTCATATGATTTATCCTCAGCTGTCTTGCCGGCATCACTTCCATCTTCCTTGAAACCGACATTCACTTCGTCAATACTGTATGGAAATGCGGTTGTTAAGGTAGAAACGTCGAATGTAGCGTTGTCAGAACCCTCATCAACTTTTACTTTGAAAGAGTATTCGTCGCCGTTATCATCTGTAAAGGTAACAAATACATAAAGAGGTGATGCTACCGGTAAATCGAATGACACAGAAAACAGTCCGTCATTTTCAATATTGGCTGAACCATTGTTTTTACTGATTTTACCACCGCCACCGCATTCGCCACAGTTCTGTATGGTCTTGACTGTAACTGCGGTAGAATTCTTATATTCCTCGGGTGAAAGACCGCAAAGGTCGAGAACCTGTGCCCCCCATTGCCATCTTTCTTCAACCCTATTATCGGCTTCCCATACTCCAGGTGCTTCAAAATCCACCAAACTTTCTCTTGGGTCTCCTAAATACATAATCTATATTTCTTTATCCTGTTATTCGTTTAAAGTGCCTTTGACACTTTTTATTACATAAATAGTTTAAATAATGGAAATATACTGGGAAGATAAAGATAAAACCAGGCTTGTGACCTGGTTTTAACAATTATTCAATATGTCCCTCCATTTCAAAAACATATGGAGGATAAAGTGGGTAATAATTTTCATCAAGCAATGATACACAACGAAGCTTGGTGTCCTTCTTGTACATCTTTGTTAGGGTATGGTTAGAGCTATGTATATGTCCGTAAAGGCACACTTTTGGTTCGGCTCGCTTAATCGCCTTTGCCAGGACTTTATTTCCGGCGTCTTCTCCAGCCCACCGCCCCATGGTAATCTTTCCATGTCCTTGGATTGCAGGGGCGTCATGGGTTAAAAGAATATCAAGACCTTCCGGAATATTATCATAGTGCTTCTCCAAAAAATTGTCACTACGCATAAATGCCCAGTTACCAAAAATCTTACACCATGGCGTGCCGTATATCTTAAGCTTTTCAACGTTTCCGTCATCATTTACCTTTTCAAAGATATACTCGTCATCTTCCAGATAAACAAGGCGACCATCGCAAGGTTTTAAAACATCAGTATAAATAGAAGAATAACCTTGATTCGGGTTCGGCTCCTGTTCCAGATAAAAGTCGTGGTTGCCGCCGATAAACACTACTCGGCTAAATCGGTCCGCAAATGGAAGAGACCTTACCCATTCAGCAAAAGCCGTTGATAGCCAGTTTCGCTGATAGGCGTTGTAATGGTCGTGTGCCGGACAAATATCTCCGCCGATTAACATTAGGTCAAAAGGTTCCGTAATCGTCGGCAAATTCCCATGCGGGTCACTAAAAGCTATAATTTTAATCATTTTTCATCTAATATATTTTCAAGTTTATACCGTGCCATAATATTAAGAATAAAAATTAGTTATGAACTCATAAACCTTCTCTATGTGGTTCCAATCAAAATCCATCCAACAATGATAAGTTTCACTCCAAACCTGCACATCCTTTGAATCTGAGCGTATAATTCTCTTCTCAAGGTGCAATTCGTCTTTGAATGGATGCCGATACCAGCAAAGTGCCTTAGCTTTGTTCCATACCCTTTTATTTTTTTTAGATTTTGCCATATTTTAATTATTTTATTCGGCATCAAATGCGAATCCGTTTTCTTTAAGGTACTTTACGTATTCTTCATAAGAAGAAAACCTTTCAGGATAAAAATTCCAACTATTCATATTTCCAATAAGTTATGATATATGCCTTTGTGGTGTCAGCATTGTTTATGGTAATCGTGCTGTCAATCCTATATTCAACAACATCACTAACTACTGTTGATACCGGCTCATTCTTTTCTTTTGCATGAGAGTCATCTATGGCATTTTTCAATGGATAAAGATTAAGGATGCCCAGTACAAGAAGAGCTAAACCGTGGCCAAAATTTTCCATCACAAACTGTGCAATAGCCGCAATACAGCAAAGCACGATTGTTAAAACCGCAAAAATAATCCTAACTGTAATCATAATTTTTATTCTTTGGTGATTGTTAATTTAATCTTGCCCCCGTATTATTTTTCGTAAGGCCATGCAAAGCCGTCCGGAGATGTGGGTATCAGCATATAGTGAGTGGGCATATTAGGAAGATAGCCCTCTACCGCCTCACCATATTCATACTTGCACCAAGTTTTACGCGTTCCGTCCGGCTGTATCTGGTACGTTTCATAATCATCCCCCTCTTCGAGACAAGTGGCATAACAATCCTGGTCATTAACCCATTTGGCCGAGAAAAACCCCGTATCGGAAAGAAAACCAATCCTTGTTCCGGCCGGGTTAAAGTCTTCATTAACCCACTCTTTATTGTAACCAATTACCTCCTGTCCATAAGGCAGCGGATGGTCTTCATCAACTTTAATCCAAGTACCAGGCATATTATCCTGTAAAGAATGAATAATGGAGACGACTTTAGTATATCCACTTAATTCTGCCACCCATTCTTTATAATTGGCTGCATAATAAAGTTTATTCATTAATGATATAAGCTCGTCTTTCAACTTTCCTATCTCGGCAATCAATTTATCTGCATCGATGTATTTGTTCATAATTTTTAATATTTGTTAAGGAACATTAATCTTGTTATCTTTTAACATACTTAGAAAAGATTTCATCACGCATTTTCCCGGTAATGAAAACACTATCCGTAATAGGCACCGCTTCGTTACCGTCTTGTGAGATTATCAGTCCCATAAAAGTATCCGAGGTCATAACGGCCCTGGAAACGGTATTTATAACGGTGTCTTTATTTATTACAAACACGCTGGACCCATGCTCAACAAAACACCTGGAAATAGTTTTACGGGTCTGTTTTGCTACTTGTGTCTCAATGCTGTCAGTCCTCACCCTGCAGTCGATAAAATAGGTCGTTGAATCATCCGGAACATATACATCACGGAAAAAATCTATGCCATATGAATGGATATCCAGTGACGTTCTGCTACAAGAGCCGACAATCACCATAAACGAGAGGGCGATAAGACTAAGCTTCGCCATCTTTAATGAAAGCAATTTCTTCTTCATCATACCAATATTCAAGTTTAAGCGGTTTAAAACTAAAAAGCATCCTCTCATACGAATACTTGTCACATATCTTATTTACCATTTTTTTCTTCTCTCGATACTCTCCCCATCTCTGCTTCAGCTCGTTGTCATCTTTAATCCCATCGAGCCAGTGAATAATGTTATCGTAGGCCCCATCACTGATTTTTGTCTGGAAGTGAAAAACCTGAGTGTTCCTCACAAGGAAAAAATAAATCGCAATGCCCAATGCGGTAAATAAAAAAATGTTAGCTACGTTCATAATACTTAATTTTTAATGTTTCACGTTCTATATTGCAAGAATCGTGCCAAACTGATTAAAATATACAAAAAAGATAGAAAAAAACAAAACCCCAGGTTTCCCCGGGGTTTCATAGAATAGAAGGTGTTCGCATTAGATTTTAATAATCTGAGTGTGACCCTCAGTGTAATCGGTAACATCAATAGTTACCTGGATAGGGTTGTTCGTGATGTCAATATCGTCTTTCTCACCATTTGCGTCGCCAGGATTGTCTTTGCCATTACCTGTTGAAGTGATATTAATAATGTACTTGTAATACTTACCAGCTTCAAGCCCAGCAGCGGGGAGTGCGATAGGAACCCTTACATCATAAACCGTGGTACCTTTATAAGTATAGCTAAGTTTTACGACAAAGTGTGTAAGGCCAGTATCACCAGGTATTGCATAGAATGTAGTAGGCGAATAAATAGCTTCTGCCTCTGTAGTGCCAACAGGAACATTTGATGTGGGAAGCGAGAACTGAATAACATCGGTTACAGCGACACGATTATCAAATGTGAGTCCGGTAGATACTGTTGCATCAGCAGTCTTGGTGTGTGCAAGATGAGCATAACCATTTGTTGCATCTGCCTTTGCTGAGAATACACGGATTCCATCAATGCCAGTAACTGCAGGCTGATAAGGAGTACCAGGAGTAATAGTGCAAACCTGAGTAGATGCTTCAACATTGCTTGAAAGGAATACAAGCACCTGATTAGCATTAGCATCGCTTACGTTAATACGGACAACTCTCCATCCTTCATTATAAGCTTTTTCAAACATTGACCAAAATGATTCAGCAGGAGAACCACCATACCAATCTGTTTGATGTGCTTTTAGTGCGGTTGAAAATGCATCATTACCAGCGGCAAATTCAGCCTTATCAACTCCATCAGCAAGCTTCATCATAAAGATGTTCTTATTAGAGGCAGCACTTTCCCAATCTTCTGTTGTTTCAGTCTTTGAAGTGCTATTGACAACTTGATTAAGTCTATAATATACAAACTGAGCATTTACGGCGTCTTTGATAGAAAGAAGCCAATCCTTAGCCATGTAATTAAGAGTGGCATTATTAGAGCCAACATAAAGAGGATTTGGCTGATTCTTTGTAAGCTTAGGAGAATTAGCACCATAAAAACCGATAGCAACCTGAACCTCACTACCTGCAGCAAGTTCATCAATAAACTTAGTGGTCTTCTTGGTATAGGTCTCTGTATCAGGTGTTGCTGGAACCTCAGGAGTAGTAGGTGTATAATCTAAAATCTTTGTATTAGAATCATCACTAATAAACCCAAGATAAAGGAGTGCATTACCGTGTTTGAACGGAAGATTTACCACACTACCATAATTAACCTTTGCAACATCAGTCCTTGCCCAAAGGAACTCCTTAGGTGAATCAGCTGTAAGCGTTCCGGTAACTCTATTGTCATCAGCCACAAAGGATTCAACACCGACCTTAACAGCACCGTTATTTACCTTGGCATCAGTAGTAGGAATAATACCAATGAAAGAGTATGAATCGGCATTGTTCTTAAAATACTGAAGTTCTTGCCCATTTACGCCTTCATATACATATGAATTAGTATTGTTGGCCTGTACAGTGAAAGGATTCATAACCGTCTCGTTAAGTGTATTCCAAGCGTAAAGACTGAACTCGTCGTAGCCGTTACCGGCGGTTGTAGCAACACTAGCCTTGGTTTCGAGGGTACGGTCACCAAAAAGGATGGCGTACTCACCCTTAGAATTGGTTGGGGTTCTATTGGTAAATGTGCTTTCAATTTTTGCACATGAGGCAATCGTCATAACTGTTGCAACGATTGCGAGGAAAATGTTTTTGTTTTTCATCTTTCTTATTTTTTAAAATGTTTCTTATTTATACAAAAGTCTCTCTTAATGGTTATTCCAACATAAGTCGGTCCAATATAAAACGCTTTGTAACTATTTTCAAAAAATTCTTTATTAATGGTCTTGCTTATTGCAATCACCTTTGGCTCATCATTACTTATCTGTTCATTATTTGTGCCGCTATTTATCTTTCCGTTTTGATACTCACCAAAAACGACATTCATACGACCCTGCTCACTATAAAAGTAATCTGCATAGTAAGACCTCTCAAAAAGACCGAACCGTATTATCGGGCAAATCTTCCAGTGCGGCCATAAACTGAAAGCCCAACCAACGCCTAGACCCCCTCCATAAAATACACCAATCTTTCCAACATCAGTAAATAGCTCAGTATCAAAATATCCAGCATTTCCAAAAGCTTCAATAAATAGTTTATCGTAGTTGTTATTGAAGTACTTCCTAATCCCAATGTGCCATGAGTCTGTATCGTATTCTCGACCTGTAATCTTCCATTTTGAAAAAGACCCTTCAACAAAGAAAGACATCCGGTTAAAATATACTTCAGCTCCTATATTGGCCCGTAACAACATGTCCGAAAGGAGGTCATTATAGACCGCAAAAACCGGTTTAACATGAATATCGTTAGCGTAATCTGTTGTATTATTAACGTAGTCAGTCGTATTATTAGTGTGGTCAGTCGTATAATAATTATATGTATTATAAACATTGTTTATTACCTGAGTAACCACGGTATCTTTACGTGATGGTTCGGGTTTGTTCGGCAGTTCCTCTGGCTCCGGTCTATGGAAGTGTATTTCAACATATGTGGCCCTAAGCTTCTGATAATCAGACTCATCTAAGCCAGTCTTTTCCAAAAATAGAGAGTAATCATTGTTCTTTACAATCTTTTCTCTCGGGACGATATTCGATATATAAGAATAAATCTTACCGGCTCTCATATCCGCCAAACGAACATTATTCTGCACATTTCCCTCTGGTGACGCCGAACCAATGAGTAAAATACGGTCGACTAAGACTTTTTTACTACGTATAGCTGGTACAATATCAGTAATGTAGTTATAATAGTTGTCGTTCTTTATTATCTGGTCTGTATTTACCCTAAATTCAATTGTAAAGGACATGACTTCACTATCCTTGTCCTGGCTCGCAACACTAAACGAGCTAAGCAAGAAAATAGCCAAAATAAATATTACATTTTTTATAAAATTCATATCCTTATATATAGAGCATAAACTCAAGCTTTCTTTTTTAAAAAAAATACAAAAATTTTTTAAACAAGCCAAATCAATAGCAAAAATTTACTTAATATTTCTTGGCTCCTTCAAATTGTCCCACCACTCTTTAACATATGATGGCATTGTTTCAATGAGCTGTTTTATTTCATCTGCTGTCGCCCTAAAGAAGGAAGAGCAGCCGGGAGCCCAGTCACCGTAAGCCGTGCCGTCTATGGCTGTTATCCCCCATTTACACCTGGGGGCTGATTTTGACAAGTCTCCATCACCATAATCAAACGAAGAGACGAGCATAATGCCCTTCTTGCCGTTGCGATAATACGTAACGACGTCACCCACAGAAACAAAGTCAATCGGTATTCTTTTTTCTTCGTCTGGAACATCCGGGTCGCTCCTATAAATTTCAGCAAGTTTCCCATTTTCATCCATAATACCCGCAGATTTAAGAAACCTTATAGCTGATGTCCTATTTTTGGTCACCTCCTTTGCAATCTCTTCCAGAGACTTTTGCTCTTTCTTTTTATTAAGATACTCAACCCATTTTGCGTATCTATGCGACGTTTTCACCTTATCAATGGCTGTTTTATGCCATATTCCATCGACAAGAAATTCAATAATCTCTTTCCTTGTTTTCTCATCCTCGCTCTCCTTCTCCTCAATGATAACCTTGTTTCCTTCAATCCTGGCTTTGTATCCTTCTGGTATTTCAATTTCTTTTATCATAATTAAATCAAATTTTCAAGGCAATATTTTATAGCCTCTTCGCAGGCTTCTTCATATGAATTTGTTTTATATGGCTTTTCTCCATTATGAGCAAATATATACCAAATATACGGAAATGCTGAATTGTTATAACGAAAAACTACAATATGTAAATTATGCACTTCCCTTAACCATTTCATTGCCATTTGAAGTGTTGGGCATGCATAGCAATCCGCATTCAAAACGGTATTATAGTAACTATCAACATCCAGCCCGAAGAATATCTTATCCTCTCCATTATGGTATAGGGCGTGACACGGTTCGTCAAACCCTTTCTCCTTCAAGAGTTTTGCCGTTTCAAAACTGACGTAATCTTCTGTTATCATATTTGCTACTCAATTTTTTTCTTTATCCTGTTTGTGTCTAAATGACATGTTACAAATGTTTTTGAAAGAGCGACTTTGTATTCACATTGTTTGCAAATTTCATAAGATATTTTCCCAATATCTTTATTACAGCATTTTTCGCCGTATAAAGTATCAACTAATACTGCCATAGTTTATTCATTTTTATACATATCTTTAGGTGCTTCAAGAGCAAGTCCTTTTTCAATTAATCCACGATAATCAAACATGTTCTTATTAAGCCAATCAACATCTTCGCCATAATTTCCTAATCTTATATTATCCAATTCATCTTGTTCATCATCTGTCATGGAAGACATTTGACGGAGATACGGTTTAAAAATCTCACCTTCTGAATATTCAAGGAAATGAGCAAAATCGTCTAACTCGTTTTGTTTGAAAGTAATATCACAATTGTCACAATATCTATGTACAATAAAACCATACGGCAACCTTGCACAAAGGTCTTTAAGCAATAGTTCTTTATCTTCTTGTGTCATATTCTAATAATATTTTACAAATGAGGAATTCGCGCTTATTTCTTCCCCTTCTAATAAAATTCTTACGCCAAGATACGTTTCATCACAACTTTTATAAGGATAAAATTCTATTTTAAGATTTTCAGAAATATATTTTTTAATATCTTCTTGTGTCATGACTTTTCGTATTTCTTTATTTGCTCTCTAATTTCCTCACATTTCGCATTAGTGAGGTTTCTGGCCGCAGGGTGAGGAACAAACATAATTGGCTTCCCCTGCGCTTCAATTTCCGTCATATATTTATTTACTGTTTCCTTCGCCTGTTTTCCACATACGAGGACCATGTCAAAGTACTTTATCCTTTTTATCACCTTTTTAAAGTGTTCGTAATTGGGCTTTGGTTTTTCCCTTGAGGTCTTCGTTACCACATCGGTTGTGTTGGAAAACATAAAAAAGTTGTCGCCCACCATTTTCCTGATGGTTTTTGCACTTTTATTGAAAGGGTTGGGAACAAATGTAATGGGTAGTTCCCTGTCACCCCATGCGTTTTGCAGTATGCATAATATTCTCATCGTGTTATTTATCAAATTCGGCTAGCCATTTTTGCTTGTCGGCTTCAATTTTTTCTATGTCTTTTGTTAAAACTTCTTGAAGTAGGTTTTTTACTGCTTCCTTGGACGTGCCGAAAATTTTATATTCATGACCATCACATCCATAAACAAATGCTTCGTAGTTGCTTTCGTCGTTGCGTATTACATATTCGCCGTCACCGTTTAAAGACATTAACATTTCTCCTGACGGTTTCAGTTCTACTTTCCCATCATCGGTAAGCAAAAATATCTTAGCAGAACGAATTTCGTGAAGTCCATATTCGTACAATTCACTATACCACCAAACCCATACAGAGTCGCCCGCCTTCAACTCTGAAAATTTCTTACCCATAATTTAATAATATTATATTTTTGAATATATTATAAGACTATCCAGTTCATCTAACTCTTTTAATGCCAAATATGCCTCCTGAGCCTTTCGGTTACGCAGACTTGTTGCTGCCGGGATATCAACCCCAACAACACACTCCATCAGTTCCCGTACGAATTTTTGGTACTCTTCCTCGATGTTTTTGTCATTGTGCCTAATATTGTCAAACAAGAAACAATCGTAGAAATCTTCGCTTCCTTCAGGACTATTCTTAGGATAGGCATAAAAGGCATACAGCCAAATTTCCCCATCGTCATGTTTTGAATAATCATAATTGAAAGAAACTACATCAGCATCGACGATTCTCATGTCTTGCTTATATTTTTCAAGGATTTCCTGATACTTCTTTCTGTCAATCTTATATGGGACATTACTTTTGAATCCGGTATCAAGAATCGGTTCAAGGAAATAAGTCTCGTAACTGCCTGTTCCTGGATTATAATACATAATTCTTAATATTTGCCGTTTATCCTATTTTAAAAAGTTCTTTCCACCCAAAAATTGTAAGTTCCAGTCCTTCCGCATGAACTATATTACTTGAAAACTGACATAATGTGGCATTGTAATCCAATGAGTCGTAGTCGGCGAAAAAATGCTCATTTATCGTTCCGTCTTTCCGGGTTATTCTCAGCTTATACATGACTTATTAAATATTTTTAAAATCATCTTCCGGACCATCCCAGGGAATAGTGCCGATGACATATTGCCCGAACATATTCCAACCATCCGGCAAAATCATAAACTCCCAGGGATTATTCTGCTCGGCCTTGGTAATTTCATCCCGGATAGCTTTTTCTTTCTTCCTTTTAGCCTCCAGTTTATCCAGTCGGGCTTTTTCCTCCCTGGCACGCTGTCTTGCTTCATCTTCTTCTACCATCTTACGCCACCTTGCCTCGCGTTCCATTTCTTCTCTGAGCTCCTTCTCGCTTTTCTCCCTTATGTGAATGAAAATAGGTATAATCATAATATAATCAGTTTAAAGTACGTAAGTGCAGGACCAATCAAATAGTCCCTTTTCTTCGTCAAAATGTACGAAAAGACCGACTTCCTTTCCGTCAATTGTAATTGGACCAGCATCGTCTGAATTCCAAATCAACACTGAATCATCAAGTCTGGTAGCATCTTCCCATGCACCAAGGTTTTTTACTTCATTATAGAAGTCTTCCCCTTTGTAGATAAAACCATTCTTGATTTTTTCAATCACCCCGGTTATTTCTTCCGGGGTGAGTTTGCACCATTGAAGGGCCCCATAAATCGTTGCACTCATGACTTATGCTGCTATTGCTTCGGGCATAAACCTTTCGGCAACAGCCCAAAGTCTCTGGTTATAATCAACATCCTTCTTAATAGACGAAATGGGTCGTTGCTTACGGGCTTTGCCGTTTTTCCCAGTCGCAGAAAAACCGCCCTTAATCATCTTTTCCTGCAGAACATTGAACACGTTCCAAAGAGTGTTTCCATTATCTTCCGGACGAACGGGGGTGAGAAGTTCGGCGATGGTAGCTTCATCTACTTTTGCTGTAGTCTTCTCGTCGATACCCTTGCGGATTTTGTAGGTCTCAATGGCCAGGCTTCGCTTCTGCTCATCGGAAAGGATTGTCTGGTTCATTCCATTTATCCTACCGATAATTCCAGGAACTGTATCGATAACCCTTGCGACAATTCCACGAAGTTCTTCAAAGCTATAGTTAATGTGACGGATAGAAAATGAAGAGAACTCAGCATCGCAGACCACGAGCCCATTTGAACAGATGCACCGATACAGACCCATCATAAACTTGAAGGAATTGAAACCGTCGTGGCTGTTCTGAAGGATGATACGGACATATGCCTCGGTACCCCCGTTGGGGTTGATAATCTTCACCTTGTCGTTTTGAAGTGCTACCATATGGAAGGAACGGATGCCCTTGGAGCCCTTTTTCTCACGACACTGCTTAGCCTGGACAGGGTACCAACCAAGTTTTTCAAGGTCTTCTATTACCGTCCTCGTACTGGCCTGGACATACTTACCAGAAACGCCTGGGTTTGTGGGTGATACGGCAAAAGCAAATGGACAAGCTTCTCTAACTTCGTCCATCGTCATTCTCTTCATTGAATCAGAGAGGGAAATCATTGTACTCATATGTAAAAAAATTAAAGTTTAAAATTATATTATGGCATATGCAATAATCGTGCCAAACTTACTCACCCAGCCAATTTTTTAGGTCAGTAATGTCGTCTATACAGTCAAGTCTATCGTTAGTGTATGCCCAGATAAGCCTGATGGTATTTTTATCTTCATCAGCTGTATAATCTATAATGGATAATGGTTCCTGTTTAAACCTCATTATATGTACCAATGGGGTTTTCGCCCGCTTTTCACACAAGCCAACCAGGAAACCGAATTCTTCCAAAAGTATTTCGACTTCTTCTCTACACATAACGTAATCCTTTTTACATAATATAATACAAAAACTGTGCCAAAAAACAAAAATGACAGCAAAAAGTGAAAAATTTGCTGTCATTTGTGCCAGATACAGGATTCGAACCCGCATATCAACGTTTTAGGGACGCCCGCTTTACCAATCAGCTAATCTGGCAGTTAAAAAGGGAGGAACCATGTCCTCCCAAGTATTATTCAACCGGTCTTAATGTCTGAAACATCAGCCCCGTATTCTCTTCCAACGCTATCGCCGTAACCGTTCCGTTCATATCTGGCTCACGGAAAGCGGAATATTTAATCCCTCGTTCTTCTAGCATCTCCATCCACTTGTCTGTGTCGGCATAAAGATAGATGAGGTAATTGTTATTCCAAGTCTGGTTCGGGTTATCAATCAACCACTGAGCAACAGCGTGACCGGCTTGCACACAACCGTAAATCGGGCTAAGTCTCTTATTCACCAACACATACAACCTCTTCATAGTTTTCCACGGAGACTGTTCTGTATTCTCCTCCCCACGCGTCTTTTCTTGTTTCATAATTCTTAAACTCATAACCGTATTCCTGAAGTATGCAATTGATTTGACTCAGATATTGACAGAGAGGGTGCTTTCCATTCAATTCTTCACATGTTGTATAGCGTTGCCCATGTATTCCGTTAGGATAAGCCCAGTATCTGCTTTTGTCATAAATGAGGAGCTTGGCGTTCTTTTCGGTGACGTCAAAACTCTTTCCCCTGAGCAAATTGTAGGCAGCATACCTGATTCTAAGTCTTTCCTTAATGTCTTTGACTGCATCTACTGCCTTCCAAGCGGGCATTGTCCTCTCACCGGTAAAATACACGGTTTTTCTCTGAGGTTTGATTGATTTCTGTTCTTTTTCAAGTTCGGCAATATCTTTACGCATAGCCGAGATAGCGTTTTTAAGATTTGTTTCCATAATATTCGTTGTTTTTAAAATTATTTAATTAGTTTATTTTGCTTCAGAAACATTAGTTTATTTTGCTAAACTGCTTAAAAACAACGATTTATGGAGGCGCGTTAATTAAAACCTAGTATGTCATAGCTTTACGCATAGCCGAGATAGCGTTTTTAAGATTTTCTTCCATAATATTTGTTGTTTTTAAAATTATTTAATTAGTTTATTTTGCTTCAGAAACATTAGTTTATTTTGCTAAACTGCTTAAAAACAACGATTTATGGAGGCGCGTTAATTAAAACCTAGTATGTCATAGCTTTATATATTTTATTCATTACTAAAGTACAACTTTTTTGGCAAGAAAACAAGGTTTATTGCCGGAAATGTGTAACTTTTTTATAAAAACCTCAAAATAGATTACTCCACTTTGAGGTGAAACTATACAAGAAAGTATAGCGGGAAAAATAAAGTAGGTTCGGGCGTCTTCCTTCGCTTTCAGACATTCAGTATAGCCAGCGTTCTGCGACGTCTGTCAGGGCTTAACTAACCTATTATCATCCTTCCTTTTAACCCACAAGAACAACGTGTGGGCCTACTTTGTACCTGTAGTGGGATTCGCACCCACATCTCCCTGTCCCTATTGGGCGCCACTTCGAGCTTTTTCCACTTGCTGATTCGACCGGCAGCTATATGCATTTCACTGACAATCTTCCAGTAGTTTAGTACTTTACTCACCACATTTTAGTCGATACAGGCGATTCGTACGAATGGGTCCCCTATGTGTTCAGGGACTTTGAGCCAAAGATAGGAATTGAACCTATGTAACAACGGCGTTCTAATTAAAGAAGTTGCAGATAACCAACATACTGCGTTACTCTGGCATATTACAAACACCATTATAGGACGGATTGCGACATTTTCACGGCTTGTCACACTTCGGTGCGCAGGTAAGTACCGTCCCCACCAACCTCAATAATGGTGTTAAAATATTGAGCCTCCTATCCGAATCGAACGGATATCTCGAGATTACAAATCACGTATAATAACCTTTATACTAAGGAGGCGTAAAGCCAAGATTTATAAGGAAAACCCTGGCAAAAAACCTTGACGGATGCTTCATGCGGTGGTCCCGTCCTTCCACCCTTATGCCACGGGAAATTCACAATACATTAAGCATGTGATATACATAAAGCACTCTTTTAACATCCCGAAGGACAACAGACTATTTTGGTGACGACGCATACCAGCCGTCTGCAATGGCCCACCACGCATGGGTTCGTACTCTTGTCCGGCTAACCCATGAGCCGTCATAATCCGTACACCTGGAATGGACTATGCTCATACCACTTTTGTCTGTGGGTCATATATGGCCTCGTCGGCCAAGACACCCACAAACCTCACCAGGGAGCATATCTCTTAAAAAACAATTGTATCCCGGTGCCCTTATTGCCGCCTTACCCCCCGGATGGCTGGAACTTTTGAACCTTCACGGCACCACTAAACAGCCGTCTTTGGCATACCTGCTCAATTGTCATACTGCCACATTCGTGGGCTTACGTCTATCTGGGGTACATCGTAAAATTGAAACCTGGCCAGTAACCATCTTGTCGGTCTTTTAGGGGTCTTGCCGACTTTCCCAGCCACTAAACTTGACTAATGTTTAGGCCACCTTTGATGCAAGTCAATAAGCACAAGACGGTATTTCAATTTACGAACGAGCCAGGGAGGATAACTTTCATTTGCAACCCGACTCTTAACCCGCCAACCGTTTTACTACAATTGTTACATAAATATACTTACTTTTCCTAAGAAAAACAAGTTACTCCTTCTTTTTAACTCCACCTCTAATGATTGCTTCCCAAGCATCGAATATGGACTTGATGGCATCCCAATCATAGAAGCCATTTGCAGCACCACCAGCAAGAAGACCTGCAACACCGCCAGCAACGTACTCAGCCCAAACATAAGGGAGTCCAAAAGAAAGACCGCCAGTAAGGACGAAACCGAGGGCGATTAAAACCGCAACAACCCAAGAAATAAGGTGTCTTACCCAAGCCTTGTTAATCTTAAAAAGACCATTAATTGTTGAAGTAAGTGCCTGTGTGCCAACGATAATGGAAGGTACAGCAATAAGGAGCTGGCTAATTAAAGTTGTAATAACCATAATAGTTTTTTTTATAGAATTATTTTTAATAGACTTACCAATCTGGCGTCTATTATAAATATCTCCTATTATCCCTTTTAACAGTTAATAAAGCCACTTATTTTCGAGAGCATAGAACCAGGCAATCAAGCCGGCGGTGATAAGAAACCACACAATCCAAAAGGCAACCGTTCCTGCATTAAGATTCCTCTCGCTCTCTTTTATATATTGTTCGGCTGTTGTTCCGTTTATAAAATGAGAATTTGGGTACTTCTTTTCCGTTGCTGTACCAACCATGAGGCCGTCATAGGAGACCGGAGCCGTATAATAAACATATCTGGTATCGTTTTCAAAAAATCCGGTCTTAACCTTTATGATGGTGTCTTTTTTGACCCCGATTTTATATATCTCCGGCAACGTAAAAACCTTTCCGAGAAATCTTGCCTTGTTTGATTGGTAGGTCCATCGCTTCATTTCATCCCAAGAATAATAGGTCCTGGTACGAACGGTTGTACGCCCCTTGCTATCCGTGGTGGTATAAGTTTCGGTATGAAGTCTGTGTTCCTCCTTTACCTTTATCACTTTTGCATAAACTCCGGGCAGCTCCCCCAATCTCACCGTGTCAATTATGGTCAATGTACCATTTGCCAGATAGCGCCCAACATTGGTTCGACCTATATAGTCAAACTCGTCATCCGTATCCACGACAGCACTTGAAGCCACCGCAAGATGACGTTCCGTAGCCTTTGACATTATGGGTGCCGAACTCCAGACACCAATACCAACCATAATGGCAAGTATTGTGACACTGGCCAAAATTTCTCTTTTTGTGATTTCCATTTTATTTAAAAGGATACTTTAGGTGCATCAACAGAAGTGTTTTCAAAAGAAAGGCGTTCATATTCCTTAACTTCGTAACCGGTAAGGGACAGAATCTGTTTTGACGGAAACTGACGTGTAAATCTATTATATCTGGTCACTTCCGTGTTATAAGCCTTTCGTACCTCGACAATCTTATTCTCAGTAATGGCAAGCTCATTCATAAGGTCCTGGTAGTTTTTCTGGGACTTAAGGTCTGGATAAGCCTCAGCAACAGCCGCAATCATAGTCTTAATCTCTTTAATATCTGCATCTCCACCATTGGAACGTGCTTTAGCCAACTCTACGAGGGTCTTGTATTCATGCTCGTCATAGGCCTTAACACACTCCACAAGATTCGGGATAAGGTCAAACCGCCTCTTCTCCTCAGCTCTTACGGCTGATTCTGTATTACCGATAACCTCTTCGTGAGAAATTGCTCGGTTTTCAACACCTTTGATAATAAAAATGCCGGTAAGGACAACAGCTACAATGGCTGAAATTAAAATCAATGCTTTTTTCATTTCTTAAAGTTTTAAATGTTATACTTGTTATATCTAACATACTACAAAAATCGTGCCAAAACAAAAAAACTCCGCCAAAAATGACGGAGTTTGTGCCCAAGATGGGAGTCGAACCCATACGGCCTTTCAGGCCAAGGGATTTTACGTACCACCATAGTTTTCGCTACCAAAACAACTTTGGACATACGGGTTGGATTTTCAAGGCTTTTACACCCCCAGGTTGTTTTGTTTGTGGTCTGGACTCTATCTTAACCATATTGAAATCTAGCTAGATACCTACAATGTAACTATGTCGTAACTGTGTTTTCATTTTACAGCTTGCTTCCATAATATCAAGCAACTCAGCAATTTCAACTTAGGTTCCTCCTGTATAGTCTCTACACACTGTCTATTATTAATCCAAATGCTTTCACATGCAATGCAGAAGTATTTTTCCATTTGGATTATTTTAACATTGGCTCGGTATTAGCATATTAGAATTATTTACTCAAGGGATTTTACAATCCTATTCCAACTTAGCTTTCACCGAATTAGAGAGGTTCTACATCCAAGGTTTCCCCTGGTGCAACCCAAATGCTTTTTGCAGAGTCCCTCGTGTCTACCATTTCACCACTCGGGCACTTGTAGCGGGTTTGGGAGTCGAACCCAATATCCTGAGGTTATGAGCCTTAGATGATAGCGGACTTGCTGTTATGCGAAGCCCTATCCGTTTCACTCCCCCGCGGTGTTATCTTTCTTTTGTAGGGCCGACGGAATTCGAATCCGTGTGATAGGAATGAAAATCCTATATCCTGGACCACTAGATGACAGCCCCATATATTAAAAAATGCTTCTACTGCATCGCTGCGACTGAGGAACCCCGGCTTTACGAGGATTGCATTACTATTGGGAATCTCTTCCTTTACATAGTTTTACCCACCTGTTGGCAAGGCGCTTCTGTTGTGGCTTATGGATTATACCCACAATCTCAAGATACACCGGCAACCCGACACTTTGTGGAACGGTTTCATATTACATTGGCGTACGTACGATAACCAATGCTATTACCCAGTATCACTTGGCAAGGTCCTACTCTAAAATAGGACAGAAGCACTTGGACCCCCGGGACGGTTACACTCCGCCTTGCTCCCAGTAAAATCCGGGGCTTCATAAACAAAAAGCCTCCGGGGGATGTATCAGGAAACAATTCAATGTTTTAATCCGCTAAACTAACGAGTGAGCCATTCTCGTGCCGGATTCGAACCGACGACTCTTCTTTTAGATAGAAAAATTGAAAAACTGCTGTGCGTTTCCTTGTTTTTGGCTCTTGGCGGTGCGTATGGGACTCGAACCCATGACCTTCGGCGTGACAGGCCGACATTCTAGCCAGCTGAACTAACGCACCAGCAAAATAAAGAGCATTAACTTCCGGCCTTTGACTTGCTCGCTAACAGGCATTATCACCGTCCAGGTATCCTGACACCGCAGAGGTTGCTTTCTTGAGCGGGTAAGCAGAATCGAACTGCCCTCCTTAGCTTGGGAAGCTAATGCACTGCCACTGTGCTATACCCGCGATACGATTTAAGGCTAGCTTCGCGAACCGTTTGTATCTTCACGTCATTTACATTAACGAGGGATTCGTGCGTTTCCCGGTATCCCCACCGCCACGGAATGTCACCATCCGGGTTATACTCATTTGTCCCTTCTCATATAGTCCGGGAAACCTATTTAATAGGCCGAGTATATTAAGAGCCATATCAGTTGTTGCAACCCTGATATGTTGTTACCGACGTGCGACCACCAATTGTTAACACTGCCTTTTACTTTGAGGGTTCCCTGATTACACTGAGCTCTTATGTACTTATGCGGGAACTCTTTCGGTATCTCTTGTGGGCAGTGAGAGATTCGAACTCCCGAATCATCTGAATGTAAATCAGAGGTCCTAAACCGCTAGACGAACTGCCCTTTTTACACCCATATTTCCTTCATGTCGTCACTGGCATCTGCACGGGTGTATCTTTATTTGTGCAGTACTAACCCTGTTATCACCCCTTTCGTAGCCCGTGCGCCCTATATTTGGTTAATGACGCCGTTCTCACACGATACTCATAATAACTTTTAACCCCAGACCACATTGCACGTTGCCCAAATCCGCAATGGTTCTCCCGGGGTGGGAAAGGAAATCGGACAAGACGTGAGTCAGGATGGATTCGAACCAACGACCCTTGCGGTTACTATGCTAAGCATTTTCCGCTGCTCTCCCACTCTGAGCTACTGACTCAAAAATAGCATAGTAATCATTTCTTCATCAGGTGTTTCCACTCTGATTAAACCCTGGTAATTCCAGACCGGTGCTGACACACAGACAGGTGGTTTTATCTCCGGAGACCAATCCTGAAAGGTTCATTGACTTCGGTGCAGCCTTACTATTTTTACCGGAGTGATATCAAGTTCCGGTGCTATTGTAGCGGGAGAGGGATTCGAACCCACGGCCTCCAGGTTATGAGCCTGACGAGCTACCTCTGCTCTACCCCGCGATGTTGTTGCGCAGGAAGGACTCGAACCCCCGACCTCCAGCTTATGAGGCTGGCTAGCTACCAACTGCTATCACCGCGCAATGTCTTTCTATTATTATACAAAAACTATACCAAACTAACAAATTTTTGTAAAAATTGTTGCGAGTGGAGGAATCGGACCCCCTCTAGTCCCTTATGATGGAGTTTCGCTTGTAAAATTGCTGCCTGGTTTCATGTCTGAAATCGTTTGTTTGCTTTTTTACCGTGCTACCATTACACTAACTCGCAATGTTAGTCCCCCATGTCGCTGGAGGACAGCCCACGCCACTTTACCTATAAGCGGTAACTACGAACTCGATAACGGATTAGTCGCCTCCGTCGGATTTCTAATGTACACTCATCCGAGAGCCGGTAGCTGGATTCGAACCAGCGACCCACGGGTTAAAAGCCATTGAGAACGTTGCTGTTGGTTTCCATGCCTGGAAGCACTTCATATACGTTGCTCTACCTGACTGAGCTATACCGGCAAAATATTGTTGCTGGGGAAAGAGGAATCGGACCTCTGACTACGGCTCCCAAATGCATAACGTATCTGCTGTAAGCTTCCATTACTGGACGCGTAAAATACGTTGTGTTGCCACTACACCATTCCCCAAAAGTCATGGCCATTCTTCACATCAGTACCATTTCCACTGAACCTAAGGCGTAACTAATTGAATGACCATCTGTTCTGTTACAGGATTCGAACCTATCCCTCCCGCTTTACCAGCGAGCGAGCTGACCAATACACCAAACAGATTTTACGAAGTATCGTCCCTAATTATTACTCACCTGCACGGCTTTCTTGTTCAGTATTTTCCAACGCCACCTACTAACATTGTGCAGATGCTTTCAGAATTTACTTGAGCGGGTAATCGGAATCGAACCGACATCCCAGGCTTGGAGGGCCTATGCACTAACCGTTGTGCTATACCCGCATAATGACCTTTTATGTACAATATCCCCAGAGGTCTAACTGTGCCAACCTACGATTTGGGCTGCATATTTGACTTTCGTCAGGGATAACAGCATCTTCGTTCCCGCTGCAGTCGGGCTAAAATACAACCTTGCCAAGTCGCTTTTTACGGATTAGCAATAACCGTAACCTCGGTCCCCACAATATCGTAAGCGGGCCTGTCCCACACGTCCGACTCCGAAGAATAGCCACTCACATCCCACCACCTTGTTTCGACAATTATTAAGAAGTGCGAATGACTTATTAAGCCTCCTTCCTTTAATGTCAATCATGTGCCAAAGTCTTGTCCGCTATCACGGAAGGATACACACCGGTTATTGCATCCTGCTTGTGCTCACTTTTACGGATAAGTGAGAACCGTCTTGGAGCGGGCCCGGTGACCAGCCGGGGGTCATCCCGCATATGCTTTCACGGAATTGCATTAACCGTATTACGCTCCTAATGCAATATTTTATAGAAAGACTAGGAAATCTTTCAACCTCCTTTCCGGCGAGGGACTGCACTTGTACTTGGTGCGGCTGCGTTATATTCCGTAGTGGTCAAGCACTGGGGCTTGCACCCACTTTTTACGGCCTTATTAAACAAACATCTTACAGCGGGCCCAGTTGGTTTCAGATATCGTTTAATTAACCCTCCCATGGCTTCGAATCCTCCATGGGTGTGCTTGGTCGGGATGAAAGGACTCGAACCTTCGACCCCCTGCTCCCAAAGCAGGTGTTCTAGCCAACTGAACTACATCCCGATAATGCCAGTCTCTGTTTGCTTTCGGTAAAGGCTGGCAAAACTACCTTTTTCCATAGGAAGCTACTCTAGAACTCACTTCCAGCCAGGACTCCGGCCATTTCAGACTCAGGCGAGCGCGATAGTAGCATCCCGTTTGAGGAACCTCGTCTTTACGATGAAAAGTTAAACTACACGGCAATCTCAAGTTATTGCCCCTCTGTCTCCATAACCGCTTTCGCCTCACGCCCATGGACATTCCTACGTGCTGATTGCCTTGCGAGGACAACCAAACCACCACCTCGTTTAACTTAAAAGTCCGGGAAACATTTTAACTTGGCAAGGAGGGGATTCGAACCCCTATTCCTCGTGAGGAACCCCGGTTTTCCGCGCCGGGTGCGTCTATCCTATTTCGCCACCCCGTCTTAGCTTTTATAGCTGCTGTTAGTTTCCCTTAAATGCCTGTAAATCAATAAATTTGTGGAGCTGACGCGACTCGAACGCGTGTCTTCAGGCATACCAATACGCTTTCTACATGCTTATTTCGGCTTAAAATCCAATAATCAAGAGCCGAGCACAACTTGATTATCTTTCTGAATCCAATCTTCCAGACCACTTTGTTTGCAATTACACTCCCATTGGGACGGATAACAAAGAAAACAGTCCCGAGAATGTTCGTCCCGACCCTGCCTTGGGGCCGATGGATTAAGCTAACTCACCTGGTGAATTAAGCAGCGAAAGAATACGCATAAGCGTCAACTATTTTTTTGAAGTTCTGATTAAAGTGGTTTCCTCCAATCCACTGCATGCTTACGGACCGCATATATCTGAATCAAAACCAGAACAGCCCCATAAATAAAGCAACGTTGCCGAATCGAACTTTATTGTGGTGCTCAATTTTTCCACACCACTCACCGCTTCGAGCTACTCTTTCTTGCGCTCTAAGACATATCCTCGGGTGTCGCAAGTGTCGTTTAAACACCAACATTGCTTTGTGGACCGGATGGGATTCGAACCCACAACAACTAGAATGCAAATCTAGCGCTCTACCAATTGGAGCTACCAGCCCATAATGTGATTTTTGTCTCCATCAAATAGTTACTCATTGGTTATCCGGTTGCAACCGCACCTCAGACACTTGTCTTACCCGCACGGCCCTACTTCACTATTGACTTTAACCATTCCTGAGTTTTTTAACCTTTCTAAACTCCTTTCATCGGCTATTCACCTGCCTACTCACTAAATATAGTTTTTAAGGAGTAACGTTACCTCTCCCTTAGTGCTCATTTGGCTGCGCAACCGTGGTCTCGCACATAGCCACCGATATTAACGCATATCTCCACGACGCGCTTTAAGGACGGCGTAATCCTTGCGGAGAGCGGAGGTGTCGAACCCCATACGTTTCACCGTACGAATAGTTTTCAAGACTACCTTCGGAGCCGTCCGAATTCACTCTCCAAGATTGTTTCGTTTTCTATAGTCAGACATTGCGTGTTTTCCAACCCCAAAATGTTTTGCTATACTTTTCCACGTTAGTCCAGTTTCCCTAAGTTTTATTACTTCGGCTTTTGAAATATTATCAGTTTTTCTTTTTATATGTTCTTCTTTAATTTTTCTACCCTTTACCCACCCATTTTTAACATATTCTGCGAGGTCTTCCTTTTTTATTTTTAGGTTTTTTACGCCATTAGTAATCCAACATGTACCGTACTGTGAATTTTTAACACCAATTTGGTCGCCGTTTGCTCTGTGCGAATTTGACATCTTTTCTTTTGTTAACTCGGAATGGTTTCTTCCCACCCAAACAGCTTTTAATTCCCCGTTTAAATATCTTTCATCATCAAGATTAACAGACATCGTATTGCCGCTCATATCATAAACGGTTATTCTTCCTTTAGATTGATGAAGATACCTTTCTTGGTTATTTTTATATTCAGAGGTTTCAATAAGCTTATATTTTTCCTCTTCGGTGTCAAAAACTGCGATTTTTCCTTTAGAAAAGGGAACATATTTTCCGGAAAGATAATCTTCATCATCCGGCTTAATCCTATAAAAAACACCATTTTCGTCTCTAACCAAGATTGTTCCGGTGGTGACACCAAAATCACCACCAATTTTTAAGTTATAACAATTGGTATCCAAAACACAAGATTCGGTCACTACTTCATTTTCATATTCGGATGCCTGCTCTCGTGTTTTAAAATATTTTAGGATTGTCTTTTTAAAATTTTCCTTACCAAACTGTCTATACGCCCTTTTCAATCTCCTTCCAGACCCCATATAGCCATCCTCAATGTCGTTTGTTGAGTGTATCCCAAAATAATAATTTCCGTTTAACTGGTTTTCAATCTTATAAAAATAATGATATTTGTAATCACGTTCCATATGTTCGTATTTATAATATAAATATAACGAACACGCGAAACCATGTAAATATTTTTCAAAAAAAACGGGAAACGGTTGTTGTTTTCAAAGCCAAAAATTGAATATTAACGTTAAAACTTGCTGTGTGTTTCCCTTATGTTTCTAATTACCACTATTCCCTTCTGGATTTCGTTATCCACTTTGGTCAGTACTGGGAAATCGGACATCCTGACTTTGGTGCGGAATCTGGAATTGCACCGCTCCTACTTTCCTGATTTTATGGTAATTACGTGCGGCAGGTGAGACTCGAACTCACACGGGAATAATGCCCACCAGTCCCTCAAACTGGCCTGGCTACCATTACAGCACTGCCGCATAATGTCTGTTTCTTATCCTTTTCGGTCACCCTTAATAAGTGTTGAACAGACCTAAAGTCTCCCTAGTATGCTGAGAGTTGGATTCGAACCAACGCGTGTCAATTCCGTCGCACCAGAATTGTGATAGCGGGCTTCCCCATAGTTGCGATTCCGGGGTCCTCCGCTGTGTTCAGCCACTTCACTACCTCAGCCTTCGAGACCATATTTTTACCCGGCTGGTTAGACCGGTCCGACTTGTCAATGAACTTGCTTTATTAATATACAAAAACTGTGCCAAAAACACAAATTTTTTGCAAAAAATTTTGTCCGGATGGCTGGATTCGAACCAGCGAGGCGTTTGCGGGGCCTTATGAGAGCCCTCCGATACCAGCTTCGGGCACATCCGGATGCCTATTACTTAAAAAGACCTTCGATTTTTCCTTTTATTTTCTTTATATCATCCTCAATTTCCTGAATAAGGTCATAATCGGAATCTTCCTTGTCAATTTCGGCTATTACTTTTTCAATGCCAATTATTTCACCCTTAAATATTTCGAGTGTTTCCGGGTCGTTTTTAGCGTTATCGTCGTTATTAATTTGTTTGATATGCTTTTCTATGTCCGAAAAACATGCCCTCATCTTATGAAGTTCATGATGCTTTGTTTCCTTATAAGTCACATAACACCCTAGAACAATTAGCAATACAAATATTAAAATTATCCAAAACATAATACTATAATTTTTAATTAGTTAGCAGGGGTGCAAGGATTCAAACCCTGACCAACGGTTTTTAGTATTTCCGGCATATATTTCTTAATGAAATCCATAAGCGTTTGTCTGTTAATACCGGTAGTTTTACTTAATTTAGTTAGCCACCCTCTTTCACTAGTATCTATTCCCGCCTCTACTATTATTTTTTTTCTATTTCTTATTTTTTCTTTATCTTCTTCCTTTTTTTTAATTTGGCTATCTTTTCTCCTCTTTACTGACTCAATAGCCTTTTCTTTCGTATAACAAGTTGCATAAAAATCTGGGTCGTTTTTCATTAAAAATTCCCTAACATGTAATTGGGTCATTCCAACCAATTCGCCAGCTTTCTTTACCCACCCCCATTTTTGAAAATCTATCCCACTATTTTTTATAGTTTCAAGTTTTTCGGTTGTTGTTTTTATTTTTTCCTCTTCTTTTTGAATTTTTTTATTTAGCTTTTCTTCAACCTCTTTTATTATTTCCTTTGCTGTTCTTTTCTTTGCATTTTTCCCGCAATAGTTATCAGTTAAAGCATGACAGTTTGGGCATAAAATCTGTAGGTTTTCAATAGAATTGTTGGTTCTGTCTCCGTCTATGTGATGAACTTGTAGTGGTATCGGTTCCCCTTCCCATTCAACTCTTCCACATCTTTCGCACACCCTTTCTTTAATCCCAAACTTAAACAAGTAACCAGATATTCTGCTACTTGATATTAAGCTTTCCTTTTTAAAAATATCTTCTTCTTTTAAAGAGTTTTTATGCTGGTTGCTTTTCCCCTTTCTATTAAAATGAGTGGTATCTAACCCATATTTTTTGGCGATTTTTTTAAATTCTAAATATGTATTACTTCCTACACTCAAATTAAGCTCTTTTGCCACCTCTGAAAAATTGTTTTTTACTTTAATCAGTTCACAAACCGCTTTCTCCCTTTTTTCTTTTTCTTTTTGGTTTTGCGTAATGTGTTTTTGGTCTTCCATGAATTTTGGCGCAAGAACCAGTTTAATATATCTTTTATCCTCGTTTAAAATTTTAGAAATTTCTTCCCTTGTTTTTCCTTCATCATATAAGGCATATACCTTTTTCATTCGCTCGTTCATCTCTTTTTATTTTTGCTATATATAAATATATACGAACTTGGAAAAAAAATCAAGGTTTTAATTTTTTTTTACCTGCAAGAGTGGGAGGATTCGAACCCCCGAGGACATTACTCCTTCTGGTTTTGGAGACCAGTGCCATCAACCACTCGGCCACACTCTTATATTTTACGGGAAACTGTTTTTAATGTCGGCGTTACAGGCTGATTTTCAAAAGTAACTTGCTGTCTGTTTCCCTATATTTTATTTATCTTCTTGCCTTATAGTCGGCCATCGTAGTTGATAGCGGGCAGAGCGTCTTCCATCTACATTCAAATCCCTCTGACTCAACCCATCCTTTAGCCGCACTAAAGGCTACGTTAGACCCAGCATCCTCATCCGGACTAATGTCAATGTCAATATACTTAACAAAGATGCCAGAATCCCTCATTAACTTTGCTACATCAAGAGAAGCCATTGTTTCGTCCATCATTCTGTCAAAAATCTCAGACTTCTTATATCTTCTACTTCTCCAAGTCCTGGAAATAACGTGCGCCCCATGTCCATGCTCACCATCGCCACTGTCGTAAAGGGCGACAATTGTAGCAAAACAAGTGTGCCCGCCGTGGCATTGAGAGTCCGTACTAACCATAATCTGGATATTACGGTGTGTGTGGCAGTAGTTGCCTACATAAGTTACCAGGTCTATTTTCTCCCCATTAAATTTCTTGAACTCCATACTTCATACTCCTTAACTTTTATAAATATTATCCTTTTTGCGGAAGACTGAGGTGCCGACCCCCACACCATACAGTGCGCTTCGCTTTCAAGACGAGCCCCAAGGCCGCTCAGGTTAATCTTCCATATTTGTGCGGATAGCGGAGGTCCCGACCCCCACCCCAAAAGGAGCGTACCGCTTTCGAGACGGACTTGAGCCCCGCCCAATTCACTATCCGAGGAAGAGACTGGTACCGACCCAGACCCGTTTTTTAGACGAGCAGACACCTTTCCAGAGTGCTCCGGTAACCCCGACCGGTTCCTCTTCCAATATGGCGGTGAGGGAGGGGCTCGAACCCTCGCGCCGGGTTTTAACCGACCTAACGGTTTAGCAAACCGTCCCCTTCACCAACTTGGGTACCTCACCATAGTTGGGATATTTAGATTCGAACTAAAATAACAACTTTCAGAGAGTTGCATGTTACCATTACATCATACCCCAATATTTACAGGAAACATTTGTTCAGAATGTTAGATTAAAAGTCTAGTCCTTAAAAACTTGCTGTATGTTTCCTTGAGCGGGTAGCCAGAATCGAACTGGCGTTTCCAGCATGGCAAGCTGGCGCACTAGCCACTGTGCTATACCCGCGAATGCACTTACTAAACCCATAATAACTGGTACCGCTTTTCATTACGGACAACATCGGTGCAATGTTTGCCATAGGCATCATTGGATTTAACATCTTTCTCCATTTCAGGTCCATCAGCATCTTCCTCAACCGCAGAATCAAGTCCTGCTTTCATAGTATGGCTTTTGTCGGGAAGACCGGATTCGAACCGACATGCTCCTGCCTCCGATGCAGGCGAGATAAAACCATTCCTCTACTTCCCGTTATTGGTGGCACTACCGGATTCGAACCGGTGTTTGGAATACTCCCCAGAGCCACAATCTGGTGCCTAACCTCTCGGCCAAGTGTCACGCGGGCACGACCCGAATCGAACGGGTGCCTTCAGAGCTTCAATCTGACGCGCAAATAACAACCACCTACGCTACATGCCCATTATTGTGGAGGCCCCCGGAGTCGAGCCGGGTTCTCCGGATTGTTTGATGCATAGGATTCGAACCTATATTCCCTGCGATGGGGCAACCTTTATGAAGAATACCTGCCTCTTCTTGGATTCGTTTTCACATCTCAGACCGTTACTCCGCTTATCTTTTCACAGTCTCCGCGGAACTCCTCCCGATGGTATGCCACTTCCCATTCAGCATCAAAGTGTCCATAATTCAGTCCGGTGCATAGACCACCTCTGCCAGACCTCCATAATTGCCAGGCGAAGCTAACCTGGCCCCGAGATTAATCCTGGCTCATCATCTCGGTGTGATAACTTAAAGCCATATCCGTTTATCACTAAGCTTACTTTTGTGGGCAAGGCAGAACTCGAATCTGCGCTCTCCTGAATATCAGTCAGGTGCTTTCACCAACTAAGCTACTCGCCCAATATATTTGTACCCCCGGTGGGATTCGAACCCACACTACATAGACCCTAAATCTATTGCCATCTTCCAGTTGGGCTACGGAGGCATTTTGGTGCTCAATTCTTATAAGGCGTCTGCAGAGCACCACCCACGCCAGTATTCTACAAAAATCGTGCCAAACTTTGTAGCCCCGGTCAGATTCGAACTGACACTTTACAGATTTTGAGACTGTTGCCATCTTCCAGTTGGGCTACGGGGCCATAAAAAGCACTCCTACTTACATCCCTTAGTCCCCGTTTTTGGTATGTCGGGACATAGTAAAGTCTGTGCTTAGTACCCTTGGTGAGATTCGAACTCACACTGTATAGGTCCTTAACCTATTGCCGGCTTCCAGTTGGGCTACAAGGGCATATATAAGTTTTTGTATCATACCTTACTATTGAGGTTGAATATTTAATATTCATTTATACTTAGGATAACTTTAAACCTTCTTTTGGTACCTCCGGTGGGATTCGAACCCACACTTGACAGGTCTTTAAGTCCTTTGCCGCTTCCAGTTGGGCTACGGAGGCATTTAACAGGCTCATCAGCGTATCCGTTACTTTCAGGCTTTCAGCTAAATAGCGTTCTGCGACGTCTGTCAGGGCTTTGTTTAGCCTAGCACCCTCCTCCGATTTAAAGAATCCCGAACCAACGTGGATTCTACCTGTTTGTACCCCCAGTGGGATTCGAACCCACACATAAATACGGTCTGAACGTAAAGCCTCTACCAATTGGGCTACAAGGGCATATGATAAAATTATATATTCAATGTAGTAATGGCCACTTCTACAAATTTTACAGCCAGTGTTTTAACCTCATAAACTATCATATTTGACTACTCTGCAGATTTGAACTCACTTCTCTGACTTGTAATACATAATTTTATGAGCTCCTAACCGGATTCGAACCGATACTTAAACTTTACAAGAGTCTCGTGCTCAGCCATTAAACACCATAGGAGCATATGGTTTTCTTTTAAATGCGGTCATGTCCTTCCATGCTTATTGCCACTTGGGTCTAACCCAAGACATGGGGTGTCATAACTTGGCAGGCTAACCAAGCCTGATTCATTTATCTTTGTTTGGGCTCACGCGATTATTGCGCCGAAGCGGGAAAATGTCTCCGATTAAAAACCGCTCCTTTTGAGGTTGATAGTGGGAGCGACCACACTACCTTTTTACCTCTCAGCAAGTTACACCTCAGGGACTTGCAATCTCCTTTCAGTGCTTCCTAGTGGGCAGGGAGGGATTCGAACCCTCTTACTGCGAAGTCCGCTACGACTATTTGTTAACGCAGATTGGTTTTACAGACCAGTGCCGTTACCTACCCATTTTGGTTTTTGCGGGGATAGCAGGGCTCGAACCTACAACCTATTGATTAAGACCCGATAAGAGGAATCGAACCTCTGTTACCATGTGTCGTAAGACTAGGTGTCCTATACCACTAAACGATACCGAGTTGGTTAATTTCGGATAACCGCCCCGTTTCAGTCAATTGCTCTACCATTGAGCTATATCCCCATTGTTTGCGTTTGGTGCAGGATTCGAACCTACGGTGTTCTTCACACGGCACATTAACAGTGTGCTGCCTTAAACCACTCGGCCAACCAAACATATTTGTCGCGAAGACTGGACTCGAACCAGCATCCCCCTGCCTCCTATGCAGGCCGCTTACAAAAACCAATTAGCGTACTTCGCGTTATATTTTATGAGCCCCTTGTCGGAATCGAACCAACATCTAGGCGTTACGAATGCCTTATAATAGCCGTTATACTAAAAGGGCATATAATGATAACCGTAGTTGGGTTTGTCAAAGTACCTTTATCTGCCATATTCTCAAGAGCCCAACCTTGTGGCATTGATTATGTACATGCAGTTATCATTTGTGGCGGTAACCGGAGTCGAACCGATATCTGGTGGGTCAAAGCCACCCATACTCAGCCTTTGTACGATACCGCTGTGGACACATGTGGGATTCGAACCCCTCCTTCACAGTGCAAGTGTGAGGTGCTACCAAGTTACACTACACGGCCCATATTTGTGGAACTTACGGATTCGAACCGCCTGTTATCGGGTCTTCCCTCGTTATTTCACCCCGTGAGCATCCGCCCCCAACTGGCTTTAAGTCCCATATTTTGTGGGAGAGGTGAGACTCGAACTCACTTACCGCGAAGGCCAATACGGCTATTTGGTGACGCGGGTTGGTTTTACAGACCAGTGCCGTTACTCTCCCATAATTTGTGGCTCCGAAGAGGATTCGAACCTCCATTCAGACAGTAGCCTTCCGGATTGGCACTTGTCCCTGTGTTTATTCTTGCGCCCAACCTTTGGCAGCTCGCGACACTGTTGTTCCTCACTGTCAGGTAACCCCTATTACACACTTCCCTCACCATGCAAGGGCGACTTTACCGTTTGTCTATCAAGCCATATTTGTACTCCTATCGGGAGTCGAACCCGAATCCCCGGACTGAGAATCCGGTCGCCTGAACCATTAGCAGATAGGAGCATATATTTCAGTATGTCAAAGAACATATTGGTACTGGGGACGGGACTCGAACCCGCATTTACCGACTTGAAAGGCCGATTACCTAAGACCAATTAGTAGACCCCAGCATATTGTGGTGAGGGTAGGATTCGAACCTACAATAGCCAAATTAAAGGCAGCGAGTGTACGAGTTCGCTTTGCTCACCTACCACGCTCGTAACGTGGAATCACAAACTTATCTACATATCAATTATAGTTTCAATAAGATGTACGGTCAAATCTACCTCTATAATCTCAGTTAGCTTCGTCTGAAACTTTGCTGCCTCACCATATATATCAATGAACTTTTATATCAATGAACTTTAGCGGTCCTGACCGGATTCGAACCGGCACCACGCACCGTGACAGGGTGGCATTGTAAACCATTCAACCACAGGACCAATATTTGTGGAGATAGATGGCATCGAACCATCACCCGTTATTTTTTCTCAGATTTGTACTCTGACCGAACTTGCAGCTTTCGCCTTGGGCCCGCACTCTGCCATATTGAGCTATATCCCCATTTAATGTGCGTCCAATGGGACTCGAACCCATAACGCCTTACGGACCCCTCTGATTAAAAGTCAGATGCGCTACCAATTGCGCCATGGACGCCTAATTTTCAAAGAACTTTTCTAATATATTACAAAAGCCATGCCAAACTTTTTCAGTTCTTATAATTTTTTTGTCGGGACAGAAAGATTCGAACTTTCATTGCTACTGTATCAGAGTAGTATCCTAAGACCGTTTAGATGATGTCCCGTTATGTTTCAAATAACTTTTGTGGTCCCGGTGGGATTCGAACCCACAACCCGACGGGTAAGAGCCGCCTACGCTAATCCAGTTGCGCCACGAGACCATATTTATTTGTGCCCCCGGTGGGACTCGAACCCACAATCACGCACCTTAAAAGGGTGGAGCTTTAACCAATTCAGCTACAAGGGCTTTCCAAGAACCTATTTGCCGGCTTAATTTATTACCTGTAACCGGCAGGCTCCATTTTCTTTCTTAGCCCTCGTATCTTGGAGAGCTAAAGATTGTATTTTCGTTTAAACTCTTTCATATCTATTTCTTCTTTTTTAACTTCCGTTCTTTTTCCGTTAATGACAACTTCAATGGGGAACTGTGATTCGTCCCAGAAATACTCTTCCGGCTTCACCTTTGTTCCGTCTTCAAAAAACAATTCACATTCTCCCCTTTCAATCATCTTCCTAACCATCAAGGTTGCAACATAAATTGCTTCTATTTTTTGTTCGTTGTCTGTCATATTGTCTATATTATCAAAAACCGTGCCAAACTTTACTTTTGAAACGGACTTTTTAATCCTTTCGTGTAAGGTATGTAGTAAAGTACTTGATTATCAGTCAAATTCTCGTACCACTCGTCAAAGTACTTAAGAAACTTCTTATGTACGTTATACCTCCACTCGTTCCAAAGGTATTCTTTTAACTTATCGTTTTGCCCCGCTTTCCATAACTATATTCTTTATTTCGAGCCCAGAGCCGGATTCGAACCGGCGAATGTCAGTTTTGCAGACTGATAGGTTAGACCACTTCCCCATCTGGGCATATTTTGTGGAGCGGACGGGGTTCGAACCCGCAACTCCATCCCTCATATAACTGAATGGCTTTTCCGTTTTTAAAGCTACCACCCCATTTTGTACCCCGGGCCGGAATCGAACCGACATCTTATGTTCCGTAGACACACGCTCTAATCCGTTGAGCTACCAGGGCATTTTTGTAGTCCCAATGCGAATCGAACGCATATCGTAGGAATCGGAATCCTAAATTCTTCCGTTAAACTATGGGACCATGGTAGCCGTGACTTTAATTACGCAGTTACACGGCACCCCTATCTCTGCGAGCAACCATTACGGTTTCTGTTAGGGTTATGTTGCTATCAACCCGTCAGGCCGTCGTCCCTGCTCTAGCGCTGCTTCCGCGACAGACACAATTTCTTCCCTATCTCAGTCTAAGGGGAACCTGACTATTGAGCCCTCAGTCGGATTCGAACCAACACTTTTACCATACCACAGTAATGTACTCAACCATTAAATACGATAAGGGCTTAAAACGTACCCCCGTGCAGATTCGAACTGCAATTAAGAGTTTAGGATTGGGTAGCGGGAATTGAACCACGCGACACACTGAGGAATTGCTTCCACCGGCTCTGACCACCTGAGCTATACCCGATAATTTGTTTCGGTAAATTACTCCGTGTAAGACTCTGGTCCTTCCATTGAACGACAGGGGCATATTTCAAAATGATGTCTTCCCACCAGAATGATATCCTTCTGTTTTTTACGTGGGATGGTATCTGTCATTTTCCAATCTCGGGAGTTTCTCATCGGAAAGCGCTTAATCCGTATGCACCACCTTCTTCATTAGACGACTTGACATCATTATATATTTCAAAGAACTTGTGTGTGGCTGGATGGATTCGAACCAACGGCTTTCTGCACGTCAAGCAGATGTACTTACCCACTATACGACAACCACATAAAGCGACAACCCGCGAATTCTATCTTGCACAACGGTATCATAGTTAAGGCTGGCCGAAGAGTTACCCCTCGATTTAAAGTTCCCATGAACACACCTTAACACCTCACTATATTTCAAATAACTTGTACCCGGGAGACGACTCGAACGTCCAATCTTCGCTTTAGGGGAGCGCTGCATTTCCATTATGCTACCCAGGCATATAATCTTATATTACAAATACCGTGCCAAACTTTTCAAACTACTAAAAAAAATTTCATTTGTTTCTGGACCACTATATTACAAATACCGTGCCAAACTTGAGTTGTGGGTATTAAAAAACCTCCGAATCTTGGGTTTTTCCTTGCCGGAGCCTTAGATTGGAGGTGAAGTTAAGATGTATGTTGTGGTTAGAAACCTATGTGCGATTTTTTTCTAAGTTCGCATCACTCCTACTTCTCCCCTTGCTCCGGGTGCCTCATACCATTCATTACCTTTAAGGTAACTTCCACAGAGTACGGCAGCGGCCAGGTCAATTCTGGTGAAATCGACTGGGCGTGAAAACTGCTTCGTATTATGTAACATCTGTGTCATTGAATGTATGATTTTTTTTGTTTTTGATTTTTGTTCGCTATATAAATAGTACAAAAAATAAAAAAGAAAAGCAAGAGAAAAATATTTTTTTTTTAAATTTTTTTCTTAAAACTTCTTTTTTCTGCCCTTTTCCTTCTTCTGGGCGGCTCTTTCTGCCTTTTCCTGGGCTTTCTTCTCAGCCATCTGTGCGAGTGTATATTGTGCAAGGAGTGCCGAATCAACTGCAGCGTTCTTGAACTTCTCGTACATACCTACCGGGACCGTAATGCTGGGGGCACCGATGATAATCTTCTCCTTTTCGCTGTCATAGGAAATCTGGTCCATTGCAAGACGCAGCCACATATATTTGTTATCCAAACCGTTCTCGTCAGGTCCGTCCGGGAGAAGGTCAAAAGCTTCCCCATTAACAAGCACAAGAATGAGGTCCTCACGACCGGAAAGATATTCGGCATATTCGTTCGCCCTGACAATCTTTACGACTTCCTTAAGATTCACAACGTCAAGTGTTTCAAAATCAACGAATTGTGAAAGACCAAGCTCGTGTGCAATCTCATCAACAAGTTTTACGATACTTTCATCTGCCTTAAAAAACTTTGCCATATTCAGTTAAATGTTTAAATTATTTATTATTGTATTTTTTTACCTTATATTGTATTGTAAAGGAAATATACAAACTATTTTTTAAAAAACCAAATGGCTGAAAGAACAATCACCGAAAAAGAAAGACTGAGAAGGGAACGCCTTGCTGAGAGACGCAGGGTGGGGTTTCTTGCGTATCTTGAGCGGAGAAAGAAGGAAAAGGAAGAGAGGAAGGAGCTTGAAAGGTTGGAAAAGGAAAGAAAGAAGTTGGAAAGGGAGGCGGAAAAAAGGGAAAGGAAGAAAAAACCCGTCGTTAAAAAAAGGAAAGTCGGTAGGCCAAAGAAGCGTGGCCCCAAGAAAAAGAGGAAATACATATCCAGGAAGCCGAAAATCGACAAGAGAACCTTAAGGATATACGACTATAAGGTGGTGTCGTGCCATAACGGGAAACAAAACGGCTATGTCGGTGTATATGTAAGACCGGAAGAAGCGTACGAAGCCATTGAAAGGCTTATGGAGGGGCAAGAGGACATAATTTTCCCGGCAAGGATTCAAATCACGGACACAATCCACGATTCAAGGAACGAATACCTTATACTTGAAAGGAACAGGTACGGCGATAAGGAGGCCCCACTTTTAAGGAACTCATATGGGAAACTTGTAAAGCAGGAAACCAACTCGGACACCTGGATTATTATGGATAAGATAAGGTACGATGTGGAGGAGACGTTCTGGGTATATGGTTACGACCCGTCAAGGGGAAGAAAGACGTTCGAATGGATATACAATAATATAATAACGGGTAACATCGAAAGTTCCTATGACATAAAAAGGGTGATATTGTACAAGAACAAAATCATCATAAAGGACGATGTCGGGGGGCTCGATATCGTATTCTGCAAGACACCAAGTGAGGGAATACGCTTCTATAACCTATTGGGTGAATGGGTGTTAAAGAACAAGATGAAGAAACATATCTTCTTGCTCGGGGACTATAGCAAAATTGGAGATAAGCGGAGGGCCCTGGAAAAGGAACTTGTTGAAAAGACCGGCTGGACGATACGGAAAATACAGATGAGCACAAGTAAAAAATGCAGATTATAGTTTTTAGTGTTTGCTGGACTATTTATGATAGATAATAAAATAATAAAAACAGATAAACAACAAACTATGGCAAATCTAACTTATTTCAAAAAATTCAGTACCAAGAGTGATTATGACACTTATATCGGGGGAGACCCTGTATTACCTAATGTAAGTATTGTTGCAAATGAAGACGTGTATTTCAAAGACGGGGAAGGTCCGGTACCACCACATGATTATTCACAAGATTATTTGACATTTGTAATGCTTGAGGATGATGCCACAGTAAGTACAAGCTATGATGACATCTTTTTCTCGAGCGACAACGGGGAAACGTGGCTCAATGGAGAAATTACTGGTTTAAGTGCAGGGGACAAAGTTTTAATTAAAGCCAATAGACCCGCGTTTGTGGGTAGCAATAAAACCGCCTTCAGCGTCGACAAAAATTTCAATGTTGAAGGAAATATTATGTCATTAACTTATGGGGATAATTTCAAAAACCAAACCACACTTCCTCCTTATGACGAGCAGCATGAGTATGGCGAATTTTGTGGAATTTTCTTTTATTGTAGTAGTTTAATTTCCGCTGAAAATCTTGTATTACCCGCCACAACATTGACAGAGAAATGTTATAGTGACATGTTCATTGAATGTACATCCTTAACAACAGCACCTGAACTTCCTGCCGCAACATTGGCAGAGAATTGTTATAATAATATGTTCCAGCGTTGTATCTCCTTGAATTACATCAAATGCCTTGCAACAAATATATCAGCAGATAATTGTACATATAATTGGGTAAATGGCGTTGCTGCAACCGGTACCTTCGTAAAAGACGCTTCCATGACCGATTGGACATCTGGTAGTGACGGTATTCCTAATGGTTGGACAGTACAAGACGCTTAATTGAAATAAAATAATAAAAATAGATTGTAAAAAGTATGGCAGAATTAACTTATTTCAGAAAATTCAAAACAAAGAATGAATATGACACTTACATTGGTGATACTCCTGTATTACCTAATGTAAGTATTGTTTCTGACAGTGATGTATATTTCACAGACAGAGATACACCAGAACCGCCATCCCCATATTTGTCAATGCCTTTAACGATTGAAGTTACTGCCGGGACAGGAACATTAGCGTTTAATAGGGTAGAATTAAAATACAAATTAAATGACGGAGAATGGATATTGGACGATAACCCGGTCATTTCTGTGTCAAGTGGCGATATTATACAAGTTAAACAGGATTACCAAGCCCCTAGCGGCCCTGGAAGTGGCAGTGGTTCAGGAAGCGGTAGCGGCTCTGGCAGTGGTTCAGGAAGCGGTGACGATGGGCCACAGTTGTTTACCGCCGACGGCTCTTTGTTGTATGTTGTTTATGGTAATATAATGAGCATATATCAAGAAGATGGCTTTGAAAGTTTAACCTCATTTGCCGGAGGAGAAGAAAATGTGTTTTCCGAATTGTTTCAACTTTGCACCGGTTTAACTTCAGCTGAAAATCTTATATTACCTGCTACTACATTGACAAGTAATTGTTATCAATATATGTTCCTTGGTTGTACAGCATTAACCGCAGCCCCTGAACTTCCTGCTACAACATTGGCAGGTTATTGTTATGGTCGTATGTTCTCTGGTTGTACCTCATTGACCTCAGCACCGGCACTTCATGCAACAACATTGGCAGAGTATTGTTATACTGGTATGTTCCTTGGTTGTACATCCTTAACCACAGCACCTGAACTTCCTGCTACAACATTGGCAAGTAATTGTTATAGTAGTATGTTTTATGGTTGTAGGTCATTAACAACAGCGCCAGCACTTCCCGCTACCACATTGGCAAGTGGTTGTTATGATGGTATGTTCTGTTATTGTACATCATTAACAACAGCCCCTGAGTTACCTGCAACAAAATTGGCAAATAGTTGTTATTTTAATATATTCAATGGTTGTACATCTTTAACCACACCGCCTGAATTACCAGCAACAACATTGGCAGATAGTTGTTATTATGGTATGTTCGCCGAATGTGCATCCTTAACAACAGCGCCTTCATTACCTGCTACTACATTGACAGAGAGATGTTATGAACGTATGTTCCAAGGTTGTACATTATTGACAACAGCACCTAAATTACCAGCAACGACATTGGCAAGTTATTGTTATCAAGGTATGTTCCAAGGATGTACGTCATTAACCACAGCTCCTGAACTACCTGCTACTACATTAGCACAGTATTGTTATAGGAGTATGTTCCAAGGTTGTACAAGTTTAACAACAGCACCTGAATTACCTGCAACCACATTGACAAAATATTGTTACAATGGTATGTTCTCTGGTTGTACGTCATTAAATTACATTAAATGCCTTGCAACGGATAAATCAGCAATTTATTGTACGACTTCTTGGGTAAATGGTGTTGCTTCAACTGGTACATTTGTTAAAAATCCAAATATGTCATCTTGGACAACCGGCATTAGTGGTATCCCTTCAGGGTGGACCGTACAAAACGCTTAATAAAACAAAAAAAATAAAGTTAAAGCACAAAAAGCCGTAATTCTGCGGCTTTTTTAATTAAAAGCAACATGAAGAGTTGTATACTAACAATAGTTAAAAACGAACAGGAATATCTTGATGAGTGGATAAGATACCATTTAAAACTAGGTATCGACCACATCTTTGTTTTTGAAGATATTGACAGTAAATCTCATAAAGATATCACGGATAAATATAAAGATAGCGTATCGTTATATAGCACGTTTTCAAACTTAAATGAAAGTGATAGGAATAAAGCGCTTGAATTAAAGAAAACAAGGAAGTGGAACGTACAGCATATATATTTAAGAAATTCTTTGCTATGGCTCAAAAATACATTTGCTGACATATACGATTGGTGCTTTGTAATAGATAATGATGAGTTTATAACGTTTGAGGACAAAACTAACACGTTGGAAGATATTTTCCGACTATATGAAGATTATGATGCTTTTACAATGCAATGGGAGTGTTACGGAGCTAACGGGCTTGTAAAAAAACCGGATTACAAAAACAATAGCTTAATTGAAATATACAAAGAAAAAGCCAGTGGTTACGTGCCAGATACTGCTGATTCCCTACTCAAAACATGCTACAACATAAAAAAATATAAAAATGAATTCTTCTTCAATCAGCATCATCCAAACAATAAGTGTAATTGGTGTAATACGAATTTCAAAAAGGATTATAGAAATCCAGGCCACAATAACGTTTATTTAAGGCATTATATAACCAGGTCTTGGGAGGAATATGTTTGGAAAAGGAAAGAAAGGGGGTTTATGTGGGGCAGAATGAGGGATTTTGACCTTTTCTTTACTGTTAACCCGGATATGAACAATTTAAAGGCTGAACTTGTTGGAAATGTTAAAAAGGAAGTCTTGGTTGTGCTTCCATATAAGCAAGGTGGGTCGCAGGGAAATGAAATTAGGCTGGCGCTGCGCGGGTGGAAAAAATTTTGTCAATTTAAATATCGTTTCGTGGTGATTGGGGAATTTGATGAATCACTTGATACCGAATTTCCGTGGGCCGAATTTATATTCATACCACAAGGTAATAAAATAGAGGGGCAGTATACGCAACACATCAACGTTCAAAATTGTATGGAAATTATAAATAAAAGATACGATAAAGAATATGATGGTTTTATATGGATGGTGGATGATAACTATGCGATTAAACCGTTTGAATTGGAAGATATAATGCAAATTCATTATCATTCAAATAGTTTTACCGGTGACGAGAACAAACCAACATCTTTCTGGCAACACGATAAATGGAAAACCAGACAACTATTAGACCAAAACAATTTACCGTGTAAGAATTATACAACGCACTATCCATGTTATTTTGAATTTAAAAAGTTAAAGGAAATATGGGACAAGTTCGGTATGAGAGAAGAAAGCTATGTCCTTGAAGACATTTATTTTAATTATTTCCCGCACGAGGAGCCGATACTTGATTCAACAATACGTTTAGGAATCTGGGATAAAAGAATATTTGAACGAGAATTTCAAAAAGCTATTGAAAATCCGGATATCAAGTTCGTTTGCAATAGCGTCGAAGGATGGAGCAAGGAACTGGAGGACGAATTATGGAAAATTGTTAAATAAATACCTTTCTAAGACCCTCACGGATATTCGTGGGGGTTTTGTTTATGTTCTCGTGAGTTTCATCTACAACCTGCCTTTCTTTGTCGGCTTGTCTAACTTCTTGTGTCTTAATGACTTTCAGGGGCTTATATTTTTTAACTTCATCAACAAATTCCGCAACGCTATTTTCTTCCGGATTGACCACATTATAGAGCCCGTCCGGTAGCGTAATCGCCCTTTCAACGCACTCGCACACGTCGCCAACATATGTAAAGTGCCTGTAATTCAATCCGTTATTATATAGCGTTATCTCATCATTTTTCAAACAAATCCCCAGCAAAGTATCTTTCCGGCTGTTCTTCCCATATACATTATGAAACCTCAGCCCGACCCCATAATCTTTCGCATACATGTCATCAAACATCTTGGAAAATCCGTAAGGTGACGTGACATTGACCGAACAACTGCTGCTTGCATAAAGGAATTTCTTCCCAAGTTTCCGGCATAAGTCAAATATATGCATGAAAGCCAATATGTTATCTTCAATTATGGACTTGTAATCCTCGTTCCACACGCTTGTTTGAGCCGCCAGATGGATTACGCAATCAACGGCGGCGATATCACCTTCCGTCAATGCTGATACCTCTTTTCCTTCAACCCTATCGACGCCAATAATGTCATATCCCTTGCCGGTAAGATAGCTGACAAGGTGCGACCCGATAAAGCCCTTGTGCCCTGTAATTAAAACTCTTTTCATCACATTTATAAATATTTATTGGTATAAGATAAACAGCATATGAAAGTGGCGATAATAGCGATTGCAAAGAACGAAAATCTATACATAAACGAGTGGCTTGAGTATCATTTCAACCTGGGCTTCGACAATATCATAATCTGCGAGAACGATGACGAACTGATATTGAAAGACATTATACACGACGACAGGGTAATCATTGAAGATTTCACAAAGATATATGGAGTGCAACAAATGGCTTACCAGGAAACATTCAGGAAATATAAGGACAAGTTCGACTGGTTCCTTTTCATTGATATAGATGAGTTCCTGGTGCTTGAAAACCATGACAACGTAAAGGATTTCATTAAAAGTTACGGGGAGGAACCGAACTGTATAAAACTGACCTGGAGGCATTTTAATGACAACGGGGAACTTGACGTGATTGATGGAAACTACAACGTTTTTAACCGCTTTAAGACTGTGGTTGATACAAAGATGGACAGAATGACAAAACAATTCATAAAAGGTAATATCTCGGAGGACGACATAAAATTTCTTCACCAGCATGAAATATTGGGGAAGGACATCCGAGCGATAGACGTGCTTGGGAATAAGGTATATTATGGGCGTGAATTAAGGGGTGGTCCAATAAACAAAGTCGCCTGGATAAACCATTACCGGACAAAGACAATCGGGGAATATGTAAGACAGAAGTATTTTAGAGGGGGACCAAATAGAAACAACGTAAGGTACCACAGATTAAGTTATTTCTTTGAGACAAATGAAAAGACACCAGAAAAAGTTGAATACGCTGAAAAACTTATAAAAGAAATCGAAGAAAGTATGAAACAATAGGATAAGTTTTACTATTTATGTTAGATAATAAAATAATAAAAACAGATAAACAACATGGCAAATCTAACTTATTTTAAGAAATTCGAAACAAAGAACGAATATGACACTTACATTGGTGGAACTCCCGTATTACCTAACGTAAGCATTGTAGCAAATGAAGACGTATATTTTAAAGATGGTGAGGGACCGGAACCATCGCATGATTATTCACAAGATTATTTGACTTTCGAGGTTATAAGCGGAGGAACAATTCAAACGCAACTGGATGGCATTTTACTTTCAAAAGACAATGGAGAAAATTGGGATACCAAGATTACGGGTTTAACAAGTGGTGACAAGGTAATTGCAAAGGGAGACGTTCATTCTTTTGGTGAAAATAGTGAGGCTTCGTTTAATTTTGGGGACACAATAGTTAACGTTTGTGGAAATATTATGTCAATATATGACTCACAAAATTTTAGAACAATAACGACATTCAGTTATGGTGGTAATTTTAAACTTTTATTTACAAATGGAACCCAAATAATATCAGCAAAAAATCTTGTGTTACCCGCTACTACATTGGCACAGAATTGTTATAGTGGTATGTTCAGCCGTTGCACATCCTTAGCACAAGCACCTGAATTACCTGCAATGACATTAGCACAGTATTGTTATCAAAGTATGTTCGCTGAATGTACCTCATTAACAACCGCGCCTGAATTACCTGCTACTACATTGGAAGGTTATTGTTATCAAAATATGTTCGTAGGTTGTACAGGATTGACAACAGCACCTGAATTGCCTGCTACTACATTGGCAAAAGATTGTTATGAAAATATGTTCGCTGGCTGTACGTCATTAACAACAGCACCAGGACTACCTGCTAGTACATTGGCAGAAGATTGTTATCAATATATGTTCGAAAATTGTACATCCTTAACATCAGCACCTGAATTACCTGCAACTACTTTGGCAAGGTATTGTTATTATGGCATGTTCGGTGGTTGTAGCAATCTTAATTATATTAAATGTCTTGCAACAGATATATCAGCAATGGGTTGTACATTAGGTTGGGTAAGGGATGTTGCTTCTTCTGGTACCTTCGTTAAGCCAAGCACAACCGACTGGAGTTCAAAAACCGGCACCAATGGTATTCCAAGTAACTGGTCAGTACAAGACGCTTAATTTAAAAAACGGGGAGATTTTTCTTCCCGTTTTACTATTTATATTTGATATTACGATAGAAATGGTGTTCTATAACACTTGTGAATAATGGCTCTATAGCTGTAAAATAAAAACAAATTAACAAAAGAAAAAACAAACTATGGGAAAAATTGAAGATAGGATAAATAGACAAATCCTTATTAACCCACATACCTCAGGTACTACAGCACCTGCGGGCAAACTTAATCTTGGTGAAATCGCCGTACAACACGACAGTACATCAGGTGCATCATTATGGATTGAAACTGATGCTAATAGTAATAGCGAAAGTACTCTTGTAAGATTTATGAACGCAAGTGCCGTTACAGCACTCGTTGAAAGCGCACGCACTGATTTACAGACCGAAATTAACTCTATAAATGACGCTGTTGGCCTCCCTCATTCAGCCGGAACATTCGCTGATGGCGTTGTATGGGACGCAATCGAGCAGATTTATGATGAGCTTGTTGCCTCTGCTGCAGCTGCTACAACATATGTAGTACCAGGAGAAAACGAAGATACTGAAAGATATTTAAAGATTACAGATGCTCTTGACGAGAGTACATCAGCACGCACCTATACAATTTCACTCAGTGGTATCAGTGATGATATTGAAGCTGTTGATGCTAAGGTTGATGAACTTTCTGGCGCCGTTGAGGACCTTTCCACAGTCGTTGAGAACCTTGATTTCTCCGGCGTTTCAGTTGCAAATAAGCCAGTTGTCAATGTTGAGCAGGAAAATGGTCTTGTAAGTGCTGAACAGGGTAATATTAACGCAGAGTTTGTTGATGTTGCAGATGCTGATGACCACTTTACTGCTACAACAGTTGAAAATGTTCTTGCTGAGATTGCAGAAAAGATTGAAGCAAATGAGATTTCAAATGCCGATGGTTCAATCAACGTAACTCCTACAACCGCAGGAACGGACATCAATGTCAATATTAAATCTGGTGACAAAATCCTTGCAAAAGATGGCAATAGCGGTATTTATACAACCCTTAGCCTTGTAAAGACTGTGAGCGGTCTTCCTGCTTATGTTAAGGAACGTTATACTCTTGAAGGAATCGGTGGTGAGCAAATTGGCGAACCTATTGATGTTCCTAAGGATAGCCATATCGTAAGCATCACCTATATCACCGACACAGCCTCCACACATTACCAGAACCTTGAATATGTATATATTGACGCCGATGGCAACACACAAACCGAATACGTTGATATGTCTGAGCTCGTCATTGAGGCTGAGTTTGCAAGCGGTTTAACCGTTACTGACGGAGTGGCTCACGGTGTTGTCGATGTTTTGACCGAAAAGGACAGCAATAACAATCCATTCTTAACTGTTGGTGCTGATGGTTTCAAGGTAGATGGCATCAAGAACGAAATTGTACATCAGATTTCACTCCTTGACGTTACCGATGATGCCGCTGTTGCTGGTCAATATGTAGCCGCTATCGAGGAAACCGATGGTGTTGTTGCTGTCAAGACCCGTGCAGACGTTTCAAAGGCTCCTCTTAACGATTATGTAAAGGGTACCGATGCTTCCGCAGTAGCTGCTACCGATACAATCAACGAGGCTGTAAGCAAACTCGAAAACCAGATTGACGCTGCTAAGAAGGCTGCTACTACAAAGGTTGTTGAAGGTACTGAGAACCCACACATGGAGATTACCTCCACTGTAAGCTCCGCAGATAGCTCAACAACTTACGCAATCACATTGACTGATGTTGCTTCTGAGTCTGCTCTTACCGCTGAAATCGCTGCTCGCAAGGCTGTTGATGGACAGAGCGGTGACACTTATGCTGCAAACACATCCGCTAACTATATCTCCAGTGCAACAAGTCTTAATGATGCTGACGTAAAACTCGACGCAGCTGTTAAAGCACTTGATGATAAACTTAACGACCTTGACTATACTGACAGTGCTAAGACCGGTCAGTATGTAACAAAGGTTGATGAGACCGATGGCGTAATCAGCGTTGCAAGGGCTAACGTTTCTGAGGCTCCTCTTAACGAGTATGTAAAGGGTGAAGATGCGACCAGCGTTACTTCTGCTGATACAATCAACGAGGCTGTAAGTAAGCTCGAAAACAAGATTGACGTTCTTGCAAAGGCAACTGAGCTTGAACTTGCAGCAGAGGCAGATGCTCGTCAGAGAGTTGATGGACAGAGCGGTAGTGCTTATACTGCGAACTCAGGTGCTAAATACATCTCTGGTGCAACAAGCCTTAACGATGCTGATATTCTCCTTAACAACGCTATCACGGCTATCACCGAAAGTGCTGTTAAAGAAGCTGGATTTGCTGCAGTTGATACCAAGGACACCACTGAATACGGTAGCAATGCCGGTATCAATGTTGTTGATGGTACTACGGGTAAGAAGGTTGTTCTCGACCTCTCTCGCCTCAAGATTGACTGCGGTGAGTACTAATAGATGGTATGTATGAATAAAAGGAGGCCTAAATGACCTCCTTTTTTTTGTCCCCACCAAATATCTTTTTAAGGTTCTCTTTCCATATTGAGAGCCTTTTTTTCTTGGTATATTTCTTGGCTATCTTCTGTCTCTTTTTCTCGTCAGGATTTTCAATCTCCTTTTCCATTTCTTCTCCAAGACCTTCGAGCAACTTTCTCTCATATGCGTGTTTTTCAGCCATATCCTTTGCTGCGGCGTGCTTTATGTCCTGTTTAAACCCCTTAATCTCCTGTTGTGTTAAATAATCCATAACTATCTCCTTGTAATGTCATCAACTTCAATGGTATCAGGGTCGCGCTCTTCAACTATCTCGGCTGTTTTATCCGCATTTTCGGCAATGTTTTCAAAATATTCCTCCACGTGATGGATAAGCCATACAATACCAGTAGTGAAACAGCAATCAAGCAATAAAGCCAGCCACCAGTAACCAGTTCCGGCAAGGATTATATTGAATGGGGTAATCGCAATGCCCGGAAGAAGGAACCAGTCAATCAAAGATATAACCCACCCGAAGTTGGCAGGAAAACACATCATACAGCTAAAAAGTTGTCCGAAATGCTCTCCAATCGCACTGCTTATGCTCCTTATATATTCAAAAATCCTAAACGGGCCACTTCCAAAGACCATCATATTGGATAGTCCGTACGCCACGATACAATAGCAAAATATTAAAAGTCCGTTACTCATTGCCTAAAAACTCATTTAACTTATCTATTCCATTGGTTTTTAGATACTTAACAGCGTCTTGAAAACCCTGAATGTATGCCCACCTCGCGTTAGTGTTTCCGTCAATCATCTCGCCGTCGAAATAACCCCCAGGCACTTCCGGGAACTTCTCATAAGCCAAATCAAATAACTTTTTCATAATCTTTAATCCGTTTCGTTGTTTTGTATATCAAGTTCTTTTTCTGCAACCTCCTCAACCAACGTTTTCTTCTTGTTTGCTTCCTTTTTCTGTCTGGGGAAAGTGAATTCGAGGGTCTTCAGCTTCTTAATGCTGTTCTCCTCGTTACCGAATATCTCTTTCAGTTCATTAATCTTATCCTGGAATATCTGGGCCCTCTCTGCGGCATCCCTATTTACGGTTATACAATGGTCTATGGCATCGAAAACCGCATCAAAGCCAACGGACATCTCAGCACAGAAGAGATATTCCCCCTCCGTTTTTCCATCTATAACGGAAACCTCGTACTTCTCTTTCACAATGTCATCTATAATCCATCTGGGCGGAAAATGTACTATGACATAGATTACATCGGTGTCATCTACCTTCGTAACCTGCATTCCGTTAAAAAAAGCACCGGTGTTCTTTATTCTTTCCTGTATATCAGCCATTCCTTAAACTATAAATCCCGTTATAAGTATCGTTATAATATGGGCAAGTGAAATGCCTATCCACAATAAGGTGTGTTTCCCAACTTCATATTCCCCGGTGTTAAGCCCCCGAATAAAGCGCCAGCCCTCCTTTAAAAGGTATAGAATGGCTAAAATAAATGTAAAGACAAAAAACTTCTCTATGAAAAACAATAATATGGTCATAGTCTCAAACATATTTTACATAGATAATATACAAAAAAGATACTAAAAAACAAAGTTTAAGGAAATATGGATATTAAAAAATAAACCCGGAATTAAATCCGGGTTTTTTGTTTTCAGTTATGTCTCTTTCGTTTATAATCATTTCTTCTTCTTTGTTCCATCGCTTACCGTTAGGAGGCTATTAACTTTGTAGGACGCCATCACCCAATCCTGGACAAGGTATTTCTCGTTAATGATGTCCGCCCCTTCTACATATGCAAAGCTCATAACTGCATTCGGTGTGTTCTCAATATCCATAAGGCGGAAACCTAAATACTTGATACCCAGTGCTTTCGCTCTATAATATGCTGTATTGTCAATCTCTTTCAGGTCTTCGACACTTCCATACCACATTTCGTTTTCCCTCAAATATGTCGCCAATGGATAAAGCGAAAGTCTTACGTTGTCGAACTGCTCGGCGATTGGTGTCATAGCCGGGTTCATTGACTCATATGTTAGCGAAGCAAAAAGGAAAGGCATTCCGTCAAGGTTGTTCGTGCTGTTGTGCAGTTCCCATATGGATACCCAGGAGGCGTCTGTCATTATCCTGAACTTGTCCAATTCGGCCTGGATAAGCGGAGTGTTGTTCATTCTCTCAACCATCTTTTCAGCGTGCTTCTGCTCCCTGTACTGGTCAAGCCTGTTGGAGAATATGCCGGGCTGGAAAATCCATAAGCCGATAAAAACAACGACACAAACTGCTATGATGTCCATTACAAGCTTTTTAAAGCCGTTTTTCTTAATGAACTTATGAACCACTTCAACCCAACCGATAGTCGCATTGGTTGTCTTAATGACTGCATCTATCTTTTCGTTTCCACTTTCAATGGTGTCCAAAAGGTTTTTCTGTTTTTCTGTTTCCCCTGACATTGTTTTAGATACCTTATTTGATTATTTTTCTTGCCTTATTCAGTGTATCTGTAAAACTCTCGTTTCCTTCGGTCAGGCGGCTTGCGGTAGAAGTTCCCTTGTAATAATCGCTTGCCTTGTAGCCGTAGAGGGCTTTCATTCTTTCAATTGACTCGTTCATACCCTGCTTGTTGCTGTGGGATATGATTTCGGCCTTTCCGTTCTTCCATTCCAGGAGATATTCATTGCCGGTCTTGTCCTTCATTCTAAAGACATTTTCCTCGACCTTGAACTCGTCCGGTATTCTTGACATCATATGACCCTCGGTAAGGAACGTGGTCTTCTTGAAATAGGCGGTCTTCACATTCTTGTTCTCGTAAAGGCTGTCGTGCTTGAAAGTGTCCTCCGGTGTTGTACGTGCTGTGAGACCGGCTCTCTTAACCATCTCACGCTCTTTCTTCCATTCGTCGGCATCGTCCGTAATACCTTTGAAAATGTTCTTATTACCTTCAAAGTCGCCCTGCTTCTCTATGCCGTTTTCCTTCTCGGCAACACTGGTATAACCTTCTGCCTGGGCCTTGATGCGGTCCTTGTACTTCTGGTCAACATTGTCAACTTCGTAATCAAGGGTGGTTCTGTTGTGGTCCCCCTCCTTGGTCTTGTCGTACTTTGCTACCTCAATGGAGTCGGCAAGTCCCCCATCATAGTCCTTTGCTCGCTTTTCTGCGTCCTTGTAAGCCTTGCCGTTGTTAGCCTTATCTCCGCTCTCAACTCCGGGCCCAAGTTTTGCCTTGAACTCGTTTGAGCTTTCCGCGATAAGTGCCTTTAAATCGCTTACCTTGTAGGTCATTGTTTTCATTTTAGTTTATGATTAGTTTTTTATTAAATGCGCTCTCCGTAATCAAACAAGCCTATGTCGTTCCCTCTGTCATTATAAGCTTTTGTTCCGATTTTTGGTGACTCCACTTTACTTGCAACCGGCATAAAATAATCTGGATACATATACTTGTCATCAATTTCGGCCATGTCAACCTGCATTCCTTTCCTAAACACGTATACTTTTCCTATATCAGAATATTTTGAGAAATTCCAGGACAACTGTTCATCATATCCATACCCATATTTCTTGAATTCCTTAAACATGTCAGCTAATGGACCACGGTCTAAATAACCATTGGACGGGATTTCGCCCTTTGGCTTCGGGACAACAATCGCCTTTTCGGTATATTCTCCGGTTTTATAATCCGGAAAGTGCTTAATTTTTCCGTCATATTTTTTGAGCAGATAGTTTTCAACGTATTTGTCATAGTCTTTGTCACTACCCTTTGCTTCTGGTTTTTTTACACCACGGCTATCATTATGTTTGGCTTGGCGCATAGATTCTGGGCTGATTGAATATTCATAGTGTCTGTTTCTTCCATCATCATCGGTTTCCCACTCTTCACCGTGGCCAGACTCTACATCGGCGTTACGCCTATCACGAAGTTGTGAACTTGATTCTCTATATTGTGCAATCAAATCCTTAACCTTTTTATCATTCATGTATTCATCTTTAACCTTGTATACGTTCATGCCATCTCTAAATCTAATAATCGGTTCATCATCAAAGAACTGTCCGATTATCTTCTTCATGCCAAATAATCCTTTGGTTACCAAAAAATTTTCTTGAAAGAATTTTTGGCTAAAGTCAGCATTTAATTTATCCAATTGTAAAGAAGGGTCAACATATCTTATTCCTCCGTGTTCTTTGGCTAGCCGTTTCAGACTAGGCGAAGCAAGCCCCTCTTTTAGTACTCTCTTAACAGCCTCGTTAATCATATAACGAAGTTGGTTTTCATTTAATCTAATGATATTCTTTTTCATTCCTTATGCCATTTTCACTTATATTTAATCTATATCTGGTCTTCCGCGCTGTATGTATTCATCTTCAAAAGAATCATACTGGCGCTGTTTTCTTGCATAGAAACGCTTAAATCTTTCAAAAACCCTGGACAAATCGTCATAGATGAGTTTAGCCTCGTTATTTACTGGCTTTATTTTATTCCACCCGCAATCGGCAATATCAGCGAGAGCGTCCTGTAAATCCTCAAACATTTTGTTAATCTCTTCCAAAACACCGTTATAGCGCTCGGAATTTCCAAGTGCATCTGCCACTGTTCTGTCACTAACTTCATTAACTACCTTTTTCACTGTTTCAGATATCATCCTGCGAAGCTGAGTTTCATTTAATTTTACTTTTCTTGTCATAATCCGTTTTCTGTGTTTTATTTATTACCACTTTATTTTGCTTAATCGTCCGGCAATTCATTAAATTTTTTAGCGTAAAATTCACCCATATTCAAGGTTTGGTTCCATTTTCTATCACGAACTTTACGAAGTCCTTTTGCAAAATTCTCTACTGTATGCTTAACTCCTTCAACATTTAAATCCTGTGCAATTTTTCTGCTCAACGATGTAGTATTGCTGTAGCCCCCAAAAAACAATTCGTCCATAGCCTCTAACAGTTTGTTGCATAGGTCGCACACATTATCAATAGCGCCAGCTTGGTCTTCGGTCCTTTGTTTGGCGTCATAAGCCAAATCTGCGGATATCTCATTGACAGTTTTTTTCACGCTTTCAACTATAATTCGCTTGAGTTGGCTTTCGCTTAGTTTTACAACATTCTTTTTCATTTTTATGATGTTTTTTATTTATTACCACGGAACCATACCGCGATATGTTCTTCCGTTCATTGTTCCGCTTAAAAGGTCCATACCCCTCATAAGTTGCTTTTCTTTGAGCTCCAGTAGTTTTTCCCTGTCCGGTTCTTCCTTTTTAAGTTCCTTTTCAATGTCTTCGTTTATCTTTTTGACATCTTTTAGTGCTTCCGGGTTATATGGGTTCCCGTAGCCGTATATGTTCTTATTCATTTTAACAATTTCTTCCGTATTCAACTCCAGCAGTGAAAGCCCTGATTATGTTTTCGTCCCCATCAAGACCGTTTTCTTGGGCCCATTCCCTTGCCGCACTTTCTGCCGGGTCTTCCTGGGACATTATATATCGCATCCACTTTTCTGCACCTTGTCTTCCCTCTGGTGTGCTCATATCATAGCCCAAAGCCTCTTCAATACCCTCGGTAATCATTCGCCGAAGCTGACCCTCGTTTATTTTAACTACCTTCTTTTCCATCACAGTGTCTTTTATTTTTTATTCCACTTTTTTGCATTAAGTTCAAAGGTTGCCATCTTTTTCTGTTCCGGCGTTCCATTTTCCTTATACCAGCTTGCGGATTTTCCGGTTCTTTTTTTCAGTGCCGTGAATTTTCCTTCGTGGCTCTTTTTTATGTGAATGCCGCTATCCTCTTCTTCCAGGCTCTTATGTCCTACCGGCTGATTTGACTTGCTCTTCCTTGATAATATATTCTTATGGTCCATTGCAGGGTCATTCTTGCTCTTGGCACCAAATGGAACATCATACCACGGATAACTTCCATCCCTTCCTATGTTGCTGTCTGTTAGGGCTCCTCCGCCGAACTCGTCTTCTTTGATAAGTTGTGCGAGTTGTTTCATCTGTTCTTCGGTAATATACATAGTCACTCTACCGATTGGGCGTTTCATTTTCTTGGACTCATTTTTATACGCCTCTGTACCTATTTTGCGACGAACCATACCAAACAATGGCTGGTCGGTTGGTGCTGTGTCATTACAATCAGCCGCACTTAGGGCTCCATCTGTTCCAGGACCAGGAAATCCACCATCATCTTCATTCAATATAGTTCCCTCAACGACATGGTTTTCAAACAACTTAATATAAAGGTTCCTGAGTTTTTCGTCAATCCCCTTTATCCCGTTGGCTATATCCTTCTTTGGGACCTTGTAAGTCACCTGGAATTCATCCTTCAAAGGTTTTCCAAACTCATCGGTTCCGCCGTTCTTAATCCTTTCGGTTCGCATAACGACGGCGGTTTCAGGGTGGGTTTCATCTTCCGGCTTTGTGAGCAGTTCCAGGGCCCGTTTGGCATCAATATCAAATCCCTTAAGATAATCATCAACGTCAGCGGAAAGCGGGTTATCACCAATCAGTTTCCCAATGAAATCTTCCATATGGGAAACAAATCCATGACGTGTAAGTTCCTTTGCGTCAGGGAAATATGTTGCTTCACTTAATTTCATTATTGGTTATTTATTAGTCCTGTCCAAAAATTATTCCTCTCCCATAATCCACGGAAAAGCACCTTGACAGAATCGGCAACAATCTTGCGGACTTTCTTTTCAAGTTCCTTATCTGCCTCCCGGTTGTTCTTGATGGCTTTATTTACGGCGTCCTTGAAATCCTTGTTATCGGCAAGGGCGGCAATGTCGGCTTTGCTCATAATTTCCTCAACTATGAGCTTCTGTGCCATACTTTCACTGATTATGACTTTTTTATTTGCCATATACTTTTATTCGTATATAAATAGTTCTGCTTATGGAAAAATACCATTGTTATGCTTTTTAAAAGAGGTGAAATATTTCTGGCGGGGAAGAACTATTTATATAAGAAATAATAAATATCATTATGAGTATGGATAAATCTTACATTCACCTTTTTAATACCGTTGCCGAATACGAAGAAGCAAGAAAAAATAACTATTATGAGCCTTGGGTGTCTTATACCAAAGAAGTTGGCGGAGGACTTGCCTATGACAAGACTGAATATGAAAAATTACTTGAAGAGCCGCTGACTTTTAAGGTTATATCTGCAGGAACCATTGTTTGGAAAGCGAATAATACTGCTTATACAACAACAATCGAGTATAGTATGGAAAGTGGGGAAACCTGGACCAGTACTACAGCAACTACTGGTGGTACTTCTTTTTCTGTAAATGCTGGCGATGTTGTTCAGTTTAGAGGGGATAACGCAACTTACGCCACCAATATTTCAAATTATAATTCTTTCAGTGGTTCGACAGCGAAGTTTGAAGTTGAAGGCAATATAATGTCTTTAATAGATAGTACTAACTTTGTTACTGCAGCCACACTGGTATCAAGTTATACTTTTTGTAATTTGTTCTATGGTTGTACTGGTTTAACTTCTGCCGAAAGACTTGTACTTCCTGCTACTACATTGGCAGTTTGGTGTTATCAAAATATGTTCCAAGGATGTAGAAGTCTGGTTACAGCACCTGCACTTCCAGCAACAACATTGGCAAATTATTGTTATTCTTTTATGTTCAACGGCTGTACTGGTCTTACAACGGCACCTGAACTTCCAGCAACTACATTAGCAAATAATTGTTATTATAGTATGTTTTATGGTTGTACAAATTTAACTACTGCACCAGAATTACCTGCTATTACATTGGTAGATAGTTGTTATAATAATATGTTCAATGGATGTAGAAGTTTGGTTACTGCACCTGAACTTCCAGCAATTACATTAGCAAAACAGTGTTATAGTAATATGTTCGATTATTGTAGAAGTTTGGCTACCGCACCTGCACTTCATGCTACTACATTGGCAGAGGAATGTTATTATGGTATGTTCCATGGTTGTACAAGTTTAACAACGGCACCTGAGCTTCCTGCTACTACATTGGCGGGTAGTTGTTATTATAGTATGTTCTCTAATTGTACAAATTTAACTTCGGTACCTGAACTTCCAGCTACTACATTGGCATATCGGTGCTATTGTAATATGTTTGGCGGTTGTACGTCATTAACTTCAGCACCTACACTTCCTGCTACTACATTGGCAGATGGTTGTTATTATGGTATGTTCTCTAATTGTACAGGTTTAACGGATGTACCAGAGCTTCCTGTTACAACATTAGCAAATAATTGTTATTATGAAATGTTCCGAGGTTGTACAAGTTTAACGTCGGCGCCGGAACTTCCCGCTACTACATTGGCAGATTATTGTTATAGAGCTATGTTCCAAGGTTGTACAAGTTTAACAACAGCACCAGAACTTTCCGCCACCAATCTGAGACACGGTTGCTATTGGAGTATGTTCCAGAATTGTACAAAATTGTCTGTTGCACCTAAACTTCCGGCAGATAAAATTGCATCAGCTTGTTATGCCTTTATGTTTGTTGGATGTACAAGTTTGGTCATGGCTCCTGAACTTCCAGTGGCTGATTTGTTAAGCGAATGTTATTATAACATGTTTCAGGGCTGTACAAACTTAAACTATATTAAATGTCTTGCAACAAACATTTCTGTAAGTAATGGAACAACTGGTTGGGTAAATGGCGTTTCCGCTGCCGGTATATTCGTTAAAGATGCAAATATGTCGTCTTGGACTACAGGTGTAAATGGCATTCCAAATGGATGGACGGTTCAAAACGCATAATCAATAAAAAAAAAATAAACAGGAAGAAATCAATCTTCCTGTTTTTTCTTTATTTTAATCTATAACTATTTATTATTATATAAGTTTAAAAAGAGAAAAATATGGCAGAAAAAAGAGTATCAGCTACAACTATGAATATATTATATAACACTTCTACTAGTGCCGTTAATATATTTACAACATATAAGGTTAATGAATTAGTTGGTGAAATTACAGGGCCAGTTATATCAAGTACTTCTATTACACCAACCACAGAAAGTACTTCAATAACTCATAAATTAACAGTTGGTTTTAAAGAAAATACAAGTACTAGTCAAAGAACTGGTTATCTTAGTATTAAAAAAGGAAATAAAGAAGTTGGTCTATTAACAGTTAATCAACAAGGTGAGCCAACAGATAAATATTTCAAATGGAGTAATGAACAACAAGACATTACTAAAACAGTATCAAGTGCTAGTACTACGTTAACTGAAACATATAGCACAACCTATTCAAATATTACATTTGATTGTGATGGAACTGTTTGTACAGCCGTTACTAGAAATGGTAATTCTATAAGTTATGCTATAACTCAGAATAATGTAGAATCTTTAAGAAGTGGTTATATTTATGCTAAATATGACGGAGATACAGTTGGTACATTAACAGTTAATCAACAAGGTAAAAACCCCGGACCTGAACCAACAGTTAAATATTTCAAATGGAGTGACACTTCTGATACTGCAAATACGATACCACACGATTATAATTCAGGAGAAATACAAGCTGCTTATGAAACGGACTATTTAGAAGGTGAGTATAATTTTTCACCAACAACAACGAGTATAATGAAATATCCGGAACTTTTATATGGTGAAAAAAAATTTAAATTTGATTTTGACGAAAATTTAGATGCAGGACCAAGAGATGAAAGTATTAATATTGTAAGAACAAGTGACAATAAAAACATAGCAAAATTAACATTTATTCAAAAAGGAAGAACAGAACCTGGTTCAGATAAATATTTTTATTGGAATGATGCATCTACAACGCAAGGTTCAGAAGTAATTGAATCAACTACTAAAGATGTACGTATTATATATATAACAAATGTTAGCGAGGAGATTGTAAAAGGTAATAACTTTTTCCAAATAACAACAGTTCCAACAGGTGTTCAAAAACCTACATTAACAGTAAATGATAGATTTTTAACATTAAGTGATATTCCTGAAAACACAGGAACTGATGATATTACATATAGAATTCGAGTTAATTATGAAGGACTAACTGACTGTTATTATGATATTATTCAGAATCCTAGACCCGCTGAATATTTCTTTTGGTATAGTGGCGGTACCAATTTAGGATATGATGTAAGCAGTAATATAGAAGGTTCTGGTGGAACACTTACATTGAATTATGAAACAAATATTGATATTGAAGATATAACTTTTGAAGAAGAAAAAGAAGGATATGTTACGGGTGTTACTACTGCATTAACTCAAGACCAACTAAGTGTAAGTTTTGAGGTGAATGATAGCCGTTCTCCTAAAGTTGTAAAATATAATGTTAAAAAAGACGGAAACACGATTGCTACATGGATTATAAGACAATATGGTTCATATTTTACTTGGTATGATGGAAATTGGAGTATATATAACAATCTAAAGTATATTGAATATAATGCCACTGGATGCGATGTGACCTTTAAAACAAATTATAGTAATTATGATTTTGTAATTTCAGGCTTAGCAGCAAATCAATATGAGATAAATGAACCTGAAAGAAAAATTACCATAAAAAATCTTTCAGAAAATACCGGGGATAGTATGAAAGTATTCTCTATAACACCTAAAATTAATGGAAAAGGGGTCCCAATATTTACATTAAATATTGTTCAACAAGTATCTCCATCAAATTATAAGTTTAGTTGGACTTATTCTAGTGGTGCAAAAACAATAACATATAATATACAATGTAACGAAACACAAGGTGGTGCATTTTTTGATACTAATATTTGTCAAGACACATCTGAATTTATTAATGCTTTTAGCTTTACTCCTTCATCAGATTCAACAGAAAAATTAAATTTAGTATTTGCACCTGGTTATGTTTCACTTACCGGAATTAAACCAAATACATCACCTGACCCAAAACATTATGCTATTAATTTTAACTTAGGTAATTTAACTGGTTATATTTGTAACATAATACAAGCTGGAAATGGATATTTTAAATGGAATAATAGTGAATATAGTGCAAAAACATCAGAGGTTACTAGTGCAGCGGCAACATTATCAGAATCATTTGATACAAATTATATCTATGACGATATAAGTTTTGAATGTGATAGAGCAGTTGTAAGTTCAGTAGAAAAAGGAGAAAATAAATCAATAACATATAGCGTGACAGAAAATCAAACAAGTTCAGTAAGAACAGGTTATGTTAGGGCAAAATATAAAGATGCTGAAATAGGAATACTGATTATTAATCAAAAAGTTCCAAATCAATAAAAAAAAATAAACAGGAAGAAATCAATCTTCCTGTTTTTTTCTTTAGATATAAGGCAATGATTATCCGTTGTCCTTAATGTTCCTTACCATTCTGTCAAGGTCAGCAGCTTCTGTTCTCCATTGTTCTCGCCAATTCTGGTAATACCCGAACAGCTTATTAAGGATTTGAATGTTATCCTTGTTGATGATAAGTCCGTCAGCCCATACGAAACAACCGCTGCCGGTATTTGTTTCAAGGACAAACTGCCACTTAAGGTTGTTTAAAGCGGGTATTGTTCCACTAAAGACCATATTCTTTGTCTCCGGCATAAAGATAAGCGGGCTGTCACTTACCTTATCCGGGTTTGCCTCGTTAAACTGGGCACCGCTTTCAACCTGAGTACGGAAAGACTCAATCTGGCTTGAAAGGACATTCGTGCCAAATTTGGGCTCGTCCGTAATCGCAATGGCATCGGTTTTCTTTTCTCCCCCGTCGGTCTCTTTCTCTTCTTTTATGATGCCCCAACCGGTACCAGATGCCTTACCCCTGATAGCTCTAATCCTATCAAGCATATTCCTTGTCATTTCGTCTTCCCTAGTGTTCATTGTTTAAAAAGTGTTTGTCTTAATTATTAATAAAGTCCGCTTGTGCCGTTCCACCAGTTCGTAAAGCCGTCATTGTCTCGTGCCCCCCTGGTTTCCTTTTGAATGTTCGATTTGATTGCCTCGGCCTTCTTCTTAATTGCCTCGACCCTCTTCAGTTCTTCCTGTACTAGTTTTTCTGCGTTTTCCGGCTCTTTTCCAAGCTTTTCGTTAAACTCTTCCTTTCCATTCTCAAGGTCAGCAATCTGTTCTTTGATTTCGGCAGATGGCTCAACATTGTCTATGATATCATGCACCTGCTTTTCGAAATCAATCGGTTCTGGCGTTTCTCCATTTGGCTCGATTGTTTCATCTCCCACCGGTTCAATGTCAGCATTAATATCTTCCGGCTTAATCTCTTCCGGGACAATGGTTGCAGCCTCATTGGCTTTCTGTGCCTCGAGAGCCTTTTCAAGCTTCTCTATCTGTTCCATTGTCGTTGTTTTCTTGTTTTCTTTCTTGGTTTCCGCCTTCTTAATGGTGCCGGCAGAAGCGTTCTTTCCTTTGTTTCCTGTAGCCATAAATAGTTTGTTATTATCCTTTATAAATAGTTTTTAAAAAATATTAAAAGAAATTAGCCGTCATTCCGGTAGCCAGAGCGACACTTCTCATCTTTTTGAACGAAGTATTCTTAATTTGGCGTATCCTTTCCTTCGTCAATCCGTATTCCATACCGATTTCTTCCAAGGTTTTCGGTTTGTTTCCGTCAAGTCCGTAATATTTCGTGATTATATTCCTTTCACGCTGGTTAAGGTATTCCATAAGCAGGTTTATCGCCTCCGTCTGCTCCATTTCCTTGTTCGTTTCAATGCCGTCGTTAAGGAAGTTATCGTCGCCCATCTCGGTCTTGTAGTCGTCATCGTCGGTCGCCAGGGGCTTCTCGTAGTCGTTTGGAAGGTCTTCGCTGTCGGACGTGTTCCTTTTTTCCAGGGCTTCCAAAATCGTCTGTTTAATCCACCACACGGAATAGCTGATTATCTTGTACCCGCGTTCCCCGTCGAACTTATCCAATGCCTTCATCAGCCCTATGTTCCCTTCCGCAATGAGGTCGGCATATGAAAGCCCGCGGCCCTGGTATTGTTTAGCGACACTGGCCACGAACTTAAGATTTGAGGAAATGAGCTTGTCCCGGGCCGCCATATCCCCGTCATACTTATATTTTCGCCAAAGTTCAAGCTCCTCGTCTTTTGAGAGGGACTTATAACTTGCAACTTCATTGAAATATGTTGTTACACTTTTATCGTGCTCAGTTCCAATTTTTTGTTTCTTTAACATTACCCATAAAACTTGCTCTCTTATTCTTAATCCATTGAAATCGTCGAAATATTGTTCTTCTTCGTGACGTATATAACATTTCCGTCATACCAGTCGAGGTCAATATGACAGATATGGAGTACGAAGTCATATTCAAGTGCAATCTTGTCGTAGAGCCTCTTCATATCATCATAGTTCTCGGCGGCGACACTTCCAAGGATTTCATCAAGGACAAGGAACGGCGGTCTCGAAAGGTTTGACATATTGGCCAGAACGACTCGTAGCGCCAGTGCAGCCTGGGTTCTTTCAAGCCCGGAACCACCCGCAAGTCTGGTCTTAACATCGTCGCGTACCAACCAGAAATCAATATCATTCTTCTCATTGACCTCGACCTCGACCTTGAAGTCAGTAACATCGCAAAGGAGGTCATCCAAAAGCTGGTTGATGAGCGGAATGGTATTACGGAGCACAATCTTTGATATGCCGTCCTTACCGACCATACTGAGATACAACCTCCAGGTCTTTTCGAGTTCGATTTCCTGCTCTATACGTTTAATATACGACTCTTTTTCCTTAATAGTTTCATTATTAGCGTCAATATCCTTCTTGGCGGCAACATTTTCATTTTCCAAGCCCCTTATGATATTGTCATAGGTTGTGATGTTTGTCTTTAAGACATTTACCTGGGTGTCTATTTCGTTGTTCCGTTGAATAGTGTCCTTGTTGTCCCGGAAATCATCAGCTATCTTCTTGAGCTTGTTATAGTCAGCGAGGAGCGTTGTTCTCTTGTTCTTAAGGGCCCCGATTTTAATCTCCTTCTGTGCCTTTGCCAGATATTTTTCCCTGGTGGCTTCGAGGGCATTCATAGCCGTTTCTACCTCGTCCTTCTGGGACTTAAGCTCCAGACCAACCTTAACTCCCTGGTTGTATTCTTCCTGCAACTTCGCAATAGCCACCGAATTATCCCTATTGGGCCATTTTTGACCACAAGTCGGGCAATATTCGTCCTTTTCGAGCGATACTGCCTTTTCTTTCTTGTTTTTAAGTTCGGCCCTGAGCGTTGCAAGTTTGCTGGTCAGGTCGTCCTTCTTGCTTGAAAGACTCTTGTACTCGTTGTCGGAGTATTCAACTTCACCGAAAGCCGCCACCTCTTTCTCAAGGACTGAAAGAGCTTCATTATTTTTCTTTCCGTCCTCGATTATAGCTTTTATCTTTGTTTCAATCGTCGTTACATCTACATTAAGTAGTTCATCATCGACTTTTTGCTTTGATGAAAGGAGGATATCCTTACTCTTGCTATCTTGTTCAAGGAGTGCCTTTGTGTTCTCGATTTTTTGCTTGTTGGCTTCGATTGTCTTTGCACTCTCCGCGTTTTCTTCCTTAAGGTCTTCGATTTCTGTTTTCAGGGTTTCCCGGTCATAGATATCGCATAAGCGTCCGGCACAAGACTTCGCCCACATATCTTTCGCCTTCTGCTCCTTTTCTTCAAGCGGAAGCAATCCTATCCACCTAGAGAGAATTCGTCCCCTGTCAGTATCCTTCATTGAGATAAGCTCGTCAAGGTCCTTTGCGTTAGCTGAAATAATCCTGTCAAAGTCCTCTTCGTTACCGATGGCTTCTTTAATTGCGTTGGAAGTCTTTGTTGTTGAGACGCCCTGCATATTATCTGCGTCCTTAAGCTCTTCAGAAGTCCCGTCTCCATTCATTCGGTAATATGTCACGCTGTTCCCGATTGTCTTGGTCTTTTTCTTCGGGTCAGGTTTGGTCAGGGTTCTCCTAATCACATAATTCTCCCCGTCAATGGTAATACCTATCTCCACAGACAATTCTCTCTCGTCCGGAAGATAGTTGTTGAACATCTCAGAGAACTTATCAGCTTTGCCGGAACGGGTCTTACCGAAAAGGGCAAAGTGAATCAGGTCATATGCGAAAGTTGATTTACCACTCTTGTTTGCCGGGTCTCCCTTAAGAAGAACGAGACCGCTGAGTTTGGTGAAGTCGAAAAAGTTGTCCTTGCCATATGACAAAAAATTACTCCACTTCGCATATTTCAATACGAATCGCCGACTTTTCTCGTAAGCGTCATAGTTTATGCAGGCATTTACACGCGAGTCAATGTTAAGGATTTCTTCCCAGTTGTAGTCCTTTATCCCGTTCTGGGTAATGTACTTCTTAAAAAGCTCCTGCTGAAACTTCGGGTCCTTAATGTTGTTTATCATTTCAGCATTAAGTGCCGTATCCTCTCCTGAAACACCATTTGGATATATCTTCTTGGTTGAAAATCTTACTTTTGCCGGTGGAACACTATGCTTTTTCGCTATCTTGGCGATGATACTCTTTTCCTGTTCCTTCGTTATGCTCTGGGTTGGCAAGATTGGCATCTCGTACCAATAGTTGTTTGTATTTTCTGGTGCTGCTTTTGCTTTCGCCATTATTTAAGTCTTCTTTTATTTATTTTTCTGATTACTTTTTCAGGTACCCCGGCATTTTCCAAAAATTCCTTGTCCAGGGCTTTTTTCCTTTCTATTATCTCTTCTGGAATTGGAGGTGCCTCTATGGGTTTTACTTCTTCTTCCTTAGCATCCTCTGTCTCATCATCCGTTATCGGGGCCGGTTGCTGCATATATTCTTTTTCAAACTGCTCGACCGGAAACTCTTTCACTATTTTCCTCTTATAATCTGCAAAAGGAACATCCCCATACATTTCTATCATAAGTCCGTCAAAAATGAGCTTATCAGCATATTGCCCGATTTTCAAGTCATTAAGAGAACAATATTCCTTGAGTTTTTCGTAAGTCCTGTCCGTTATTTCTATTTTATGCGGCATACTTTCAAATATAAACTATACAACACTATAATACAAAAAAATATTGATTTCTACCAAAGAAATGATTATTTTTTATTAAAAGAATGTAGAATGGAAGAAAATAATATATATCCAAGAGTAATACTTGGGCTTGATATCAGTACAGCCTGCATCGGTGCCTGTCTCGTTGTTGATGACGGGAAAAGCGACCTGCCAAAGATTGAAATACTTACGCATAAGACCCCCAAGGTACCTAAAAAGATTAAAGGTATCGAGGCACTGTTTATCCGCAAGCAGATTTTTGAGGACGAATTCATTAAGACCCTCACCGGCTATGGCATTACAGATGTTGTCATTGAGGAACCGCTTTTATCATCAAACAACGTGAATACCGTTGCCACACTGCTTCGCTTCAACGGAATGATTGCCGAGTCAGTATATCGTAATCTCGGTGTGGTACCTAACTTTATTTCATCATACGACGCCAGAACCTATTCGTTCCCGGAACTTGTCGCTTTGAGGAAGTTCAACAAGAAGGGTGAGGAATATTCGCTTTCACATATTAAAAAGGCAATTAAAGATAATCACCCGGTACTTTTCGGTGCTTATCCCTTTGATATTGACAAAAAGAACGTGATGATGAATATGGTCAATGAAGTTTATCCGGACATTCCTTGGATTTTGGATAAGAACGGGGAACTTAAAAAGGAAAACTTTGACGCCTGCGATTCACTCATCTGTGCCCTTGCCTATGTGAATATTAACCATCACGGTCTGGCACCGATTGACATAACGAGTTCAAACATCGATACGGAAAGTGACCCGGACAATATAATAATCGAATATACTACAAGTGTCTGGGATAGAGAATACAAGAAAAAGGTTCTATTAAACAGAAATCAAGAAGGGTCGGGTGAATAGCTTGACCCTTTGTTTTTTAACTTAATTTTTTGTATTTTCAACATATGGGAAAAAAGAAAAAAGACGGAAAGATATTCACGCCGAAGGAAACTGCGGACAGAATGCTGCACGATATTCTCGGGTGGGATAACTTGAAATATGAAAATGGTCGTGTCTATTGGCCAAATGTAAGGAAACATATAATAGACAACTCTTGCGGCGACGGGGCGTTCCTGGCACTTATCGTAGATTTTTATATCCACAACGTAAGTGTAACAACCAGAAGAAACAACCAGGAGATTAAGAGACTCCTGGAAACCTATATTCATGGGATTGAGCTTGACCCCGTTGAATACCAGAAATGTATCGATAGACTTGACCGGGTTGCGGCTCGTGATGGAATTAAAGACGTAAAATGGGATATACAGAACCGGGACGCTCTTTCCTGCCACGATTATGACGGAAAGATGGACTTCGTCGTTGCCAATCCGCCGTACATTAGAACCCACGACCTTGATTGTGACCTTTCCGGCTATTCTTTCACGACGGAAGGGATGAAGGATATCTATCTCGCTTTCTATGAGCTCGGATTCCGTATGCTTAATGAAACCGGCAAGATGTGTTATATTACGCCGTCCTCCTGGTTCTCTTCCACGGCTGGTCAGAAAATGAGAAACTATATCATTGAAAATCAGAACCTTACATATGTTGAGGATTATAGGCACTACCAGCTCTTTGAAAACGCCACCACATATGTCGCAATCACTCTGTTCAATAAGGTGAAGAACGACAAGGTGGAATACGTGACAATGGAACGGACGAATGACGATGACGGGTTCTGGGAGGGAAAGATAGACGTACCCTATGAAGATATGTGCATCGGGGGTAAGTTCTATTTCAGCTGCAAGACGATGCTTGACAAGTTGCGGGAGATAACGGAGTACGGAAAGAGTCTGAAAAAGGAGGACAAGGCGTTTGAGGTAAAAAATGGCTTCGCTACCCTGGCTGACGACGTATTCATTTCAAAAACCCCGATGGTCTCACGAGTTTATCACGCGGCAAACCCCTGGAACATCATACCGGTAATCAAGTCATCAACAGGCAAACAGGAATGGTGCTATTACCCGTATGACAAGAATGGGAAACTGATGGAGGAGAAATATGTCGACGAGGTTATACTTGAAACTCTTCGGAAAAGTAAGGATAAACTTGAAACAAGGGCTACAACCGAACCCTGGTATGCTTTTGGGAGGACGCAGGCAATCAATGACACCTTTAAGGATAAGTGGGCGATAAAATCCATTATAAAGGCAACAAAGGATACAAAGCCCGTAATGGCGCCCGCAGGAACCGGTGTGTATGGCGGTCTATATATCCTTACCGAACACCCAGAAGGTCTTGATGTGCTTGAAACCCAGGACTTTATAAACTACATAATGATGCTTGGTAAATATAAATCTGGCGGGTACTACACTTTCTCGTCAAAAGAACTTGAAAACTATTTGAACTGGAGTTATGGAAAGAAGAAAGATTAATGTTTATGTTTTGATTGGACTTCCTGGTGCCGGAAAAGACACCTGGATTATGAATAACCTACCTGATGCACATAAAGTGGTCTGTAGGGACGATATACGGGCTGAAATGGGTCTATGTAACGCCGGCGAAAAGATTGTCGCATCACCCCAACAGGAAAACCTTGTTACAACGCTCTTCAATACAAAGCTGAAGGAATACGCAAGGGCTGGGGAAGATATTGCAATCAACAACACGAACCTCAGGCGTAGATATAGGAACGAATATAAGAAGACCCTGTCCGGCTTTGATGTCAATTGGATTTATGTCATCGTTGAAGCACCCGACCTGGACACAAACAAGGAAAGAAGAAAGGGGCAGATACCACCGGAAGTCCTTGACCGCCTTGCACAAAGTTACGAGCCACCCACACCAGACGAATATGATGAAATAATTTACGCAAAACAAGAAAAAATATGAAACTAGAAATCAATGTAGATGAGACAATGTTCAAGGATGTGTTGGAGAAAGAGCTCAACGCATTCAGCCAGGAGGAATTACATGAAATCCTAAAGGGTTGCATTATTGAATTTTTTAATAAAAACGACAACATTAAAAAGATGTTCCTGGAAGAGAAGACAAACTACTGGGGGAATTCTATTGAATATGAACCCACTGGTCTTTTAAAGGATATCGTCAAGAATAAATTTGATTACACCGAACCTTATGAGGAAGTAAAGGAGAAAATCCTCGAATTCTGTAAGAAAGAGGATGTTATGAAATCAATATTAAAGGAAATGATAGCTGATTCTTTCACGAACATGTTAAATGGTTACATCTTCTATAACAATGACATCCGGAATAATATTGCCAACGTCGTAAGAGAGGTTATACGCGACGAAAAAAATGAAGGAAGACTTTAAATGAAAAGCCCCGCATAAAGCGAGGCTTTTTTGTTTTAATTCATATACGTCTTGTTGTCCTTATCACACAGACTATAAAGGTATTTTCCGTACTCGTTCTTAATCATTCCGTTTGCGGTCTCAAGTAATTGAAACTTGTCAATCCACGCATTGTTGTAGGCGATTTCCTCAAGACAGGCAATCTGCTGTCCGGTACGTTTTTCGATGGTCTCTACATAATTTGATGCCTCTGAAAGGCTGTCAAATGTACCGGTGTCAAGCCAAGCGAACCCGAGACCAAGATTTTCAACCCTTAATTTTCCCATTTCAAGATAAGCCTGATTAACCGAAGTAATTTCAAGTTCCCCTCTTGCCGAAGGTTTTACATTCCTTGCCACTTCAACAACACCAGCCGGATAGAAGTACAGCCCAGTTACGCAGAGATTAGACTTCGGCTTCTTCGGTTTTTCTTCAATGGATATGACTTTCCCATCTATATCAACTTCCGCAATACCATATCTCTGTGGGTCTTTAACGGCGGTGCAGAATATGCTTGCCCTTCCACCGTCCTTATCTTCTAAAATTGTGTTTTCATTGGCATAACCCCTTGAGTTCCACATTGCACGGTTAAGTTTCTCCGTAAATCCTGGCCCATGAAAGATATTGTCGCCAAGAATGAGGGCACAAGGTTCGTCATTTGAAAGGAATCCGCAGTCATTGGCGATTATAAATGCTTGGGCCAAACCATCCGGAGAAGGCTGGACGGCATAAGACAGGTTAATGCCAAAAGAACTTCCATCGCCCAGAAGTGTCTTAAAGGCATTCTGGTCCTGTGGCGTTGTTATGATAAGAATATCCCTTATTCCGGCCAACATAAGCGTTGATACCGGGAAATATATCATTGGTTTGTCATAAATCGGGAGGAGTTGCTTACTGGTTCCCTTCGTAATGGGCCAAAGCCTGCTTCCGCTTCCGCCTGCTAAAATTATACCTTTCATTCGTCCTTTTCCCTTGTATTTTTTCAGATAATTATAGTTTTCTTGCCTTTCAGGCTGTCCAGCTAGAATATTCCGGGCCTTTTCCTCACTTACAAACTCGAAGTGCTTGCAAATTCCATGCTCGTCAAGTTTAACATCATCAAGGCATTCACAGCCACCGTCACGCCAACCGCCATAGCCATTATTCCTTTTACAAAATAAACATTCTGCCATATCGTTTCGTTTCTTACAATATAGTCCGTAAAAAACTAAAAGTCAAAACAAACTATTTATCTATTACTATAAACACAAATATTATGAACGTAAAAGAAGAAATTATCAACTTATTGTGTGAGAAACTAGGTTTTGAACCAATAGAAATTACTGAGGATAAGGACATTGTCAATGACCTTGGTGCTGATTCGCTTGATATGGTCGAAGTTGTTATGGGAATTGAGGAGAAATACGGAATTAAGATTGATGACAGAGAAATTGATGGTATTAAAACCGTCGGAGACTTGATTGAAAGGGCTGAAGAATTGGTCAAAAATATGTGATTTTCTGGTTATTAAAAGATATTTATAATAAAATTAGTGGCTTATGGCAAAGATTAGATTAACTGAAAATTATCTCAAACAAGTTATATTAGAAAACATAAAGAAGGTACTTAACGAAGAAGAGATTGAAAGTGAGGCTTCTAACGGCAAAATCGTGGACCTCATCTCTTTCCTTCATAACGCACAGCTTCCAGTAAGGGAAATTCATTGGAACACAAGGAACAACGCGCTTCACCTCCTTACAGATGAGGCTATTGACGAGCTTCTTGACTGGGAAGACCGCCTCGCTGAAACATATCTTGGCGGAAATGGCGGCGAACTTAAAATTAACGATACAAAACCTTCATCCGAGGAGTTTAAGGGTATTATGGAAGAGCTCTCAGACCTGGCAACCGAGGTAAAGGAAAGTTTCGGCGACGATAAAAAATACGAAAACATAAATGCCGTACTTGACGAAATTCTTGAAGCCACTAAGAAAAACGCCTATAGAGCAGATTTTAAATAATAATCGCCAATTGTCAAAAAGAAGAAAATGAGTAAAATAAAAATAACTGAAAACGAATTGAAACAAATCATTTCTGAAAGTGTTAAAAGCATGATTAACGAATACAAGTGGGATAAGTATGGCACACCTTGGAACATGCTCTCCGACACCGAAAAGAAAAATTACGCATATTATTATGCTAATAAATATAGAGCATGGAAAACTGACGGAAAAGGGCGTTATATATACCAAAATGGAAAAGCTGTACCGGACTACAATAAACTAGAACAGATTTACAATCAAGAACAAGAAAAATACCAGCACAAGGGAAACAGGGGACAATATAGCCAAGGACATATAGAAAACCTGAACCAACAAAAAAATCAGTTGAATGTACAACTTAAACAAGTTCAGAATCTAAATGATGGTTATAAAAATGCAATTCAACAAATCGCACAGGCTTTAAAAGTTCAACTTGCGGAAGCTGTTGGAAGTACGCCGGCAATTGACTCCTCTTTGGCTGGTACCGGAGCTGTCGCATCCCCAACGCCAGAACAAAACGCAGAAATGCTGGTGAAGAGTGCCGTGCCTCAACTTCCTCAGATTTTAAAGGCTATTCAAACATTGAAAGGCCGTGTGGCGCAATTAACTAAAGCAAATCAAACCCTTAACGACCAAAATAAATCACTCACACAAAGAGTGCAAAATGGTCAAAACCAAAAGATTGCTTCACCTATTGCTGCACCAAAAGCCACAGTACAAGCACCAACGCAACAAGCTACATTAGCAAGACCAAAGGCGGCTGCACCAGGAAATACACAGGCATAAAAAATAAAAAGGAGGACCAAATCCTCCTTTTTTTGTATCATATTCCCAGCCATTCCCTTGCGTCCATAAGCCGATAGGTCTGCTTCAAGAGCCTCCTCTTTACAACATCTTCGATTGCAAGAGAATCGTCCCCATTACGAAGCCTATTTACGACATATAGTGCATCACCAAATCCGGGCTCCCTACGGTGTGCGGCATAAAAATCCTTTGCCGAAACAGAGGTATCCGCAAGGTAAAGGTCGATGAACTTCTGGGCCCGTTCAACCTCTTCACGGAACTTAACCTGCACAATCTTTATGAGGCCGGTTATCCTTTCACGGACCTCCTCATCTTCAATCAGGGAAAGCAAGTCGTCAATGGTTTCGTTTAAAATCATCTCAACAATAACATTCTCCTGGTAGATAAATT